ATTTTAACTTGCATGTTCTTTGAGGTCTATATCACTAGGGTGAATAAGGCATTGGTTTCCTTAGTCAATTAAAGGAGGATATGCTCTATGCTGGCGATACTAGACGAAAGTCTTGAGTTGGCTAAACGTTTCGAAAACGTGATGGCCCGCATAGATAATTCAATGGCTTTTGATCCCGAATGGAGGAGCTCAGGGAATATGTACGAGGGTGCTGTAGGACTTCAACTCCCAGTGGGTAAAGTCTTTAAAGCACTGGATCCTAAAACAGGTCGTCGTCTTATTTTGATCGGTACGGACTGTGGTACCGTGGTGATCTTCGAACATAACGGTCGTGACAAGACCGGATCCAAGTTTGCCTTGGCGTATAACGCTGACCCTGCCTTAGACTTTATGTTGGGAGGAAGTCGGCTCTCAATCGCCCAATTTAGTCTGGCGATTACGGATTATGATATCGAAGAGAACATCGGTATCAGTCTCCGTCGCTTGATTCAACAGGTGAACCGGAGCACGCAGGATAAGAACAAGGAAGAGAAGATCATAAAAACCCCAAAGGGAATACCCCCGTCTAAAGTACTGTCAGGGTTCTTTGGTTGGGGGGAGTCTGCTTAACACCTAAACGAATGAAACCCAACATCCACAAGGATGTACTTTCGCACACATGAGGATACTCCATGAAAACGTTTTTCCTGTCTATTTCAACCGTCTTCACTTTCCTGTTCTTGCAACTGGCCAATGCGGCGGGTAATGAAGAAATCATGTTCAACTGCACCTTGAAGGACGGTGCTGAGGTCAAGCTGACCCAGATTCCTCAAGGTGACCTGTGGACCCTGACCATCGGGTACCCGGAAAAAGTCCAAGTCAGTTTTACCAAGCCTGGGAATGACATGGGTCGGCAGTTCTCCTACCATCGCGATAGCAATCTCGCTACCCGTGAAGTCTTCATAACCAACCCGACGGGTAACTGGTTCTATACCCTCGGGGTGGATGATAACGGTAAGGCTAAAAGCGGTTATATCCAAGTTATGAACAGCGGAACAGAAACAGCCTACGAACATTGTGTGACAGGAAGCCTTCGTGAGCAGTTCGAAAAAGAAGGTGCCTTTGTCAACATGACGGTTGTGGATTGAACCTGTTGGGGGAGTGAGCGTTTGCTCCCCCTGTTCCAATCTTTATTTTTTTTTTCTAGAAGGGATACCACCAATGGAAGCCGATGCGAAAACCCTTGGAGAAATCAAATTACTGTCTGACATCAAACTTATCCTAAACGGCAGAATTCCCACGGATTTAGTACACAAGGTCTTTAACCACTTGAAGCATAATCATCAGGATGGGTATGACCACTACTACTTGCTGGATTCCCTCAACGTCGCTAAGCGTCTAATAGACCACCAGGATAATCTAACAGAACATGATGTTTTGCTTATCTACACTATTATCCTGTTACTTGAGACGGGTCGTCCTATTACGAAACGTCATCCCTATGAAGTCTCTCCAGGAGTAGGGTGGATGTTTCTTCGGTATTATGCGGACGGGATCTTTACACCTGAGGACGAACGTTTCATTTCACAATCCTGTCGGCCTATCAAAGCAGATACTATTCGAATGTCTTCCTACACCTTCGTTGAGTTGGTCATTCACACCACTAAGCGCTTAACGGATGTCGTCAATCAGAAGTATCAAAAGCTGTACGACGAGTTTGCTGTACTCACTGGATTACCCCCTTGTTCTAAGAAATTGAATAAGGCCTTTTTGGAGGAATATGGTCCTAAAGGTAATCTATGGGATGGGTTCACCACTTCAACTAAGGACATTTTCGCTTTAGAAATATCCAACTTCAAGAAGAAAGTCGGTCCATTCGTGGACGAACTTAACGTTCGATGAGAGGATAAACCTATGTACAACGTTATCGCAAATGCGGTGCTTCTGACCACATATGCTGTAATCGTGCTGCTAGTTGTTCAGCGCTATCTAGAAGCTAAGGGTATGCGTTACTCCATTAAGCGAATAGAGAACGGCCGTATTTTTAGCTTCTCGTTAGGGGTATACGCAGGGAAGATACGGATCCTGCATTCTCCGGACTGTACAGACCCGATCTTCAAACGCCGTTATGATGGATGGGAAGTGACCTTTCCTGAACACTTTACGGAAGAGCAGATGGACCATTACATCATGCACCACGAACCCTTTGGGGAACACAATGCGTCTCATTCGAAGGATTTTGTTGTCTTCAGAGAAGTCATGATTCGCAAGAACAATGAGGTTTCGTGCGTAGATGGGAATATCTTCTGCCAAGCGTAATGAACCCATACAGTACCCTCCCTACCCCGCAAAGGGTAGGGAGGGTATGCAGTACACCTTTTTTGTTTAACCCATGTACAACTGACCGGCAGTGCCGTCCACTTGGGCTTTCTGATCGATCATCCGTTCGATGGTACCGGATGGCGACGAGGTGACAGCCGCAGAACGCTGTTTGAAGCCCGGAGGGGCAGCAATGGCATCCGGGTTGTACAGCGGAAGGAGTTTCAACATCTGACGAGCAATCTGTTTCACAGCCAGGGTGTCGAATTCCACCAAACCGGTGAACTCCATGGTGATCTGACGGATTGCGCCTTCTTCGCTCTTGTTACGTTTGATTTCAATCGGAACAGAGGTACGGGGCATCATACCAACCACCAAGGCAGCGTGAGCAATGTCCTTCATGGTGTGGGTGGGTTCGAAGTAGATGCACGAGACCGATACTTCATCGATCAGCATGTCACCCGGATTATCCAGGATGACAATCTTGGCGTTCAGGACTTCCGAATCCATGACCAGCCATTGTTGCCAGACCTTGAACATCTTGGTGAACACTTCACCGATGCAATCGTAACCAGTATGCGTGACTTGACCCATCGAACGGGTAGCGCCCGACGGAATGGAGAGTACGTGACCCGTCCATTCCATTTGGGCGAACTGAACTTCAGTCATGTCACGGAGACCTTCGAACGACTGAGAACGGTTTTCAAACCACGCCTTACACAGCGAATGCAACGCAGTGCCACCCGGCAGTCGGGAGAAGGCAGCAGGAGTCGAGAGGACAATACACCACCCCAGTTGACTGACGTGAGGTTGTGCGCTGACATACTCGAAGACGTTACCAGCCCAACCGTACATACCCCCGAATTGGGCGTTAATAACCGGACGGTTTTGCAGGTCCAGAGCCCGTACGAAGGGATCGGACTTCGGGAGTAGGGTCGTACTGGACCGATGAGGGAAGTTCGTTTCATTAGCCATCTTTCATTCCTCAGGCCGCAGTAGTGGCCAGATCCTGTTGGTTGTAAGCGTAGAGATCGAATTCCATCATGTACTTGGCTTTGTTAAACCAAGCGTGGAGAATCACACGCAGTTTCGCACGGGATCCGAGCGTTCCAGTTTCGTAGAACGTTTCTGCGACGATGTTGGAGACTTCACCCCCTACTGCGTTACGGCACGCGCTCTCGATCTCGTCTTTCATGATGGAGGCGTAGTTATCTGCGGTGATGGTACGGTCACCACAAACGATGCGCCATTGATCCGCGGAGATCTTCTCCATCGCCACGCACAGGAACGGGTTAGCCAGGTCCTTGAGGACCGAGTCGGGGTTCGGGTGAATGGTGGGGAGGCCCGGACGGTACGTTTGAACGTTCCAGTCCCAAGGCTTCAGGGAGATATGGCCGTTGCTGAAGTTCTCAGCCGCCACTTCATCTTCTTCGAAGACGATGTTGGGGGAGTGCATCAGACGGAGTTTACGGTTATCCGCATGATCCGGTGCGTTCGGAGTGACGATCAAACCGTCGATGTTACCTGCCCACAGCGCAAAGGCATAGGCCAGGTCGATGTTACCCGAGAAGTACCAGCCGGTCGGTTCATCGGTGACTTTCGCTTCGATGAGGTTCACAGCTGCACGGCAGGCTGGGGTACCCCACTTCTCAGACTCGACCGTCATGCGCAGTCGATTGGTGATCATTGCAGCCCGAGAATAGATCTCTTCGAGACTGTTCTTCTCACCCGGTCTCCAGACACAGGCGTCTGCCACAACCAGAATGTCCTTACGGGCACCCAGGAACTGTTCGGCGATATCTTTTACTTCTTGGGAATAACCAATATCCCAGAAGATCGATTGACGGTTACGGGTGGTGTCTTTCATTTCCACACCATTCACGTAACTGGTCAGATCCGCCACCATCAGTTTGTTGGTGATTTCCCACGCCTGAAGGTGAGTGAGAGGACGCTCGGTGTTAGTCAGCAGACCAAAGGGATCGTTGACTGTCGGCTTGGTAACGTAATCAGGTACCTTACCGTCCTTATCCAGGAACGGCGAAATACCGCCCGAGGATTTAATAGCGCCGCTCAGGTCCCACTTGATAACACCCGAGGTGGTGATGGCGTAGTAAGGCGCGCCGTTGTGGTTGGTGCAGGTGAACGGGTTCATCTGCTTGTAGTACTCACCGGGAACACCGACTTCTACCAGGGTATCATTTTCCGGCTGTTCCACCACATACATCATCTGACACAGGGTGTCGATGTTGTCCTGGTAAACGACCAGGTCGTTGAACGGAGCCGGAACCGGGTTACCCGGGGCGTTCTTGTTACGACCAGTAAAGGAGCCGAAACCCGTTTGCAGGCTGTACTGAACGCCGTTGAGGGACACCGGGAACAGGGTGAACTTGGCACTTTCCTGTTGGAGGGTGGTTTTCGAATACACACGAGTCCCATCGACTCCATCGGTGAACTGACGGAGGTCGTAAGGGAAAGTCCCCGTGGACCGAACGAATTCGGAAATGGAACGCCAATTCAGCGCGTCCGCACGGACACCCAGGTTAAGGCCCGACTTGTTGTATTCGTCACCGACACCAGCCACCCCTTCGAACAGGGGGAGTACCAGGGTTTCAGGGGTATCACCACTGGCGGCGATGGTGCGGACTTCGAGCGCGCCGGGTTCTTTACCCGCTGCGGCATCATCGATTTTGATTTCGATGTTCAGACCGTTCGGGTAGGTTTTACCCGGGATCGGAATACGCTCGCCGTTTTCGTTATACTTCCAACGGCCGTTGGCATCTCGTTCGTAGGCCTGAACTTCCACTTTCTGAACAAACGCAGAGAGCGAGGCTTTCGAGACCACTTCGTTGACCGAGAGGCGGCGAATGCCGATGGTATTCTGGCGACCCAGGGCGAGCGCCTGGATCAGGACCGACGTTGGGCCGTAGTAGGGCGACTTCTCGTCGAAAATGTCACCAAAGATCTTTTTGACGTCTTGGGGGGCTACCCATTGGGTGCCTGCTTTAGACGCCAGTTTTCCTTTGGGGAAGATACCGTGGATAACAGGAAGGTGGAGCGGGGTGGTTGGCGGGGACGTGTCATATTCTGGAATAGAGTTGTCCCGAATCCCACTAATGTCCACCTTTCCAGGGACGATTCTGTTGAAAACAGTCATGGCAACCTCGTGGGGGAAAAGTTTGAAGCAATCGTATGAACCCATTTTCAGGGCCGTACAGTGTAATAAGGCACTGTCACATAACATGTTATTTTAAGGAATATCTACCATGCTGATCAATGCCTATGACACCACGGTCGGTAAAGTGATCCGGGCGTCTCACCACGTGGACGAAGTCATTAAAACCCTTCATCTGACCAATAATCTGTCTCCCACTAAGAAAGACAAGGTGTACGTTATTACGCACGCCACCAGCGTTCCATTTTCAACCATTGCTTTTCCGATTACCTTGCAGACCCATACCCGCCAAACCATTACGGTGTATGACGAACGTCCGTACCGGGATAAACAGAACCGAGTCACGAACCAGAATGACCTGACCATTATGCGACTGGCGGCGTTTCTACAGCAGGATGTTGCCGAGTTGAACTTCAGCCCGGTTAAGCTGAGTCGCAATATGGTAACCAAAGCCTTTAGTGACGCGTTAACCCAACGGTTAACGATGCGGGGTGGTTTGGATATCGTAGAGTCTTCGACCCTGAAGGTGTTGATTGGGTATTATGTGGTTAGTCTTCAAGAGAACCCGAACAATGACCTGGTCTTTGTGGTTGAGAATGTCCTTCGTAATGTGTACGGGATGGAAAAAGACTTTGTATTGGGGGTCATTGCTGATCTCCCCCATCTGAGTAAGCTGGAAGACCTCCTCAGTGAGATTCGTAAGAATCCTGTGTTGTATAAACTCAAAGGGATGGGTCTTAAGGACTTCATTGCTGTGGTGGGTGGATTGGCCTTTACGGGGCTGGGGAAACAGGTCTTTGAAGCTGCGTCTGAAGCACCTTGCTTGTTGACGGCCTTTGTCTATGGCGCAGCACGTTTCAGGGCGCTGAATAAAACACCGCTGGGTATGGCATTGGATCCTAAATACAACAAAGGGATCCTGGATACCTTCCTTAAGAACATCGATTACACGTATGATCTCAACGGGTAACAGTTATGACCATGAAAGGGTTTGATACGGATAACCCATTGCTGGCCTACGCGACAGACCACCTGTGGGGTAACCCGGAAGAGAATAACCAGTACCAGGTGCGTACAGTACGGCTCAGTGATTACTACGGAGATGTGGACAACTTCTCCTTTATGGGCAAATGGCGGAGTTTGCCTAAGCGGGATACGTTCTATTACGTCTTTTCTGTAGGGGGGTTGGATGCAGGCTATTGGAACTTCCATACCAACTTACTGAAACGGAATCCCTTAGACCGGTGGATGAACCTGGCCGAGCTGTGTAAACGCCGGGGTGTTCAGCTGGATATCTACAACACCAAAGGGTACCAGTACAGCCGGAATAAAGCTTGGGTCATGATGACGTACGATAAGCTTACGTTTATTGCCCTGGAGAAGTATAATACCTACCCTATGCCAACGGGTCAGGAAATGTTCTTTCGATGCTACACCGCTTCCAGTGAGGTGGCGAAGAATGAACAAACCGCGAATGCTGCCAGTAACCCGTACGTCTATGAAACCATGGTGTACGAGAGTCAGGCTGAACTGGCGGTCTTTAATAACCGGTACTTAGCCTGTAAAAGCAAACCTGGGTTTACCGGGGTGACGGTGAATGGGGTTTATTGGCACAGTAATCCAGGGTCGATTCCTAACTTGGTCCTAGGGGATGTAGTGGAGTTCTTCCATGACCCCACTGTGATCCGTACGGAGCTGTACGCGTACAACACCCTGCAAGACTTCTATTCCACCTTGGATAAGAAACGGAAACTGATCCTGCATCCTCCTAAACGCCCAGGGGACTTTACCCTTCGGTATTTTGATGACAACGATTACTACCTGTTGGGTAAAGGGTCGACAGGTCTGTATTTCCATCGGAATGCGGTGAGTACGATTCGTCAGTTGACCCATGTGGATGTTGCCATTGCGGATGACCAGATCCAAGCCGCCAGTAATTACCACAAGGACCTCAGTGAGGTGAAGGATATTCGTATCCTGGTATTGGTTCGTAAAACGGATTGGGAATACCCTTGGCCGCATGATAATCAACGGATCCGTTACCTCTACCGCATGACTGATGAAAACATCCTTAAAGCCATGACAGGTGATCGAGCAACGGTGCCGGAGTGGACCGCTCCTAATCTGGAAGCCGGGGTGGTGATGAGTTTTACCCGGAGTCAAATGAAAGCGCTGACCGTAGAGGGTGCTCGTAAAGCGGTGGGGTACAATGCGGCAACTCGGGTCCTCAGTGAAACCCCCCTTAAAGCGGTATACGAGGCGGGTGGTCGAGGGGTTGAGATCCCCATCAGTTACCGAGTCAGTTGTACCGCTTGGGAACATGATGAGAACGGGTGCCTGTTGGAATACCACAATGTCAACAATATTCGGTACTACGCACCTCGGAATCCGAAGTGTCAACTCGTTGAGTTCACCTGTGGTCAATACGGGCGAACATTGGACTATGTGGTAACCAATACCGATCTACCCTTAGACCCCTTTAATGGGTTCAGGGTGTACACTGCTCACTTCAACGTGGATCGAGGTGAAATCACCGGTGCGTTAACGGATGTCACTGGGGATAAGAAGATCTACGAGGTGGTTAATGAGGTCTTAGTCTGGAAAGGATTGGATCCCGTTAACCAACGTGGGGTGGTAGTCTTCAATACCCGGACCTTGACCTATGGGTTTGAACTGGATCACATTGATCACAGCTTGAGCTTTGCCATTACCCACATTTATGAACCGGGTGGATTGGCGGTGCCTCTGATTCCTGCTCAAATCGATATTTGGATGAACGGTCATCCATTGATTGATAATGTCGATTGGATCTTTGACAACGGGTACTGCTACATCATCAACAAACAGTTCATCCGACCGGGTGCTCAACAGTTTGTGGTACGGTGCCATGACCTGTGGGAGGATAAGGAACGTCCTAAGGTAGAAACCGAACTCGGGTTCGTGGACGGTGGGGTGATTGGACGGTTTAAACGGTATAACCTGAGGGAAGACCGGGTAACACGTACCGTCATTGGAGGTCGTTTGGTGGTAACGGACGACGTGCCTACGGCCGAGCTGTCTTCTCCAGATAACCTCTGGAATCACCTCAATGGGTTACCGTACATGGTCAAACATGTCTTCCAACCCATTAAGTATGTCGTACCCTATGACAACTTCCCAGGGTATAAAGAGAGTCGGGAGATTGATCAACGGGTGAGTGACTACTTGACGGAATACTGTCCTAAGCCGTTGGTGGATCCGGTGATACCGACCCTTCAGGATAAGTACCGGTTGTTCAGCCCCTTCCTGAATGTGGTGGTGAATGCGATTAAGAACCGGTTGTTGGTGGTTCCGAATCGAGTAGACGGTGAAGAGACGTACAGTCCTCAGTTCATTGAGGAACAGGTCAGTCCGTACAAGTGGTGGTTGAAGTATGACCCGGTGATCCGGGACTACGACCTCCGCTATTTTGCCGTTATGCCCTACGCGAATGATGAACTGCTCTCGGTAACACCCAACCAGTTTGTCTTCATTAAGCAAGTGAACGACCTTTACTTGAAGTCTGTCTGTGTCATTGAAGGCCACTTTGAAGTAAGTAACAGTGACTAAAGGGGATATTCATGTTTGACAACAAACCCAGCACGAGTGCTGAGCGAGCGGTGGCGGGTACTGATTTGGCTCCTGAGAATGACGGCCAACGGTACAGGATCCATTATCTGCCTGACATCTATGATCCGGACAAGCATCCGCCGGAGGACATTGTTAAGTACGTGGTTCCCCGGGAACGGGAATTGGTGATCGATGTACCCAATAAACAGTTCCTGGAGGTGATTCATGTGGATTACCAGGGGAAGACCTTGAAGTCTACCTTGGTTCCGTGGGAACCTCGGACCAGTGAGGACGGTACCACAACTGAACAAGACTGGATCTTCGGTCTACGAGGAGGTCCTCTGTTGGGTGAAGCCTTGCTGAGTGTGGACTACAGCCAACGACCTAACGTAGCGCGTGTTGACAGCACCATCATGCGACCCGGCGCAGCGTACGCTAAACTCTACCTCGGTAACGACGCCAGTGACAACGGTCGGATCATCAGTGCCCAGTACGACAAGTCGGCGAATATGATCAGCAACAAGGTACCTACCAAGTTGGCTGAGATCGTAGACCGTACGAACCTGGAGATTATGACCACGGGTCCTTTCAGTGTCACGGAGAACGAGGAGGCCCTGAAAGACGGTACGCGTTGTACGTTGGTGTTCTATGACGAGGGGGGTAACTTCATTCCCCCGGTTCAACCTGTAATGGTCCAACATTGTGCATACATGCGGGATCACCAGATTGGTACCAAGTATGTCACGGAGATTGAACTGCTCACACCGTGGTTTACCAATACAGTCAATGCGGAGAAGATTATCATTCCGGTGAACGTATTGGTAACGGCTATTGAGTTCAGGGCGGTGATTCATTACTCGGATGGCAGTACCAGTGCGCCCATGCCGGTGAACGGTGAACGGTTCAACCTGTATGGGTTGAATGAATGGCGCCCCACCTGGCCGGGTCAAGAGGGTGAGATCGTTCTGACCCTTAAACTGGCAGCGAATGAACAGCATTACATTGCCAAACCCGGGAGTCCCGATCACATCAGTCGAACCTATTCGGTAGAAGCCGGTCCTGTTAAAGGCGCGTACTCGCCGAAGATCTACACCTTCCCGCAATGGGATCCGAGTATTTCGGGGTATCGACTCCAACATTGGCTGTTGGATCTGGATCGGAAAACGGCCATTGATGTGACCGCTCAAGTGAAGTTCAATGAGAAGAGTGAAGTCTGGCGGCCTTCTGCCTACGGGGTTGCTCAATCGTTGATCTTTAACTTGAACCTGAGGGATGTATCGAGTCAGTACGAGAGTGTGATCTTCCGGCAGTACACCACCATTGTGTTGTATAAAGACATCAATGGGCCGGGTAAACGCTTTGACGTGTCCTTCTCGCAGAATAAACCGTCGTACGAAGCGAAGTTCATTGTCGCTAAGAACGCCGGAGCTGCTACCACGGTCAATGTGGCCAACGGGTACGGTAATCAAACGGATTGGCTGAAAGCGTTGTATTGGGGGGTCGAACCTAGCTTCAATCGGTTCGATGAAGAGAAAGCTCCTTTACCCACTCATTTCTACCTGGTTCATGAAGACGGGCGTTCCTGGCGGTATCCGATCTCGGATTGGAATAAGAACAACGCCATCAACATTGAACTTCAGAAGGGTAAGACCTGGTTCCTTCGTTGGGTGGAACGCCAAACGTCTGGTGATGAGAAGCAACTGGCCGTTACTGGTGTAACGGTTGAATTTCCTTAAGGAGGAAACAAAATGACCAGTACGGTTAACGTAACCGCTCATTGTACCGAAGATAAGGAAGTAGTGGTTCGGGTTCAGACGCCTGAAGATATCTCGCAAGAGGTTATTCTTCAGAACGGTGAGAAGACGGAAGTGGTGGTGTTCGGCGCTAAGCACGTCATCATTCACGAACGGACTCGGTTGGAACCCGAAGGTTAACGGCGGTTGATCCTATAGTTAAAGAGTAACCCTGGGCGGCGCCCAGGGTTACTTGATTGTTATAGGGTTTTCGTGGAGTTGATGTATGACAGACGAACAAGACACATCCCTTTCCTATGCTAAATGGTTGGTTAAGTACCTGAGATGCAACAACCTGCCCAAAGAACTGATCGATGATAAACGCCTCCGTATTGATTGGGAGGCTCGAACAGACGATGAAACCCTTTTAGCTCACTTCAATGAAGACAGCTTAAGTGGTATTAAGACTGTTCGTTTTCTCAAGGACTTTTTCAACTACCAAGCGGGTTATGATCGGGAGACCCGGAATACCAGTTTCCTCAGAACCACCGAAGTGTTCAGGCAACAGGGGATCAATAACTTTTACTTCATCCTCCAATTGAACAATCCCCTGTTGAAAGGGGTGGATCCCTTTGATCCTAACCTCACTCCTGAGCAACAGGTGTGGGTCCTGGAGGAGTGTCGGAGTAACTTTTGGTACTTCCTACGGGAAGTTTGCCGGTTAAAGCCGAATCAGCCCTTCTTAGCGAACCGGGGGAATATCAGCTTTATTTGGTCGTATTTGAATCACATTACCACCTACATGATCATGCCGCGGCAACAGGGTAAGCAGCAGCGGAACAGTGCTAAGGTTCGTATTGTGCCTAAGGATACCCTGAAGACTATTACCCCTCAGGATACTTGGAAACGGATTGAACACCTACGGGTGGGGGATCAAGTCCTGGACCGTTCCGGGAAGCCGTGTCAGGTGATTGGCATTCATCCCCAGGGTAAACGCCGGTTGTATCGCGTCATTACCAGTGACGGACGAGCCACGGATGTAGGGACTGAACATCTGTGGACCTTGAAGGATTATTCCAACTGCCTCAATGGACGTGCACTCTGGAATGACTATTCGACCGTTGATGTCATTAACCTGTTGAAGAAGAAGGTTAAACTTCAATTGCCGTTACCGGCTCCGGTACCCGGGAGTGAACAGGACCTACCTATTGACCCGTACGTTCTCGGGTTGATCTATTGCGGACAAGATCAAGACGGTAAGGTTATTATCCCCACGCGTACGGATGCGGTTAAACAGTACGTAGTTGATCATCTCCCTCGGGGGGTAACAGTTATTCAGGGAGTGGCTAACAGTTGCTTAGAACGGACTGATAACCAACCTTATTTATTCAACAGGGAACACGGTTTACCGGATCAATACCTAGAAGCCCCTTTAAACGCCCGGAGAGACCTCTTACAGGCGTTTTTAGACGTTAGGGGTAAGGTTGGTAGGGGTAAGGTCTTTATAGCCTTAAATCGCGTCCTAGGAGGTCAACTGGCGTATTTAGCCCGTAGTCTAGGTGGAACCGGTAAAGTCACCAAGAACGGAGTAGAGATTACCCTACCGGAAGAGGTGCCTCCGTTCAAGTTCAGGGAAGAGAATGTCGTCTTTGATAATCGGTTGCTGATCGAGCGGGTGACTTTCGTAGGGGATGACGATTGTACCTGTATTGAAGTCGATAACAGTGAACAGTTGTATTTGACCGATGACTTCATTGTGACCCACAACACGGTATCGGTTCAGGTGATTGACTTCTGGTTAACGTACATCATGGGCCGGGGGTATACGAGCCACTTGATTACCTTGAAGTCGGATAACCGAGCTCAGTTCATTGCGGCTATTAAGCAGATACGGAGTTCCATTCCCTCGTATTTGATTAACTCGACCTACAAGGACAAGGATGCTGGTACCAGTCTGACCTACAAGGCCTTTGGGGAAGATAACGTTAATACGCTGTACATTAACGTCCCTCAGATCAGTCAGGATGCAGCAGGGGATCTCGGTCGGGGGTTACGGGTAGGGACTACCAACTACGATGAGTCCGGGTATATTCGGTTCATCGACACCATCATTGACGGGTGTTCCCCGTCCTCGCTAACGGAAATGGCGTTGTGCAGAGAGCAGGGGTTGCCGTATGGGATTACGCACATTACGACCCCCAATACCACGCTCCATCCCAGCGGGGAGTTTATGTTCAATAAACTCATGAGTGCAACGGAGTGGCGGGAGAAGTTCTTTGATTGCTTCAGTGAGAGTCACTTGAGGCAGATGTTACTCAGGGCTTCCCCTACGAAGACAACCTCTCCGTCAGTCTCCATGGTGTACAATTACCTTCAACTGGGTAAGGACAAAGCCTGGGTGCGGGAAACCATTGACCTGCTAGGATTGAGTTTGGCGAAAGCCAAGATCGACTTATTGCTCATGTGGGTGGAAGATGGGGAGAATCGGTTGTTTGACGATGTGACCCGGGAAGCCATTAACAACATGAAGCGGGACGTGGTGTGGAGTAAGGAGTATCGGGACTGTAACCTGTACGTGGACTTCTTTGTGACCCAACAGGAATTGTTGGAGATGGCAAAGAAGGAGTACAATGACCATTTCCTGATTGGTGTGGATACGTCCTCAGCCATTAACAAGGATGCCTGCACCATTGTGATTCGCAGTATGAAGACGGGTAAGGTCATTGGGGTGGGACGATATCCCTTAACCTTCTTGGATGATGTCACAGCCATTGTTGTGGATTTGCTGGACGTGATTCAGAACAGCACCTTGATCATAGAGCGTAACTACGCACATCACATGATCGACAGTCTGTTGATTATGCTGCCGGCTAAGGGTATGGATCCCTTTAAACGGGTCTTTAACCAAATCTACCAAGACACCGTCAATAACGCCAAGGAGTTTGAGGAAGTCCAGAACACCAAATTTGCTTACCGGAATAAAGCGTTCTACCTGAAGTATAAACAATACTTCGGGTTCGTGACGACCAAGACCACTCGGGACGTCCTGTACGGCCTCATCCAAGAGGCGGTTGGGAATACCGGGTACGGCCTCTGTTATGCGAAGCTCGCGGATGAATTGATCAACCTGAAACTCAAGGGGGATCGAATCGACCACGATGCGAAGCAGCACGATGACTTGGTCATTGCGTGGCTACTGAGCTACTGGTTCATTAAGCTCGGGGAGAACAAGTCCTTGTACGGGATCCCTCCGGGGATTGCCTTAACGGACACCCGTAACCTACTGAACTCTGCTCAGAACCAAGGACGAACCGAGTATGAGCCGTACGTGGTTCAACTCATCGATAAAGTCCGGAGTAAGGTTCACAGCCTAACTGAAGAACTGATGAGCACCCAGGACAATATCTTAGCACTTCGTCTAGAGGTGGAGATTCGGAAGTTAGCCAAGATGTTGCCTCCGGAACAGAATCGCATGATGACCATTGACGTGCTGTTGGAGAACGCTAAAGTGGAACGCAACAAACGCCTACTGCAACAACGCAGAACAGCATAAGACCTGACCCTCCTGGAGCCCGTGTGGGGCTCCAGGAGGTATCGGGTTATTTCTGCTTCAGAAAGGGCGGTATAACCCACTTAGTTACAAGGGTTACGCTACAGCAAGCAGTGCATGTTCCAGTTCTTGCAGAGTGTGACCTTTAGCCGGCTTGCCGTTGGCCAATAGGTTGAAGGCTTCAGAGGCGGTGGTATGATCCAGATACCAACGGTAGTTCGGCGAGTTTTCGTCGAACATCGGCGAGCGGGAGGGTTCACCTGGTGGTGTAGGGATCCAAGGGAAGATCATGAACACCCGGATTGACGCTGAACCACTTTCCACCATCACACTAACCATGGTGTGCGTATGGCACGAACAGAGAAGCTTTTGGGTCAAGGGGAGTGCGTGCATAGTGTCTGCTCCTACGCAGTCTGCATGAATAAATTCCTTGTAACTGGTTATTCGAAATAATCCTTGGACAGTACGCGCAGTACAATGAACAAGCACAACGCCGTACGAGTGGTTAATACCCACTGAGGGGTTTTACGTCCGGTAATGGCAATCACAATCTGATCACCTAATTCCCGAATCGTCTTAACCATGTCATTCCGACTCCGACTCGCCCCGTAAGCACCGCGCATCTTGATCAACACGTTGTAGACTTTACTGCGTTTGATGTTGTTGGCGTGCAGGTAATCAAACAGGTGCAATACGACCGTTTCAGCAAACTGTTTGTACTCAGGGGTTTTGGGGTTGTTGTACCGCTTAGGGAACTCTTGCAGGGTATACGTCAGCATGTTCATCCGAACATCCTCCAGTACACTGGCTGCATAGTTCATTAACTCTTCCTTGTAGAACGAGGTTTCCTCTGTCAGGATACGGTCCAGGTACTGAACGTGTTGATTCACGTCTTTCGCTACCGACTTAATGGTCAGTTCATCTCCGAGGTTAACCTTAGAGTTCTCCAGTTTAACGATGTTGGTCTTGTTCTTGACATCGTGGAAGACTTTGTTAATGTCGTTAATCGCCCTTCTAAGCCTGTTCTGAATATCTCCTACCATGTAAACGATTTTCTTATCATCGTTCATCTGGGTAAAGGCTTCGTAGTGGATACCGGTCTTAGGGTTCAGGATAAACTCCGCCCGAGCCTCAATCAACGCCCTCCAGCTTCCATACCGTTTAATGTCATACTTCAAGCTCAACCGGTTATAGGTCTCCAAGACCACCTCTTTACGGGCGGTAAAGGGGTAGTCGTTGTGAATGATCGAAGTGAGGCATTTGTAGTGGTACATGCACACCACATCTTTCATGGCTTGATGTTTAACTTTCTCCGGTAACTTCGAATGATGAATCCGGTACAGCAAGTAAGGAATGGTCATATTGAACGCATCCCCTACGACCGCCCACTCTTTCTTGATGGCTGCCGCGTTGTGGAGGTTCTCTTTGAGTTCCTCTTCATCCAGGTCAATGATGTCATTGAACCATTGGTTACGGTCTGCGGTGGTAAAGGTGATCTTCTGCAACCCTAGGTACGGGCTCCCAAAGAACTCCATGTGGTCCACCACACCCATACGGCGGGTAATGAACGCATACACGTACTTCTGAAGATCACTCGCCCACCGAGGGGTAATCTCCAAGTACGTCGCCAGTCGGGTAAAGATCTCCAGAATGGCATGGTTACTCTGGAATTCCACCCCTGACAGTAAAGCTTCATTCCCTTCCACGCCTAAGAGGTCACTATCAGGAGTCTTTGCCTCTTCAAAGAGACTAAAGATATCCTGGTCCCCTACGAGGTCTTCCGTTCCGTCTAATACTAACATTGAAAACCCCTCTTGGTTAATTCCGACGTGGTGTTGCCATCCGTATTGCTTCAATACGGGCTTGTTTATCCGACCACGTCATGCAGTTGATCCATGTGTTCTTGAAATACTCTTTGTATTGGGTCCACGCGTCACTGTAGGCCTGTATATCGTCCCGTATGGCGTCTAGGGGAACGCCTGAGCGATAAACCGCCTCTTGGGTAGGTCGCCTACAGGTTTTGTAAATATACGCCTTAACGGCCAATTCAACGAGCTCTGCGAACTGCCGGTAATGACGAGGGTGAATACTGCTCATCCCTTCATCGTATTCCAAGATTACTTTAGCACTCATGGAATACGTTCCCGCATTTAACCCAAAGATCACAAAGCAGTTATTACCGGTCATATGGACATTGGTGAACGTGACTGGCATACTGCGGTTAGAACTCAATCCCCCCAGTAAGCCATCCATCATGTCATTCAGTACTCCGGACCCACACATCGTGTTCTCATTCACCCCGGCTCCTAACTGACCAACTGCGGAACTCATACTCCCCAGGTAGACTTCTGTCACACTGATGATTTTAGCACCCCGAGTCGTCGCTTCCGGTACGTTCACCTCTACACACCCATTCCCCCGATCACGAATCATGGATCCTCCCAGATCCAACAACTCCGTCTTCCCACCCCCTACGTTACATTCCGGTAGAACAATACGGTGAATCACTTTCTCCCGTATACCCTGTTCCACGGTTGTCTGGTTAACCAGGTTATACCAATTCCCCGCATAGTTCGCATTGGGGGTTTCAAAAGCGAGCTTCAACAAGTACTCATCGATATCACTGCCACTTACGACACGATTGATAGCATGGTCTACTGGATTCATTTAAGGTGACCTCGTCTAACAAACCTTAACGGGTTTATATAAACCCGTTAACTAGGATTAGGGAATCATAACATCTTCCAGTAATTCATTATTCGGTTTCCATTATATGTTCCACTTACCCAATTCTCATTTTGGAGGAGGGGGTAAGATTCTTTAGGACTGAGCGACATGAGCCTACGGCGAGTGGAGTGAAGGAGTAAAGAATCTTGGGGGAGGAGGCCCTACCGAAGGTAGAGTCCAGAGAAGAGAAAAGAGAAAATCCGAAGGAAAAACCTATTACTCCGTAATAGCTTTTGCTCTTTATATAAGCCCCGGAGGGGCTTATAAGGCAATAAAATTTAACTTTAGTATTTATTATTATTATAGGAAATTGCTTTTTTATTTAAAAAAGGAAAAATGAAGAGGAAATGAAAATGGGAAAAATACCTTTTAAATATTCCCTAAATTTCATTTGCTATTAAAGAAGTACCCCTTTCAAAGTCAATTACCCCGACCGGCATTCCCGAACAGGGAAGCCGGCGTATAGGGTTTATAATGCAATACTGAAATAGGGTTAATGGATTTCAGTTCTACATTATCATTGGGTAATGAAAGAATACAGTTATTCGTATTGATATGTTTTGTTAAACCCAGAAGAGGAAGAGTGTGTAATGACAACGATTGCTTATCGTGACGGTGTAATGGCGGCGGATACTCGTGTGGTCAACGGGGCCGATATGATCAACCTCGGAGAGCAACGTAAGATCCACGAACCGGGGGAAGGAGAGTACTGGAGTGTCAATGGTGACCGTATTATCTGTTTTGGTTTGTCGGGGAGTCTGTCGGATCTGTTGGCCTTTAAAGAACTGTTGAGTGAAGGGATTACCTTTAAGACCAAAGCACCTGACCACCTCGTTGGGGACTCGAATATGCTCTGCGTGGGTGAACAGGGTAATGTTTGGCTGGTTTCAGCATTTAAACAACGAGACGGGAGTATGGTGTTTACGGTGTCATGCGTACAACCCCCGTTTGCAATTGGATCGGGGGGTATTTACGCCAGTTCGGTGATGGCGGTGGGTAAAAGTGCGGTGGATGCAGTTAAAGTGGCGTGTAAGTTGGATATCTTTTCTGGCGGTCGTATTGATACCTGGGAACTCCCCCCTATTCCAGAAACCCCCAGTAAGCGCCCTGAACCGGCCGCCGATAAGACGGCAAAATAATCCCTAGGGGGTAAGACCCTCAGAATGTAGGCGATGGAAACTAGAGTGTGTAGGTATTTTATGCCGATGACCTGCATTCACTCCATCGCCGGTCCTGGTGGGAAGGTTAGGAGTGTTAGACACCCACCACCCCTCAACTGCCCAAGCCTATTCTGTCAGGCTTGAGAGGGTTGCCTACAAAACGCTCCGCCCCTCCAGCTCTATGTCACTATGATGTAGAGCTGGAGGTCTTACTTCTTTTGTTTTTTATTTACCCAGGAGGGAATATCTTATACCGTTAAAGTGACCTGTTTCCACGCCATGGTTCTCTAGGTCACTGTAAGGGTACAACGTTATTGATCCTCTTGGATGCGCTAACGGGTGGTGTTATGGTCATATCGGCGGTTGCCCACCCGTTAGTCTTTTTTTTGATTACGCTAGATAATTTGAAACCTAAATTATTAGCAGGCTATTGGAGAATAGTCCTTTTTAATGACTTCCCTGTAAACCAAAGAGAGCGATTCGATATGTCTCAGATTCAATACTACCTCATGGGCGGCGCGGGTATCAACATTGGTGCGGGTTTGAAAGAATATTCCCGTACGCGTGTGAACAGTGATGCGGGGATGGTAGGTTTCGATACCAGTGATAAGAACTTCACGGCCGCGTTCCCCATTGAGCAACTCGAAGGGGTGAACGGGAGTGGTAAGGATTCCACCAAGCACTATGACAAACTCCTCCCCTTCGTAGCGGCTAACCTGAAGAAACACCGTCCCGGTGTTCACAACATCATCGTAGCCAGTACCGCTGGTGGTACTGGGCGTGTTATGGCGATGATTGCGTTGCGCCTGCTGGTCGAGTCGGGTAAAAACGTCATTCTCTGCCTGATCTCGGAACACACTTCCCTGGTGGATAAAGAAAACGCAGTCAATGCCCTCCGTTCCTTTGCTAACCAGTGCCAACCCAATCAGCTGAACCGTCCGGTGTGCTACATGGAGTTCCTCAATACGCCGAACCTGACCCGTAAGGAAGTCAACCTTCAGGCGATTGATTCACTGAATCTCCTGAGTCTCCTCTTTGATCCCGGTAATACGGAAATCGATGAGGAAGACATTAAACGCTTCTTCAATTACTCGGCGGGGGGTAAAACCAGGCCGGCGTTGAGTCGTATTCATTTCTACGACCAGGATGGTGCAGCGGACTATACCGGTAAGGTACCGGTCTCGGTCGCCAGCCTGTACCCGAACAACGATGACGTGGTTCCTCGGTTTATGGGATCGGTTTACCGGACGACGGGTATTTTCTCCCCCAACAGTGATCGTCCGGAGGACATCAAAGAGCTGCACGTGACCCTCGATCACGGTGAAGCCCTGGAAGAACTGGAGAAAGAGATCGAAGGGCTGGAAACGGTTCAAGCTCAAGCTGCCGTTGACTTCTCTCAACAGAAGGACATTTCGGAAGGATCGAACGATCTGGGCTTCATGCTGTAAGACAGACAGTGAATCGCTAAGGTAGGGAGCTCACGCTCCCTACCTTAGCCTTTATTACGCTTTGGGGTATTTTTTATAATGAGTTTTTACTAAAATGGGCATTATTATACAGGCTTAATTAAATATAGGGGTTAGAAGGTGTCTATAAGCTTCTCTGTTGATTTATCAAGGGGTTACCTATACCGACCTACCGGTTCAGGTAAAAACGTCGTGTTAAGGAAAATAGACCGGTTTGACGTGGTACACTGTTTACAGGCATTAGGGTACCACAACCTGAACGAACGCAGTCTGAATCGTCGAGCTATGGTCTTTATTCCGTCTCTGGAGGAGGACATCACGAAATTCACGATCGGTGTACCGAGTGATGCACAGGTTCGTATTCGTGGGATTGGGAAGTGCTCCCAACGGTTATTGATTACATTTGTTTATTAAGGAGACCTTGTCCCATGTTACTGTTCAATGTGAAGGAGATGGCGAATGGTATCCTCATGCCATCTGAATTGTCTCGGGTAGAACGGGAGACCATTATTAAGGACTTGATTGAAACGGCCTTGAGTATCTTCAATAACCCTTCTTTGTGCGACGGGATCCTGGATGACCTGTTGGAGCATTATGAGTTTAACGTAGGGATACTGAATACCGACCGTATCGTTCTGGATCTCGTAAAGGTCATTAAACACACCGCCCGTAAGCTGGGGTGGGACAGTCGTTTGAAGGCGAAGGTGGAGTTCAAGCAGGTCGGGAGTGGGTATCATAAAGCCCGTATTGTAATGGATTTGGATGAAACCCTCCAAGCGTTGTCTTCGAATGTAACAGAACCGGTTCGCCTCAACGACGTTATTAGTGACCATCCAGAAGTCGAGATGCTCAATGAAATCATTTCACTACGATCTAGCAAAGCCCCAAGGAGAGTTCCGGTACTACCAGATCGACGTCCAGTGGTTGTTAAAGGAAATCAGGAGTCAGGTTGGGTACCTGGTTACCGGGAGCATTACCGGAAAATCGGTTACTGAACATTACGACGAAGTAGCCTTAGGGGTCCTACAGAAAGCCATTGATGAGTGTTTAGTCTTTAACCGCGGCTTTGAGTTGGAAGAGTCTCCTAACGTCTTTCCTCGTAGGCAAGCGGATAAGTATCTACTACCGGACGATCGAAATGAGTTGGTGATTGATGCAGTAGCTCATTTAAGCCGTTTAATAACCCTCCCCAGCCCCTATACTGCGTTTAGTCACCCGGTGGTGTACCGGGTGCTGCCGAATGGCAATCTCTTAGTTGGGATCGATAAGAGGGATTTATTATGATTACGAAAACCATTCCCCTCGCGTTGGTGAACCGTTGTTTTACGAACGCTGGCTTAAAGCCTGAGCAGACCTATTCGGTGATAGCGACCCTGGTACATATCTGGCGAATGAATGATCATAACGAGGGAATGACCCGGGAGTTGATTTTCAATGAATTGGAATTGGATGAACTGACCGCTCAAACCCTGTGGAACACTCTTCAACAGCCATTACTGGCGATTAGTCAGCAAATTCGTGAGTTAGCACTGGCTGGGCGATTGGTTAGCTGGAAAGTTCTCCCCCTCACCATTATCTTGGAGATAGAAGATGAAAACCTTGTCCCACTCAGTACCTATACCCCCGTTGACCGATCATAAGGAATTCCTGGGGGCGTATAAAGCGTTGTTGAACGCTTTACAGATCCAAGAGAACATTCCTTTCCCGTTGTCTGCTGGCTTTACGCATCCGGTTGAAAAAGAGAACCAGGCGCTCACCACCCGCTTCTTTCACGATAAGAGCTTGTTCCAACAACTCAAGTTGAACCATCCTTTACTTCGGTTACTGGAAGTGAGGGTCCACAACCACATGGCCACCTTTATTTTCGGTTACCCAGAGATCGGTCAAGATGAAAAAGCGTTTCCTCCGAGTTGATTATGAGCGGATAGCTGAATACGTGTTAGACCGTTCGTTGAAAACTGACGACCTGCTGGTGGATACACCATCGAATGTCATTGACCTGTACCTCACCCACGCCTTACTTGCTCGTCATTTAAAGCACTTGGAAGCCGCCCTCCAACCATTCAATAGGAACGGTGAATGGGGGTCTTCCCTGGAGATTGAGGGTGAAGACGAGGATCCCCAATTGACCGAAGTGTTGTTTTCCGATCAAGGGGAAGACATCGTCCACACCTTCCAGGTGAGCTTACGACCGCGTGCGGTGGTTCACCTTCAGGGTAGAGTCGTGGTGTTACCCCTGATCAAAATAGAAGTGCTTACACGAGGTTAATATGGCAGTTACTCCCAGACTCAATGACATTGTGGATTTCCAATTGGTACGTAATGGCATCCTTGGGGATGAACGGGTGGGGGTGTTGGTCATCTCAGCCTCTATGACGTATCAAGCGGCTAAGGCCATGGATCCTCAGATCAATGTAAAACACAGTAACCTGTTTCAATACTTCCAGAATAAAGTGGGTGGGGTAGACGATCCTTCCAAGTATCCGTACTTCGCGGTACAACTCACCAATGGGCAATTTGAGGTCATTGGTGTCCCCTGGGTGAACGATGCGACCTTTAAGACTATCGAAGGGCGTATTCGCACCTACACGATCACCAATTACCAGGAATCCATGGCAGGCCCTATTGCCAACATGCTGCGTAACCTGGGTGCGAGTTATACCGTGCATGATACCACCACGACCAAGAATTAATTCACTACCACATCCTCTATTTAAACGGGGGATGTGGTAGAACCTTTATTTTTTCGTCCCGTGTCTTTTTTAATAGACGTTTTGAACAGAGAGAAAGTCGTATGAATGTTCCAGCGACTCAAGAGACTGAACCTTATCAGTCACCCTTTATAGAGAAAACGTATGTAAGTAATCGTAATTTCCTGAAAGCGTACCACTACTTAGCGGCCCGTTACCTCTCCATTGTGTACGGGTGGGACTATGAGAACCTGCTAGAGATTTGTGAGAAGGTCTTCGTACCGAATGAGAATGGGTTCAAAGAAGCCAAGTTCGGGGTCTTTAAGAAAGACAAGTACGGAGACCGTGTCCCGACGGTAATGGGAACCCGGGAGTTCTTTAACGCAGTCCAAGAGAACAACTGGCACCTCTCCCCATCCTTGGTCGCGTATACCAATACAGAGGAAGAACAATCTGTTAACGCGGCGGGCACCGAAGAGTTTATTGAGTTCCGTCGGTTGTACAAAGGTAAGAAACAAGCCGCTAAAGACGTTGGGGACGAGGAAGCGGAGAAGGCGTTCCATGAAATTCAGAATGCCTTAAAGATCTTTAATAATTCTCAATCCGGCGGGATGTCGTCATCCGGTACCCCTTTGTTCAATAAGTCCGGTCATACGACACTCACCAGCACCTGCCGAGCCCTCACCAGTACGGCTAACCTGATCAATGAACGGTTAATTACCGGTAACCGCTTGTTGTTAACTTACAACAAGACGATGGAACTGTTCGTCAGTCAGCTCCAGTTCGCCGACCGTGATTTAATCCAATCGGTGATTGATGAGTACGGGATGACGTACGCCACGGTCGACCAGGTCATGGACATGGTGAGACGGTGTACCGCGTACTACTGGGATAACCCTGTTAAACTCAGGGCTATTGAACAGTTCTTGAGGGATCTCACCCCCTTAGAACTGACCATTATCCTCTGTACCCAGGATTTGAGAGGGCTGTATACCACCAACCCAGATCTGATTAAACGGTTCTTTAAGGAATGGTGTGATATCCCGGAGTTTCCGGAAGGGGTTAAGGAAGAGGATTATCCTAAACCCTTGAATGGGGATTATTACATCCTGTGTTTAACCAAGCTTGGGGAAAAGTCCAGTAAAGCCCAAATCAACTTCTTGAATGGTTATCACATGGAGGTTGAGAAACGCTGGGGGAACTTCATTAGTGCGTTCCTCAAATCTTCTATCCCTCCCACCGACATTTACAGCGTCAAAGAGTTGGTTCGTGAAAACGTAATGACCTCTGATACAGACGCCTGTATTTACAGCGTGGATCAACTGATTCAAGAGTTCTCGACTGACCCTACGGTTTCGTTGAGGTTCAATGGCGTTCTAACCTTCTTCATTCGCAACATTGCGATCGACCAGCACGCTAAACTTAGTCGCAACATGAATGTGGCTAAGAAGTACGAGCGTCGGTTGAACATGAAGAATGAGTACTTGTATGCGTCGTATGTCACGACCTCCATGTCGAAACACTACTTCGCGTTGCAACTCATGGTGGAAGGGGTCTTGAATAAGAAACCGAAGTTGGATTTGAAGGGTGTTCACTTACGAGGGGTTAAGATTGCGGAATTGGTGAGGAAGTTCACCGGGAAACTCATGCGGAAAATCTTGAATGCACTGTACAGCCGTGAGAAGCTGGATGCGCCTAAGATTTTGAGGGAAGTGGCTGACATCGAGCGTCAGCTGTTTGCCAACCTGGAAGAAGGGGGTTGGGCGTGGTTAACGATTGAAGGGGTTAAGGACCCATCAGCCTATACAGACCCAGAGAGTAACGAACGGTACATCAACCATTTGTTCTGGGACGAGGTATTGGCTCCTAAGTATGGAGATACCCCCCCATTCCCATATAAAGCCTACAAGATCAACCTGACCTTAACCGGTAAGAAGAAACTGGAGGGTTTCTTTAACAGCATCGAGGACCCGAATTATAAAGCCCTGTTGATGGATCACCTTAAAGGACGAGATAAGCTGAGTTCCATCTATATCCCTACCGATCAGATTGATCAAATGGGTGGAATCCCTAAAGAGTTTATTCCGTTTATTGACAAACGCCAAATCGTTAGTCATAACCTAAAATCCATTTATGCGATTCTAGAAGCGTTAGGACTCTTTATCTTAAATGCTAAGGTAACGAGGCTGGTTTCTGATGAACATTGAGGGTGGGTTTACGCTCAGAAACGAGGCGAATCAATAACACTGACATACCGAGAGAGGAGGCCCTAAGCCTGCCTCTCTCGGTAGTTTTTATTTAACTTTTTCAATAAGCTTATTGGGTAAGTCAATTTCTTGACCTCCCACAAGATGGCAGCGTGCTATTTCTTGAGGTTAATACGGTTTAGCGTATTCAACTCGTCTGCCAGTTCCAAGAACCATCCTTTGAAGTACGATTCAGGGATACGTTGGTAGTTATTCACCCGTTTCAAATGACTTCGTTCCACCACACTGTTAATGTCAGCCGCGGGGTAATTCCCGTGGTTGCAAATACTCAAGTAGATGGAATACAGCTTCATTAAAGCCGGTTCCCAAACCCAACTGGTTTGCGTAAACAACGCGTTCTTACCCGCCGGAACGTAGTTGAAGTAGGGTTGTTTATAAATCGACTCAAGGGTAACGAGGAGGTGTTCCAGGTTAAAGAGTCTGCGTCCTGTTAAGGCCTCTCCCAGGAAAGCCAGGTAGAGGTCCATTAACCGTTGTTCACTGACCGTATTAAACACCACCTTATCCGAGTTCATCACACTCTTCAGTGGTTGTTGGTGAACGAAGTGATCGTAGAGGGTGTTAATGACCGTAAGTTGGTTATGAATCAACTGGGCGTTGGCTAAGGGGATCTGGGCGACAAAGGCTCGTATACCCGTATCCCGCTCGTAGTCCATTTGCTGGTACGCCCACCACGCAACAGCCAACTCCACCAGGTCCACGCCTATAATGGCCAAGTCATTGATCTGTCCGTTAACCGTCTTATCCCGGTTGAGTGGGTGGGAATAACTTCGTTCGGTAACCGTAGAACACAACGGTACCACAGGACACATGGATACAAAGTCAATAGGAGCACTGTATTGCTTGGTATTCTCAATCAGACACCAGTGTTCCCGTACACTATTCCGGTAGAACCCATTGGTGATTGCTTTACCCACATGACCCAACGAGGTAATATTAAACAACGTACATAATGAATACGCCCGGAACCTCGTATAACTGACCACGTAGGAGAGATCCCAATCCTTATTGATGCTTAACTGTTGAAGTAATCCTACCAGGACGTGTTCGTTCTCGGTATGGAACGGCTGTGCCCTGACGTAGTGGAAAAAGGCTTTACGGTTAAACGCTGTTTGCCGTTGCAGGTTACCCAAGTCACCGAACCGTAACCGGGGATAAACCGTGTTAGACGGTTTAGGGAATGACAAGGTTAGCATGTGAGTATTTTTCCAGTGATGAACTATTATATAGCACACCACGGTCTCCCGGTTCGTCCGGGAGTCGTTGGAGTGCAATTTCGAAAATGGTATGAGTTTGAACAAGTACCTATAGCATTTCAGCCTAAAAAGCCGGAATGTGACCAAGTGCTAGAATTTTTCAAACCCATATTACCAGTGTGAATCGCCACAAGGATATTTGTGTGTGTAGGCAAACACTACGCGATTCCGCTATAGCGAAGCAAACCCTTTCTTAAGAAAACGATGGAGTTTACCCCATGGCTGTGAATAAAGGTCGTTCGTCCGAATCCACCACTCCGAACTCTTCCTGGACCGATGAAGAAGCCGGCGATAACGGTTTGAGCGCCAGCGTACGTCAAGACACCACCGGTCTGTCGGGCCTCTTCAGCCTGACCTCGATGACTTCGGACAACCGCAATATGGTGGAAGTCTCCGAAGTCGCCAAGATCCTCAAGGAACGTTTCACCCGTATCGCGGAGGCTACCACTCCGGAAGCTCAGCGCAACATCGTTCCGAACGTGGATGAAATGACCGCCGGCATCTCCAGCATCCTCCCGGGCCTGGTACTGCACAAAGTCATCAACAACAAACTCTGGGTAATGGGTGTCCTGTTCTCCAACAAGGACCTGACCATTTCCTCGGAGCCGATCCGTATCAACACCCTCAACGGTATCCAACAGCAAATCTCGGTGCCGCTGACCCCGACCAACTACGCCAACGAAGCGGTCATGAAGAACTTGGTGTCTTATTACACCCGTGTGGCGGAACAGCAAGGTGCGAAAGGGGTTGAAGTCATCAACATGGTCGTGGTTGACCTGGAGATGCTGAACCACCCGGAAGCCGGCGATCCCAAGGACCGTCCGGCCAAGCTGGCGGGTTACCTCACCAACCAGTGGGAAACCGGTGTTCTGGTCCGTGCGACCATCGAGATCGCCAGCGCTGGCGTTCCGCTGCCGTCCCCGTTCGCGGATCCGAAGCATCCCTTCGGTAAAGACGGTTGTGCGGAAGCGCGGGTTACCGCTATCCAAGAACGTGTTACCAAGGCGTTCACCCTGAGCGCTGCGAACATGGAAGTGGTGGCGGCTACCATCAGCGACCTCAACCGTAGTGGTGGTGTCTCTTCCCAGAACAACAGCAAGGAGATCGCACGCGCTACGGCTATCGTCAGCCTGGCAGGTATCACCATGCAGGCTCACCAAGCCAACCTGGCTGCCAGCCGCGGTGCCGCTCAGCACAATGACCTGATCAATCAGTTCCTGAACCTGACCGGTGGTGTTTACCCGCACGGCTACCGTCCGCTGCACCCGGTGATCACCATGGAAACCGCGTACGCCGGTGAAATGATGAACTTCAACCAGGGTCTGTTCCCGTTCTTCTTCGGGCTGTACCTGCTGATGACCACCAACACCGACTACGTCTTCTCTGAAGCACTGCGTAAGGTGAGCGTGGGTCAACGGGGTAACCTGAGTGCACTGGAACCGCGTATCGACAGTCTGCTGGGTGGTGTGAACCCGCCGAACCGTCTGAAACTGAATGACAAAAACATCACGGATATCGATGTTGTTAACCAATGGATTCGTCAGAACGTTTCGCAACACGCGATCTTCCGTTCGAACATCGTCCTGAATGGTCCGGATTCCGCGATCAACAACTTCCTCAGCCGGCTGAGCCAGCAAAACCGTTCTAAGGAAGTGGGGATTGTGGTATCGGTGATCGATGCGATGACCAAGAACAAGTTCTCTCAGATCATCGAGCAGAACCGTTCGGCGCGCACCGGTTGGACTCCGGAAAAACCGGTCCTGCACCGCACCCCGATCCTGGTGGTCAACGGCTTGGCTGAAGCGCCCAATGGTAAGAAACTGAATACCTTGGAAGTGGATGAAATGCTGCTGGGCCACTACAAAGGTGCGAACGGTGCCCAGGCGATGATGAACTACCTGGCGGTCATGTACGGTGTTACCAACGAAGACCCCAAAGCCCGTTGCCAGAAGCTCAACCTGGAGCTGAACCAATCGCTGTTCAACGGCGCGGTTCACATCAACAGCTACTCGCAAGCGGCGGTCTGGGATCCGAACTTCATGGCAGCCCTGGCGCAAGCTATGGAAAGCCTGGGTAGCATGAACGCAGCGAACTCCGCGGCCAGCTTCCGTCCGAATCAGGCTGTTTATGTGCCGGGTGCAGGTCTGGCTACTACTGCCTTTGCAGGTGGTAGTTCCCTGTCCAACCCGAACCTCATGAACGCCTTCCTGGGCGGTTTTGCGTTCGGCTGATACGAGAGTGTGCTGAAAGAGTGAAGGTTAGGGGGCTTTCGGGCTCCCTAACCTTTATTCCGCTTTTGTCTTTTTGGAGTTTATTCGATGGAACTACCTGAACTGACTCCGAGTCTTTCGTTGGCCATTAAACGGTTAACGGAATACAGTGAAGAAGTGCTGGATCCCCTTAAGGACTTTGTCGGCTACGCCAGTAAGCTGGATTTTTCCTTGGAGGATGATCCTCGGTTCTCGATGCCGGCCTATCCCGATTTTGAAGACTACGACTACCTGCACGATACCAGCCGTCTTAAGCAAGTCTACCTGAATGACTTCGATTTCAATCTGGAAGAAGACCGAGAAGCCCTCAGTCGTTTAACCCGGATGGAGTTTGAGGGTAATTCGTTTGATACCGTTGCGCGGTGTTTGTGTAAGGACGGCAAGGGACTCCGGGGTAACTACCTCCTGGGTACCGAACGGGTGTGTCCACGGTGTGGGAGTAAAGCAGAACTCTTCTTGGATCAAGGGGAAGACACCCGGATCTGGCTCAAATGCCCCGAAGGGGTGAAGAAGTTCGTTAATATCGGGTTCTTTACGACCTTCTTTAACAATATCAGCATAGGAAACCCGTCCCCCAAGATCAATGTACCGCGTTACTTCATTGATCCTCTGTATCGAACCAAGGTTAAGAAGCAACGGAATGGAACCCTCATTGCCATTAACCAGATGCTCGGTGACTTGGAGATCCACCATGTCGACCTGAACACGTTCTATGATCACTGTGATCGGATCATGGAATACATTCTGGTAGGTCCAGGTGAGCGCTGGTCGAAGTACCGGGGAGGGGAAGGTGCTGAGATCCTGGAACTGTATCATCGGTATAAACACATCGCGTTCTGTAATTACATGAAGGTACCCAGTCGGTACTGCATGGTGCTGGAACGGGTGGGTAAAGAAGTCCGGAGTTATGAGCATCAGCCTGAAACAGCGAAGCTCTATAACGCCATTGCGGATACCATGAAGTCCAGCAATTGTTATCAGCTCACTGAAAAGGACTTGCAACGCAATGTGGACATTGTGGGTAAGAACCTGGTGGCGTTAGCTGATCAATTCAGGAGTGTCAATAACCCCAAAGCCGTGTTTAATAAACACGGGATCAACCGTAAGCATGTGTGCGCAGGTCCGGTGCCATTAACGGGACGGTCGGTGATTACCTCTCAAACGGGTATTATTAATCACTCTGAAGTGATTATGCCGTGGAAGATGGTCGTTACCATCCTGGAACAACCCATTACGAACCACCTCTATCGGTTAGGGCATACCCCCCGGAGTGCCCGTAAGCTGATCTATAACGCGGCCTATCGGATCGTTCCAGAAATCGATGCGTTCTTACGGCGTGCGGAGGAGAGTCGTAAAGTCCTGGTTCAAATGGGGCGTAACCCCTCGATTGAGTACCTCAGTCGGCGCACCAATTACCTGAGGGTGAACCGGGATCTGGAAGATGAGAGTATTAAGATCCCCATTACTTCAGTCGGTCCTTACAATGCTTAACAATGATTACCCTATTCCTCTACCAGGAGGAATTCGTGCAGATAGAAAGGATATACACAACTCCTATTGAACATCCAGAGGAAGTTGGGTTTTATAAACATCCAACATTGCCGATTTGGTTGTCTAAAGACGACGATCGGATCCTCACAGAAACAGGTTTCGTGGAACCAAGCATAGGCGGCGAATACAAGTACTACATTCGTCAGCACCTCCATGTGTTGAAACTAGAGACATTTCTTGAGAAGCCCAGCTCAACTATCAAGTTGTGGGGGAATCACAGGGATGGCGACAAGCGCAATAATCACCTGGAAAACTTGGAGTGGTGTACTCCGTCAATGAATTTGATCCATGCGTTTAAGACCGGTCTTAGGTCGGATAACCTTCCCGGTTTACTCACCGATCTAGAAACAGGTGAGGTCAAATCATTTACGAGTTTAAGGGAATGCGCTACCTACTTAGGTATCAATCCTGGTACACTCACTGTTTACATGAAATCTGATAGAAAGTATCCGCTCAAGTTTAAGTACTCTGTGCGTCTAATATCGGAAGAGCCTAGCAAACTGACTGCTGACGACATTGGTAAAGTAAGGAAGGGTGGACCCAAACCTTGCAAGATCGTCAATAAACTCACTGGCGAAATAAAGCATCTGGCCTTTGAGAAAAGCATTCAGGAACTGTTCGGTTTATCTGAGAGACGTTATCAGCGTGCTTTGAAAGAACGTGGATACGAAGACTGGATTTTCGAAGAAGTGAAGACGTATGAAGAATACGTCGAGTGTTTAAAGGATGATAAGGCGAAGACTGTAAAGTCTAACCGACATCTTTCTTTAGTCAAGGAAAAACAGTTGGCTACAGCTAAGAAGATTGTGGTTACTAACAATCTGACAGGCGAAATAACTGAATTCGACAATCTTAGTGACTTCTCAATGGAGAATGGTTTCATGATAAGCGAGATCAACCGCGCTTTGAAAACCAAAGATTCATGGAGAGAATTCACATTTAAATATCTGGAATAGGGTAATTGTTAAAGGCTCACCAGGCACGAAAGTCCTGGATGAGAATCTCTTTAATTGCTGGAACACCCACAAAAGTGAACCACCTTACGTAACCGTAAGGGGACGAAAGTCAGAAACAACGGTTCACCTGTCCTACGCTAACCAATAACGCTAAGGGATACTGACAAGGGGCAACCAGCAGCGAAGCCTGTTGTTATTCAACAGGAACGTTCAACGGCCATTCGATGACCCGTAATCTGATTACGGCGAGAAGTAGGGTAGCAAGCTAATGGCACCCGAAACAGGAGACACCTAATCCCTAACCGGGAATGGTGATGATATGGTCTGACCACGGTTTAATAGACCGTGCAGGTGTCTGTGCACACCGGGTAATGAGTAGCGTCATTACTGGACAAGTGGATTTTGATGGTGATTCCATGTATGCCATCTTCTTGATTGACTTGGAGTCTAAAGCGAAAGCCTACGGGGGATTAGGTCATCATCAGGTATTGGATAACAACGTTCCCTTCAAGATCAGCAAGTATGCGGGACAAACCGCTACCAACCTGATGAACTTCAATACCCTCATGCTACAGAAACCGATTGAGTAAGGAGGTGAAGTGTCGATGCGAAGTGCTAATGCCTTCAGTCACGCGATCTCAGGCAGTTTTACCGAAGAGTCCATAGCCAAGTACGCCGACTACGTAAACAACTCTACAGCGCTCCTACAGAACGCTGGAGGCTGGTTGGGGGAACAAGCCAAGAAGACCCTGGATTGTTTTACCAGCTTCGTAAACTCCCGCGCGTGGGAAATGGGTAAACGCCTGTTGAATAAGAACGACGGGGAGTACGTCGGTCGGTATTCCATTGGCTACCTGGGGAGTATTGAAGCCCTCCAAGGTGCTGAGGGATATATGCGGGACTACATCATGGCCAATCCCACCATGATGCAGCTGTACCTGGACGGTGAAATTGAAGGGTATGGTGGGGAGTTCAGTAAGTTCTGTTCAGGTGTTGGGGAGGAGAACCTCTTCTATCGCCGCAGTATGAATGGGTTGCTGAATTTGACCACTGTGGATGATAAACCGCATCTACGCCATACCCATTACCACGACAGCCTAGGTGGTAAGATCTCCTTCAGGGAACGGTGTGATGTCCAGAAAACCTGGGCGGCCATCGATCACCATCGGGCTAAATCCCTGTTCGACCTCACCAGTCCTGCCGGGAATAAGCTGAAGAGCGCTGAAGAAGAAACCACCGAGGAGTAAGGTGTCTAAACCAAGCAGGGGTGGTTCCCTGCTTGGTTTATTATGACCTTTTATTTTGTCTTTCTATAGAGAGCCTTCTTTCTTTAGGGAGTTAACAGTATGGCGCGGTTTTGCGTAGGGACAATGGACAGTAAGTTAGGGTGGGAGACTCAGTCTCCTGATACCGCTATTTCACGTCATGTGACCTATTGGTTTACCAGTCGAGAGAACCAAGGTAAACTGATTGGAGGTGTGCCTAGTTTCTACATGATCTTTAAAGACTTCGCTCAATACCCCGATCAAATGGTGGAACAAGTCCAGGACAAATTCAAGGCGTACCTGGAGGAATTGTTCGACGAAGTCATGGTGGGTGTAAGTCGACAAAATGTTACTGGGAGTGTCAATAATTACAGGCTCATACTGACCGCTCGTGTCGTAGTGGACAATATGAAGTATGACTTGGCGCAAACCATTCTGATCACCGGTGAACTGTACAAAGTTCTGGACTTAGAGAGACTTAAACGATGACTGACAAACACAACGAAGACTTCCGGGGTAAAGTTCCTGATCATATCCAAGAGATGCACCTGGAGAATGACCTTGGTTGGTTGAAGGACTTGAAAGTCCACGAACTGGATGGTAAACTCCTGCTGGGTGAGCCGGGGGAAGAACTCCCCTTTAACGTGAGTCATGTGATTGAAGAGAAGGAATTCGTTCAGAAATGGTTGATTCCCTTTGCGCTGGGGAATTCCACCGGAGTGAACTACTTCCCCTTCCAGGAATGGTGCTCCTTTACCTTTAACGGAACCCGGTCTGTATTGGTGGTTGCCCGGGATGCTGAAACCGGTAAATACGAACCGACTCTCTTGGTTCCGCCGATTATTTCCAACTCCCTGACTGCGGATGACCGGTACAAGCTCCGGATGGCCTCGCTGGCTATTTACAATATCAGTGAAGACAACCGCCAGAAAGAGAATCTGAACGCCAGCTTGAAGGTTGCGAATGCCTTGGCGGATAGCAAAATAGGTCTGGAAGCTAAACCCACGACCTTGACGGATTTGATTACTCCGGCCTTCTTTGAGAAGTTCTCGGTCGTTCCGGAAGTGGAGCGTAAGGTTTACTGGATCCGGGATGTTATCCGGAAAGGAACTGAAACCAATCCCGACGACCTGACTCGTGCCCGGGAGTTGTTCTTTAAAGAACACAAAGGTGAAACCCTGACTCAGGAAGAGTTGAAATTCCTAAACCAACTGAGTTTAGGGGATTATGAGATTGAAGACCGTCTGGCTGACGCACCGAGTGAACAGGCGGATAGCGAATCGCCAGACGATCCCAACTTCGATCCGTTGGCGTGTTAAGGTAGTAAGGGGTAGATTATTCATGCGGATTCTTTGGACTTCCGACCACCATACGCTGCACCAGACAACCCCCACTACTCATGTACTGGGGAATATGTCGACGTTTTACTTTAAAGATCACGATCTGAACAATATTGATCTGTCGATCTTTGGTGGGGACCTCACAGAACGCATGGTAGAGGCCCCTAATCCTGATTTCATTAAACTCAAGGAATGGGCCAAGGTTTACCTGAACGCGTGTGACAAGGCCCATACAGCCGTTCTAGTACTGGAAGGAACCCACTCCCACGACAGGGGTCAGCCTAAACACTTGGAGACGCTGGCTCCCGAGGGAATGGATTTCCGGTATGTGGATGCCTTGTCCATTCAGTATTACCCCCAATTCAACAATCTCAGTATTCTCTGTGTTCCTGACAACATGGGAACCCTGACACCTGATGAGATTTGGGACAAGACTGTCGCATTGCTCAATGAACACAAACTGAAGCAAGTGGACTTGATTGTGTTTCATGGTGCGTGGGAGCATCAATTGCCGGTGCAAGTACGACACAAGGCTCACCAGTTAGCCCGATGGGAAACCATTGTTAAGTACTTCATTCTGTCGGGTCATATCCACGTCCCCTCTGAAGTGGGTAAGATGCGGTGTTCGGGTTCCTTTGACCGTACAGCCCACGGGGAAGAACACCCGAAAGGGGGGTATTTGGTTGAGCTTGACCTGGAGAAGGAAACCGCCACTTCAACCTTCCAGGAAAATAAGAACGCCCTTCCGTATTTAACTCTGAAAGTCAAGGAAGACATTACGACCGAACAATTGGTCTTGGACCTCCAGCAGTTCATCCGCCGGAAGAAACTCCCGTACCACAGCCAAATCCGGGTCATGGGTGGTGCAGCGGATATCGTTAAACCGGTTATACGTATCTTTGAGAAAGAATTCCCCTACTTTGGCTTTAAAGCGGAGAATGCGAAAGCCAAAGAACAGCATGTCCAAGACGACCTGTTCAATAACCAAACGTACGACTACCCTCAGTTAACGAAAAAGAACTTGGCATCAGCCCTGTTACCTGAATGTCAAGGTGTCTTCGAGAAGGAAGGGATCTCTGATGAAGAAGCCTTGAAAGTCCTGGAGGAATTCCTATGAGAAGTACAGGTGCTTTGGGAATGTCCGTAGGGACATCGTTGGCGTTTGAGAGTGATGCGGCTTCTCTAATACGTAATTCGGATACCATCCTGCTGAACCTTATGACGCTAATACGGAATGCGTATGACGCGTATGAGACCAAAGAGGAAAAGGATCAACTGACATCAGATCAACTGGTAGAGGCGGTTACCAGTGATCTGAAGATCCTGGCAAAATGGATGGAAGAGACGCGTAAAAGTAAACCGGTTGAACTGGTGGTGTATTATCCCACCTATACGGGTCTTAAGACCCGTTTCCGTCATGCGGATCTCAAACTCCCTACGACGAAGAATCAAATCCGGTACGATACCCTCTCGAAAGAGGCAGCAAAGAAGCTGTATACGAAATACGAGAAACTGTTGTCTAAGACAGACATCGGTATGCCTGAATTCAAAGGGCGGGGTATTGTATTGACGCACCACGTGGTGGACCTCGCGGTATCGAACAGTGTTGGACGTTTAATACTGTTGGAGTCGTATACGGGTAAAACCAAACCCTTTACCCAGTGGTACACTAAACTGACGGGAGGGGAGGATCTGTTTTACATGCCGTTTAACCGGTTCACCATCCAGATCTTTGGTGACCGTTCAACCAATTTCATGTCGTCCTCAACAGGGATTAAGGAGCTGGTGAAGAAACTGGCGCTGGATAATAAGTGGACATCTGCCACAACACTGGGACGAATCAGAAGTCATATCAACAACCTGCCACAAGGGGTAGATCGAGCCGGTCTACAACTGATGCTGAACGGTTAGTCTCCCATCTATTCTCACTGAAAATTCTATCTTTATTGGTTAGGAATTTCGAATTTAAGGTAACCTCTCATGAGTGACAATCAACATCGCAAGTTTACCCCCCGTAAGAAAACCCTCCTGAATGACTGGAAACAGCCTCATCCAACGACCTTGGAACCTTTGCCGGGAGCAAAGTACCCGGCGCAGGGGATGTTCGAGTGCAAGAACAGTGGGGCGTTTCCCATTGTCTTCAAGATCAACGACGGCATCTTTGAGAAAGGTTCCAACAGTAACCACAAAGAAGTCGAACTGAACTATTCGGATCGGGGCGCGCTCTTCGAAGCGATTATTGAGGCCTCGAATGATGCGAACTTTGGGTTCCGTCAGATCCCGATTTCGAAGAAGCAGATGATCTTCTCGGGTGGGAGCGCGCGTCAATCGGAGAACCCGATTGTTCAAGCGACCTTTACCATCATCCGGGATAAGAACGGTGTTATCCACCTGGGGTACACCAAAGGGGATTACAAAGTCCCGCTGGTTTTCCGTGGTTCCAACTTCACGACGGTATACGTCAAGAATGAAGCCGGTGAACGCGTTGAAGACCAGGGTCTGATGTCCCGTTGGGTAGCTCGGGCCTGGGTGCGTTTCCACCAGGATCTCCTGAATGAGATCGAGCAGGCGGCTTGGGAACCCCCGAAACCGCGTGACGGTGGGGTAAATAACAACCGGCAGCCTTCCAATGACTCCAGTTCTGCCACCCACGATGACTTCGATGACGTGGAATTCTAATTAGACCAAAAAGGGTAGGAGGGGTTGCCCCTCCTACCCGGTCTATTCGTTTGGTTAGAATATTTTAAACCTACATTATCTTCCCGTAATCCTGGACTATTCTGTTTGGAGTGAACCATGTTTAACATCGAGGTTAAGCGGAAATCCAAGAAGACGATTAAAGCCATCATTGTTTCGTTGAATGAGAAGAGCCTCCGCTTTAACGGTGATGCAACAATCAAACTTGAACGGGTGATTAAAGAAAAGGATGCGAGTGATCCTAATCTCTTCAGTTGTTTCAACGAGTATGTGGAGAACATCTTCGATACGGATAAGAAGATTGAACTCTTTAAGTTGTATGAAAAGGCGTATCAGATTGCCGAAAGTCCTACGTATAAGGACTACCGGGTTGAAATCGCTGAAATTAAACCGATTATCAATGCTATTCTAAACCTCATTGATGTTCCCAAGTACTGTAGCTTCATCCAGTATTCCGAACACATGGTCGTTCCTCCTGACCTGAGCGTTGCCTCCAGTAAGGGGGATTACCCGGAACAAACAACCATTACGGATTACGATTATAAAGAGTTGGTTAAGCTGACCTTTGTGATCCGTTCGGTTTATCCGATCATCTTCTCGTTAATTGCTCGCTTCGATGCGGCAATGGGAACAGGGTACAGTGAGCAGGTGTGTGGGAGTCTGATTAAAGATAACGCCCACATCGTTAACCTGTATGGGTGGAAGAAGCTTCAGACCTATGTGAACTTTGCCTTTGGTAAACGAGGTATACCCCAGCAAGCAGACAGCATTGGGAGTGTAGAGTATTTCGTGGAGCGGGTGCTGTATGATACCCTCTTCTCCCGGCTGTGCTGTGCGGTCATCCCCGAAACCGAAGAAGGGAAGCACCTGGCCACCGCCATTAACGCTTCGGTACGCCATCATGGATCGATTGGGGGTGGGTTTAAAGCCAAGGATGCCCGGGAAGGTGAGGATGATAAGCGGTCCCTGTTGGAACGGTATCATATCAACGAAGAGATCAAGGCGGCAAATGAAACCGTAGACGCTGAGTATTTCAGTTTAGGGTTGTTTGACGAGAATGACAATGAACGGTACGTGGATCGGTTCAAGATCCCGTGTCTGGGCCTAGGTATAAAGAATCCCCAGCTGGTGGAACAGGTCTACGACAACATGCCCCCGAACTGGGACATCACGTTGGACAATCATGTCATTACGTTGCTTCAACTGACGTTCGTCGATGCGATCTCTCCTATGATCTTCTGGAGTTGTGACGGGCATCAACTGCGGGCAGCCATTGCCTTGGCTCAGGTCCGTTTGAGCGAACAAGGGTATCATTACCTTCCGTCGGTACTGGGAGCGAGTAATAATCCCGGAGGCATGCGATCCCTTTCGGATGGTTTGCGGTTGAACACCGAAGATAAAGAATTCCTGGTCAGTATTTGTGACATCCAAAGTCGTAATGACGAAGGACGGTCCTTTAATGAAGCCGTGGAGGTCGCAACGGAGTTCTTGGAAACCTTTGGGAATGGGCAATGGAAATCGAACCTGGAATATGGGGTATTGGATGATCCTGAAGTCTATCAACGGGTAGAACGCGCTGCGTTGTTCGACCTGGAGATTGATTTGGAAATCAAGAATGAGTTCATGCGGTTAGTTAGACAAGTCAATACCTGAAAGTATCATCCGTAACTAGACAGAGGAAACAAACATGTCCGAAATGTTGGTGACATTGACCCGAGCCATTTTTGGTATGGGGAATAGCAACCACGATCACGTTCATCGTCATAACCAACTCAACCTGGACAGCACTGAGGTGGATGACCTCATCATGGAACAGGTCAATGGAGGTGTTACCGCGGGTACCCTGAACCGCATTGCTGCCTCCAGCGGTAACCTGTCCCAGCGTCCTCAAGGCTACGTCTCCGTCGAAGAAGGCTTCGGCGTACGGCGTGGAATTGGACAACTCACGTTCGTTATTGAAAGCAATTCAAACTTCCATTCGGAAATGTGTGTGGTGGGGTACCTCTTTGGAGGCACTGCGTCGGAACAAGGTATCTCGGATGACACCATGTTCGTTCCGGTACGGACTTGGTCAACCTTGACGACCAATACCCATGACAGTCAAGGCTTCCCGATGACCAAGCGGATGATCGACAGTTCCCATCAGTTCCTCATGGGATCGGTGGATCAGAACAAAGACCTGAAAGCCGTACGTCCGTTGGATGTCGGGAATGAAGCCTTGGGGTTTGCCGCCAGTGAAGAAGATGGTTCTGAGATGATGTATGCCGGGACGGTGGGGAGCGACCTCAAGAACAACACCTTGATGTCGAAGACCCTCAACCTCAACCCCACGCATTATTCCCGGGAGTTGCTCAAACTGGCCACCAATGCAGGGTTCCACTCCTCCAATGGCAGTTCGTTGGAAGTGGAACTGTCCAACGGATTGATCGGCGAATCGATTGGAGAACTCTCCCCGCTCGAAAACCCTTTCATGCGGGCAATGATGCAATCCACCGGTCAGTACATGTTGGGTGGGTTCCAGGGGTTCAGTATTGGGGAAATCTATCAGGTCTTCGATAACCTGTTGGATGTCATGAACCTCAACCTGTTGAATCCCAGTTCCTTTGCGGAAGACAACACCCTGCTCACCAGCAGTGAATATGGGTCTGCGGGTAACCATGAGGTGATTGCTACGGAACTGGCGATGATGTCGGTTCACCTGATGTTGCAGTGTGGTCTCTCCAGCCTACGGTTCTCCGCCACCAATAACCTCATGGAATATAGCACGATCATGGATGATGGTGTGGGTGTCGCTTTCGTCATCGGTGAAGCCATGTCCATGTTGGACAATGACATGTTCGTGGAAAACCGGGTGGAGGACTTCAAGCGTCTGATTGCCCAACACTTCTTCTCGAAATACTCGGGACCTCATGTTCATTTGAGAACCTTGATGAATATTGAAGTGGAGTGTTACATGTTTGGTGAGATCGTTATTACGATTTCGTTCAATGGGGAAGCCAACGAGAAAACCTTCACCAACGCTACCTACTACATTAATCATACCAGCAGCAGCATTGCCGGTAATGAAAACGGCCTGTTGGAAGCCAAGAACTTCCTGACCGGTATTCGTGAATACTTCAGCTAAGAGGATAACCGCTCATGCACGAAACCAATGAACTGAACAAACTGTACGAAGCGATGTGTTTGTCGTGGGGCGCGCAGGTTAAAGAACAGGGACGACTCGTCTTTATGATCGATGGGGAAGAATTCCCACTCCGTATTGATGGGATGACCCTCCACCTTCCGCTGAGCGAAGTCCTGGATGGGAACTGCGTGGATAAGGTCTTCTTCCACCCGGCCTGTGAAAACATCGTGTCGAAAGAAACGGAAGTGTTCAAGATCATCCGGCGGATGACCTGTATGAAACTGCTGGATACCTTCCGTCGTATTCCGATGGTGTTATTCACCGTTGCAGGCCATAAGCCCAAGAGTACCTGGAACCAACGTATCCACGACATGCTGGAGCCCCTTAAAGGTGCCAAGCGTGCGGTACGGGATGAACTCAACGCATTGTTCAGCCGTATGCATGTGGAAGTGGAAGAGAATGGGTTGGATAACCGTTTCATTCACTTCAAGGTATCTAAGGGCGGTGGTACCAGTAAGACCACGGGTCAACGGATCTATTACAAGACCCGTCCGGAGTTTCCGTTCTATACGGAAATCGTTCGTCGTCTGGCACGTTCGGATGGTCAATCGGATAACCAGACCATTGAAATCAATAACCACACGGTCTCCCGAGCGGCACTTCGTCTGGCCGCCCATATCTTCCAGAACGTCCTTCCGGCGGTAAACAGTCCCAGTGACTATGAGTTTGAATCGACTTCCCCGGTGGCGTCTCGTCTAGTGTCCTACATGGGGTGCTATGCGGAAATCGCAGATCAATTGAATAAGATCCAGAATACCTTCCGATCTGATTTCGATAAAGCCGGGTTGTACCCGATTGATCTGAGCTGGACGGAACGCCTGGAAGAACTACCGGATATTTATCGCCAAGTCCCAGTACTGGATTACAACAGCCACAACACCCATGATGAAGTCCAGCATCAAGCAGTGAGTCGGAATGACATGGGTGGTCTGCTGTCGGTTACCAGTACCAACCAACAGGGTGTTTCTCAACATCAATCCCAACCGCAGCACGTTGCAGGAATGAGCGGGGACTATGACGTATCACCTCCGCAGATGCAAGCGGGAGACCGGTATGTCCGTACTGAGATCGATTACGTCGGTCAACGCGTTCTCCACCATGCGGTTAACCAAACCACCAATAACCCGGTCGTCTACATCTGTAGCCGTAAAGGGAACTTCCTGCAACGCTCTGAAACCAACATGATGCTCCAGCAAATGGGTATGTTGGGTGGGATGGGTGGTATGATGGGTGGAACGATGCTGGCCAACGGGATGGTTCAACTGCCGAACGGTATGATCGTGAATCCGCAGATGATGGGGGGTGTTTCGATGCCCACACCTACCGCCGCACCGAGTGTATACCCGGACGCCGGTATGGGGTTTGACCTGGGAGCCCCAGGTATCTTCTAAGCAACAATAACCTTACCAGTACCTAGCGGGATATCCCGCTAGGTACTGTGTTTTCTCTATTTTATTCCAGTATTTTTACGCTTGGGTCGTATTACTACGTGCAACGGCCTGGGTCAAATGGGCCTCGTCAATTATCTTGTAACTTTGCATGCCCGCACAATCCATAAAGGGATCTTCAATCCCATTCAGATAGGCGGTGACCCACAGCATATGGTTTTCAACCCCTTGAACCCTCAGGAACCGATAGAAGTCATACCGATAGGCATACAGTTGTGCGTGAGAGACGATTGGAATCTCCTGGGTTTGACGGAGGAGTATTTCCCGTTCGGACCGCACCAAGACTTTGAACCGTTCAGTAAAGAAGAAATCACGTCCTTCACTGAAGTTAACAATAGACAGTGGCATGGAGAAGATCCTTATCGATGCAGCTAACCATTTTTGAACCTATATTATTTCTGTGACCCGACATAAGGAATTATCCCAATGGAATACTTAACGACCCAACGAAGTCGATTGTATCCCAACCTGGATACTCGTCTGGTATTAAACAAAACCATAGGGTGTTCACGTTTCATATGGAACGCTCTACTGGGTAATCATAAGGAAGAATACGGTCTTTGGGTAGAGGATCCAGAAACTCATCCTAAACCGAGTTGTTCTTTAAGTTCCTTTAATCAAAAGCTGAACGAACTTAAAGTTGAATACCCCTGGTTAAATGAGGTCAGTTCTGTTGCTTTACAACAAACAGTTCTTCATTTAACCAAGGCTTTTAGTGAGTTCTTCCAGGGTATTCATGGTTATCCAAAATTTAAATCTAAACGAGATCCCGGTGGATTTAACCTCAGTAGTGCAGCGGGAACTTTAGCCAAGGACGGCAAGATTCGAATCCCCAAGATAAAGGGATACACCACCTGTCGACCTAAGCTCCCGTTGGATCAGGAAATTAGGAACTACAGCATTGTCAAAGACCGGGTTGGGAATTACTTTGTCAATTGCTTAGTAACTAAACCTTGTCTACCGAATACGGCTAAAGGTCAAGGACTGGTGGGGGTTGATCTGGGGATTAAATCCTTAGCGGTGGCGAAGCGGTCTACAGGTGAAATCTTTACCTTGGAGAATCCTCGAACCTACATGAAGTACCACCGTAGACGTGTACGACTTCAACGGCGATTAGCCAAGAAACAGAAAGGGAGTCAAAACCGTAATAAAGCTAGAATTAAACTGGCCAAACTAGAACGTAAGGTCGGCAATATTCGCAAGAACACCCTGGATACCTTCACCTCTAAACTGATTAGCGAAAACCAAGTAATCAGTATTGAGGATTTGAATGTTAAAGGGATGCTGAAAAACAGCCGGTTGGCTAAGCATATCCAAGACTGTGGATTTAGCACCCTCCGGAGGATGTTGGAACACAAGGCTAAACGGTATGAATCACCGGTTATTATTAGCCTGGTCCATCGATTTTACCCCAGCACCCAGTGTTGTTCAGCGTGTGGTATTAAACGTGAGATCAAACTGACCCTTAATGACCGGGAATGGACCTGCGCTGAATGCGGGACCTCTCACGACAGAGACATCAATGCTGCAACGAATATCCTGTATGAAGGACTTCGGTTAGTGGTCTGATAGAAAATTTACTCTTTGGAGTAACTACCGAAGCCTACTCGGGATGTTAAGCCTGTGGAGCATCAGTGCGGTTAAGCTGAGCAATGAAGCAGGAAGTTTGAGGTTAAAACATTGGGATAAAGACAGTCTTAACTCATTATTGAAAAGACTGCTGTTGACTGTAATGGAGCCGTTATGAGTAAAGAAAAATTGAATCAGGACCTGAAAGGTGTAAGTAGTGAGATCCGTGCCGCACTGGGTGCAGAGGATACGGATCTTACCCCTGACAGTGCAGCGGGTCAATTCCTCCAGGAAGTCCGTTACAAGTATCCCTGCGGGGAGAATCAAATCCATCCTGCTTTAGTGGGTGTCAGCAGTAACCTGATTCTCTTCCCGCACGAAGCCTCCGCGGGTCGTCTCTATATGGCGGGTAACATGATCCCTAAATCCGTGCCGACCGAAGGAGCGGGTGAACGGATGATGGTAACCGGGTACGAATTTGAGGAACATTACGGTGGAACGGCTCGTAAGGTCGAAGCCCCTGCGAATATGCTGGTGGAAGAGATCTTCTTCGTTCAGAGTCTGGTTCCGGGTAAGGATACGGATGACTGGAATTCGATTTACGTGGTCTTTAAGAACGACGAACAGAACGCCTACGACCTTCTGGAGCTACCTCGGTATAACACCCATAACCACTACGTTGGGTTCGAATATAAATACGATAAAGAGAAACTCCGTAAGCTCCGTAAAGGTGCCACTTTCGCTAAAGGGACCGTCTTCGCTAAGAGTCCCCGTATCAGTGAGAATGGGGAATGGTGTTTTGCAATGCCGACCTTGGTAGCCGCCTATTCGGACCAAAGGACTGAGGAGGATGGCGTGCTTATCACCCGTTCCTATGCGGAACGTTCGGCTTGTATGTTCAAGCACGAGTTCAGCTATGAATGGAATGAGGATGAATGGATTCCTCTGATGCTGTACGGAACGGACGAGAACCCCCAACCGCTCCCTGAGTCGGGTGATAACATCCGTGAGGATGGGATCGTCATGGGCTTCCGTCGCCGCATCAAAGAGAACGCGCTGGTTTCCCTGACCAAGAAGTCCCTACGAGAACCGGATCTGGTGTACGACAAGTTGTTCTATGCGCCGGTGGATGCGGTTGTGATGTCAGTCACTGTTCGGTCGGATCGGATGAAGAACCGGTCCAATAACCGGGGAACGGATTACATCGAACAACACCACAATGCCATGCTGGACCGCTATGAGAAACGCCAGAATGAAATGTGGAACAATGTGATCCGGTGGTACGAAGGGAAGATCGCTGCCAACCGCGGGGAAGACATTCCCATTACCTTTGACCTCGATACCTTCATTCGGAACGCGTATGGTAACTATACCCGCAATGGGTTGGGTCGTATTAACCCGTTGGCCCGAGTGGAACGGTGGGATAAACTGAAAGATTGGAACGTGACCATCGAACTGAAGGAACGGGTCAAAGGTCGTGTTAAATTCAAGTACGCGGGTTTGAACGGTGACAAAGGGGTGTGTGTACGGGTCATTGAAGACGACGAAGCTCCCACCTATCCGGATGGGACTCGGGCGGAGTTCATTAAAGATAACGTACCGGCGTTCCGTCGCCAGATCTTTTCGTTGCTCATGGAACTGAGTATCAACTATGTGAACATGAACGTTCAACGGGAAGTCAGACACCTACGGCTACAAGGGGATTATGAAGGCGCTTTCCAGGCGTTGATGACGTTCTATGAAACCGGTTTCCCTGAATTCAGTGAATTGGTTGCTCATGCGTTGGTTACGGAGGAGGAGAAACGTGAGCACGTCGACGATGTCTGTCGCCGGAAGATTTCCGTGCATGTGGTCAGTAACACGAAGTTGTATGGCGTGAACCTGATCAACGCCCTGCGTCGTCAATACCCGTATAAGCCGCAGAAAGCCATTATCGTGAACGCACTGGGAGAACGGGTGGAAACCGAGAACCCTATCCTTATCAGCTGTCAGGACATTATGCTCCTGGATAAGTTTGGTACGGACATGAGTGCGCAGAGTATGCCGAAGGCTAACCTCTTTGGTATGCCAGCGAAGATGAACGAAGGCAGTAAATACGCCACCCCCATGAAAGACAGTAATAACAAGAATACCGGTGAAACCGAAGGCCGGTTGCAAGTCAGTCACGCGGGCGGGCAGGAAATGATCAAGCAACTGGCTCTGGCGTATTCCCCCGAGAACCAGAAAAAAGCCTCCCAACGGGTTATTCGTGCGGATGATCCGTTTGAGATTCCTCGGTTGATTAAACCGGAGGAGTATTTGGGGAATCGGGCGTTGAAAATGGCGGTGGGAATGTTGTCGGATTCGGGTTATCGGCTGCGAGCTGAACTACCCAGTGATCGTCGGGAATATCCAACCTTTAACATGGATGAAATCCCAGGGTTAGATGACGAGACCTTGAAGCAGCTTCAGTCATCCGAGAAACCCACTCAAGAACCTTAACCCCATGATAGACTCACGGTATGGAGAGGAATGTAACTCATGGTAATGAAGATCAAACTCCGTGAATGGGCTAATTTACCAGAAGAAACTGTTCTCCGTTGGTTAAACACCCGCCGGTGGGTGGAGGTCACGGATGACCTGGACCAAGTCGCTCTAACGGATACCTACGCTCTGATCATTACCTGGCATGGAATGATCATCCACCGGCATTATAACGATGTCCCCTATTCCATTAAGGAGATGGTACCCAGTAACAAGGTGGAAGGGGGTGAAGACACCGTCTATAACGATGGAACCAACGCGACGCCTATTAACCAGTTCTTAAAGGTCATTCTTCCTACGATTATTGACCCGGTGGAAGTGGACGGGATTAAACGGCTTATTCATATCTGGCAGAATAAGCTGAATAACCTGCTGGTGGTGATGAGTGAACGTTACGTTATTTCAGCCACCGCTGAATCCGTAGCGGAGTTCATGGAAGATGAAGGGATCTCTGGAATACGGGACCGTGTCCTGAGCAAGGAGATTTCAATTGATGAGGGTGAGCGGGAGTTTGCGGATTATGTCCGGACCGCTCATTCCATTGCCAACAACACCCTCACCCTGCTGTCGCGTACGGGCGGGGTGGCCATTAACCAGGCGTATCAGAAGACGATCATCCGGGGTAAAGTCTTTGACCTGAACAACTCGATCATGCCGAATGCGATTACGGTTCCGTATGCGCATGGGATTACCAACCTGGCTGATATGCTGGGTGAACGGAATGCAGCAGGTAAAGCCGGGGTTTTGTCTTCAAAGATAAAAATCCCTGGTGGATGGAAGACCATGGGTAACATCCGGGTGGGTGATGAAGTCGTTACACCCGATGGAGGTACCGCTAAGGTGCTGGCAGTTCACCCACAAGGTGTAACCAAGGTTGTACGGGTGCACTTCAAAGACGGTCGATATACTGACGTTAGTCCAGATCACCTGTGGAAGGTTAGACGTCATCATTGGTGCAACGATAAAGCCATGGCTAAACTCACTCGGGAGGAAGTGGAAGAACGTGTATGGCGAGTCATCACCACCAATGAGTTGAAAGACTATATTGGTCTGTCAACTAAGGTATACGTCCAACTGATTGAACCTGAAAGAAATGCCGATAAACCCTTCAAAATTCACCCGTATGTGCTCGGTGTCTTGTTGGGGGATGGATGCATTAGTCAAAAGGCTGTGGATATCACCAAACCTTATCAACAGCTATTCGATAAGGTCCAATCGCTATTGCCAGAACATTTGGAATGTGTTTGGCGACCCAACCGTAAAGGTGATGGAGAACCTAAAACGTTTGGGATCCGTTTTAAAGATCGTCGGTCCGAACAGCACATCAACTGGCATATCCGTGATGGCCTGAAGGAACTGGGCTTGTATGGAATGCGGTCGTGGGGAAAAGTCATTCCCGAAGAATATCTTCACGGATCGGCTAAACAACGTTTGGAGCTCCTCCAAGGACTGTTGGACACAGACGGAACTGTGGACAAACACAAATCGGTTAGCTTTAGCTCTTCGTCTAAGTTACTCTCCCTCGGAGTGCAATACTTGGTCAGAAGCCTAGGGGGGATGGCACGTCTCCAAGAACGTACTCCCCACTACACCCACAATGGAGAAAAAAGGGAAGGTCGTACGGACTATCGGGTTTATATCCGATACCCTCGACCAGAAGAACTCTTCACCCTAGACCACAAACGGGAACGTGCGGTCTCGCACCAGCATACGGAAACCCTGAGACTGCAAGTAACTCATATTGAAGAACGTCCTGATGAGGAGACACAATGCATTACGATCGATCATCCTGATCATCTGTACATTACAGACGACTTCATTGTCACCCACAACAGCCTAACCAATAACGGCAAGGCCCTGAAATCATCGGAATGGTTCCACCGGAAGGTACACATCCTGTCCGCTGTGGTGGCGGATATCGATCATTTCATGGACTGTGGAACGACCACTACAGTGCCGATCCGAATTCCCAATATGCAAGCGGCAATGGCACTGTTGGGTAAATTCAGGGTAACCGATACAGGAGAATTAGAACTCATTGATCAAACCACGGTGTGGTCAATTAAGCCAGGGGAGTGGGTTAATATTCGTAGTGTGGCCTTCTGTAATCACTACAATAGTGCTTCACCCTGCCGGGTATGCTACGGGATGATGGCGAGCTCTATCCCGTATAACGTGATGATGAAGAAAGGGGCTGATGTCGGGATGTGGTGTACCACCTCGATCTGTAACCCCATCGGCCAGGGAATGCTCTCCACCAAGCATTTCATTAGGAATGCAACGACCCGTAAGTTCGTTCCTGCGACTAAGGATAAGAACGTTATCTATTCCAATGGTGACGATATTTTCCTGACTAAGGAACTCTGTGCACCGGGCACTGAATTGGTGCTCAAAGCCGATATTGTAAACATCCTCTCGGATATCCGTTCCTTGGATGTTCTGGACAACTTGAGCCTGGATAAACTCCCGTACTTCTCTGAAGTCACATTCCGCTATGAAGTCGAAGACATCATGATGGGGGGTAAAACCCTCCAGCAGCATGCGGCTTGTACCTCGGTGTCGTCTCGGAATGCCCGGTTCTCGTTGGAGTTCCTGAACTATCTCCTGAGTAAAGGTTGGGCGAACGAAGGTAAGAAACATATTACCGTTGATTTGAGTGAATGGAATACGCTCAGTCCTATCTTCACACTGCCGTATGTTCGTGAAGACTTGGACATGCACCGGGCTCGGGTAGAGAACTTCATCACGTTCAATAAACGCAATAACGCCTGGAGACAGCAGATCGTTACACCCCGTCTCTTTGGTGAGGTCTTAGCGGAATACTGGGGATTGATCAACCAGGAAACGAAAGGGATTAACATCATCCATCCTGAGGTCTTGCTCTATTCCACGTTGTGTCGGGATCCCATGCGCGGGGATTATTCCCTGGCGAATGGTAAAGGACCTAAGTATTTCGTGAACTTCCAGGAGTGTATCAAAGGCAGGGGGGCGGGTATGCTCATGATCTACGAGAACCAGCAAAATGTGCTAAGTGATCCTAAGACATTCCGTGTGGTAAACCGTCAGGGGAGTCCGCTGGAGTGCTTCTTTAGCTTAGCGGTGAGTTGAGTGGGTGACCCCGTTCGTTAGTGTGGACCTCTTAAGGGGGTCCTCGGAATCCCCCTTAAGAGGTTGATTATGCGAGCAACAGCAACTATCAGCAAAGCGAATCATTACTTCAGAATCAACGGGTTCTATGAGGAATTCGCGGTTCGGGTAATCCTACCGTTTTGTAAACTGAATCTCTGCAAGATGGCTAAGAAGCCAATACCGGGTACCCGGAAGCAGGCGTGGTTTGTTCAACACGTCTTTGCTCGGTCGAATTATGACAAGAGTGAATACCGGCTACCCATTGAAACCCTTAAAGAGTTTGTGGAATTTGCGGGCTACCGGGGGTATAAAGAATCCCGCTTGAAGATTCAGGATGAACCGGAGATCGAAGGCAAGGATGTTGTATTCGAATTCAATCCAGGGTTTGATCAGTTCAGGGAAGGTCAAGGTGAATGGATTGAGTACATGCTGAGCGATGGGCACCTGAAGGTCAATAACGCCTCCACAGGCTTTGGGAAGATGCAACCGCTGTACGCGAAGATCAAAGTCCCGGGTGGTTGGAAGACAATGAGGGAGATGACCGTCGGTACCGAGGTCATTGCAGCGGATGGTACGGTCACTCAGGTGACTGGTGTTTACCCACACGGTAAACAACCCATTTACCGTTTGCACTTCGAAGACGGGCGTTATACCGATGCAGGACTGGATCACCTGTGGAAAGTGTTCACAGAGGAGACTCAGGCATGGACAGTCGTTAATACCCGTTCCGTACAGACCCTGTTGGCGAAAGAGCCGGATGGGGTATTTATCCCTCTGTGTGAGCCTGAAGACGGTCCGGAGAAGCCCTTTGTAACGGACCAATTGGAAGGTTCCCGCCAACAACGGTTGGAACACCTACGACGACTCATGGATGAGAAAGGGTATGTGCGTGATGACGGTAGTCTGTCCTTTTCCAGTGAGGATGAGGTGGAAAGCACTACGGTTCAATACCTGGTTAGGAGTCTAGGGGGTATTGCCCGAAAGGTACCGTCTACAGGACTGTACCGCCGCAGGCAATACCGGGTGTACATCAAGCACCCTCGTCCTGAGGAACTCTTTACCCTGACGAATAAGGGTGGCTACCTGACATCAAAGTCGGGTAACCAGTCCCTTAAGCTCCGGGTGAACCGCATTGAATTCATTGGGGAACATGAAGCCCAGTGCATCTCTGTAGCACACCCGGATCGTCTGTACATCACGGATGACTTCATCGTCACCCACAACACCTATATGGCCATCCACAGCATGGTGAAGATTGGTAAACGGACCTTAATCACCATGCAACCCCGTTACCAGATCAATTGGGTACGGGAACTCAACAAGATCGTTAAACTCATTCCAGGGGATCTCTTAATCTGGGAGAATACCCTGGAATCGTTGTATGAGTGTTTAGAAGACGGGAAGTTTGATCCTAAGATCATTATTATTCCGATGTCTCGTATTGAGGTCTTCCTCCGTAAAGGGAAAGAGACCCGAGACGGGTTACACATGGATGATTTGATCAAACGGATCAATCCGGGATTAAGGATCATTGATGAAGGGCATGAAGCGATTCATCAGATCTTCTTGTCCTTAATGTTTGGGAATATCAAGAAACTCTTCCTGCTCTCAGCCACCTTGAAAGCAGACGATCCCTTTACGAACAAGATGTACCAGTACTTGTTCCCTAAACGGTTACGGTTAAAGGAGGCGGAACCCGAGCATTACATCGATGTAGTGGCGTACCTGTATCGCCTCAACACCCGTCGTTATCATCTCAAGACGGAGCAGTTTGGAGCGTATAACGATAAGACGTTTGAAAAGAGCATCTTAAAGTCGGGTGTACTCCTGGCATTCTACTTTAAATTGGTCAATAAGGCCTTTAAGGAGTATTACCTCAATGTGAGGCGTGAAGGAACGAAGTGTTTGTTCTTCTTCTCCAGGGTCAGTATGTGCGATGCCATGTTGGAACTGTTCAGGAAAGAATATCCCGGCTGGGATTTCGAAACCTTTACTGGGGACGATTCCAAGCTGAAAGATAAGAAGGACAAGTACTTAAAGCACGAGATCATCATTACAACTCCGAACAGTTGTGGAACAGGTAAGGATATCGGGGGGTTGGTGACGGTGATCTGCGCCCACACGGTTGCGTCGACTCAGGCTAATAAGCAGATCATTGGACGACTCAGGGCGTTGTCGGGTAAGTTCAATAATGAGATCGACCCTGCCTTTGTGTTCCTGGTGTGTTTGGACTTAGCGAAGCACGTGGAATATTTAGCCAAACGGGAACAGGTGTTCTTTGAGAAACAGAAGACCTTCAAGCGTATCAATTCGGAATGCTCCCTGGACTGAGGTCCCAGGGGGTTTCCCTTTATGTCGGGGTACCGCTACTATGCCGCTATTCAAACGTCAGCCCATGCTGATCATTTCATGCCCTAACATCGGACAGATCAGCTGGGTAGCCACCCAGTTGGTCGAGGACTCCCTTTACCACATCTTTGCGGATGGTTCACTCGTTGAAGATGATATTCTGGAAGAATGGTTAGAAACCGAAACCGAAAACATCCTTTTTGATGAAGAGGGACAGGTTAAAATGTCCCCCCTACTGCACGAGCAGGAATATTGGAACCTGGTTAAGGATCCTCACGCCATGACCGAGTTTTACATGGACGAAGCCCTCGGTATTCTGGATCACCTTTTCCAGTTAAATAAGGACAAGCTCGCAGAGGTGTCAAATACGCTCTCTGTTGAACGTTACTGGGTAATCCGACATCTCCCTAACCATTGGCTCATAAAACTCTATGGTGACCCTAAATGACCTATTCCTGCAACCCTCACAGCCGTACTGTTAAGTCCCAGAACATCAGAACCCCCGGAATGGAGTTTTTGCGTCAGAAATTCATCCTGAAGATTCTGGTAACCGAACGGGTTCGATGCTTCATGGATGAAGTGAACTTTGATATGTCGGGTGAATTTATCCGTAAGTTCATTACAGTGCCTCCGGAGTATACGGAACCTGAAACCATCGAACAGTACATCCAAACCGAAGTCCTGGACATCATGGAAGCGTTTAAGCAGTATGAGGAGAACGCAGTGTACCAGGAGGATTTAAAAGCCCTGTTGCCGTATAAAGGCCATCGGTGGCATCTGGTGTCTTCAACAGACTCCGGAGTCCTGATTACAGTCGAGGCGTAGGGTGTATGAAGTCTGTTATCATTAACCTCGATCCTGATACCCGAGCGGAGCTGTATGCGGATGTTTCCAATACACTCATGGATTTCATCCTGATAGAAGCCTTAACGATCGCTTTAAAGGACTATTCGTCATCCGTAGAAACGCTCCAAGACGCAATAGCGGATCCTGAATACTACAAAAATGATCCGGATACGAACATTGAACAGTCAATTGAATTACTGCTCGATGTACTGAAAGAGCTAGACCGACAGGACGGAGAAGATGTTGAGTCTCCCTTCTACGACGTGTCCAGTTATTCGGATTGGCTCAGGGATAAACTGTGTTTAGCCATTAGCTCCATAACAGATGCTAATAGCCCCTTGGATTTCATGATGTTGAATGATGTCCTCACTCTTCCTGAACTCAGTAAACAGTTCAACTTCCAAGGGAAACACCTGAATAACCGTGTTGTCATGTTGCTAACCGGAGTCGATGACCATCTCTAGACAGTACACATATACTACCTCCCTTCCGCAAGGAAGGGAGGTAGTAGTCGTTTATTTATTTATTTCAATGCCATCTCCAAGTCTAAGAGGTTCGTACGGCTGCCCGCTGTGTGGTGTGCCTTCATGCGCTGCAATAAAAATGCAGTAGGAATCAAGACCACCTCAGAGCTGAGACGATGCCCTAAAGCCCCTAGACCTTCCCCACAACAGGTCTTACAATAGTAACCGTCCTTTAGGGTACAGAACTGAGGGACTCTGGCTTGTACGGGTTTATTAACGTAACGATCCAGGTTTTCAGCGGTGAGCTGTATCAGGACTTTCCCATCCTGGATCCACGTTCCTACCCAGTATCCTTTATTGGTTGGTAGGATCGTAACGGTTTCGGTCACCGGGGTACCGCAATCCACGACATCCTCGCTAACGGCCGTACGGCCTATTAGACGCAACGTTTCCTTAACCCTAGCCCCACCTTCACCGGTGGACATAGAACGGCTGTAAGAGCCCTCTACGGCCGTGTTAATGTAGTCTGCCAAGAAGTTCGGATCCCAACCCTCCGCCAGGGAGTTAGGGAGCAGTACCCAACCGTCTCCTGAGGCATTGGGTTCAATACCGAAGGAAATGAACATCCGTTTACGCGAGTTGTCAATAAACTTCTTTGCAATAAAGAACTTACGGCTAGGACCAGACATTACGATCTTCATGTCCAGCGCCACACACTGATCAATAATCGAGGTAGCAACAACCGGATCATTGAGTTCGTCTTTATGCTCTTTAAAGAGACGATCCCTGAGTTTAATGACTTCAGGACTCACCGTTAGGGCATCTACTCCACCCGGTTTAATGAAGTGAGACCCTAACCCTTCCAGGAACTGGCAGTTATGGGAGAACTTCAAACACTGGTCTACACTGGCCTTCCCTTCAGGTACCGCTTCCCCCGGTGGGGGATTATCCACCATGAGAGTTTCCAAGATCTTCAAGATAACCGGTTTGGTGAACTCCTGGTTAAGGTAGGGTTGGGTCTTCCCGAAGCATTCCCAGAAGAGGATAACGTTGAAGAGTAAGAGTCCAAAGGTAGTCGTGACCGCTTTACCTTGCAACACGGGATGGAAGTCTCCCGGGAGTTCCAGGATTTCATCCATGTAGAACAGGGGTTCATTCACCTCCCCATTTACGGTATGGGTAGAACCCTCTACCACGACATTGAACCGATTATCCTCCACAAAGACAGCATAGGGGTATTTCTTGAACTGTCCAGAGGAATCTTCGTCTTCAAACTGGATAGTAATAATCGATTGAATAGCCGCCTTTTCGTTATAGGCTCGGTTATTCAGAAAGAGTTTAAGGTAGTCGAGTTTAGTCATGGGAGTTCCACTCGCTGAATAAGGTCTTCAATACGGGTCAACGTCAGAGGGTCTTCAATGACCGAATAGAGGTATTGGGTCATCTTATCCTTAAGCCATTCGTTATTGATTTCAGACACCAGGAAGAACCCAATAACCTCCTTGGCATACTGAAGGGTACTGTCTTCCGTTTGTTGAGCCAGGAGAACTTCCAAGTTACGACTGTAGAAACTCAGGAAGCTCTTTACACTCCCTCCCAGTTGTCCGTTCTTCTTAACGTGTTCAAAGGCCAGAGTTCCTTCAATAAGGGTTGCATTCGCCCGAATACGCTGTTCAATAGGGGTGGGAACGTTCTCAATCTCCTCGGGGTTAAAGAGAGCGTCCTTAATGGCTTTAAGGGTGACTTCTGAAACATCCTCAATAAAGGTTTCGTACTCTGACAGATCGAGGTCTTCACCCAGGTAGAGTTGCATCACCAGGAACAGTCGGTTCACAGGGGGGATGTCATACGCCTCCAAGACGTGTTTAAGACCAATCAGGTCTTCGTACTCCTGCAACTCCATAAAGAACGACAACAACCGAGTTAAAGCAGGGAGGTTGTCTTCACCCAGGAAATCGTGATTGAAAACGAACCCTAGCTGTTCCAGCACATCGATTATATTGGTCGTTAGGATCAAATACACCTGATGCTTCTTAGCCGGGATTTCCAAAGCTTCATTAATCAACAGATCAGTCAGTTGACTGGGCATCAAGGACTCAGGTTGACTGAGCATAATTAAATTAAACGATTCATCCAATTCTTTAGCCTGATTGGCGGGTATGGCGTTCCGGAGTTCTGACCAGAGACCCCCTACCAGGGTGTCAGCCAGGTACGCTCCCTCTTCCAGGGTAACAGATTCTTCATGCTCAATAATCATTGGGTTAACTCTCGTAAAGTGCGTTTCCAAAGGGAATCATAGCATATGTCGACTAAACAGCAACAGCGTCGGGTTAAGAAACTCAATAAACGCAAGCAAGTGAGTAAGCAAAAACAACGGGCTAAGAACATCCAGGACGCTTACCTCCGACAGGACTTTGGTAAAGGCTACCAGGGGGAGGCCCTGAGTAAGGATGCCTTGTACGATAAGGTCAGGGGTGAAAACAAAGCCTTCTCGGTACGCGACCTTATTAATAACCGTCAACGTCTGGCTGAGCTGGCTGAACAGATGAAGCTGACGGGTGATGAGGACATCCCTCAGCTCTTCAGTGGGGAAGAACTCCTCAACGCTATCAACGACATGATTACCGTCACCATTAAGCTCCACAGTGGGGTGATCGTGTACAACCGTCTGGTTGAAGAACGCCGCTTTGATATCAGTGAGGATGACCGTGCCTTACTGGAGAACTACGAACGCAAAGTGGTGGAGTTTGCGGAAGATGTCTCAGTCGTCACGACCCTGCATGAAGCAGGTCAACAACCCGAGGATTACTTTGAAGTCGTCCTTAACCTGGCCGATGTCATGGCAGCCCTCAGTGAGGAGTTTGGGGAACCGGTTCTGGATCTCATTACCCAACAGGGTGATCTGATCGAAGCCTATGCCGTTGAACACAAACCTGAAGGACTGTCTGTCTACGATTACATGTGTCAACTTCATAGTGAACGTATTACGGTTATCCAACAGTTGTACGGTGAGAGCCGGCTGAATGACGTCTTTAACGAATTGCACACCCTGGAGCAGGAACTCCCAGATTCCCCTGAAGAGATCCCAGGTGATAACCTCCCCTTCCCTGAGAAGGAAGAGGTTGGCGAATTCATCGCTATTTCCAACGATCCTGTCATTAACCCCCAGTAAGGGACTGTTTGTATGTCTGAGAATGTAACCCCGAACGAAAACCCTGAACTGACTCCCCCTTCGGAGTTGAGCAAAGCTGTTGAACAAACGATTCCCAAAACGGAGCCTTCCAGCCACTTTGGCTTCATGGATACCCACACGCCTCAGAATACACCCATGAAGGAGGTGGTGGAACCGCTCAACCCCATTACCAAAGAACTGGTTGAAGACGATCGAGCTAAGGGGTTCACCAGTATCTTCCTGGGGGTTGGTAAAGAAGAGAATGAGAAAGCGGCTGAACTGATTACCAACTGGAGTGCGTGGAACACGTTCAAAGAATTGAATAAGGTAGGGGAGGTTTCCCCAACAGTCTTTGCATCAGCTAAGCAAGACTGGGATGCCTTTGTTCAAGAGAACTACCCGGATGTGAATCCCAATGAGTTGGAGAAGACCGCTAGTGATCTGTTCAAGTTCATGAACAGTCTTCAGGAGAACCTCCAACTTCGTACCCGCATGGTGCGGGAAGAGAATATTACCAACGCCTCGCGCCGGTGTGATAAACTCACCACGACCGATATCGTTGGTAAAACCCCGTCGGTGAATAAGAAAGGGTTGAGTATTGCAGATCGCATGATTCGCTCGACCATTCGTTCGTCGGGGGGTGTATACCAGTATAACCAACTGCTGCGTAATTCGTTCCTGAGTATTACGTGGGAACGTCCTCAGAAGCTGGAAGTCGCCGATCTCATCAACAACATTAACCGCCGTATTCGGGGGTATGTACGACGGGTCGGTGGGAACGCCATGGCGTTGTCTTACATCGCGGGATATATTGAGATCTGGGATTGGTTGAAGCCCCGCTTGGTCAGCAGCAGTGTCAAAGGCCTGGCGGATTTCGATGACCTCAGCAAGGTGATCCGTATTACGGACATGCCGGTGATCTGTGCAGGTCTCTTGGCGTCGATCACGGATGACGGCGTCCAAATGGACCTCCGCTGCATGAACCCCAGCTGTGACTGGTATCAGTTCGATCTCATTGATCCGACTAAGTTGGTGCAGCGTCGTCCGTCGATTGAAACCGATGAAGAAGCCGCCTTCTTTGGTAATATCTTCAGTGGGCGTGAACAACACACCGTCGATGAAATCCTCAAGATGATCGAACAGTCCACCTACGGGATGGACAATCGGTACGTGTACAACGAGGATCAATCCATTCGTCTGAAAGTAGGACCTCCCAGTCTGTCGGATGCCTTCGCTACCTTCGACTATTTCGTAGGGCGTGTAGATAAGCAGTTGGCGGATATTAGCAACAAAGTCAACACGGAACAAGACCTGGAAGAGCAACGTCTCCTTCTGCTTAACAGCTTGAGTGGGGCGGAGTACATGCACTGGGTGGAAGAGTTCGCTATTATGCCACCTCCGGGTGAGGACAGTGAACCCCAGGTCATTAAGCGGGCCAAGGAAGACCCTAACGAGTTCAATAAAGGTCTTATGGACTCCCTGCTGACCGATGAGGTGATGAATAAGAACTTGGTGTTGTTCGTCTACAATAAAGCGCCTTATCTGACCCGGACCTTTATTGGTGTCCGTAACTTCGTGTGTCCGAAGTGCGGTACGGAGTCGGATGCTCACCAAGAGGATCGTAAACTCGGGTATACCCCGATCGATGCCTTTATGAGTTTTTTTATCCATTCCCAGCTGATGTTGATGAATCTGGCGATGGAGCGTCAAAAGGTAAACAACGAAGCCCTCTCCTGATTGGCGGTAAAGCGATTCACAATCCGGAGTTCTCGGCGGTTTACTTAAACCTCCAGAAGCAAGATCTCAGTGGTCTCAAGGAAGAGACTATCCTGTTGAACAACCAAGCGTTGCATGACATCAACATGGGATATGTCTCACCCCGTAATCTCCCCCCTCACCAATCGATTAAGTTCTTTCCGTCTGAAGTCAGGTATTACCACCCCTTCTCGTATGAGAGTATAGGGGAGTATTACGGGACTTTTCGGCTGGATGAATACCTGCCCTTAAGGGATTACTTGGAATTGCCCGCTAACTGTGCAGACACGTTGGTTAAGGCCGTTCAAAAGGGACGGGAAAAACGGTTGGTAATGGAGAAAGAGCATCTGAAGGAAGAGGAAGAGAAACAGGCGAAGAATGGGGGTAAACGAACCGCCTCGGAGTCGGTTTCTATGGATGCATTACTGGATCAATTGTCTAAACTTCGTTAAGAGAATGGGTAACCTGGGGGCCTAGAGCCCCCAGGTTATCTTATGACATACATGGTGACACCTCGTCTCTATACCGCTGTCTAACTGAAAAGGGCCCTCCTAATGTCCAACGATTACAAAGCACCTGAGGTTACTGACCTCGGTAAGAAAGAAGAAAGTCCGAAGACCCAACCTACGCCTTCCATCCCCAATACGGTGGCTAAGGCTCAGGGTGCTAAATTCGAACCCGTACCTCTCCGTATTGGCATTGGCCAAATGGTCAATGGCAAAGGTAATGCGGTCACGGATATCATGAAAGAACGGATTGACCGTCACCTGACCTACCTGGCCGGTAAGAAAGGCTTCACCAGTGATAGTGAACGGGAGGATGAACAAACCTCCTTTATCGAGATCATTGGTTCTACACTGACCCTTCCGTTTCCCCAGTACGTCATCGTTACTGACTACCTGTTGGCGGTTATCCGGGAGAACCGGGAAATCTTTGCCAACGGTACGGCATTCCGCTTTACCTACAAGCTCCGTAAGGAGTACCCGATAGAGAACGTTAAACTCTATCACACCTACATGACCTTCCTGACGTTCATCGCGGGTAACTGGGAAGCTCGTCATCGCCTTAACCGCATCATTGATCTGGGAACGGCTATCCGCGATCTTCCTCGTAAGGGCAAAGAGAACGCCACCCAGTACTTCAATAAGCTGCAAAACGTTTGATTTCCCTTTAGACTCTTTATCCAAGGAACGCTTCCAATGGACAGTGTTGTACTTACCGAAGAAGACGGTAATGGTTATGAAATCCCGGATCTCCCTCATATCGGGATTGTGTATGATGCGCTTAACGATACCCTGGATCAAGTGGATCGGGGTGTTGCAGGTACGGAAAGCCTGACCGCCTCCCAACAGTACCTGGTGGGTGCACTCGCTGCGAACCGACCTGGTTACTCGGTGACCGGTAACGAAGGCTTTATGGCCAATATCGGTGCAGGTCTTAAAGCCGCGTATGACTACGTGGTGAAGATGTTCAAGAGCCTCTGGGACTTCTTCTTCAAGCGTGATGTCTCTCAGAAGACCTCGGATGCTAAGAAGGAGATTGATGACCTCCAGACAAAACTGGAGGTGGTTCAGACCGGGGGTAAGACGGAAGCGGAAACCCAGGAAGCCCTGCACTCCATGAAGGTCCAGGTTAAGGAACAGGCACAATCTGGCTTTAACATCGACGGGGTAGACGCAGAAGAATGGGTGGAGAAAGAGACGAAGGCCTCCGCTACCCATGAGGAGAAGAAAGTCGCGGTTAAGACCCTGGCCAGAGAGCTTCCTAAGGTCAACACCCGGGGCAAGAAACGCCTCCAAGGTGTCATTGAGCGGATGATCAAAACTCAGCAATATTTGGTCAGTGTGATTGATATCGCCGATAAAGAAGCTCGGGAAACCCTGAATGAAAACCTCATGCGGGTAACGGACTCTATGAAACTCCTCCGCACCAATGTTCATCAGTCTACTGAGCAACTGAGTCGAGTGAAAGACGTCAAAGACCTGACGGCTGTACACAACGTCATGAACGGTGTTATTAAAGAGATCGATACCTTTAAGAATGCTGCTCAGGCCGTGCAGAGTGTTCGCGGCAAAATGGCTGACAAGATTAAGATCGTTGAACAGCAATTGGCCGAGGTGGCTAAAGGTGGAGGTGACACCAAAGCGACTCAAGCAGCGCTGGATGAACTCCGCAAGATCATGAACTTCCTGGTTAAATGCGGTAAATGTATTACTAACATCATTGAAGACAGTGTGAAGCTCCAGAAAGCCTTTAATGGTGTCTTCGGGCTGTAACCCTGGTAACCCTTACTACCCCTCTCCCCGTGAAGGGAGAGGGGTAGTAAGGTCTATTATGCGGTGTCTTGCACGGGTTCTTCCGTATCGATGTTAATACGGGATTTACGGTTACGAGCGTTCGCTTGCATCTCCTTAAGCAGTTCCTCTCGACCTGTTTCCACCATTAACCGTTCAAACTCATCCTTCAATTGATCTAATTGAGGGAATCTAAACAAATCATGGCATAATCCAATGGCGTTCGCTTCTGCACTGCTCGCAAAGTTCACCCCAATCTGCCTGAACTTATTGCCGTCAGCGCCTTGAATCCGAAACACTTCCATTTGTGTGGTACGATTCCCGACGTTCAATGCCAAGGTCGCGTGAGGGTACGCACCTTCAACATCGATATCGGACGAATCTGTACGCCCAGTGCTGTATACATCAGCGAGTCCATGGAAGAGCTGAGCGCCGACATCCGCATTCTTCTCGGTATCGAGTAACGCAATCCAGTTTGACAACGGAGGCAGTTTATCAATAATGGATTGATCGCGTTTACGAGGGGTACTCCCCCACACAAACCCATACCGGCGTGCAAAGAAACTCAAGGTATCACTGACCAACTTGGGTTGAGAGACGTAGTTAAAATACTCCGAATACTTCAACAACATAGGAAGTGACAATGACAAGTCATTGGTCTTCTCATTGATCTCTTCAATAACGAAGTCATCCCCAATGTTGTACATGCAATACAGATACGGCCATTTCCGTTGCATGTAACGGTGCCACTGAGGCGTACCCGGTCGGATATGAGCACCTTCTTCGGTATACAGTTTACCCGGTACGTTCACATGCTTCGCTGCTCCTTCTAACGAAACATCAGGAAGTTTACCTTCAGACGGTTGACGCTTAATGCAGAAGAACGACATCGCGTCTAACCATTGCCAGGTGGCCATGGTTCGAACAGTGGGCCATTTCTCTTGAGGTTCCAAGGGCATTTTAGAACCGTCTTCCTTGACTTTGTGGGTTCTCCCTAAGTTCAGCTCGTAATACCGAAATTCCTTAGGAATACTGGGATCGCAATACACATCCTCCAATCGATACCCTTCATTCCTAAGGGCTTCCTCATTCTTGGTCATGTCGTATTCAGCATTCCAACTGGCGACCCAGTCCGGTTGCCATTCGTGCATCTTGTTGATACACGCCACCACCACTTGACCTGGGGTATCAAAGAGTTCGTATTGAACCACACACTGACGCCGTTTAAGGTGTTCACTCAACCACTTGCCTTCAGCGTCTTTAAGGTGCTTAAGAATCGTGGCGTCATCCGGTTCTTTAAACCAACTCCGTACGGCTGCAAAATACGCCTTACGCTTCATGGTAACCGAGGCCATCATAATGGGGTTACCGGGAGCATCCATGTCGGTTTCAACGTCGTACGCTGCTACGGTAAAGGGTTCCTTCTCCTGATGTTCTCCATATTTCTTAAAGAACTGGTGTTTAATGTGCACCGGAGGGGTTTGGTCTAAGCCGAAGACGTAAGGACTTTCTTTAGCTTCCGCTAGACTGGCTTTATAATCTGCTCGTCCATAGAGCTGTTTAATCACATTAAAGGCAATCTGTGCCCGGGGAGCCTTGTACTCCCGACACCAGGATTCTTCAATGTAATCTTTATGCTGTTTGTACTTCCGTTTGTTCTCTTTAACAATGTAGTACGGTTGCTTATAATCCTTAATCGAAATAAACGATTGACTTCGACCACCATCTTCATGAATATTGGTGATCTTTACACACGTTAAATCACTGCCCCTGTTGAACCTGCTGACCGAGTAATTACTGTGTTTGCAGACTTTAGCGACAATGGGTGAAGTATTCTCGACCATTCCTTAACCCTGCATTTTATGATTGCTTTGGAGACTATACCAATAGGGGTATAGGTCGGTATTTACAGTAGGAGTAACCCGTTAATGTTGGACATGAGTTTTATTACCCGAAAGGTAGCGGGTACGGAGTTCATTGAGTTCCAGAATGCCACCTTTAAAGACGAATTAACCGCTTGTTTGGATCAGTACATTACGATTACTGATAAGCGTGTGGTATTATCCCCTGATTGCCAAGTGGACGTACTGGGACTCATTAAGAAACACACCGGCTTTAGCAACATAAAGCTGGAGTTGAACGACAGTGGTAACCTGTACATCGACGCGGGGTATTTCTCCCCGAACCATGTTCTGAACAACACGGGTACTGATGTGTTGATTCCAGCCTCTAAGACTACCCTGTATCGGTGGTTTGTGGAGAACAAGAACAAGATCTTTAAAGGAGGTGTTGATTACCGCTCCGGTAAAGTGACTGGTTCGTTCCAAGACGTCCCCTTGACTATTGGGATCAATGTCAACCTGCATCAGTTCTTCCCGTTGGATAAGATCACCAAATGGAAAGTCTCCATGGGGGGCGCGCTAGCGGGTGGTATTGCTCACGAACTGGGACATGCCTTTGGGGGGTGTGCGCTCCTGCTGACTCACCTGGAAGACAACCTGGTAGCCCGAGCTGGCTTGGATCAGTACCGTAAAGCCACCAAAGCAGAAGAACGGGTGATTATCCTGAAAGACACCGCTGCTATTCTGGATGTCCCAGAAGCCAAGTTGGAGGAACTGAAGAGCTTTGCCGCCCAAGAAGATGGAGAGAACTACCTCCTCTACTACACCAAACTGCTCTCTCAACGGAATAACCGTCGTGCCCTGTCAGTTGGGGTTCCTGAGATGACCAGTGAAGTGATTGCGGATATGTACGCCATTCGTATGGGCTTCAGTAAGGAAGTGATTGCTGGGATCAGCGCTTTGGTGGACCGTGGTGTTTTTACCATCGCGACGGAGACCTTCCTGTTCGGTGCCGTTGCAACACTCTTCTTGTTTTGGCCTACAGCCGCTGTCACTATCATTGTTACCGGGGGAACGACGGCGCTGGGGGGTATGTTGTGGGGGGTCTTTGCCCTCAGTTCGGCCTTCGCGTATTTCCAAGCCGGGTATTCCGGGGTCTACAATTCCGACCACCGCCGTATGGAAGATGCTCTGCGTCAATTGATTGCTAAACTGAAAGCCAGTAAAACTGTTTCCAGTGAGGAACGGGTACGGTTGATTGACGACATCACCAAAGCCCTGGAAGCGGTTAAGAAACTTAAACCCTGGTACGACAACACTGTCCTCTACCGCTTTATTGGTTGGGTTTTCTCAGGCAGCGATTTCCGTAAGCAAGAAATCGAACACTTTACTCAATCCCTTAATAACCATGAACTGGCAGTCTTGTCCAGTCAACTGAAAACGCTCTAAGGAGTTTATAATGTCTCACCTCGCCCATGTAAACGATTACCGGGGTTACCTGACCAGTCAAGGGGTTACGTGCCCGTATGCGTTGACCACGGCCTGCCAGGAAGCCTACATCCGCGCCATTCTCAAACGCCATGCTCGTTCCCAGGACAGTTTCACCCTGGCAGAAGACGAAGAGAATAGCATCTGGGTGCAGCTCGATAAGTGGAATTCGGTGTATCCGATCAATGCTTCCTTCATCGTGGAATCGGTTAAACTCCGTCTGACCCGTATTCGCGGCTGTCTGATGAAAGAAGGTAAAACACCCGGTAATGCGGAATTCGATGTGTATCTGGATGTGAAGCGAACCTGTCCCGAGTCGGGTGACACCACGGTGGATAAACTCGATGCCACGGACAATGATCTGTTCTGTGAGCTGGTTCATTTCCTCTACAATGAATTGGTGAAAGGCAATGAGTAATCCAGTGAGTTCGTATTTCCAATTGAGTGATCCGGTTGACGGCGTGCTCCCAGGTGATGATAAACAACTCATTGACCTGGATGAGTACTACGAAGAAACCGGTCAACCCGTGGTGGATGCGATGGTCCAAGGGAGTGAGAGCCTCGCGCTCAATCGCTTCTCTCGGGACATTGCTATCCAACTCAAACTGAAGAATGCGTATGAAATGGATCCTTTCCCAACGGAACGTAATGCCGTGATGGGAGCGGAAGGGTTTATCTCTACCATTACGGAAGGGTTCAAGAAGTTCATTGAAGGGATCATCAAGTACATCAAGATGGCCTTTAAATGGGTTATGGAACACATTAAAGGTCTCCTGGGCTTCCGTAAGAGCGCGCGTATTAACCAGGCGATTAATGACTCCTTTGAGAACCTCCGGGAGGAGTTCCGTCAGACCTTGAACGGTCTGGGCTTCCCAAGTGCGAATTACAACCTGGAGAAGTTCATTGGGGAGTTCCCTAATGCCACCGACCGCATTGGTCAACTGACGATCCTCCGTACAAAGTTCGAAACCGATGAAGAGAGTATCGAGGCTCTTCGTAAAGTCTTCCCACTCTTCGAACAAATCATTGGTAAACTAACGGAGGCTTCTGACAAGGCAATACGTGCGTCTGAAAACCTTAAAAGGACCATCCGTAACGAATACAACGCTACCCGGGGTCGGGCTCACCTCCGAGAGTACGTAGACGGTGCGAACTCCCCTGAGGTTAACCGAGTCCAGAAAGCGGTGTTGGAAACCCTGACCTTCGTTAAACCGGATGGTTTAGTGGAACAGATCGGTCAGCTCCTGGAAACCCTCTACAAGGTGAAGTTCGAAAACGAGGCGTTGAATGAAGGGTTCCATACCGTCCGAGAGACCCTTAAAGAGAACATTCAGGCTCAACGGGTGAAGTTGACTCGGGTGAACACTCCGGTGATCATGGATCTCGTTCAGCAGCTCAACGCAGCGTATCTGACGATCTCGGATAAGGCGATCGACATGTCTCGGATTCGTCTGAGTGAGTTGGGTAATCTGGTGGATGTAACCGATGCTGAGAAGGTCAAGAGCATTGCGGGATACTACCAAGTCCCTGGACTCCTCAGTGATTACCAGGGCGTGGCGGTTGCCATGCGTAACTTCAGCCAATATTGCCAATCTGTAACCAGTCAGCTGTTGGCGGTTGAAAACCAAGTAGCAGCGTTGGTGGGTTGGTATCACCGTTCTCACATGTGGTATTACCATGGTCTGCTGGATGACATTGAAAAGCTTCGTGAAATCAATATCCAAGCTCGCGAGGCGGGGCACTCTCCTGTGGCGAATGCGGAGGGTTATCCGACATTGACGTTGGATTTTATTCCGGAAGCGGATGCAAAGACCTTCCTGGAGAAGATGAGTGGGACGATGAAAATCGTGATTGAAAACGACATTGGTGAGCTTCGTTCCAAGTACAATGCCTTGGCACGACAAACTGGATGGGGGAGACCCGTATGAATCGTGAAGTGTGTGAACTGGGTATTAAAGCCCTGCACGAACTGGAATTGATCCGTAAGACCAGTGAGGACGACCTCGCTCTGCTGAAAGAAGGGATAGGACCTGAAGCCGCTTATGCCATCATTGACCGGTACTGGTCGGGTGAACAGGCGGAAAAAATGAAGGTTCGTGTTACGGCTCAGTTCCCTAAGGACAACGGGGGTATTATCCTCAGCACGTCGTTGGGTGAACAGGCTGGTTATATCCTGGCTCTGGGGGCTACCAAGGCCTTCTTTGCGGTGGCGTTCCCCAGGATCGGGGCTCGACTGGAACAGGTGTTCTCGTCCATTAACCAAGCAGACCTGAATGACCCCGTCGCCCTGGAGAAGTACAACGAACTCCGTAAGGAACCAGCCCGGTTCTTTGAGTACTTTGCTAACGGGTTTTTCGAAGGGAAAGAGAAGGTTGCAGACGGTGAGATTACCTGTTGGACTCAACTGCGTGATCACGCCCGTTGTGTGGATGACGGAGATTACCTCTTCCTGGATGACTATGACTTCGAATTGAAGCAGGTTAAGGAGAACTTCTACCAGTATTACCTCTCACCCTCTTCGATCAAAGAGCAATCTCTGGCCGGTATCGATTACTACACCCAACAACTTGGTGTTCGGGTGCGGTTGGCTAAGTTGTTCTCGTGTTTCTTGGACGAGTTGATTGAGGGTAATCTTCCCTCTAAAGACACCGAGTAACGTAAAGGTGCTCCTACCCACTCCCTTAACGGGGAGTGGGTAGGGGTATACGTCTTAAATGGTGGTCGTCATTCTGACGTCATGGGGTTGGAAGATGATATCAATGGCTTCCTGTATCGATACCAATCCATCGCTGGTTAAGGCGAGTCGTTTACGGATGCTGAAACCAGTGAGGTCATCCAAGTTACTGATGACATCCACGGTACTGTCGCCCGCAAACGCACTCAACTTAACACTCACCACCTCTTCACTCACATTCTCCTTTAAGGCTTCTGCAAGGTCTAAGGTACTGACTGTTGTCTTATCAAACAACGCCATATTGAGTTGGCGAGGAGTGCTCTCCTCCAAGGCGGCGCGGAGGTTGGGGTTACGGTAGCCATTTTCCGTGAGGTAGTAGGTGACCGAGAATGCCAGATCCTGCCGAAGGGTGGATTCATAGTTACTGTTGATCACCACCCGCTGATACCCCAGCTTACTCCGAGGTTGATAGAACAGGTCAGTTTGGTCAATCGCTTCCGAGCTAAAGGCCAGCATGTCTTGGTTAATACCGTTGACAAAGAAGTCCTTCGTGTATTTAGCAAATTGGATATCGTATTCGTCTTTGCTGAACTGATAGTTCGCATCGAAGGCAATGAAGTCCCAATAGTACTTCAGTTTACGGGGTTCCAACTCAACCGGAACACCATTCTCGTAAACGATATCAATCCCCCTCCGGTACAACAACCGCATTGTACCATCCGGGTTATAGACGATGTCACCCGCCTTATGTTCGATCACTGGTTTCCCTTCACTGTCGAACACAATCTGACCATTCTCCCGTTTCACCTGGGTAGTCTCATACCGTTCCGGGACATCCGCTTCGTAGTGCTTGTACTGGGCTTCACCCACCAGGGGACGAATCCGACTGTACAGGTTACCCAACCGACGACCGAACTCAACTTTGTAATGGGTTTCAATCACCCCCACCATCGGGATATCAAAGATGGTCTCATCAATCTTGTCATCGATTTGAGACTGAGTCACCTCTTTATCCCCCGCCCGGGTAAAGATAAAGGTGACATCTGTGGTCAGTTCACTACCGGTCTTACTCTGCTGACTTCCAAACTGCCAGAAGTTAGTAAAGTACAAGACGTCTGCCACATCCACATCAAACTGGGTGTTTAAGGTGAACTCCCAGACCCGTTCCTTATTGGGCAACACTCCCACCAGTTTACCTGCTACACTGGCCAGGCTGTTACTGTCCAGTGGGTTAATGGACAGTTGGACCCCTACACTGGTATTCGGCAATTCCTTATACGAATCCCCCGATTGAGTCACCAAGGTGATGAGATACCCGGTTTCTCGGTGTTCAATGGTGATTTGTCCTACGCCCAGTTCCAGACCCAACGCCGCGTTATCGTCCACAAAGGTTTGATACCGAATGATCGGAGAGTCCAAATGATAGGTCCTGAGGACGGCTTGCTTGTTCGTGGTATCCAGTACGTAGTAGAAAGGGGTATAGACCAGGGTATTCTCCGCCATCATGTCCACCTGCTGTTCAGGGGTCATGTTGAAGTAGGCATCCCGAGTCAACTTGTTCACCAGAACACTGGTGGGTTTATTGATGTTGAACAACACATTGTGAGGAATAGTCACCCGTTCCCCGTTGTCCAATACCACCCCGCTAGCCACCAGGTCTTCGACTGACGCTAAATAGCTCCCGACGTAACACGCCATCGGTGCGTAGAAGCCTTTGTTATCCTGAATAGGCAATTCCTTCGTTAATGCAAAGGAACGCTTCGTCATGTAGTCAATGACCTTAACCGAACTGTACCCGCGGTTCTCCGCCGCCCCTTTCAGGTTGTTTTCGGTAATCGGGAGGGTGCGTTGTTGGCGACCGTCGATCACCCGTTGTTTAATTTCCGTAAAGGGAATGGGATCTGTACCGCCCGAGACAATCGCATCCATCTTCCAGGCAACACCCCCCGCATTCACCAGAGGGACTGAATAGGGATCCAACTTATCAGACCCATACCGATAGTCCCGGTAGGCGGGTTTAATGTCCATCGGGGACACCGTGGTAAGGTCTTTGGTTAACGCCCCTTTGGTGGTATACGTGTAGATGTTGATAATCCCCCGGCCAATGTCATTCCCTGACGTGATGTACACATCTGGGATCTCATACGAGAACCGTTTATTCACGGTATCGATACTGAGGGCTAGGGTTACATTCAACGGATCAAAGACATCTTGGTCGTAGGACACCCGGATCTCTTTCAGTTCCCCATTCCGTTGCAACATCGCACGAACCCCATACAGGTTGTCCGTGTACTCAATAATCCCCCGACAGCCAGAGGCTTCGTTAGACGTGAGGTTCTCCGTGGCCTTACAGCTCAATTGAGCTACGGGAATCGATACCATCACATACCGACGGTCATCCACTTGCTTGAAGGTACGGTCCAAGAGGTTCGTGGAAATAGGAATAAAGGGGTTAGGCGAGCTGTCGTCGTAAACGATCTTCCACCCATTCCGTTCGTTGTACTGGATCCGTATCCCATTGACGACCCAGAAGTCGTATCCGTTGACATTCAAAATGGTATCCTTGGGTACGAGGATCTCTTTATACACCACGGTGTTCTTACCGACGGTTTGACGACGGTCCACAGCAATCTTCAGGAAGTTCTCAATATCCATGGTGAGAATCATCACTGAAGTCGAGGGATTCGCAAACAACCCAAACCGCTCTTCATCCGACATGTTCATGCTCAGCTCACTGACATTCCGAGCGTGCAGCAGGAACTTACGGCTGTTGACATCCAAGAGGCGGTTAATGAAGCCATGCGACGTACCCAGGATTAAATCCATGGCCAAGACAAAGGGGTGACTCTTACTGTTGAGTTTAACGGTCCCGTTGAACCAGTTATTCTCGATCTCATTCACAATGAGGTTAATACCCCGAATGGGGTTGTTTGCAATACGTTCCAATTCATCTTGACTAATAGCCATTAGCGTTTACCCCACAATTCCAGTTCCATAGTCGCCAGATTAATCCAGGGATACGAGCCGTAACCCGACAAGTACCGTTCCCTGAACGGAAGTTTGTAGTAATACTGATTCCTGACCCGAGGGTGCAGGTTAGGGTTGACCCTCAACGTGGTACGGTTAAAGGCATCTGCAATTTGGATATTGTTAAACCGGAATCCCTGACAATCAAAGGAGATATCCAGTTCATCAAGCCCTTGACCCCTCAGACTGTTCTGAGTACGGTCAATGGTACTGTACGCCCCCGACGGGAAGGTCGTAGGCCACCCACCCCCACAGCAGAAGATCCATTCGATATTCCGCATGTTCTTGTTCATGATGAGGTGGTAAATACGGGTGGTGTAGTCCTTATAGTTCTGGAACAACGCATTGGGGTACGGTTCCATCCCTTCATCCCCGAGGGTCACCGCTTCAATGTAGTGAACCCACACTTCGTACATATACGCCAATACGTTGTGTTTAATGCCGTGATAGGTTTGTCTCAGGGTATAGTCGTAGTTGACTTTCAAGACCCCATCGACCCACGCATACACTTCTTTACGGAACCCAGGCTCACTTTTGCCCGACGGTAACGAGAGATCAGGAAACCCTGAACTGACTTTAAGAAAGTTCGTTGCGGGTGGGATCCAAGGGTTCAAGGGATCCAGGGGAGTAATATCGTTCGCATTCGCCGCTCCCCAAACCGGATCCAGTAACCCTTTTACGTACGCGTTCAAACTGTTCCGTTGAGGACGGTACAATGAGACCAATTGAGGATGAAGGATTACATTCTCATCCGACAGATTCAGCATGGGACGCGACATAAACGCTAATCCTATGGTGTCGTCTGGGATGGGCGCTAACTGATTGCCAGGCCCTAGAATACGAAATCCACGTAACAGGTTTGTCAAGGCGTTATCAAAACCAGGACCGCCATTCTCACGGAACGCGTAATTCCACCATTCCAGGATGGTTTCTTTCGTGACTTCTCTGCTGGGTGGCGTATTCCCAGGTGTTCTGTCCAACCAAGCGTCGTAATTATTCGGGTCTTCAGCCATTGTTTATTACCTTAAAGTGATCAGGGGTTTATCATGATAGGACAAGTATTGTCTCTAGGTTCCTTCTTCTTGGACATCGCCAAGCAGCTGTATCCTGAGAGCAAGGATATCGCCTCGGCGGCCCAAGTAACGGACCGGGCCAAACATTCATACAATGTGATTTCCACGAGCTCGGTACAACGTAGTGCAGCCCGCACTATTTTGAATCCGATGGTCGCCATTGAGGGGTCCCTTATCCACCAGGAATACACCCCGGATCTCATGACGGTGGTGACCCTACGGGATATTACCGCAACACTGACTCACCTGGCGTTGCAGAATTCCGTAGAAGTGGGGGTTAAGGTGGAGAACCTAATCGGGAGCATCAGTCCCAACCGCGGTGGGATGATGAGTCTCTTCTCGGGACTGGAAGCGATGGATAACAACATCAAACCCAAAGACCCAGCTACCCCGAACCAAGTTCAGGTCAATAGCAAGACCTACAGTGAACTGATGGAGTTCACCCCCCTGGCGGTGGGTAAAGTGGTGAACGCCACGCTCTACGGAGCGAATGGTAACAAGATCGAAGTTCCCCTCACCATTCGTCAGATCCCGATTCCGGTGACCCATGAGAACCTGGTGACCCTCTTCTCTGCCGCTAAACCCGATGAAGGGTTGAAGATGCGATGGATCATGAAGAAGAGTGGTGAGATCACCACGCCTCAGTGGTTCGATGGCAGTGACATCGTTAAAGCCCGTTTTAAAGCGAAAATGGGTGATACCTCCGGGTATTACAAGGAAGCCATGAAACGGGATACCCAGAATAAACTGGAAGCGATTCGTACGGGGATCATTAGCATGAACTCCATGGCGAACACGGTCATCATCACTCAAGATACGGCGACTCAGCTCGAACTGGAAATCGGTCGTAAGTTTGCGGACCCGGTTAGCCGTGAAAAAATCTTCGAGAGTATTTCGGCGAATACCCTCGTTATCGTGAATGATGACCGGGGTATTTTCACGTTCTACACCGATGGTCAAACCATGCCGGAAGTTTACACACGTCGAGACTTGTCCGTTAAGTCCAAGAAAGAAGGCTCTGCGAACACGCTACAAGATCTCGTTAAACTGCTCAACGGGGGTCTCTAATGAATATCTTTGAATACGTGAAGGGTGTTAAGACGTTCAAGAAGAACGAACTGATAACCAAGCTCACTACCCTCACGGTGGCCAGTAACGACCTGATTTCGAACCTCGAACGAATGGTAGCGAATAAGGTGGATTTGAGCCATGAAATCAATCAGTGGGTGATTACCAAGAGTATTGTTCGTGAACTGGACAATAACGGGTACCGGGGTGTAGGCTTGGTGGGTGCTACCCGGGGATCGTGTGAAACGATTATCAGTTTGGTCCCCGGGTTAACGAAACGGGTGAATGGGTATAAAGACGAAGTCTGGGACGGTAAGCTCCTGACCTTGCGTCAAGTCAATATCCTGAACCTGATGGAACACGTGGAGTATTGGTTGAAATACACCAATATGGTCTACAGTGTTCTGCTGGACTTGAACAACCAGTCAGTCACCACCCCTGAGAAGGCCTTGGATAAGGCCGACTTGAAACTGGTGAATGGGACCCTGGAGTTCTACAAGTCGGTTACCTTGGACCTCCTGAAAGGGTCTCGTCGTCTCCTGGAGGGTCTGGATGATCTTCCGGATGTGGAAGTCAGTGAAACCTCGTTGGCTGTTCTGGAAGCCACTGATCCTAAAGCCGCTCCGGATTACCTGAAGCGAGGCTTTGGGGTCCATCTGCTGAATCCGAAGTATTGGATCGGTTTGGCGAACATGAACCTGAACATTGCACGTATCGAGAAGATGCGTCGGGACAACGAACTCTTCGCCATGAAGATCTCGAAAGCTGTGAACATGAAGAACGGTGTCAACGACGCCGAAATCGATCGTCAGATCGAGGTGCTTCAGGACGAGATCATCAAGAACGTTAACACCATTGAAACCATCGAGAGACGCTATGAATAGTTTTCGTCGCTCCCCCAATGGGTTTGTGAACGCAAAGCTGACGGATGCGGAGATGACAGAGGCCTTTACCAACCTCAATCTCCTCCGGAAGGATGCGTACAGTGATTTCGAATTGGTCATCAAAGGTCATGTGGCCATTGAAACCATTCGGGATGTCAGTCGGCTGGTGGGTCCCAGTTTCCGTCAGTTTATGGAAGCCAACTACGACAGTGGCCGTGGACCTATTGCAGGGTTGATCAAAGACATTGTTCATTACCTCAATGGGCGTATGGGTCACCACTCGCTGATTACGTCGCTCCGTATTGAAGAGCGTAAACTCCTGAGTGCGTCGAAAGTGCGTAAAGCGACCTACCGTCAAACCCAAACCACGGGCAGTCCGCTTCCGCTCCTGGAAGACGACTACATCGTCCACGACTACGATCTCTATCGCCTAATGTCCGGTATCAGTCCTTCCAATGTAGGGCGGACCTTGTTGCTACTGGGCGGTGAGAATTACTACAGCTGACCCTTAGGTGGAGAAGAGTGCAATGAATGATGATGAAAAGACGTTGGCTGCTGAAATGGCTGCGGTCAGTGCAGTCAAATCCCAGGAGATCGTGGAAGCCGCCCGTTCCACGGCGGAACTGTCGGAGTACCAGAACAGCCTCGATGATCTGTTCGATCGCGTGATTGAAGTCCAACGCACGTTGAACACTCTGGAAGCCCACGAGGTGACACCGGAGTTGGCTGAACAGCTCGATAAAGAACTGATTGCGGCAGAAGCCCTCCCAGAGGCCGTAGAAGGGGCGGAAGCCTTGGGGTTTACCCTTCTCCCTAAGGCATACCTTGCGACGCGTCTAGCGGGCTGTGAGAGCTTCCTGAGCGACTTCTTTAAGAGCTCCCGGGAAGTAGTCAGTTTGATTGGAACCTTCTTCCGGGATTCGTACGTTCTCTTTATGGAATCCCAGGAGAGTCTGAGTAAGCAGATTGACCTGCTGGAAACCCGGTTGTCCTCTGTCGAGAAGTTTGGCAGTCAAGGTACCTTTATCCTGGGTCACCGTCTCTTTAACCGGTTTAAGATCAACGGTAAAGTGGATGAGAACTGGTCCGGTAACCTGACCAAGCTCAACCAAACCCTGTCGGGTCTGAGTAATAACTATTACCTCAACAGCAAGAATGCGTTGGCGGCATCATTCAGTTACTTCGGTGGGTTTGCAGGTCTGACCCAAGTGGAAGTGGATGAACGCCTCTGCATGATGCCGGTGAGTCTACCATCAACGCCGTTTAAGGAATGTACTTATCCGGATAAACGCCGTTCGGGACCTAACGTGGTGGCTAAACGGTCGGTCGAGCTGATGGGTGGTGCGTACTTCTACGATGTTCGCAGTACCGTTAAACCGGTGATCCTGAAGAACCCTGACGACATTCAAGACTTTGTGATCCGTTACACTGAAATTGATCACACCGGTTTCGATAACAACGAAGAGTATACCCTTCGGGATGTTGGGGCTGAAGTGAAGGCGTTGTCGAGTGAAGACATTAAGACTGTCATCAAACTCCTGCGTCAGCTCTTGAAAGACTGGGGTAAGGTCTTTGAAATGGCGGAGACCTACCGCGTAACGGATTCGGATTACAACGACATCATTAAAGGTTTCCTGGAAGCCGATATCAGTGATGAGGCGAAGACGGTGTTGTCGAAGACGTTCGCTAAAGTCGTTCGTAAGAACCAAACCGAGCTCTTGGGTATTCGCGCTGAGGTCTCGAACTACCTCACTCTGATTGTCAACGGGATGGTGTCTATCTGTAACGATTCCATTGGGCTTTACGAAGAAAGCCTGGACTAAGCGGGGTGAGGGTATGAGCGCGGGTTATAAAAGCCAATACGTTGATGCCCTCGAACAACACCAGGACCTGATGCAGGCTCACTCAGAACTCCTTGAGTTGGGCAGTATCATGGGAATGGATGATGTCGAGGGCAGTGAGGCGTTGAAAGAAGCCGCCATGGACAGTTTGTCTTCGGTAGGTCGGGGTTTGTTCAGTGTGAGTAAATGGGTCGGGGGTAAAGCGATTGATGGCTTTATTCGTGGTATGACGACCGCAGGTAATCAACTGAACAAGAGTTTCAATGACAACCAAGGACTTATTAAAAATGTCCTTAAAGACGCTGGTAAGGTGGCTGACAAAGATATTCAGGTTACTGGCAAGAAGATTGGACTGATTACCGCGACCGGTAATCCTGACCGTATTCTCCACGACATGGAACTCCTGGTTAAGGACCTCGAAGTCGTTGAACAGCACGCCAAAGACCTGATGGGGTTCTTGGACCGTGAATTGGTGACCTTGAGGCAGTTGAAATCGGCTAAGAAGTCCGAAGACATTCACAAGGTCATTGACGCGTTCAACGGGTTGGAATACCCGGTTATGAAGTTCGCTGACCGGTTGGATAAGGCGTATAAGTCTGAGGTGCTACCGGGTGGTCGTTTCTTCCTCTTCAAACAGGAAGAAGACGATAAACCTGCGGTGTATTCCATTGGGGGTGAACCGCATGAAGGGGAAGGGGTGACCCTGAACCTGTCTAAAACCGAGGTCACTGACATTCTGAATAAACTCGGGAAGGTCAATGCGTTGCACTTGCGGGTTAAGGCATCGTATGAGAGTTATCTCGGATTCATCAAATCTTGGGCAGAAATGGTCAAAGGTGTTGATGGTAACTTGAGTCAATTGGATCAAGTGAGTAAGACGGTAATAGGCGAAGCTGAGAAGCTAATGGCCGGGAACATGGGGGCTCTCGCATTTTATAGCGGATTCACTCCTCGTGTGGTCGGTTATACCGATAAGTACATTCATGGTGTACTTGGGGTATTCGCTTGATTTGTTTATAAACAATCATTCCATTTCGTTAACGAAACAAAGGAAACAACTCATGAGTATTCTCGATCGCTACACTGGCATGGAAGAGCTTCTGGAGAACGGCGCGGACAACCTCGAAGATGGTGTGACCGAAGCCGCTGTCGAAGAAGTTCGTGCTGACATCGCCGAGGTTGTGGCAGAGGTAGAACAGGTCGCGGCTGAAGTCGAAGAACTGCGTGATGACCTGGAAGAGCACGAAGAAGTCGTCGAAGAACTGGCTGAAGAAGTCGAAGGCCTGGAAAGCATGCTGAGCTCGGGTCAGTTCAGCTCCGTTGGTTTCGCTCACAGCTACAACAAGGCCCTGCGCCTGAACGCCAAGCTGGGCGGCCAATCCTTCGAACGCCTGGGTGCGGAATCCATCTCCGACGCTGCCACCGCCAAGATCGCTTCGGTGACTGGCGTTGAAGCCTTCATGGACACCGTGAAGAACGCCGGTAAGAAAGCCGCCGAGTTCATCAAGGCGATCTTCAACACCGTCATCAACTTCTTCGTGGGTCTGTTCAGCACCGCTGCCGGTATCGACCGTCGTCGCGCACAGCTCGCCGACAAACTCGGTAAAGCCGACAAGCTGAAAGAGAAAATCAAGCTGGGCAAATGGAACATCGGTGTCGACTACGCCAAGAACGGCGCGGACATCCTGGACAAAGGTCCGTTCACCAAAGTCCTGAGCGATTCCCTGCCGGCCTTCATCGACATCGGCAAGAACCTCGACGGCGTCAACGCCTCCCAGTTCAAGACTGCGTACAACAGCCTGGTCGCTGACGTCAAAGCCGTTGTGAAAGAAACCGGCGGAAATGCCACTGAGAAAGGTTCCGGTGACAAGCGTCAAGTCCTGGCTGCACGTGCCGGCTTCGGCATCTATCTCACCTTCGAAGAGAAGGTCGATACCGATGAAGAAGTCCTGGCTGCCGCGCGTTCCATCAAGCTGTCCTTCGGCAAGAACAAGGACGCCTCCGAGTTCGCCAAAGGTGAAGCGGCTGTCAAGGCAACCAAAGCACAACTGGAAAGCCTGCTGAAAACTGTGAGCAGTACCGTATCCGTTCTGAAAGACAGCAAGATCAGCCAGAAGTTCTCCAAGGCTGAACGTGACCGTGTCGTCGGCACCCTGAACGCCAAAGGTGGTGACAAGGACGCCAAGGCCGGCACCGACAAGGCGATCAAACTGGTGCGCGCGCTGTACAGCACCGGTGCGAGCCTGACCCAGTCGGTCAACCGTCTGCTGGCTTACCAAGCCAAGCAATCGCTGGATCTGGTTGCGGCTCACCTGTAAGGTCGAGTGTTAGGATCTATTCCTAGAGGTACTACAGGTAGGGGGATCTCCCCCTACCTGTAGCCTTTATGTCGCAATACTGTAATTTCGATGCTATGTACTCAACTTGACTATTAGGTTGTTAACGATGAATACGCATCCTGTAGCGCCCCTCCGATACGTGAATTCACCGACGGTGTATGAAGAGTATGAGGAGGATAGGGAGGGTTATAATCTAGTCAACGACGAAACGACTATGGTTGCACTCTCCAGAGAGAACGACAAGATCAGTGGATTAGAAAGTGTCTACAACTACGTTCTCCACCGACATCAGAATCGGTTGACTGCTTCGACCGGTACTGAGGGGTTTATTGATTCCGTTAAACACGGTATCGGTAAACTCATTCAAGTGGTTAAGGATTTCTTTAAGTGGATTTGGAGTTTCTTTGGGACCAAAGGGAAAGCCCTGAAAGACAAAGGAGATGAACTGGAGGTCGCTCTTAAAGCCAATGGTGTACGGGAGGATGACATTCCGTATCCCAAAGCCGCCTTTTATATCTTCCCTAAAACGACCAAGTTACCGTCGAATGTGGCGTGGGTGGGTAGCGTCATCGGGGATATTGAGCGTGGGATTAAGACGATTGAACGGTACAGTGCAAGTGTGGGGAACTTCTGTAAGGAATTAGGTCGTCTGATTGACCATTCGAAATACGCAGAATTCACCACCAAACAGAAGGCCTTCTACCAAGAGGTTAAGGGTCTGTTAGGAGTGAACGCGAACCAGGAAGCCACCCTGGTGGTTAAAGATGACCTGGTCGTGGGTAAGAACACCGTGGAAGTGACGATTAACCTGACGCGGGGGCTGGGTGTCCTGTCGGCTGATCGAGTGAAGAACGCGACCTTTAAGACTAATGTTTCGCAGGTGCGCGAACTCCTGGTCAAGCACAATCGTCTAACAGAATCCCTCAAGGACATGAACACTAAAGTCCATTCGTTGGAGAATGACTTTGTAACGGCGCTAATGGCAAGTTTGGACGTTAAAGAGGCGTCTCCTGAAGCTCAGGCTGCCATTAAGGAGATGAAAGCCGTGATTCGTAAAGCCATGGCGAGTCTTAAAGTCATGGAGACGGAAGTGTATCGGAGTGCTAACGCTGTTTACGCGGTGTTGGAAGCCGCTGTGAAGAGAAGGAGCTAAAGGTCATGCAGCTTAGCTTATTGAATCAATCTGTTGTGGTGAAAGCCGCGCTGGGTGATTACACGGACATTAACCCTCGGTTTGGGATTACCACGAGGATTAACGATACTGTGTTCAAATACGCCCCTCATGGAGAACTGCGTCAGAGTGTTCTGATTGAGCGCTTGGATCTTGGAGAATTCCTGAAGGGGATTCCCCAGGACATTAGCCAGGTGACGTATAAGGAGACCCCTGAGATCGTTGTGAGTCTTCTCCAGGAAAAGCTGGGGGTGTTCCCAGAGGAACAGGAACCAATTGTTCAACCCAGCACCCCCCTCGTCCTCAAGGAGGATGATCCTCATACCACGTACTTTGAACTCTGGCGGAGTTTTGTAGGGTTACCCGGTCTCTACCGTCACGAAGTCGACTTGGGCCTGGTTAACGACACTCTCATAATTGACGCACGTTACTCGACGATTTACAAGGGTAATGTCACCGTTAAGGTTAAGTAAGGGGACGATGATGAACGCAGCCTATCGTTTAGGTTTGCTGGGGATGATCCTGGGGGAAGTGGGTAAGGACGTTCTCTCCGAGGAGAAGACCCCCGAATTGGTTAACTACCTGGAAAAACATGGGGTTAGTCAATTAACTGAAGAACACATCATGGGTCAGATTGTCAACACACTGAATATTATCAGTCGTGAGTTTGACTATTACGACGCCAGTGAGTTGAAAGTGAATACTGTCCTGGACCGTTACCTGAAGGAAACCCTGAGCAGTATTGAGAATGGAATCTATCAATTCCCTCGGGATATTTCCATGCTGATTTGTTCGTTGGGGAATAAGGGTGGGGCGTTTACGGAGACGGAAGGAGTAGGTGAACTGATCAGCACGGGTAAAGGGTTGGTCAATTACCTGCTGGAACAGGATGAGGGTAGTTTGAGGAATACCCCAGCTGAGGTGTATTCTGCTACCGCTCGTAAACTGGAATACATTGACAAGATTCTGAGTTTGGTGGACATCTTTGTAACCTCTCGTCAGGGGCTGTTGGCGGGCTTGGAAGAATATGCGCCGATGGACTACACCTACCTCCATCCGATTGAGGTCAATCATTGGGGGGTTCCTGGGTTGGAGTGTGCGGGAGGTGATACCTGTGAATGCGGGTGTGTGCTCGACCACCCATTGCATGTTCTCCAGGGCTTGGAAGATTACCTGGATGGTATTCAAAGCACCGACCGTGATTATTTCCTGACCGTTGCTGAAATGAACGGGGTTAAACTCCGTTCCATTGAAGGGAGTGAGGGTCAAGTTTTCGACTCCATTAAAGCGGTTGCTCGGAATGCGTACCAAGCGGCTTTGAGTGGGTGGGAACAACTGAAAGCCTGGTACGAGTCGTCTGAGAAAGAGAAAGCTGACAACGACGCGGTAGCAAAGACTGGGGAGGACAATAAGAAAGCAGTCCAAACCATGCCCACTAAGAATGTCACTATCAATGACAAGGCGCGTGAGGGGATTAAGACCCTGGCGGAGAAGGTGGATGTCTCTGGGGCAATGTCTCAGGTTGTGAATCGGCTTCGGACACCCACGGACGTAGGGGGTGTGATCGATGGATTGTTGGGTCTTCTTAAGAAAGAAGAAGTCAACGGTGAGAAACTCCGGGCTGATAAGAAAGCGGTTGATACCACCCTGGCTGAATTGAGAAAAGCCTCACAGCAGACCAGTGGGAATGATGAAGACAAAGAAGCAGTTAGTGCGGCTAAGGCAGCGGTGCAGGAAACGGTTAAAGCTGCTAAAGAAGCCGTCGCGGAGGCCAAGAAGAAGATTGGTGAACACGATAAGTTGGTTAAAGGTCTTCGTAAAGCCATTAAAGGTATTACACCCCACATCTTTATTAAAGAGGGTGGGAACACTGGGGGGACGAACACATGAAGACACTTCATCCACGTGTCTTGGAACAGATTCAAGCACAATTGCCCAAAGACAGCGTTATCCTGGGTACTCAGCCTGGTGATGAAGACGTCGGGTATGTGGTGGTTCAGTTGAATAACGACGAAACCATGCTCCCTATCCCGAAGAAGGATATTGGAGATTACATGGGGGTCAGTATTCCTGAACTCCCGGTGGGTGACCAGGAGCCGTTGGCTCAGGTGTTTAAACGGCTCAGTAATGCGTTTAAACTCTTCCTCGTGGAAGGGGTGGACTATACGGTTCCAGAAGGGAAGGTAGACCTGCCCAAGAACGCACCCTCTCCTTTCCAGATAGTCACCCTGGAGATCGCTCCGACCAGTATCCTGTGGAAAGGACGCCTGGTCCTTAAACTGCTCAATAAAGCCCGCTTAGGACCTTCAGGGGTTCTTAAAGCCACCGACTTGGATACCCCTCGTCTCCAGATGGCGTTAAGTTCTAAAATCTTCCAGGGGAATGGGAACCTCTTTACGGAGAACCGGTCTCGGTTGTCTGACACCTTCTGTCAGCAGGTGGTTGATTACCTGAACATCGTTAAGATCCAGTCGGTTACGGTGGATCGGCTGAAAGGGGGAGAACTGATCGATAACGTATCGGATTGTTTCTCAGGCTTGGTGATCATTAAGCTTGAGGAGGGTCCTCATCTGTTTATTCGGTACCGTTCCGAAGGGGAAGAAGATCCTCAACCATCGCCCGGTGACGTAGACCCGGAATAACCAACGTCTGGTACTGGGGAGGGAGAAGGGGGGAACCCCTCTCCCTCCTAGACCACATCGTGCAGGCAGTGAATATGCTTAAAACTTTTGTTGAATGCGAAGAAAACTACGACGCTTATTTGCGTCCTGCGATTTATGATTCCATTAAGGCTGTATTGAACTTCTACGGGCTAGACTCCGCCACCGCCATTTACTACAACGGTGAGAATGAGATTGCGAAGACCGTAGGGAGCAATATGAGTGACGGTCCTCATGCAGATCGGTACACGGATGGAATTTTCAGGAACAAGATCTTTATTGTTCCTGAGGTGAACCGTAGTGAAGCTTGGACGAACCGTCGTCAGATGGTGGAGCGTCCCGTACTGTACAACAAGGAACTGGGTATCCTGTTGTGCCCTACGTTTGAGAACAAACGGATTGATGTCAAAGTCGTCTCGATGTTCAACTCAGAGAACACCGCCCGGCAAATGAAAGACCGTATGAATCGGCTCAAGGAGAACCAAGTCGTTGACTTCACCTTCTCCCCAACGACCCATATGGTCATTAATCCTCCTATTCTGGAATTCCTAGAGGTGATTTACGACCTCTTGAAGAAGAACAACCCGTCGGTACCCGACCCGTCTGAATGGTTGGGTAAGATGTGGCAATTTCCGGTGCGTGTGATCAGTAACGTAGCGGGTAACCACAAACGGGTAGTTATCCCGCTTAAACAGAACCGGGTCGGCATTCAGTTCTCCGAACCCTTTGTAGCGAAGACGAATAAGAGCGCGACTTATGGTCGGTGGGAAGTGGAGTTTACGTACAGCTTCTTCTTCAATGATTTCATTGGGTGGGAGTTTGAGTATCCCCTGAACATTTATCAGGATGAAATACCCAGTCAGTATATTCCGAGGGTCCAACCTCAACATGAATTACCGGAGTTCATTAAAGCCGCTCCTGAAGTAGAAGCCGGACGGGAGATTATGTTCCCGGAAGGGTTCAGACACACCCCCTTCTATTTGAAGCTGCCTAAGCATGACCCTTGGGCGTGGCCTAACTTCGATTGGATGCAACCGGTGATCCAAGCACGACTCAAAGTCGAGGATGAACCCACTCAGGTACTTTGTAACCTATTTGATATTCCTGACTTTGTTTGGTACGACAATGCTAAGGCGTATTTACTTCGTCGTCATGCGATTGCCTTCCAGCATTTTGAAACCCCTTTTCTGATTCAAGTCTTTGAAAATGACCAGTTAATTGCCCCTGAACACCTGACCCTGGATGAGAAGGGGTCTATAACGCTTCACAGCAGGCCTGTTTTAAACAAAACATATCGAGTAGTGGTAACCCTCGACTATGCGATAAGAGACTATTCTGACGCATTCTGGAGCGATTTAATCGATCATCCTGAAGACTGGGGTATTTTGCCTCAAATCTTTGATTGGTTCGATTTCAGTGAAGTGCCTGAACCGTGGTACTTACACATCAACTACCTCCGGAAACACATCCATAAGGGATGGGGTCGTTGGACCGAGCGCTTTAACCGATATGAGATGGGCTTTGGTTTGTGGGCCTACCGGAACGATTAAGAAGGAAATGAAACCATGTCTCTGGATATTAACCCTATCGGAAGGGATATTCCGATTGAACCTGAAACGCCCCGGATCTACAGTGAGACGTATCGACATTCCATTGTGGATTCCGTTTGGCAACCCGAACAGAGCCTGCTCTCTGAAGTTGAAGGTCGTCCTCGTCTCTGTCAGTACTTCCGTCAATTCCTGAATCCAGGTGAAGAACCTAAACCCTTCTACCCTGGAAACACCGATACGTATCAGAGTTACGTGCGTATTGACCGGTTACCCCTCAAGATCGATGGGGATGAGACGTTTAACTTTGATCCTCAGACCGGTGAATCCACCAAGATCTTTAACTTCTGGTTTACCACCGATGCCAACCCTATTCGTCATGATGTGTTTATTGTGGATATTGGGGATGGTCGAGCAGGGCTCTTTGCGTGTACGGAACAACCGGAAATTCGTAATTTTACCGCAAATAAGGTGTACTTCGTTACCGCGGTATTGAGGGGTATCCTCGACCAGGAGACGGATGCCATTCTCCAAGGACGGGTGGTCCAACACCGGGTGTATTCCAAAGATTCTGTACTCCATGGAGGGGCTTCCCTGATTACTAAAGGGGAAGAGGAGGTTGGACAGAAACTCTTCCAGTGGAATCAAACCATCGCCAGTCATATCCTGAAACGGTTCTACTGGAACCCTGAACGCACCATCGTGTTCGATAAGAAGGGGACCAATGAGAAGGATAAGGTGTATGACCCTTATCTGGTGAACTTCCTGTCTGCGTTCATTACCCCGGACATGCGACAGAACTACCCACCCATTAACCAGTTCTCGGTTCAGTACGGGGGATTGGAGTACAGCCGGTGGGGAACGAACAACATTTGGGAAGTGTTATTGAGGGGGGATTTGAATCTCTTGAAGGTGTGCGACAACAAAGCCGCCTTGGTGGAAGTGACCCGGTTAATGAACAGCCGGCTGTACGGTAACCTGGCGTCGAGTAAGATCCGGTGGTTCGTGACCACCAACCCTAAGGACTTCATTGCGTATCGGGTTCATTTCAATATGGATGGGTATCCCATTGTTATTCCCGGGAAACAAGAGGACATTACGTACCTCTTTAGTCAAGGCTTTTACCAAGGGAAACCCGAAGGCGCCTTTGAGAACCTCCTGTACCGAACCCTCACCACGAAAATCACGGATCATAAAGAACTCTTAGCCTATTGCGAAGGGTACTTTGATAAGGAACCGGTGGAACAACTGTACGAAGGGGCTATTCTGCTGATGCTGCTGAAGTACGCGCGTAAATTTGGAGGTCCGCTATGAGCATGCCCTTAAGTCGGTATAACACCATACGCACCCGACTAATCGAACTCTACAACATTCTGAATAACCGGTCCTTCGATGTGTGGGTAACGCCCGCAATGCTCATGAGTTTGGAAGAACTCCGGGATCGGGAAGAATACTCCCAGGAGGGGTTCGTTGGAGATCCGAATTACTACAACGAATACCAAGTTCGACGGATGAGTGTTCCCAGGATCATTGATATCCTACCTAACTTGTCCAGTGAGAAGGATTTGGGATTCAGGGAACCTCAGATTGTGATTCCGTTGATCTACGAATCCATTCAGGAGTACATTTGCCTCTGGTGTGAACTCTTTAAGAAAGCACCGGAGTTTCCAACACCCTCCATTGATGAACTCCGTAAGCTGGAACTCCTGGCGTATACCCTCTTTAATTTCTACAAACGGATTAAACCGTACCTGGATAAGAAGAAACTACGGGAACTGGGGGGTGATGTTCAAGAGACCGATAAACGGAACCTAATGCAGTTGTCAGCGCTGTTTAGTATCAACGCCATGGGAACCCCCAAAGCTGAGATCAGTTTCGTCAGTCATTTGGATGAACTCTTCGGGGACGATACGTTGAACCCGGGTCTCTCACTCAGTGAACAGCCGTATATCACGAACAAAGCTGTAGCGGATAGTTTAGCCACGCATGATACACCTGAGGATCTCGGTCCTTGGTTGTTCAATAAACCGACAGGATTACTGTGAGTATGGAATTACCACGTCCATTAGCTAACTTAATCGCCTTAGCAAACTCGGTGAATACGCAACGGTCGGATAAGAAGATCCGACTGTTTGCAACGATCATTACTCCGGTGGAACAGATTGAACTGATTATCCCCACGGGGATGGCTCGGTTGTCGATGTATTCAGCGAACTGTTCCGATGACTGGCGTATTCAGGGCAACTTGCAACCCGGGGTTTACCTGAACCGAATCCTGCCCTATAAGGACAATCTCTTTATTGAAGTGGTCGAACGTCAAGGCCTTCATCAAACCATGAGTCGGTTCCGGTGTATCCCCTTGAGTGACTCGAACCCTGAGATGGCCGGTAACAGTGTCCATTTGGCTCACCTGGAAGGTAAGGACAGTATTAACCTGATAACGGTTAAGTTCCAGATGATTGAACTGGGGTACGCTTTGCTGAAGAATGAGATGGTGTCTGACAAGCACTTAATGACCACCTTGGACGATGCACTCCACTACCAACTCACCAAATACGGTAAGCAACTTCAGTTGACGGGTAAGGATGCCTTTAGAGGGGTGGACATTGAGCGTCCTATCGATAACCCTCGGGTCTTTAAGTTGATTGATATACCGTCTGCGGTGCCTTTACCCCAGTTAGGGATGTGGATGCAGACCCATGAGGAGTTTGGGATCTATACCAAAGGCTTTGGGATGTATTACCAGAAAGGCCTTTGGATGATTTACCCGCTCTTCAAGATCGGTCGGTATGAGAACGGTAAACGGGTACTGAGTATTTATCGACTACCGCCTGATGCAGTCCCTACCCTCCACGCCACGTACTTTACCCAGGACCGGGTTACAACGATTCTGGCAACCGGTACAGGCCGTCATGTAGATGGAGCAGACATTGATCGTCAGAATGAGGGTACGGGTAAACGGTTGATCAGTTCGGATGCGGTCATGGGTGAAGTGGGTAACTACTACGCTAAGGGTCAGTCAGCATCAACCCGTCCTGATTCCCTCTCCGAATACCAAACCGCTAAGCGGAGCAGTGGGGAGGAGATTATACCCTTTGAACCGACCCCTACCAATAACCTCTGTAAGCACTTATCTGTGAACGCTTACAACGATGGGTCGTTGGAAACGATTCAGTGGAATAATTCGAACAGGGACTTACTAGAACCAGGTATGCCTGTACGGTTCTTCTTTATGAGTGGAGATGATCGCTTGAAGTACAAGGAGGGTACTCTGATTGGTGCTCGTACTGAACTCATGAAGGATACGGAAAGTCCAGATATTATCTTTAGGGAACATTCTGCTTTAACCCTCTTCTTGAATGATAAGGTGTTTGATGCTCCTTAGGTAATTTATCACTTAATGTATTTATTGTATTGTAAACTGGCTGACAAGCGGGTGGGGAAAGGGGTTTATTTCCTAATAAAGAGTGGAGTAGTTACGGAGTAACTACGACTTCCTTGTTCTATCTTTTGATCTTTCTCTATTCTCTTTAGATCTTTCTTTTGATTTATACGGAATACAGAGAGGGAAGAGAGGGAATACCCCTTATACCCCCGAAAAAAAGGGGGGATGAGGAATAAGGAGAGAGAACCGTAGGTTAATCAGTATTCCAACACGTTCTGATTAATACATTCAGCAAGCAGAGCTGAGAAGATTGCTCTGCCATTACCGATTCACTACCGGAGTAACTACCATGACTGGGGATTTCGACCATCTCAGTAACCGTCAACTGGCAGACTTACTGGCGGGTTACCATTTGTACGGCACTAAGCGGACGAGCGAGATACCCGGGCCTGTAATGCTCAAACTCATCCGAAAACGCCTCCGGGCAACTGAACCTCTACCTGATATCATTCCCTGTCTCGACGACGGCAAAGACGAACGTGTGCTCGGTCTGTTTGGTGAACGCATCACGGTTAAAGGAAAAGAAAAACAATGACACATCGTGGGAATAATGAAATTAAGAATACATTTGATCTCTTACACGTGAGTGTAGAGGATCAAACGAATGCGGGGATATTAATACGGTTATTGGAAAGGGAGGCGAAGATTACCTTTGCTAAGGCGGATACGTTGTTTGTGATGCTGGTAAGGCGTCTAGCAGCGCTTAGGCGAGGCGATCAGGTAGAAAGGAGTACGGTAGAGGCGGGTAAGGGCAATCGGCTCTATTGGAAGCTTACAGAAGCGTACAGAGTACTTCAAGATAAACCCCCTACTGATCCTCCGTTGTGTAAAGTCCCTGACGGGTTGGAAGATGTCTTCTTAGCCTTTACGAAGACAGAACCGTTGTATCAAGAAGGCCCCGGGTATTACGGGGCGGTGTATGCAGGTGACCGCTTACTGACCGCACCCCCGCCTGTAGACTTTGAGTCATGAAAACAGTAAATGTTTACGGGTATACCCACTCACTACCCCCTTACTGACCTCCCTACCTAAGCCGAGCTTAGGTAGGGGGTGTTATACCGCATTTAAGCTAAAGGGGAACTCAAACCTATATTACCGGCGTGATTATACCCAATGGATCATTTAGGAGATTCGGTTTATGCATTACCAAGTGGTGTTTGAACAAGACCTATTGGGTAAAACCCATACACATGACACCGGTCTGTTCATTAACGGTGAATCCAAACGGTTTTTACCACGTTGTTGGATCATAACGAATCGGTGTTGTATGACGTGTACGACGGACACCTGGTGATTATCCGTGAAACCAGCGAGGGGGAAGTGGAGGAATACCTAAGCGATCGGTCGTATGATTACCAGACGTTACCGTTGTTGGTGGTGATTGCGTGCTATAAGCACAATAAGCGGGTGGTGAAGATGGGGCGGAGTACCCATACCCTGATGTTCCACGACAACAAGGACGGGCGGTTTGAAGCCGTATTAGAAGCCGGTAAAGTCACCCTCCACGATAAGGAGGGGTTAGTCTTTACCCAAGACGGGGATTATTACCTGTCTCTACCGGAAGAACACGTGGCGAATATCATGCTGGAACGGTTGAATCACAGCTTGAAGTTCTTTGACGAGAAATACAAGGTTCGGTTTAAAATAGGACGGAACTATGCGTATTTCCCGTTAACGGAAGTCTTTGCAGACCCTGAGGTTCGGAATATACGACTGCGGTTGGATAACCTAACGATTACTCAACAGAGCTGGGATCGTATTCGGGAGCAGCTCATGGACCTGTTGGAAGATTACACCCAACCTACTCGAACTGTTCGTATGGATCTACCCATTAAGGGGGACTAATGGCGTATCAGGAATATGGATCTACGTTCGTTCACGACGGTAAAGTCTACCACCTCAATGACTTCCTCCGTCGAAGTGAAACACTCCCCGTTAAAACGGTTCCCTTAAAGGACTTTGAATGGCTCCTGGCGTATGCCGTTGAAGAGGATAAGGACAGGATTAAGCGAGCGGACTATTCCTTTCCGTTGTTGATTACGGAATGGGAAGGGGAGTGGGTGATCATTGATGGCTGGCACCGGTTCCTTAAAGCCCATTGGGATGGGCAATCCGCCTTGAACGTTAAGGTCATTCCAACGGACTGGTTTAAAGGTAAAGGAAGGCCCTTTAAACTAAAGGGTTACCGTAATCGCGTTACATAACGTGACATACCCCTACCCCCTAGCGCTCAGGCTAGGGGGTAGGGGGTCTATTATTCATTTTGTCTTTACATGGCGTCCCAATCTTTCACGACATCACCATTCTCATTAAAGCGTTGTTGCAAAGACCGTCTAAAGGCGGGTTTACCATTAATGTCATGTACAAGCCCTAACACGGGATCAAGATCATAGATAAAGAACCGCTTCTCAGGTGAACACCCTTCACCCCGTTGTTTACCAATGGAACAGGTAAAGTAATTCTTCATGGACGTCTTCGCCACATGAATGGTAATGACACCATCCACTTCGTTGGTAATCTTCGTAGACGTTTCTGTCATTGACTTACCAGAGACTTCCCGAGCGAAGTAGACCTCAGACTCATCATCCAGTTCTTTTAGTAGTTTCTTAGCTTCAGGGCTCAACTGGTGAGGTGTTAAGAAACAAATACCCCGCGCAATCATAAATGACCGGACAGTGCGGAACAGTAATTGAAGTTTATCGGACTTATTCTCCCCAGGGAGTTTATCGAAATTCTGCAACGCCAAGTAATCATACCCGTACAGAATGATCTCGTGACCTTTGAGTTCCAATTGCCGTACCCGAGCGAACATCTTATCCCGGTTGTCTTTATGGGCTTCAATCTGGTTAATCACCAGGTACCACCCATTCTTCCGGAAGCAATCCGCAATAGCGGTTACAATGTCTACGCTTTCAGTCACCTGAAAGTCCCGGTCTTCTTTGTACTTGGTGGTTACCGCCAGCTTGTAGATCCGACGAATCACCAGCTCCATGGCATCCTCAGCCGATTCATACAGGATCGTTGGAATCTTAGCCTTATTCCGCAGCATGGGTTTGTTGTACATCCCCGCTGAAGCAATCAGGTGAGCCATACCGAAAGACTTACCTCGGTTCGTCATGGCTTCTAGGAGGTACATCTTACTTCGACGTAATCCTCCATCTGGTTCCAATCCTTGATTGAGACCTTGAATACCGGTTTTAATGATCCCTTCTACACTGTTCTCCGTCTTCGCCATCTCGATGATATCGAGCATACTTTCCGGCGTGCCTGTATTGACGGAACTCACCACTTCGGATTGACGTTCCCCATACGCGTTATTCACCCGCTCTTGGATCAAATCAATCAGTTTAGCAAAGTCTTCGGGTTTGGTATCAACGAGGTCCTTATACAGGACTTCTTTCATAGCCTTCTTGAACTGCTTCTCGAAGACCTCATCTTCCATACTGGAACGAATCTCTGTGATCTGTTTATACACCAGACGACGAGACAGTTCCTCTGTTTCCAGGTCTTCCAATCCAACATTCACCGCATCCCTGAGACTGTCATCATTCTTGCAGAAGATCGCTACCCGCTGCATCAGCAACGATTTTATAAGTGGATCGTCATTGGACTGGTCCAGCAGCCAGCTGATTGAAGACCGGATGCTGTCCCTGACACGTCGGTCTTGTGACATCACATCGGGATTTGGGGCTGGGAGTTCTTCCAGTAAGTCTGTCAGTTCTTCGATCAGGTTAGTGTCTTTTAGTTTTTTGGCCTGATAAATTGCTGATAACAGTTTTACTAACACCAGCAAATCGTTCATGCTAACCCCTGAGAGTGTAAAGTAGATGATTTTTAAATACCCTAACGGTTTACCGTTCGAGTTGTATGTGGTAACCGGGGAGTTGGTTGACACCCTGGTGGCTCAATCCATCCCGCTCTGTGGATTGAAAGAAATTTCTGCATACCATGACAAGATCACCTTTGGTGAAATGGCTAACTTTGTAGCTTTGCAGTATGCGGCGGCCAAAGTCTTTGGTGTAGAAATGCCTGACCCTACGGCGTACTTTGGTCATGGGTATAACGCGGGGATGGTAGCCGAAGCATTTAATGGGGTGGACAGTGATGCAATAGCCACCCTCCTTCGTACCGCCAATCATTTCCGATCGACGGTTAATGGTCAAGTGATTCTCATTGGAGTCGAGGTAGGGGACCATAAAGCCACCGCTAGCTGGGAGAAACTTCAAGCCAAAACAATCTCAACCGCCGTATTGGAAACACTTTATGCAAGGGTCGGTTATTTGGAAAGTCATTTCGGTCCCGTACCGAAAGCAGGTTTAGGGGAATTGACTCTGGCTGAAGTGTTCAAGCTGATCCACCTTCAAAACCCCTGATTAAAAGGCTGCATGCATTTTATGTGCAGTTCTATTGCGCAACAAACATGTTTGTTACTCATCTCGAACAGGATTTATATCCATGGCAAAGCAACTACGAACCTCCATTAATGGAGACAACAATCTTTTCAGCGATGTCTGCAAGTCCCTGGTAGCCGGTAGTCTTTCCAACATCACCGGTAACGAGAGCTTCGCAGACTTCCGTAGCACTCTTCAGAGCGCGGGCGGTCAGGAAGGTTTTCTGGTCAACCGTCTGATTGGTCGTTCGCTCCCGAACGTCAGTGGTAACGAGAGCGCTGACCTGCACACGGGCTTCAACTCGGCTACTTACGACATCGTCCAAGGTATCCTGGAACGCAAGAGCCGTGACCTGATCCCCATGGACTGCGTTCGTATCTTCCAAGAAGCCGGTGATAACTTCGCCAAGGTGGAAGGTGCTGAAGGCTTCTCGATGCAGAACTTCGAGGGTCGTGAGCAAGAGATCCGTGCCGCCAACCTGACCCTGAACGCCCAGAGCCACCTTCAAACCGAAGGCGCTGAAGCCCTGTTCGCCACCGTCGGTGTGCGTTATCAAGACGAAGGCGCTGAGCTGATCGTTCGTGCAGCAGGTCTGGGTACCTACGCGTACGGCAACACCCCGTGGCAATCGGCTTCTGAACTGCGTCCGATCTTCGGCCTGCTCCGCAGTGGCGATATGTTCAAAGACGAAGCCCTGGCCGTCTACCCGGTATACCCGGACGATAACGCGAGCGAAGACCGTGCCTTCTTCGTGGCTGAGAGCGTCATCGCCCCGCGTCCTGTGAAATACGCGCAAGGTGATGCCTACGGTCGTGGTGAGCACGAAACCCAAATGTTGGCGGTTCCGGTATCGATTCCGAACCTGCTCGCCCTGACCCAAGCGCCGGGCCAACGTCCGTGGAATTCCACCGACGAACTCGAATCCAACTCCATCTCCGTGTCTCTCATCGCCGCAAGCGGTAAGCTGGACGGTACTGATATTTCGTTCTTCATCAAAACCGGTGCGATGTCGAACAACACCTTCGCACCAGCCAACAACGCCCAGACGAGCGATGAGCGCCAACTGAACCTGCAAGTCAAGCAACTGCCGGGCTTCTCGGTGAGCGACAAAGACGGCAAAGTGGTGGGTGAAACCATTTTCGCCAGCTTCAAGTCCGCAGGTTACGAACCGCTGCTGGCCTTCCGCCTGACTGGTAGCTACCAACGCCAGACCAACGAGTTCAACCTGCAACCGGGTACTGTGACCATCACCGCTGTTCGCAACATCACTACCGGTGTGGTCACCAAGATCGGCTTCGCTGACAGCACGGTTAAAGCCCTGATGCGCTCCTTCACCGAAGGTAAACTGATCGGTGCTATTACCACCCAGAACGTATCGAACACCAACCGCGGTAACTTCGGTTATCGGATTGAAGTGTACGATGCCAAGAAACACCTGTCGGTGAAACGTCGTTCTCCGATCTCGGTGAAATACCCGATCTCGGCTGATGACGTCAACCAGGCCAGCCTGGACTTCGCACTGAGCCAGATGTCGGTGGTGATTAACAACCAATGCTCCGCTCACGCTTTCCAAGCGGCTGAGCAGCACCTCGAGTACGTCACCTCGATTACCGGTCAACCGGTGGTGGCCAACGACCAAGGTTCGGAAGTGCTCGCGGGTCAGCACTTTGTAAGCCCGATCGCCATCAACCGTAGCTTCAAGCTGGTTGATGTGATCTCGGCTAACAGTTCTTCGGATGTGTTCGTGTCGGTGGCATCCGCCATTACCAACGAGATCGCTGATATCGTTGCGGCCCTGAACACCAAGTCCGGCTTGGCATCCATTGCGGAATACAGCACTGGTAATACCAAGAACGCCTGGACGGTGGTCGTCCATCAGAACTTGAGCCGTTTCATCTTCCGTTCGGGTGATGCACGGACCATTGGTCCGATCAACAACCTGAAAGTGGTTGAAACCAACTTCGACAGCATGATCGGTAAGATGTACATCGTTCCGACCAACGATTCCAACAACGAAACCATTAACCCGCTGGCGGGTATTGGTGTTCTGGTATCGAAGGAGAACGTCGTTGTACAGGGTAACATCACGCGTGACAACAGCGACTTCGGTGTCGTGATGACCCTGCCGAGCTACAAACACTGGCCGCTCAACGTGGTCATTGGTTCTCTGGTCATCGAAGATGCTGAAGACCTGCTGAGCGACAAAGGTCTCATCAACCAACTGGCCGTCAAACGTGTCAAGGTTGAGAACATCGAGGATGCGAAACCCGACCCAAACGCCGGTCCGTGAGTCCTGCGAATTACGGGCGGCTTGAGTATCCCGAGTTGCCCTAGTAGGTACCTCACGGAAATTGCGTGTACCATTAGCCCTACCCACTCCCCTAACCGGGAGTGGGTAGGGTTATATTTGCAGTTATACCGTTTATTGGAATATTTTAAACCTACATTATCCTTGGGTACAAGACAATAGGTTATCTGACCGCGCACCAGATGATCTTGACACTAACTTGAGGATCCTCACCATGAATGACGTTTCACCCTACCGGCATTTCCGGCTGACTTATGATATCACCAATATGAGCAGCAAACAGATTATTGTCAAGGCGAAAGGAGGGTTGAGTTACCTTATTCGCAAACCACTAGAGGCTTCGTGGTATCCCGGGGCGATGATCGATATCAAATTCGATCGTCTGTATGTCGGTGATTTCAGTTTTGATAAGTCAGCAGCGCGGAGTAAATTCGATCGTCTGTTGATTGATAAGATCCAAGCTCACCTGAGCTTTGTGTCGAGCAAAGAGTCGCACGTGGACATTCGGCAGTATCATGACTTCGGCGTCACGATCAAACTGAACAGGGATGTGGTTGAAGACCTGGAAGGTGAACCGATCCACAGTGATATCCTCGGTATCACGTTGTATAACCGGGAAGAGAATACCGGCGATCTTTATCCCCTGAATACGCCAGACTACACCCTCAATGACCTGATGAAATGGGGAATCGGTGAGAGTGATGAGCCGGGAGGTCTTCATTACTACGTGTATCTGAACGATCCCCTGAGTGTTCAAAACCCGTTGTACACCAATGTCATGGGTAAAGCGGTAATGGTCCCTACGGTCAGGGAGATGAATAAAGATCATGGGTTGTATGTGGGATTGGTCTGCGGTAATTCACTACCGAAGAAGCTATTCTACACCTTTGACCATCTCTGCGATGAAACCCTGGGTTTCCTGGGTATCTTTAAGACCAAAGCAGAATGTGAGATGGGAGGGAACACGGAACGGGCAATGACTGCCGAGAAGAAAGTGGTTGAACTGAATAAACAACTGAGTTCAGCCAACAACGAGATTTCCAAACTGAAGGACTTGGTAGACGAGAATGTCCGTAAGAGTGTTGAGTTGGGTATCGAGCTGACCCACCTCAAAAGTGCTCATCGGTTGGAACTCATGCAAGCGAGAAATGAACGTCAACTGGAGGTGAATCGGCTGCAAATCAACAATGATGCGACCAAAGTACGGAGTGAAATGGACAAGACCTTGAGTAAGGCGAATCTGGAGTTCACCCGCCAGCGGGCCAGCGCTAACAACTGGGGAGAAGTGGCTAAGGCGGTTGGGGCTATTGCAACCGTGTTTGCTGCGGGGTATAAACTATGTACTTCCTGATATGGTAGGTAGGTAGGATGGACCGGCAACTCATTAAACACATTGAAAATTCCATGCCGAAGTTCAATAAGTTACTGGTGGATGGATTTCATCAGAAGGAGTTTAGTAATGCGTTAGGAGTGTTCGATCATTCCATGAGGGCCATTCTGAAAAGTGTTGAGAAACGGGGTGTCTTTTACAAGAAAACCGTACGAGCTTCACCTCGGGAGTTCATTGACTACTTGATCAACAGCAGTCGTAAAGTCTTCGATGTCCATAAGGAAAGCTTGTATCCGGTTAAGATCTGGATCCAGTATAAGGACCGAGGGGGTAAGTTAACGGACTTTTACACCTACACGATGCTCCCGTATACGGATAAGTACGGGGATCTGTGGTTGAGGGGATCGTTGTATAACCCTCAGATCGTACTCGCTGAACAGGGTCTACCCGTAACGAAAGAGAACGCCTTGTTCGTGAAAGTGCTGGGTTTCAAGTTTAAGATTGGAATCGAGCATTTCAATTTCTGTCAAGTCTTTACCGACACAGGGATTGAGACCCATCGTCACACGGATATCAACCTGGCGGCTAACCGGTTCTACAGTCCAACCGAATCCCGGAAGATCAAGGACAGTAAGACCCCTGTTCCGTTGTTGGCGTGGTATATCTTTGCGGACATGGGCTTCAGTACGGCCATGGAGGAATATGCGGAGTGTGACTTCCGTATAGGCTCTCTGGATGCGCTGCTTAACGAATGCAAGGCAGAAGACCGGTGGGAAGTCTTTACCGGTCCTAAGCGTGCTTCGGATAATAAACCTTCGTTAGGTGATTATGTCAGTTTGGACATCGGTATTGCGGTACGGAACAAGTCTAGCAGTCGTAAGGAACTGAGCGCAGTCGGGTTACAGTACAGCTGTGCTTTATTGTTCATTGCGAACTGTTGTTCGTCGTACTTTGATATTGAACGGTTGGATGATCCGGACTATTGGAAGCTGATCATAGGGCGGTGTTCCGTTAAGGCGGGTGACAGTGACGAGTACATCATGCGTTTGATGTATGAGCACTTCGATTCCATTCGGGAGTACCTGGATGAAGATTCGATTAAGAAGTTCGCTGCTAAATCGATCGTAGTGACCAATATGTTTGATCTGTTCAACTACATCATTGCGAACCGCAGTGAGATTGTCCAGACCACCGACCGTGCGTCAGCGTTCAATAAAGACTTGGCCAGTTTGGAATTCACGCTGGACAGTCTGCTGACGTCTGCCAATAACTTCAAGCACGATATCAAGAACAACTCGGAAATCAACCAGAAAAAGGTGGCGAGGTTCTTGACTCACAATTTCCCTATTAAGGAGATCGACAATGCACAATACGCCAACCTTATCCTGGAACCCACCCCTACGGATAATCCGTTCGTAGACTACGGGTTGGGCTGCATGCCCCAACACAAGGTCTATACCGGTGGTGGTAAGCGTAAACGGGGTGACTTCGACACGTCAGATAGCTCAACCTTTACCCACGCGTCGCTTCCCTTTGTTCATAGTTTTTTACGGGTTACGAATCCTAATCCTGATGCACGGGGATTCCTTAATCCAAGCATTTATCTGATCAATAATCGTACAACGGGCTTAGACCCTCAATTTAAAGAACTCTACGAACGAACAGATAAACGCCTCAAGAAAAGAGAACCATGGCCATGGCAAACATCCTCCGTCCATCCGGACAAGTCAACCGAGGAACCGTCTCAATAGATCCTAATGCACCCATCCCCGGGGCTTCTGGTACGACGATGGGCCTCGGCGCCCGTCAAGGTATGTACAACCAGATGTCACCCTCCATGCAACTCCGTGGTGTTCTCGAACACGGCCTGCAAGGGAATAGTCAGGGTGGGGGTGGGGGTTCCATCCATTGGGAACGCTACGGTAACTCCCTCTATGAAGACGCTGCACTCCGGGAGATCCGGGAGAATGCGAATTCTGAAATAGACAGTAACCAACTCTTCTTGGAGAAGTTTTCCCGTGCTGGGGTGGAATTGATTCAGCAGCTAGGAAGACGACAAGGGGCGTTCTATAACGAATACCGGGAGACCTTAGAAAACTTTCGTTTTGTTCCCAAAACCCCGGTTAAATGTCCCATTCGGGATGAATTCGTTAACAACCTGAACAAGTACCCTGAAACCCTCCGCTTTATCTCAACGGCCTCTGTGCCGATGTTTGTCCAGCGACTGATTGTCCTGGGTAAACAAGGGTCTTCGGAGTTGACGACGTCGGACTATATGGGATCCGCAGTCTTTGCCTATCGGTCTGTTTTAACCATGGAGATGATCTCCTGGTTGTGCAAGAGTCCGGCAGGTCGACAGTTCACGTATAGGTTGACCCCTGAAATCCAGAAAATGATCGCTAACCTGGAGCATTTCAAGGATACGTTTAGCCTCGCCTGTAACACGTTAGGTTGTACGAATCCTTATGCGTCCCTGGTGTATGAGGTGAAGACGCCAACCACGACGGAGAGCCATCTCATCCACGAAGCACAAACCGCCTTCCTTCATTCTAACTTTGGAGCGAACAACGGCGTGGAATCCCAGAACGATCCAACCACTGAAGACATCTTTGAAATGGTGAGGAAACGGGCTGAGCTGGCCAGACGGGACAACCAGGTGTATACTCGCCCTGAAGATCCTCGGTTCCAACCCCCAGAAGTCCAACGCTGGAATAAGGTCCGGAATGATCTTGAAAACCTGACCGTTAAGAACAAGGATGAGTTTGATCTCACCAGTTATTTCCATTACATCGGTAAACCCAAGCATTATCTGATTCCGGAAACGGATTGGAAGCGGATAAAGAAGGTTTATAAACGCCACCCTGAACAGTCTCCTCAAGAAGAGAGTATCCTCCCGGGTTGTTTCCGTATTGTGATTATTGACCTGGAAAAGGATAACGGCTGGTTCAGCACTGTTGTAAGGAGTCGTACACTCGATATGGTCACTGCTCTGTCTAGCCCTGAAAAGCTGTTGCCGTTGCTGGAAGCTACGGAAGACGGTAATGACGTGGTGGTCCTGCCGGTGGAGAAGGTGGTAGAAGATACCAAGTCCCTGGAGATCACGCTGGAGACCTGTGAAGAATTGGAAGGGATCCCAGTGGTTACGGTGTCTGAAGGCATCGTCAGCGCGACGTCTAAGAAGCTGATGGCGGCTGTGGTGACGACCAACACCGCCCTGAGTAAGAACATGCCAGGGACCAACGCCACGTCGTTCTCCGCTACGATCTGGGATACCTTCACCTGTTCCGATGCTCGGGATAAAGTCCGACTCAAGAACGATCTCCCGTTCCTGTTTAAAGACTTTAAGGAGGGCGATCACTCCCTGTCGTATTACCACCGGATGAAAGCGGTTAAGGAGTACTTGGATGAAGGGATTCTGGATGAGGAGTTGGGTGAGTTCATTCGGACTCGTCTGACCGCAACGGTGAATGCGTGGTTCGTCAGTTCCCTGGGGTACGAACGCCTACCAAGCTCACGGAACCATCTGTCGGTAACCGACATCGTCGAAGACTTCGACGAGCTGGATAAGATCCTGGAAGAAGATCATCCTGAAGGGTACCGACGGTTCAATGAACCGGGAGGGCCGGGTAACTACCTGACGGAACAAATGAAACTGTTCGTTCCCGATGGGAAATACGATGGTGTGGAAAGTGAAGAGGGTGGTCTAATCCAAGAAGCTCAGAAGAAGTTGGAGTTACCGTTGGAACGCCGCTTCCACATCACGGTGATCAATAAGCGCAATGGCCCGTTGCCGGATCCATCGGGAGAACCCTTGATCATTAAGCGCAGTCGATTCCCGGAGTACTTCGATCTCATAGAGAAAGGATTCAAGGGAACGATGAAAGAGACGGATAACCTGGACGTTATTGATAAACTGATTCAATTCTCCGGAGGTGATCAACTCTGGTTATTCAGTTACTCAGCCGTCGATAAGAATGTCGCCACTCTTCGGGTGGTCAGTCGAAGAAGCCCCTTGGTCCTGTTGGATCTCTTCTGAATACTTGATTTAATCGCGATTGAATTAAAACTATTAACCTACCCTAGTGGATCTCCACTAGGGTAGGTATTCCTTATTGGTTTATTTATTTAACTTACAGTTATTTTCAGATCTAAATAATCAGGGTGAATAGCAACAATCCTATTAATTGTTAACTGTTTTACTCCCCATTTCCTACACACGAACGAGGATTCACACATGACCACTTCCAATGACAAAGCCAAAACCACCAACAAGTCCTTCACCGGTGAGCGCAAGGAAGGTTTCGCAGCCACAACTGTCGCCGGGATCGTCGGAGGCGTCCTGGGTGCCGCCGCCCATTTCAATGGCACCAAAAACATCGGTTCGTCCCTGATCGCCGGTGCGGCCGGTGTGACCGTCGGTTGGGCGGCGGGTCGTCTGGTGTCCCCTGTTCAACACCTCGGTACGCCAGCTACCATTCTGGGTAGTGCCTGGTCGGGTCTGCTCGGTGCGTCGATCGCCATCACCGCGGGTGAACTGGCTGGTTCGGTAATGGGTGCTGCCCAAGAAGCCCTGCCGAGCGCCGGCGAGTAAGTTCTGCCCCAAGGAGAAGGTTATCCCTTCTCCTCTTCTTTTCAGTAACCCGCTCAGCCAGGAAGGTGTTTATTATGAAATCCAGCGGCCTGCTTCTTCTGTGCGTTGGTGTTATGTTCGGCTTCTTGTTCGTGAACGCGAACTACGGCCAAGAGACTCAGGAAGATGAATCCCAAGAAGTGATCTTGGGACATCGTATTGCTCCTAACGGGCAAGAAATCCTGGTCTACCAACACTGAAGAACCCACCCCCCGCTTCCTTGTCCTGTTTAAGAGGGATGAGGAGGCGGGTTCTTTACGTCTCTTTCATTTTTCACATAGGGAAATACCATGCTAACGCCAGATGAAGCGAAGAAACGTCGGGTAAGAGTGGCTGAAATCTTTAGTCTGATTTCGGAGGCTAATCAGCTTCTGGTTAAGGTCTCAGCCACCGCGAATGCTAACAGGAGTGAGGAGATGTTTGCGTTATCCATGTCTCTCCTGGAAGAGGCGGACACCAAGCTGAATGCGTACAAAAAGGAATTCCCCAATTGTCTCTCCTTGAAGTACAACCGTTGGATGCAAGTCGGGGTGAATTCTGAGGGTGGGGTGAGTAATAAACAAGGGCTTCCTCAACCCCCTCTCTTGACTGAAGACAATCAGCTCTCCCCTGAGTGGGTGACTTGGTACAGTCAGGTTATGGGGTATTCCCATTCCCATGCCTTGGAGGTGGGTGAACTTCTGTTGAATGCGTATCAGAACCTTCCTCCCTCCGAAGTGTAAAGGATTAACGGCAAACAGTCTCCCCCCTTAGGGGAGACTTTCTTGAGAAAGACGTATGTTTAGAATGAATAAGGGTTGTTACCCTACCGGAATAAATCCTAATGGAAAGTTTCTGAGTCAAGAGGAATTGTGGAAACTCCCCAATGGGACTTATGTAACCTCCCCTTCGCACCATCATCACGTCTATCAACACGCCCGTCGTGTTGAAGTTCGAGATGGTCAATGCTGGCTGGTCACTGATCCCAGGTATATCTATTCCCTTGAAGACTTCTTTAAATACAACCTGCTCTACAGGAAAACCGCATGAAAAAGACCTGGATGTTGATGTCTCGTAGGAGACATTCACCGAGCAGTATGGGATTGACCTAGGGAGTAAACTGGGCTCATTCATCGTTGATTAAAAACCTTTTGTCATTAATCCACTTATAGGACACCGTTATGTCGAAGAAAATGCCGCCGGACTTCCGTAAACTGCACCTGGAAGCCTTGTACACCTACCTGAATGAAACCACGGGCGCGTGTGTCATCCTGGTTAACACCGACGCCGGCCCTGAAGTGAAAGAAATCGGTCAAGGGAACCCCAGCGTCTTCTTCAACATCGGAGGGTTCGCGGTGAAGTACCTTCATTTCCATGAGGAGTACGTTCATTTCGAATGCCGTTGCCAGGGGAAGGTATACGAGCTCTTCATCAAGTATGAAGATATCTTGGGTGTGCGGTATAACAGAGACTTGATTTACCTGGGTGGGGTGTGCCGAATAGTAGGTCAGGATGAAGACGGTCGGTTGATGCTCGCCCCTGGTGAAATCGCTCCTCCAGAACAGGATGATAAGAAAGAATCCTCCGTCCCCAAACCTCAGAACGGACACACCTCTCCGTTCAAGGTCATTGAAGGCGGTAAAGACTAACCCCTCACTATCAATACCCCCGGTAGGGATAACCTACCGGTGGTTAAATTATTCTGTTGAGTGTATCTAATACGTACATTGACCAGAATCATTTAGAGTTTCATAAACACCTGAGGTAATCCAAAATGCTACCGATTAAATCACGGCTACAAGAAATGATCATCAACGCCCAACCCCTCCCCGGCGTTGTGGATGACATTTACAAAGGCTACGAGGAAGTTAGGGTGTTCTTCTCCAACTTCGATCGGGTAATCACTCAACTCCCTTTCGATAAGGATATTCTCAATCACCTGCCCCGGGGTGAAGCCAAGACGGAGGACTTCTTCTTTCTCCACACCATCTACCAGGAGCAGAACAAAGGCGCCATCCATGGCTTCGGAGAAGGGTATTCAGGGAACATTCGTTTCCGGATTAAGATCGTACGGAACACTAAAGGGGTCATTGCAGGGTTGACCGTAGGGACTCTGGGCTGGGGAATGAAAGATCTGGAACGGGATTTCAAGAACAAACACCTGTTGCATGGGGGTGTGGATTACAAAGACGAACTCCTGGGTAAAGTGGTTCGTCATATTGAATTGGTCAAACTCTTCTACATCGAAGACATTTAACATCTTTCAGAAGGAGTAACCCCCCATGGTAACAGTTCGTAAGGAAGGTAAAGAACGGTCTCCTCTGTCGAGTCCCATCGTAGGCGAACGGGATTCCGTTGATTTCCATAACAACAAAGAACACCTGGAGAATGGGACGTATCGAGTTATCGAGTACGACGGGGAAATCAATTATTGTGTGTTAGACTATCTCGTTGAATCTTGGTACAGCGAGGAAGAACACATGGAATTCCTCGATAATCTACACATGGACCATCTGGCCGAGAGAATAGGCGAGCCATACTGCGAAGACTTGGGAGAACCGTTCACCCAAGTCCTACATGACAATTTCAGTGACCTTTTGACTTAACAAGACGAGGGGGTGGTATGAACACGTTTTACATCATTCAAGTCGACCAACGTTCCACTTCCCACCCGGGAACCATCACTCAGTATTACGCCGAGGATCCCTCTTCTCGTGGTTATCCCGATTTCAGCAAGTCCTGGATGGACTGTAGCACTTTCCACAGCCTCGAAAGTGCTACTGAAGTCATTAACCGGATGCTCACTGATAAGAACACTCGCTTCGGTGATGGTTCGGTCTATCTTCCCCTCACATTCCGGATACTGCGTCGTGATTACAACGCACCTGTTCCCGGTACGAAATACGAGTTCGATCTCTCCATTGTCGAGTTCTCCTACACCGATCCCTCCGACTTGAAAGTCAAAACAGTTGATCGCTGGGGAGTCGACTTCATATGGGGTGGAGGAGATAAACTCGCCAGGACTTTCTACCGCGTCGAAACGAATCCCGATCAACCCAACATGCCCTACTTGCCGGGTAAGAATGAACCAAGTCTCTTCTACCCCAAGGCATTGGAGGGCGCTCACCCGTGGGTGTACTGGTATATCCGCAGTCATGAACTTGAGTTCACTTCCGCTTCAGTTAAAACTGCTTTGGAAGAGAAAGACAAGGTCATCGGTAAAATCAGTAACCAAAGTTCCAATGTGGAGCTTTACGACGAGATGTTTCCTAAAGCAGGCGACCGGGTTGCCGTGGGGGATCTAGTACTCCTGGGGGATGTTCTAGCTCTTCGTAATAAGAACTCCGATCTCACCCTGGAAGAAATCCACCAACAAAAATTGTCTCGTCGCGTTTCGAATAAACAATAAAGACAGTCAGTCAACAGAGGCCCTGTGAGGCCTCTGTTGGTATTTATTTCAGTAGTCAAGGAATTTGTAATGGCTAGAAAAACCCTGTGTATGTTGATTCGCCATCACCAGTACGCGCTGGTAACCAATGACATCCAAAAGAGCGACTTCTTTTACACCTGCCCGTTTGAATCGACCGTTGAAGGCCAACCGATTCTCTGTGCGGTGTTCTACAAGAAACCCAACCCCGAACGCATGAAAGCTGCGTATTCGCTGACGACTCTCCCCTGTCATTTGACCCTTGAAGGATGGCAGAGCCTGATTGTGGATGCAGAACAACGCGCTATCCTCGTTACTCCCAGGCGGATCTATGATTTCCGTGGGGAGGAAATCAACGTGTGTAATGGAGAGAATAAGGGGTTTACCTTTGGAGCGGATGAATTCGTTCACCTTTTTGGTAAGTACCTCGACGTTAACGTTCCGTTGGGCGCTCTCTACGCCGACAAGCAAATTGGTGAAGCATTTGAAGTTATCGCTGTAAAACCCCGTAACTAGGAGGAGTGTTATGGGTACCCAAACGATCAGTTCGGCGATTAACCCACAACCTTCCATTTCGTATTCGGGTGATTTATGGAAAGAACGATCAAAGAAGTATTTGAATCGATGGCGAAGAATCTTCAAGATATCCAGCGCCTGAAGGGTCCTAACGCAAGGGTGTGTATTACCTTAGAGATTGACGGCGAAATAGTCGATTTCATCCTGCATCAGGGATATAAACATCAACCCACCCTCTTAACTGCGATTATTATCTCAATCCGTATTCAAAATGTTGAAGGTATCCATCCCCAGGGAGTCATCATGATGTACAATGATGGCGAATTGTCGATGGGAATCTACAAAGATGCTAAGTACGGCGGCGAAACGTTGGAAGGTGTGCTTCGTGTCGCCGAAGAATACATGAGTGAAGTCGAAGAAACCCCCCACACCCTCCATTGATGGAATCCTCTACCCCGCGTCCTACAACCCTACTCCCTTAAAAGGAAGTCATCATGTCTATTTCCTACATCATCCGGATTGATTCCCGTCTCAATAACCAAGGAGATGCCGTTACACGCTTCTATAACGTTCATGGTGGGGCGTTTGACCATCCCCGCTATATGACCCACTGGTACGACGCAAAAGCCTTCACAACGTTCCCTGAAGCCGTTAAAGTGGTTAAACGGATCATTGATGAGGAACCGGGGTTGTATTCCAAAGATCCTTACCGGGCGTTGTACGACCTCTGCTCCGCAGGGTTGGATCGCCCTATAGACCCGGATGGGTCCTACACCTTCGTGATTTACATTATCCGTTGCAATTCGGAGGATCCTTCGGACCCTCGAATGGAAGTGGTGGATCGTTGGGATGTGGAGTTCTATCGGAATAAAACCCTACCCGACGGTCAGTTCAGTTCTATCGTATACCACGCGGAGGATAACCCCGAGGAGAGTGACCCCGGACGCTTCTACGTCCCAGGGGACAACGAACCCAGTGTCTTCTACTGTGACCGATTGGGTGGCGCGCATCCTTGGATCCATTGGTACATCATTACCCATGAGCTCGAATTCACCCACGAGAACATCGAATTCGCTAAGGATGAGAAAACCCGGGTAATCGAACAACTGCTGGAACAACAGAGCTGGGTGCCGTACTACAGTGAGAAATTTCCTCTCACTTCCCGAGAAATCGTTGTTCACCAACCCCTGCTGTTGGGGTATGTGTTGAGTAAGCGTAATGACAATCCTTCCCTGTCGTTGGAAGAGGTCCATTACCAAGAAATCACCCGGCGTAACACCAAACCGTCTGCTCATCACTGAGCATTCCGTTAATCCTTATTCCACCGAGGGAGAATGAACATGAGAATGGTCCATTGGGCTCGATTGGTTAAAGAGTGCCTCCAACTTCAAGCCGTCAGCGATGATCGCTACCTGGGGGTCTGCTCAGGGTTGAGTTTGTTGTACCACAAGTACTTCCTGGCCAACGATCTCCCCCTCGAAGCCAACTACCCGGTGCTTACAGCCGCCTTTAAGGAACGGGTAGACCTGGGCCCACCGGCTAAGGAATCGGTTATGAGCGCTGAACACGCCCAAGAACTGGTTGAAACGGTGGAGGAGACCCTTCGTTACTACGTCAAGTTCTATGCGTGGGGTTGTAACCTGAAGGCTTCCTTCTGGGCGGAGGTAAAGGGTCAGCATTAATCTTCCACATCCGTTCCAATCTATGTCGGGCACTCTTTTTCTAGAAGAGGTAACCCTATGCCAAGTGTATCACGTAAACAAGCCAACCTTATGCGAGACGCCGCCCACAGCGCTGAGTTCGCTAAGAAGGTGGGTATCGATCACGAGGTGGCTAAGCATTGGTACGAGGAAGACAAGAAGGTGGGGTGGTTCGACCCCAGTTCCAATAAAGCGGAATCTTCGAAAAAGACCCCTTCCAAGTCCAGTTAGTCGTTTCCGTAATCTTTCCCTTGTAAGGGGTGCTCTCGTAACAGTAACCCTTAGCGGTTACTCGCAGTCGTCCGTGGCCGAGAGTATAAACAGTACAGGTCTATCTATTCCTTGTGATGGGGTGAATAGGTATGACAATGGCGAACGGACCCCTTTCGATTCAAGTGTAACACTGGAAGAAAAACACAATGAATAAATACTGTGATCTTTATGACGTGTTGGAACGGTTTGTTGGGCTGGTTAAACCTGTTGAATTTGGACTCCAACTGGGTTTTAAGGACCATCAGATTATCGGGGAGTTGAGATCTGTTGGTCTGCACTTGCCGCGTCAATCGGGTAAAACGACCCTGTTGTCCAAGTGGTGTTCGAAACACCCTGACGAAGTGTTCATCGTACACGGGTCTTCTCCATGGTTAGAGGCTTTCAAAAGACTTTCAAACCTTCCCGAACTCCCCCCTTGGGTTTCGATCTCCAAAATACGAGACAACCAACCCTTGCTTACGGATCACTCGACCCTGAAGAAGATTAAATACGTGGTCGTCTATGGTTCGTCGGTTATTTTCTCCTACTGTGGACTCAAGCGTAAAGACTTCAACCAATGGGTGGCTGACACCTTTGGAACTGAAATCGTGGTGATCCATTTAGGTTAAGTTTACTCCGTGATAGCTCAGTAGGTAGAGCAACTGTTTCGTAAACAGTAGGTCCCGGGTTCGAACCCTGGTCACGGAACCAAACATCGTTACCCCAAAGACTGGGACACACATGCTCGGCACCACCCTCCCCCAGATGCCCTGCGCCGTCCCGCTCCGCCAGCCATCCTGTTCTCTTCTCTCTTCCAGGGTGGACCGCGGCTTCTTGACAGGGGTGACGGTGTACCTGTTCCCTACCTTTCTCAGAGGGGTGGGGAACAGGACCTTTTCTTTATCCGCTATGTGCAGAGGATACCGTCATGTCGTTCATTATAAAGGTCATGCGAGAGGACTGTGGGAATGGCACCTCCCGTGACTATGAAGGCATTATTGTGGGTCAGGGGGATCGGTTTGCTATCTCTTGGGATCCGCATAAAGAACAGCGGGAGCTCACGGTCGAGTTTGCTGATGGGAGAACCTTGCTCCGGGTGATTGATGGGGATCTTTACGTGGTGAATGCGGACGGTAAGACCATTTCCGGTACCCTCAAGAATAAGCCCTTGCTCCCCGGTACTTCCCACTCGAACCCCCGAGACAAACTCTCTTCTAAGCTCTAACCCGTAAACACCGTGTAAACACCCTCCTACCTCCTTTACAGGGAGGTAGGAGGGTTTATTACGGTATAGCGTATTTTAAACCTAGATTATTGATGCGTTAAGCCACGAGGAATAAATCAATGTTTACTGAAAAACAAATGGAAGAACTTACCAGTGCTCGTAGAGAGGATGTGTGGAGTTATGACATATTTGAAATGACACTATTCCTGATGGAAACAGAGTGTGATGGTGGCGTCCCCTTCTTGAAACATATCATCATGTACAGTTTCAAGAAGATGCTCTCTGGAGAATCACTAGATCGTTATGCGATTGGACTGATGAATAAAATGATCTACGATACTGAAGGCCGTGATGCCAAGGGAATCGTAGAAAGGGTTGTGTTACAACGATTGACTGAAAGCGATATCCTGGAAGCCCACGCCTCCCTCATGATTTACATCACCAAAGCTAAGGAATTCCTGGAAGACCTCAGTCAACGTTTCCCCGATCACTTCCAGAGTGTCAGCCGAGAAGAAACACCCAAAAAGTTCTGCTTTGCGAATAAACCGGCTCCGGAAGGGACGGTCAGGGAACTCGCCGCTAAATACGGTAAGTCGATCAGTGAAATCCGTAAACTCAAAGCAGCCGGTCGTCTTCATGAACTAGCACAGGGGTAATTGGTCATGTTTTGGAAATTCACGTGTTACAACAAGGACACTTGGGAAGCCCCCCACCAAATGACCTTGATAGAAGCGGTCGAACTCTTTATGCGGGAAACCCAATACAGCCAGTGGGATATTCACTTCGTTGAGAATCTCCACTAAACCGTTGTTAAACAATCTGTTAAACAGAAGGATAGCATTATGAAACCCTTTCGAGTACCTGTTGGACGTCTCAGTAAAGATCGACTGGAATGGCTCATCCGTCATCGTAAAGAAAAGAAACGTGAATGTCCCTTTGGTGTTGCTCACTTCCCCAAAGGAACGATCGCGGTATTCGAGTCCCCAACCCAGCGTTTTCTGAAAGAGGACGAACGTGAGTTTCCTGGTCAGCGGTACGCAACGTTCGAAGCGGAAGTGGAGGGTGTAGTCCCCAACGGACCGAACAGTTGGGTGGCTGTTCTAAAGGACCGTACGGCGATTAACATCGACTGGGCGCGCAAGATCATTAAACGGGGGGATGGTCCTCTCCGCGCCGCGGAGAATGACGTGGAGGACAGTCTGTGGAAAACCAGAGCCACCCACCCCCTGGATCCTGACACCCACCTTCCCATCAACAAACACCCCAACCACTACTACATCGACTCGATCTATCATGTTATCTACGGAAAATTGGAAGAGGTTAATAAAAATAACTTCGCCACTCATCTGATCGATGTGGATAAGTTGATTTCGCTGATGTGCGGTGATATCATTCGTCAGGCAACCTCCTGTGGTGATGGTGTTTACTGCCATTATCTCATCAGTAAGAAGAAGTTCCGCAAGATCTTCAACCGTTGTCTGCCGCGTGCGCGCACCAGCCGGCGTAAAGAAGCTGAACGTCAGGCCAGGATCGAAGCATTCGAATACAACAGGTCGTTTGATGACCGTTATGAAGACGATTACGACGACCCGGAGGTGTGAAGAAGTGTTAGAAGCCCCTTAACCTGAAGACCGCCCCACTCCGTCTTTAAAGGAATAACTCCTACGTGAAGGAGGGGATTCACGTAAATGCCGTTAAATCACACGTGTAGTCCCCAACCCTTCTCTAAACGGATCTTCGGTAGAAGCCGAACGGTTTACTTAATGGTCCGGTTAGCCTTTAAGCTACCGAGAGTGACAGATTAGATACCCCATCACTGTATTTTGGAGAAGGTTGTGAAACATAAAGAAACACCCTTTCAACGAGCCAGCAGCGGGCATGTCCTTCAGGTCGGTGACAACGGGTCTTGCCATGTGGGGGATCACGGGACCGCCATCGCTGGAAAAAATAGCGTCGCCACCGCTGCGAACAATGGACACGCTGTTTCTGGAGACTATGGGACAGCCATCGTTGAACGCTTTGGTATCGCCTCTGCCGGAAATAAAGGCATGGCTATCGCCGGAGATTGCGGCAGTGCCACCGCTGGAGATCATGGTATCGCCACCGCGGGAAATTACAGTACGGCTACTGTCGGATACTTAGGTACTGCCACCGCCGGAAAGAAAGGGAAAGCTACCGCTGGAGATTGGGGGACTGCTATCGTTGGACTCGATGGCGTTGCGTCTGCTGGAAAGAATGGAAAGATCCACATCCAGTACTTCGACAGTGAAGCCAATCGTTACCGCACAGCAGTTGGATATATCGGTGAGGACGGTCTCGAACCTGGCGTTCCTTACCAATTGGATGAAAACCACGAGTTCGTAAAGGGAGACATTGCCATGACAAAATTCTCTACAGAGGGCCACGTGACTATACTCTTCCGAGGATTGGGTGTAGGTCTTATCAACGTCCAGGTCGTAAGGGTCACTAAGGGTATAGGACATCCCAAACCCTTTTTCCATATTGAGGGATCTGAAGACAAGGGTTACCGTTTGCTTCATAACGGGAGTGAATGGATTGATCAGGTCTTTGAGGCTAAGAAAGCTGTACTCTTCATTGAGTCCCTCTACCCCCCTGTGACACCCGATAAAGAGACCGTGAAACTTACAGTGCCCGAGGATCAGCAAATCCTGGTTAAAGTACGTCGAGTGAATAAGCTGGCCTTGGATGCTGTTGTGTTCCACATTGACACCCTGGGTGGTGCGTATCAGGTATCCTATACCGAGCAACTGACCCCCGATCTCAATCAGTTGACTCATGTTGAGTTAGTGGTCATTTAAGGACGTCAATCATGGCTAAAAAGAACCTTAAGGTGTTCAAGACCCACGGGGAATTCGATACGGAGGTGATTCGTCGTGCTCGACTTATCCTCGACGCCAGGGGTTACCGGGGGAAGATATGTGTGAACGCACTCGGTGAAAGTTCTGCGTGGAATAAAGCAGATCGCAATGAGGACGGTCATCGTCTGATCGACGACGACACTATCGCCGAAGTGGCTCGCTCGATGGTTTACGACACTCTCGATTACGGAGAGTAAGTTTTAACACGTTGACCGTATTATATACGGACAACATGTCGTTTTAATCCGCGTCTGCGGGTCCCGCCTGAACTTAAGGGTGATAAGGTGTGGTACTCGTCGAGTATGAGCTTGGCAAAACTCATACTCCGAACCCTATGGACGGTATAGCCGCTATCGTCAAGTCACACTGTTGAGCTATTGACCTGGACTTCAGTCTCCTTTTCGGTGCTGTCGGCGGGAAGGTTCTCGGACGGTGAGGCGGCTTGTGAAGGTGCTAAACTAGCGCTGGTTGAACACCTAGCAAGTTAAGGGGAGGAGGGACAGCCATCGGCTCTAAGCAGATGGGTTCCTCCTCCCCTCGCTCCTTTTATTTTTTTTGTCTTAATACCGTGTTACTCGACCGGTTTCTAAAGGATACAGACTGTACGAATATTATGTCTTATCCCCCGACTTACCAAGAGGTTAAAGCGATGTCGAAAAACAACGATCAGAAGAACCCCTCCACTCCTGAGGACGAGAAGGCTAAAGCGGTAACCACCCCTCCGGTGACTCCTCCCGCTCAGCCAGCTCCCGCTACCCCTCAAACGTCTCCCAAAGCCTCGAAAGACGAGAGTGAAGAGGATAACCAGGACTTCGACAACATTCTGATCAATGTACTGTCGCTCTATGACAATGGGGAATTCAATAAAGAACTCCTTATTGAGATGGTGGAAGAAGTCCGTAAGGTTACCCGTCCGGGTCTTATCCCCGAAGAATACTACATCGATGTCGCCGTACAGCGTTATGTGGAATTCGCCAAACGCAAGAAGATCGACCTGAAAAACCTGTCGATCCTGGTGGGTAATCCTGAAACCTCGGTAGAACTGCGCTCGCTGAACTTCTACCGTGCAATGGAAGGCCTGGGTCCGACCTTCTTCATGCCGTACATCATTGAGAGTAAAGAGTAACACTGAATAAACCCCTAACCCCTAGCCCCTTTAACAGGGCTAGGGGTTAGGGGGTATAACATTTATTTTTGATTAAGCAAAGGGATTGGTATCGGGACTGTTCTCTTCAGGATTGGTCCCATCCTCATTGCCTTCTTCACCCTCAGGAGAGGTTTCTTCTTCCTCCTCTCCTTCAGTACCTGCTTCAGAACCTTCCTCTTCCTCTATACCTTCCGGTTCTTCCTCTTCCCCGGGAGGGGTATTCTCTAAGGCGTTCTGATCCCCTTCAGGGAGATTCGCCTTATCCCTGGCTTCTTGAAGGTCTTTATCAGCCTTATCGATCTTCTTGGCGTGTGCCTTAATGACCTTAGCGTCCGCATCACGAGTCCCCGCAATCAGGGCTGCCAGGAACTCCCCGACATTCTGACGCTGACTCACAACGGCGTTCACCAAGGAAGCAAGACCACCACCCTTACCATCGTTAAGGATGTCGTCAAATGGCATCGGGAGGTTATAGCGCCTGAAGGCTTCAACCGTGAGGACTGACTTCACTTGCTCGTTAATCGCTGTCAGGTTCTTGTTATTCCCTTCTCCATCATCGGATTCGGGAATACCCAAGAGCTCAGCAATCTGTTTCAGGTTACCCGAATGACCTGCCATAGCGACCCACGACTCCACCAGCTGACTCACCGTATCCAAACTGTCCTTGAGCTTAGCAGTCGTTTCAACAGAACTGGGGATCGGGAAGTGGGCTTTAAGGTTAGTCAAGAAGTCAACGAGAATCATTTTAATGATCTCTTCGTCAGACCCTTCCAGTTTCTCCTTACTGTCCGGTGACCAGAGTTTCTTATTCTCCGAGATCTTGGTCACCAACTTCTTCATTAAAGGCACGTTCACGTGAGCATGCTTACGTTCGAAGTCAATAATGAAGTCTGCCAGGCGTTCTTGCCAGTTAACGATTTGGTTCAGGAGCATCTGGTGTTCAGCCAGGGCCTCAATCTGGAAGTTGTTCTGATCGTCACTGACATCCAACCAACTCCGAGACAGGTGGAAGTAGTTGGCGATCTTGTTCAACAGCTCCGTACGACTATTCTGATCGACCGGACGGAAGATGTTCTTTTCCAATTGATCGAGCTGAATATCCGAGGCGGGGAAGTAAGGGTTCTCGCCCGCATTGACTTTAACCGTTAAGGAGTTCTCCCTCAAGGTATCCACAATCATGGGGACTGACAGTTGAGATGTTGAGAGAATACTGTGCAACCGTGGGTTCGCTTCAAAGAACGCCGCCCTGGTCGCCGCAATCCCCGCAAAAGGCTCTGCGTCGTTCTCCTGGAGGTTAATCGTCATTTGGGTGTGGGGTGTAGCCGCCTCCAGGTTCGCCAACGCGTCAGCGAGGTCTAAGGCCGCTAAACGGGCAATGTGCATTTTAGCCATTTGAGTCAACGACTGACCAATCCCTAAACGGTTATAGTTCAGGGCCATATAGGTCATCGCTTCCCCAGGCACATACAAACACCGAATCCCCTGTCTCCGGAAAATGCGTTGCAGGAAGATCTTGTTGGCTTCCTCATCGATCTCAATACTGATGTTCTCCCCACGACCACTGAGGACTGACTGCATGTACCGTCGAATGATATTCGATTTCGAGATCTCAATGAACTCGGTCATATCGAAATCACATTCTTTCCCTTCTTGGATTTGACGAAGCTGTTGAACCAGGTTGTTCGTACTACCGTTTTTAGGGCGGTTAGCAATCATACTGGCATTGCTTCGGTTACTCTGGTAGTACTCGAAGTCATTCGTATTCTTCAGGAAACTCCCATCCCGAGGATCTGTGAGGAGGATAAAGTCCGTTTGAGTTCCATTACTCCCGTTGATGTGAATCGGAATCACCGCTTCACTGGGAACCTTGTAGGTAATCCCCCGTCCATAGGGTGCAATCTTCAAGGCATCGACGGGTTTACTGAATTGAATGATCTGACTCACCGGATTCCGTTGAGGGAACAAACGGTTACTCAACTCGTTCAATTCACCTTCCGTTAAGTTAACGGTAGTGGCTTGAGGATCAGCAGGCTTCTTACGTTTGCGTTTCTTACCATCCGCATCCGTATAGTGCTGTTGATCATCTCCAGGGTTCGTACGAGCCACCAGAGCGGTTTGGATAATAAGGTCCAACCCTTCCGCTCCCGTTACCGCGGCAACATTCGACCGACGTTTACTTTCCTCGAACTTCTGGAGGTACAAGACCGCTGGGTTATCGGTCAGGGTAATATCAATCAGCTGAGCCAATTCCTTCGAGACAGAGTCTTTATCGTCTTCAAAGATATTGAATTCCACTTCAGCATTCTGAGAAGAAGGGTTCAGGAAAAGGGATTCTAGACCACTGACGGTGTTATTTGTATTATGACTGGTTCTATTACCGACAAAGACACCTTTGTTCTTCACCCGGACTTTACCGTTGACGACTACGAACTCATGACTTAGCATCTCTTTAGCCTGGGTCATGAACTGTTCGTTACCGGCAACATCCCCGGATTGCTCCGCACCGTTGATCAAATAATCGAGACCTGGGCGACTCAAGTTAAACAGCACATAACTCCCGGTATTGAAGAGAATATCCGCGATCATTTCCCTCAAATCTTTCTCGATCTTATAGTCATTGGTATAGTAGCCATCCCAGATGGTGAGGAGTTCATCATGCAATTTTGCATTTTTAATAGGGGACGGTTGGGTGTCGTAGGTGAGGATTTTGTCTTGCTTCCCATTGGGGTAGAGTAGACACGTCTGCCAGATCAAGGTGGCTTTGTCGATATACGGCGTGATTAACCGCAAATCAGTAGCCGCGTTAATGTTGTTGCTGATGATATTACTCAGCTTTTCCAGTTTGTAAGGGTTAACCGTCCGATGACCGTTGATCTCATCCCGTTCAGGGGATGAACCGTTACGAGGCGTAGCATTACGCAGGGTCGCTGCAACCACTGGGTTTTGAGTCGTCAACGATTTACGCAAAGCAGCAAAATCCACCTGCGTGTTACCCTTGGACTGTCTACGAGATGTATCGACCATTCTTAACCTCTTCGAGCGAACTATGGACAATATTGAATTTAATGCTTATCTGACTGACGTGTTTCGTCTAGTCAGAACCATGGTCATCAAAATAGAAGCCATTGCCTTACGGGATAACAAAGTCCTGGAGGAAGCGGGTTATCCTGTCGGGTTGGATAAAAGGACCTGGCGGTACTACATGAACCTGAATGGGGACTACCACCCCAATGATCAGATCATGACCATTACGTCGATTGATACCGGTGACGAAATTGTCTTCAATAAAGACAACTTGGTGACCCATTTAGCGACGGCCAGGGAGTATGCCACCGGTGGCTATTGGTTCAATCGCTTGGTTGAACGGTACCCGGGACAAGCTGAATTGATTCGCGGCATTATTGCACCGATCCCCTACGAGGAGACCATAGAGGCCGAGGACTATAAGATCCTCAAATACAATAAGGCTTTGGTGCAGTGGAATGAGGACCAATTGATCCCTCAACTCCAAGCTTGGATCTACAGTGAAGTGGAACAAGTCTTCCGCCACGAATACCGGTTAACAGATGACTTGATGCTCCCTTTCGGGATTATGTTGCTGTATGCTGATCTGTTCAAAGCCATTTGTACCATTCGGCATGAAGCCATTGGGACGCGGTACGCCCATGATTTCTATATTTGGAGTCACATTGATTCCTACGGGGCGTTCTCCAAGTACAAGGAAAGTTTAGATCGGTATCAAACCATGTGGTTGTACCGCAACATTGCGTGGATTGATAACAACCCCGGTCAGCAGTATACCTTTGGGAAGTTGATGGACAACCTCCTGACCCACGCACGTATTCCCCTGGCCAAGTTTGATATGGTGGAGAATACAGCGAATCAGTTGGAAGAATTGGTTCCCAATCCCCTGTACCGTAGGCTCCAGCTTAACTTGCAGGAAGACTACGGTCGAGAAGCCACGTTTATCGATACCCAACACATGATCGATAAACAACAACCCTTGGCAAAAGAGAACCCTAATCAAGCGTCCATGTACTATCACGACGCGTTGCAGAAAGGGAAACACAGTAACCATTCTGAACTGCCCACGAAGACGTTGGAATCCAAAATGATGGATTACACCAACCGTCACATCGATACCAAGATGTCGGTAGTCTTTAATGAATGGATTTACTTAACCGCTAAGGGGTACTTTAAAGGGCGTATTCTGGTTACCGATCCTAAATCCGGTAAACAGGTCAGACTCCCGGTTGGGGATGCCTACTACGTGTGGCGGTACTTGGTGGACTTCGCCAGGGATCAAAAACCGGTCAACATCTGTCCGGCGTATTACCACAATGTATTGAAAGCGGTTCCTCCCACCCTGGAAGCCTTGATTGATATTGGGGGTCCTTCGTTCATTACGCCGATTATGGCGTATGACGTCCGTAACGTGTGGATTCCGGTGAACACCTTTATTGCACCGGAATACCTCATGGCGTATTCTGAAGAAGTCTACGCACTCATGTGGAAACACAAGAAGATGTCAAGTCAGTTCTACGACTTGAACATGCGCGCGCGGATGGAGAACACCACGAAGTTCATGTACGAGTCTGGAATCGCTACGATCACGGACCTGACTACCTACCAACAACTCCTGAACCGGTATGAGTTCGACTTTACGGAATACACTCCGGAAGAAGCCCGTAACTTTGCCTGGGAGATCTTCAAACGCATCACGGGTTGGGACAGCAACAATAACCCGTCCTTGAGGATTAAACAGTCAAACCTCATTGATATCATGATGCAGCTGTCGTCTTACACCATCCAGGTCATTAAGGAAATCGATGACGGTACGGACTTAACAGAGCTCCCCAGTGAGATCTTTATTGGGGATCCCCGGTGGATTGGGAAGGGAAATGGCGCCTTCGGGGATTACACCCATGTTCAGATGGATATTCCCACTCATTTCGATGGTGTTCGCACCGTTGAAGAGGTTCATCCCCTGGTTGAACCTATGATCCCTGAGGTGGCAGCGATTGCGGAAGGGTATGGGGTGGCGCGTAGCGATGATATCTTTGAACGGGTGGATTTCAGCACCAACCTGTTGGACTACGCGGTTCGGATAATCGATGACTCCTATTTCAGGCTGTTACCAGCAGATCGTATGGGCCTCCCTGAAACTAATTACGGGCGTCTGGTATTTAAAGAGCTGCATAAGGAAACCCCTGTAGGTCCAGCGGACTATGGTCGCCTGGTGTTTAAGGAGCTGAGTCCCCTGACGGTGATTGACCCAGCTAACTACGGCAGACTGGTCTTAAGAGGGCCGGTTAAGGCGATCACTCCTAGTGGAAGACTTCAATTTAAAGACGTTAATAAGGACTAAAGGAGAAGAGTCTAATGACCAAAGAGTTGAGACTCATTAAGGAGTCTTTTTGTCGTCTTCACGGGTTAGATAAGGCAACGGCCTTGAACATTGAATATCAAGGCCGTAATCCCACCACCCTCAATGCGATGTTCATCCTTCACGGGGACGGCATCCCTTGCACACGGTATGAGCACGAACGCATCAGTTTGACGCCCCACACCCTGAATCGTTCCCTGGACCTTGACAGCAGTCTTAAACTCCACCGTTCTGATATTAACGCTGAGATGATCAGCGCTTGGTTTAATACCCATACGAACGAATCCCTGCTGCCCCAGGACGTGGGTAAACTCATTATTGGAGACCGCGTGACAGTGATCTGTTCCACGGATTCTATGCGCTTTAAGCACTCCTTTTCGATGGCTTTTAAATAGGAATCACCATGGCACTTTCTGCTAATGAACTCCAGGATCAGAATCGATCTGAGGTTCCCGCTCAGACGACCACGAATACCTCCATGGGTAATCTGATCGCGAAATGTATCGTCACTGGTCAACCGATTACCATTCCCAAGTACACCACGCTCAATGAGCATTATGGTATTCTGGCTGAAGAATCCCTGGGAAGTAAGAATTCCCGAGATTTCTACTTGAAGTATTTCGGGATTGGTGTAAGGGGATCCAACTGTGATGGTAAAGACAGTCGGGGGGTCAGTCGATTGAAGGTTAACCAACACCAACCGATTGACATGAACTTGTTCACCGCAGTTCCCTTTATTGCACGTCCTTTGGACGCCCCTTTGGACAACCTTAACCGCGAGAAGTTTCGTATGAGGACCGTGGAGGCTAGAAACGGTATTCCTTACGAGTTCTATTGGTTGAAGTTGGTTAATTTCGATAACTATAATCCAACCGAAAACAAGATCACTCGTGATCCTGTAACCGGTCTGGAGGATGTTAAACCTTACATTCACCGTAAAGACGACCTGGACAACCCACAACCGGTTGACTTTACCAGTGAGGGTAACATTCCTGTCAGCAATGAGTACATTAACAGTTCGGCTATTTTGGACTGTTCGTTGACTCAATCTGATTTGCGTGAGATTTCACAAGCCTGCAAAATCTACTACGGGGATGCGGGATACGCATCCATTAACGAAGTGGGTGTTGCCTATGGGATTGATACTCAATTCCGTGGGGAGATTGCTGGAGGCGCGACTATCCAGTATACCGAGGTCATGAGTGCAGTCTTTGCTCACTACATGACCGAGCGTGATGGTCGCAATGCGCTCTCTAACATCAAGATCCAGCTTGCGTTTGACCACGGTGCAAGCGCGCCCATGCTCTTGCATACCAACTCAACTCAACCCCCAACTGGACAAGGAAACTGACCCATGGAAATCCCAGCTATACTAAAAGGAGAAGTTCACCTTCCACTGGTTGAGAATATGACGGCAGGTCAGGCAATTGAGATAGCCAACGCCTTCTATCAAACCACCCTGAAACCGGAAGACTTCAAGGAAGCCCAAGCCATCGTTGATGGTGATAAAGTCATTCTGGACCTGCTCGACCCTGTGACGGGTGAGGTTGTGGTGCATTTCGTCAACAAAGCGGGTGTTACACGTAAGCCGCTGGACGATACCACCCTGGTCAATCCCATGGCGGCGGTCGTGAATGCCGATGAGAACATCATCTGGGCGGGTCCACCGGAGTTTGTGGGGAGTGTCACGGAGCTGGATTGGCTGAGGTATATTACCGACGCGCCACCACCCATGACCCCTGATCCGATGGACTATGCCAAACGGATGGCCACCCTGCTGAATCAGTACAACATTGCGGGTGGTCGGTGGACCAATAACTGGAGTGCGGACCTTCCACGCTCTGTGACGGCATTCCACGTGGCATATCGTGGTGACGCCCAATGGGCTCCGTCCAAGTTCATGTTGAATGATCTTGTGTCTGAGTTCATCGTGGTGATTTACCTACCCTACGCCCACCCCGCCTGTTACGTGTGCTTTGCGTCCTAAAGCCCTCTGATAGTGTACGGGTCTTAGCCATAGATCCGTCCACTACCTGTATGGGGGTGAGTGTCTTCGACATCAATATTGCTAAAGCTGAACCGTTTAAGTTGATTTACGCGAACACGATCTTTGGTAATAAGTTGTTGTTTGACATTCCAGCACAATTTGATGATCGCGCGGACACTGGTATTGCGGCAAGAAGTTACGGTATGGCGCGCAGTTTAAGTCAACTGTTAGCTATCTTCGAACCCGACAGTGGGATCTGTGAGGATAACTTCCTCGGTATGTCTCCGCTTACATTTAAGCAGTTGATTCAAGTGGTCTCCTTGTTACGTGAAACCTTCGTTACCCACGGTATTCATTTGTCGTATCTCCTCCCTCGTTTAGCTAAAGCCGTGGTGGGTGCAGATTTCAGTGGGAGTAAGAAGGAGGATGTTCATAAAGGGGTGATGGACTATCCGTGGTTAGACGCCGGCGAGATTGATTTGACGGTTCTGGATGAACACTCCGCTGACAGTGTCGCTATCGGCCTCTATCGGTGTGAGCAGATCGCCCGGCATTACGGTGTCTCAGAGAGGTGAACGTATGACTGAAACAACTCAAGACGATGACCCAGAGCTACCCGCCAATTCTCCTCCTGTTGAAGGAGGAGTGGAACGGGAGATCTTTGGTAAATGGAAAGTATTGTTGATTAACCTCGGTGGTATCCTTTCCGTGTTGGTGGTGTGTTTAACGGCACTGATTAACTCGTTTACTATTTACCTGTCAGTAACCACCAATGGTAAATGGCCCAGTGAGATGAGTATGTTCATCATGATGGTGGGGCCGGTGATCTGTGCATGGGGGTGGATGAACGTTAACGGTACCTTAAAGACTATTATGTCTCAATCGGGGTTTAGTAACAAAATGAGAACCAAGGTGGCTGAGATCATTGCGCCTAAGCCCAAGACAGAATAAACCCAATAGGAATCCTACCTGTAGCCTTTGCGGGCTACAGGTAGGATTTATCACGCGTCTGTCATTCAGGTAGAGCTAAACTCTCAATTAACACATTGATGTTATCAATCAACTGTGAAATGGTACGCTGGCTGGCGTATAACTTCATGTTGCTGTCATCCAACGCCCGGGTCGTATTGATCAGCAGTACCCGGGTAACTCGATAACAGAGCTCTCGTGCCTCCCGAGAGGGTTTCTCCAAGCAGTCATACTCCAGCAGAAAGGTCGTTAAACTACTTAACTGACTAGGAGGCATCTCCGCGGGTGGGTTCTTGAGTTGAGGGAGCACTTGGGTCAGCCTTTCCTGAGCTGCCAGGACTTGCTTCCGGTACGTGTTGATCCTTACTTGCTCCGCTTGAACCTGGAGGATTGAGTTGGTCTCGGACAGTTTGGGATTGTTGCTGCATCCCACTAGGATCAGGGATACTAGACAGATTAACATCCACCCCATACTTTTCAAGTAGTTTTGCATAGCCTGAGTTGTCCTCTTCAGTTCGCTGTTCCAACTGACGGGCGAGGGTTTGAGTCAAGGCGGCTGTGGCATTGGAATTGTTTTCCATGTTGTCAGCCACCCGTTGCAACTGGTTGGTAACGCGCTGAATCCCATTAACCGCTTCTACACTGATAGTGGGGTTACGTGGCACAATAGCCTGCCACGCGACAACCGCCAGAATCAATATTAGAACCACGTCTCTAATCCATGTCATAATGGATCCTCCTAACGGTATTGGGTTCATAACAGGTCAATCCTCTTGAATAACACTTCGAATGTAAAGGTGGTAACCGTTGTACAACGAACTGGGTTCGAAGCGATTGGTATACCCGTGATAAAGGTTTCCACCGTTGGTAATACCGGTGGTCTTGTTGAGGAATTTACGTTGAATGCCTAGGTCGATGTCTAAAAGTCTCCTGTTGATGATTTTGCGAGTGAAGTACTTGGGAATAAGGCCATTACTGACCATTAAGGGAATAGAACGGGTTTCATGGGTGTGGTAGGTGAAGGGATACTGGTACGTGGTGATGGGCTCCACGGACACATACAGGTTGGGATTATCCAGTACGATGAGGAAGGTACTGGGATCGGTTAACAGAGTCTTCCAGAAGCTCTCTGTACTGAAGAACCGTTTATCCACGACTTCACGTTCTGGATCAATGATCCGACTGAGGTCGATCATCGATTTCGAAATAAAGAGGGCGGAAAACCAATCCACCTTCTCCGTACGCAGCGTTAAGGTACGGTCACTCATTACCTGTACCACGTCATTCAGGTACAACCGACCTCCAATACTCATCCAGACTGTCTTATTCCTTAGACTGACCGGAGACCGTACGTGCAGGAAGTTGTAACTGTCGTGATCCTCAAAGTCGATATCCGTCTCTTGGAAGGTGTAGGTCTTGAGTTTAGAGAGGGTATTGAAGTTAAGGTAGTTCACATGAATGTTGTCATTCACATTGAAGTGCTTCCCACCGTTCAACAGGTACACCGCCTGGTCATCCGCCACTGCTCGTACCAAATGCCCTCCATTGATCGTCCACAACCCCCGTTCAACCAAGGCGTTATAATCCACCGCCGTTCGATCGGTCTTGATGACCCGAATATCCGGCGCGCTTGCGACGTCCAGGTGCTCCTGGCGATCATTGGCGATCTTAGCGTCACCAGGATACAGGGTAAACCATTTGTATTGGATGTCTTGAGCCGTTACGTACCGGTACTCATTGCCGGGGAGGGTATTACTGGTCTTAAGGGGGACATTGATCTGGGTGTCTAACCACTGTTGGATCACCCCATCGAACAACAGGAACTGGTTATGATAGTCCGCCAGGTCAATGACCACATCCCGGCCGTACAACCCATCTTTCACCACAATCTTTAATTCACAAAACGTAGCCACCAGTTCTTTGGTGGTCATCTCACTGATATCCACCAATTCCTCTCCTCGGGGGAAGATTTGGTTGATCCCAACCGCCCTTTTATAGATGTACATAGGGGTTCAACTCCTTAACGATTCTATGAAATCTACCCTACAGGCCCTATGGGTACTATACTCTCTAGGGGATTAATCATAAAATGCCTTATTCATTGACTTTGGAGAAATTCTAATGGCAAACATCGTCTATGGTTGGAACCCCTTCCAGGAACGCGTCGATTGCAGAGTGACGAACGAAATCATTAAAACCTCTGGTAATCTCAACCGCGTCGAGTTCGTTCCCCGAGCAGCTCCTTTCTTTGCTCACAACTTCAAACTGTACCGTCAAGGGAGTAACCAACCACTCCTCCCGGGACAAGACTTCATCTTTGGTCATCCTTTCCAACGGTTTATTAAGACCTATCAGAAGAACGTGTACAGTTCCGTGATTCTGCTGAAACCGGTTGAAGTGGTCCTGATGGGGGAATATGACACCATTGGCGGACCGTTCGTGTTGGATGATGTGGCGTACGCTACCTTGGTAGCCAACATCATTAACAGCCCCCGGGAAGCCCTCTGGGAGAACCTGGTCAATGTCCCGACCGAGTTCCCTTCGGATCCTCATGAACATCCGGCTGCCCAGGTCTATGATTTTGCTCAGATGATGGATTACCTGCGTGACCTGATCTTGGCGGTTACTCAAACCACCTCCGATTCCCCAACGACCTTGAAGACCCTGTTGGAACAACACCTCGCGGCTGACTTGGCGCAAGCCCACAGGGCGGATAAGGGAATGCTGGGTCTCGACAATGTAGAGAACTTGGGCAAAGCCACGGTCAATGATATCACGGGCAATTCGGACAACCTCGTCGTCACTGTAGCCGTTATGAAGGAAGCCCTCCGTCGACTGGCTGCGGGTACGCTGAACCTTAATTAAGGAGCCGGTTATGCATTTTCCAATCGTCCGGGAATACAAAACCGATATTGTTCACAATAACCTGGAGAACCAAATTCGAGGTGAACCGTTTAAAGTCGATCCAGGAATCTGGTCCCGGATTATTGTGCCTATCCACAGTCCGTTCTTTGTCGACAGCCTGAAAGTGACGTTCCCGAACGGTCAACCCATGGACGAGTCCCAGTACCGTATTTATCGCTTGATGCCTCGGTTGACGGAACTCACCGCTCAGAAAGTTGCGTGTATGATCGAACTGCTGGACCCTACGATTACCGAAGGGAAGTTGGATTACGATGTGGTAGGGGAATTCAGCCTGTTTGATACCACCCTGCTCCACATGGTGATTGCTGCCTCTGAAGATGACCGTCCGGTCTGGTGGGAGAACATCAAGAACAAACCCGTGGTCTTCCCACCGGAGTGGCATACTCACAGCCTACTCTACGACATCATGGCCTTTGGTGACTTTGTTGAAGTCTTGGGGATGATCTCTGACGCGGTTGAAACGCATGGGAAACCGTACCTTCAGATTAAGATTGACCATGCGTTTGAACTGTTCAATCATTACCTGGGGATTTACAAGAAGTCACTGGCTGATTTCTTGGCTCGTCATAAAGCGAGTTATAACAGCCACGGACTGACGGCCTTGCAAGTGGGATTGGAGAAAGTAGACAACTTCCCCACCGCTACCGCTTCCGGTGCCTTGGAAGGTAGACGTGACCGTCACCTCACGGTATCGGGACTTCAAGCCATTATTGACCACTATGGCTTTAATCCCAAGGACTTCATTGAGAACGGTAAACTTCCCATTGCTCAATTCGGTAACACGAACTTCATTCCCCCGTCTATTGATGGATCCTTTGAAGGCTTGGGGGGTAAGAGTGAATGTGCAGCCATTACCATGGAAGCGGATGGCAGCATCGTCTTTCTGGCTAACCGAATGGATGGGCGTGTTGACGGACTGTATTACTCGGTTCTGGAAGATCCCTATACCAACCCCCGGTTAGTCTATACCAGTTACCGCTATTCCCACCCTCTGCTCTTAGCGGAGAATGCGGAATGTGATCGGATTGTCCAAGGGAGTGGACGTGAAGTCATTATGCTGGGGGATATTCGTAAGAACTTGTTTTACATTGGATTGACCAATGGTACCCTGGATCCCACTAAACACATTCTCACACCCATTAACCTGGATGCGCTAAAGGCTCCCTGGAATGGCAATCCGAACTTCTCCTGGAATACTTGGTTCAGAAGTTTGAGCGTGGCGTATCTGGGGAACTGGATCTACATCTTCCACGCCCACAACGTGGAGAATGGAGAACAAGCTGATGGTGTAACGGATTACCGGTATCGGTACCTGTACCGGGTTAGAACCAGTGATGTCAACGCCCAGATCCCGGTAACCGCTACGTTGGTCCGCCCCACCTTTAAAGACGGTGACGGTGTTCAATGGAATAACGCACCGTTCTTCCGGTGGTGTACCCCTCAGGGGTATCAGCGGGTGAATAACAATGATACCTGGGAACGGTATTACTTTACCTTTAAACAAAGTGATAACCTCGCCTTTACGGGGATTTACCGTTCCCAGCCAACGGTGGTGTGCCCTATTCCGAACAAGCCGGGTAAATACCTGGTACGCTTTATGGCGGCCTGGTGGGGGCGGTACGTGGTTCCTGGACTAATAGGTACCTGGGACCTCCCGCTAGAGATGGTGTATGAGATGGACCCTGAAACCGGTGTGATGACCCTCCTCCATCAAACACCTCGACGGGAAATCGATTTCCTGAACATTCCGTCCTCTGGCGACCCAAAAAACCGCCGCCTTAACCAATTGGTGTTCAACGATTCGGAACAAGGCATGGAAGTGCTGGATGATGGGACGATTGTGGCGTCCTACGGGGCCTATCAGTCGTTCCCCCGGTCAGCCTTCTACGTAGTACCCAGGTCGTTCAAGTCCCGGTATGACGTCATGAACCGGACGTGGATGACCGACTTAGGGGATATTGAAAACCAGCAACTCATTGCGGAGAAAATTACCAGCCCGATTGCTTCCTCGATCAAACCACGTTCCTTCTTGTTGGGTAATGGCGGGGATGTGTATACCGCGGGGACCAATACCCTACCGAGTGTTATCACCAACCAACTGTGGTACCGGCAGTCCCCTGGGAAGTTAGCGGAGCGTCCTGAGGTCTCTAACCTCTTCTTCAACAAGGTTGTTTCTCGTCCTCTGAGTAACGCGGTCTTCCGGGTGGAAGGTCCTCCTCAGGTGGGTGGAGCCTATGTGACTGTCCCTTCTAACCTGTTGGATCAGTACAACACGGACTTGGGGGAATTCACCTTCTGTATGGGAACGCAGAAAGCGAACCTCGACCTGTCGAAAGCAGAAGGGGAATGGCCCGCTGGTAATCTTCCTCAAGACATCAAGGTTATGTCAGGACATACCCAGCAGATCAATCCGGATGGTTCGATGACCATGGTACCTACGGGGACTATTCTCTACCCATCGTCCATTACGGCTCGGTTTGTAAACCATGTCGCGAATCCGACTGCCTGTAGAAACTCCCCCGCGATGTTTATCGGGCTGTGTGATCCCACTGGTTTCCTGACCGATAAGTTCGGTTGGTTACCGGTGATAATGATCATCAACTACGGAGAACCTGGCACCACGTCTCGTCACTGGACAATCTTGGTCATCGACCCGGTTTATACCGGACCCGTCAATGCCCGAGTGGTCAGTGATTATACCGTGCTGGATGTGGTACACAATGTCCATCTACAGGGTGCTACTGGGTTGACACCTGCCAGCTGGGATGCCTTCCTGGGCGGGGGAGCTAACACATCGGGTGGGGGTGCGATGAGGGTAGGGTATTACCTCAAGAGCGCGACCGAGTTGGAAGGCTTTATTGACAGTGGGGTCATTGCAGCAGGTCCAGGAGACTCACTCACCTCGTTTGGGACATTCCGGTATACGAACCGTAGTACGAAACGGTGGACTGAATGTATACCTAGTATTACCGGTCAAAGTGGGGGTGCTAACCACAAGACCGTTACACCGGATAACGGGGTAGCTAACCAAATGGCGTACAACGTTTCCACTGGGGGAGCCGCTACGATCTTTGAAGGGTCGGTGAATAACCCCTTGCTGGGATCGGTTTACCCCGCTACCGGTTGGTACTTGTTCTTCCAATCGGAACTCAGGGTGGTCTTCAACGGACAGAACTACACGTTGAAGTCCATCTCCGTGGATTTGTCGGCAATAGTCCCTAATCCCGCTAATAAGACGTTCTATTTGTACGCAGTTCTTAAGAACGGGAATGCGAGCTACGAAGTGACTTTGGAGAAACGAGCTGAGACACCGTTTATTGTGTGGGTCGGACGAGCGGTTACGAATGACCGTCAGATCCTCACCATTGAACGGTTTAATGTCTTTACGATTAACGGGAACCGGATCTCCGAGACGAAACGGGGGAACTGCATCCCGGCGTCGTCAGGCTTGGTGAATGCCGAAGGTCAACTCCCGTGGTTACGTTCTTCTGAAATGCTTCCGTAAACCCAAGGAGGGAGAGGGTTAACCCCCCTCCCTCCTTCTTTTCAAGGTTTAGTCCATGGATCCGTTTAAAATCGTTCAATTTGATATTCGTGGAACGCGCCCGGAGAATAAGATCACCGGGGAGAAAATGCTGATCAAGGATAAGACCTGTCCTTGGTTGATCCCGAATGGGTCCCCGTTCTTTGCTGAACCTGGCCTGTTCACGTTGTATGACGAACGGGGTGCCGAAATGACCCTCAACCGGGATTACTGGTTGGAGGAAGCCTTTATCCCGTTCTGTGAGATCAGTGGTCGGAATGTTTGTTGTTTCATTCGGTTAAGTGAGAGTATTCGTCAGAACAACGCTTTCGTTACCGGAGACTACCAAACCATTGGGGCGTGGTTCGTACCGCGTAATAACCTGGACGAATGGCTGGAAAAAATGCGGGAAGGGAAGATTCCCATTGAGTGGGAGAAGGTCTTCGGTGTTCCACCCACCCTACCGCCCGAATACCATTTGCATAAAGCTGATACCGAAATTGGTGATTGGTATGAGCTGACGTTCTTCCTGGATACCATGGCGAACATTTACCGGAGCCGAGATCCAGAGTTGGAGGATCAATCGGAAGTTGTGATCAATGAGGCGTTTACGAAGCTCAGGAACTTCCGTGACGCCCAGATGCGTCGTCTTGTCGAACACGACAAGAATTACAACGCCCCTCACCTCCAAACGAAGACCAACCTTAACCTGGGCAATCTGGATAACTTTGCTACAGCTACTCCCGAACAGGATAAGGCGGGTACGGCTGATAACCTCTTCAGTACCACGCTGGGTGTTAAGGAACTGGTCAGGGGGTATACGCCGGATACGTCGGCTTCCATGCGTTCAGGGATTATTGCCATTAGTCGATTTGGAGGAACGGATTATATCCCTCCGGGTATTAGTGGTTCGTTTGAAGGTCTGGGGGGTGTTACCCCGGACTGTGCAGCGGTATTGGAACTGAATGATAACCTGGTCTTTATTCGGGCTCATTACGACGGACGGACGGAAGGGTTGTATTACACTGTGGTTCGGAATCACTTGAGCCTGAATCCCGACGTTTCCTTTACCGGGTATAAATACCAGCCCCCGTCGTTAACGGCCATTGGGTTCGTACCCAACCGGGTCTTTACAGGGAGTGGTCGGACTATCATCATGGTAACCCGTGATGGGACGAACCAGGTGTACGCTGCGCTGACCAATGGTACATTGGATCCTTCTGCGCATGTGTTTGTCAAATGTAACATTGATTTGGCTATCCAAGATCTGGGGACGTCAGTTCGTCTAACGGAGTGGAGTCAAATACACACGTTGGGTAATTGGGTCTACTTGTTTGTCACGGCGATGACTGAAGGTCAATGGGGTGGTTGGGGGCATAGTCGTACACGGGCCTACAGAGCCCCTCTCAGCGCGATTAAAAATGGGCAGCCTCTTACCTTCAGTCGGGTTAAAGTCTCACTGACGAACGTCCCAGGGGCCTTACAGAGCAATGTTGACTACATTGAGTTCACCCCTGCTCCTCCAGACGGTGAATTCAGTACTTACGGCCCCATTACCTTTGCGCCTTATAAGGCCAAGAAAGGGGTTAAGGGATCCCAACGACGTCCCCTGATGTTCTTCTCTGAATCCAGTGACATAGGACCTCAATATTGTTCCATGCATTACTTCGGGATGATGTTCTTTACTGGGAACATCAACGGGGTGGACCGTGTAACCGGGGTGTACATCGATTGCAGTTACGATTTCAACCCTGAAACAGCGACCTTCGTAGTGGTTAAACAACCCCCCGTACAGACCGTTGACCTGAGCAAGATCATCAGCAAAAATTCAACGGCCTCTGTGCATTATGCAGGTATTAGTGACGTCTTCTTCAACATCTCTGATCACTCCAGTCACCTCCTGTTGGAGAATAAGGTGATTGTTGGGATGTCACGTCTAGGGTTGAGGGTCTCTTTCCCGGGGTTGTTTAGCCGTTTGCAGTTCAACAAAAACCCGAATGTAACCGCCAGTGGGATGTTGCGGGATTACATGCACGCGGACAATGCGAACTTCTCGGGGATGGGGGTGTGGGAAACGCCCAGTTACCCTATTAAGAACGGAGGGCGAATCAGTGCAGTGGGGTATGAACTTGCCGGGGAGTATTTCTGGGCAGACAGCGCTGTTGATCATAACCGGTCGTTCTTCTACCGGAAGGTCAGCGGTGAATACGCCGTCCGTCCTGGGATTACCAACAGCAACTACCCCACCTTATTGGCTCGACCGATCAGCGCAGAGGTGTACGAGAACCGGTTAGACCGTAATACTTCCCTGATCAGTGTAACCGGGAGTGCGGCGTTCCTGACCGCTGAAGGGATTGAAATGGGGAACAGTTGTTTCTCTGTAATGGGAATGAACCATTTCGACGACCTGGCCTCAGGGGTTGAATCCGATACCACATGCCCTCGGGAGTTTACCTTTAAAGCCCCTAAAGGAAATGGGATCGTGTTATCCTGCCCCAGAACCTTCAGTCGGGTAATGGACACTGGGGATCAAACCTTTACCCTGAAGGGTGAAAGCCATTGGGGTGTTAAGCGTAACGTCATGGATAAACTGATCCAGTTGATCCCCGCTACCCTCAGGGAGAAATGGGCGGTTGAGTTGATGGTGATCAATCCCATCAGTGGTAAAGGGTTCAGTCGGATGAACTACGCGCTGGCGTTGGTTCATACCCGGGACATCGAAGGGGGTCGGTATGTGGTCAAGAGTAAACTGTTGGCCTGTGCACCGGTGATTGGTAATCCAGTCTCGGGGGTCTACCCGATTGATGACCTTACGATTCTTGATCAAACCGCATTTATCACCACGGTGAACAACAGTGGGGCTGGGGATGAGTGGAGTGACACAGAAGCGGATGTTGTGGCGTGTCCTCAGGTGTCGCTTTATGTGGATGAAGCGACGAATACCCTCTCCGGGCGTATTTCGTCGTTGTACAACGTCCGAGGCGAAGCCTTGGGGTTCAACAAAGCAGTCCTGACCTTCAGCCTTAATAAGACCACTCAGAAATTCTCCAGTGTTACACCCTTTAACAACGGGGAAGGGATGTCCGCGGCGTGGTGTGTGCAGAACCACGCCATTCCTAACGCCGGGTTAATTACCCAACAGCAAGGCTACGTCTTTGAGGACACTGGCGGTGCAGGGTATGTAGGGAAGATCGGAACGAACACGTATTTGATTGGTTCCTGTTACCCGGAAGTGGGTTGGACGATTTTCTTCCAAGAAGAAGTCGAGATGATGATCAACGGTACCGTGTACAAAATGCCCGGTGGGTCTATCGACTTGAGGAATGTGTCCTCGAATCCTCGTAACAAAACGTTCTACATCTATGCGACGGTTGAAGAGTCGGAAGGACGGTATATTGTCTCCGATGTTAAACTGCGGCGTTCCAGTGAGTTGCTGCATGTCGCAACCGCCGTGACGAACACCAACCAGATTGCCAGTATTACCCGGCAGAAAGTCTTTACCATCGGTGAGTTCCTATTAAGTTACACACGGACGGGAGGGATTATTCCGGTGAGTTCTGGTTTACCGCAGGATGAAGGTACGTTTAGCTTCTTGAAAGCCTCGGAACTTTTACCTTAAGGTAAAGGGGGAGTAAACCTCCCCCTGATCTTTTAAATGGAGTAGCTTTATGATTATCCTTGGCGGGGAACCCCCTTTCATCGAAAACCCTGAACCCAGGTTCGGTGGAGTGATCTCCAAGCTCAATGAGATGACCTACAAACTGGAAGCGTGTGTTCACAGCTACAATGAGGGGACTAAAGAAAAGATCCGGTTGTTCAACGCAAACCTGAATGATTTCATTAACCAAGCCATTGTCCCCATTGACGCCCACATCAATTCCCGGGGGGCAGTCCACGGTGAAACCAAACGGACGATTGGGTTGGGCCTTAAGGACAACTACCGGACGGCTACCCTGGCGGAACAACAGTCGCTAACGCCTGTGTTGGCGTATGTGACCCCTCACGGTGCTCGCGCTGCGGTTGTAGCCAACAACGTCGGTTATAACGGCGCGGATTATCAACCCAATGACGTGTTTCAATTCTCGTCGTTCTACAACCCGGATGAATACCCGGTAGTTCCTCCAACGGTGGTTCAACCCATTCGTTATTTTGGGTACTCCTTGAATGTCGGGATGATGATCAACAACGACCGTCTGGTGTTGTCTCCGGTTACCGATCCGTCTCGTTACCAACGGTACACCGCCTTCTTGTCTGGTTCTCTGGCGAACGCAGGGGGAACACAGTTCTCGGAGATTCAGAACCTCAACGCGTATTACACCGGACGGAATTGGAATGCGGTAGGAGGGTTTACCAGTTCGGGCAAAGTGGCCTTCTTTAAACCCCTGGCTGAGAAGAAGATCTACGAGTTCAAGAACACCCTCCCATTAACCCCCAGTAGTGCTAACTTCCTGCTGTATCAAGGGTATAGCACGGCGGTCTATAAAGGACTGGGGGTTAGTTGGGAACGAGTCGGTACGGTTCTGACCCTAAAGCACTATTTCTTCAACGTGAACTTCCTGGAAACCGATCCCACTTTGGTGGAGCAGGTGACTGCGTCGTACACCGCCCGGTTTACTCAGATCAATAAAACACCGTATACCGGACCGGCTAACGGGAGTCATTCGTACGACATTAATGACTTTGTGACCCTGAGTGCAGGTCAGACCCTGGAGATGAATGGAGGACTGCAACCCACCACAGCCCTCTTCTGGAACATTCAAGACCGGGAAATCTACCTCTTTGTCGTTATTCCGGTGAATGTGGTCCAAGGGGGTATTCGTCGGCCGTATAACCTCTCCTTCGTGGAATCCATTGTCCCGGGTACCTTGGAGAATGGAGGAACGGCAACCTTTACCCAACTGGGTAATTTGGTCAAGGACATTATTCAACCGAATATGCTACCCACTGCTGACGCTAAATGGTTGCGGTACGCGAACACCTGGGATTTCAATAATCCGACCTGGTATCCTGGGATCGTTCTGAAGTCAGGGGAAGTGGTTAAAGCGGTCGCCACGAAGAACGGTCTACGGGTTAAGCGATTTACCACACCCCATAAAGGCTTGAGGGAATGGGTGTTGGGAGAACGGGCTGAAGTGGGGATGAATGAAGTTCGTACAGAGTTTTATCCTCCGTCACGCCATAGTCCTTTTGGGCCGGTTCCTGATCGCTTATTCCCCATTGAACACACCGCTGGTACCACGCGGTATCTGGCTTATTCCGTTGACAGTGAAACTGGGTTGTATGAGTGGAGTGAGTTGACCTGGTCGAATACCTCCATTGTGGGTGTAACCACGGGGAATAAGTTCGGTATTGTTCCAGCGGATGTTGGGATTATTAATAGGGAGTTGACCCGTATCCCTAGGGCCATGGCGTCGTTTGCTAGCCTGCTGGTGGATGGAGTCAGTATCAACGCCCTGTGTTTCACACCGGATAACCAGTATACCGGGTATGCTTCAATCGCCATGGCGAATGGACGAGTCCAGTTGGGCGCTGAGGTCAAACTCTCCCCAACCAGCTTGATTACCCTGCAAGCCGCCAGTGGGGGTATTCTGGCTCGTGCAGCCATTGCGAACCCTCAAGTCAACAACGCCCTCAGGGAAAGTGTGATCAACGTCTTTGCTGTCGCAGATAACTTCGCGTTGGTGGTGATTACCGATGGGATGTGTTACGCAGAGGCTGCTGTGGTTCCGTATACGGTGAGTGGTGGGGTCTTTAGGCTGAACTTCCCCTCCGCTACGGGCTTCGTTACTAAACCGGTTACCCCAGCCGGTATGGTCGTACCGGGCACGTACCGCTATTCCCATTCCGGTGATAACCCGTGGATGACCTACGTGGATGTCCAAGTGATTGAAACCCAACGGTATGAATGGGCGGTTGTGGTCAGTCGACCCTTTGGGGACCTCTACGGGGATATCAGTTTCAAAATCACGGATTACCCGTTTACACCCACCTACACCGTAGGACGGGTCAATCCAGCGAAACTGTATACGGCGTCATCACCCTTTGATACGGTGAACGAAGTTCACCCGCCTGTCTTGATCCCTCGGAAGGGAATCTACCAGTACGACCCTGCTAACACCGGCTACTCCACGAATCTGTTGGAGGTCGGCGGAGCGGGGGTGGTGGATCCGTACGACGTAAATGAAAGCGGCTGGGTGAGTATTCCTGCTCGATCCAGGGTGGTTATAAGGGGACGTGCGTATATCCTGGATAAGGAATACCCCATTAAGGTCAACCCTACCGGAACGACGTACTGTTATTTGGTACGCCAAGGGGATGCGTTGGTAGGGTTGGGGTCTCCCGTACGCCGAGAGGTCAATAACTCGGAAGTCCTCTTTGGGATTGCAACGAACGGGATTCTTACCATCGATCATTCGTACATCGTGATGGGTGGTCATGTGGTGAGTTCTACCCGTCGGGGTACGGCTATTCCCACCTTTGTGGATGACGGGAACTTGGGGGTTAACACCTTCTTTACCCGACGTGACATCATTGATTAACCCTTAATGAATCCCCCTACCTCCCCGTTAAGGGAGGTAGGGGAGGTCCAGTGGATTAAGCCACGGGTGGCGAGGTGGTTCCATTGCCCGGGTCTACACCTCCGTGAATATGGAGGTTCAGAGACACTCTCACGGTTCTCACATCGGTTTGTCCAATAACAAGACCTGTACTCACACTGTTACCGGTACGGGTGGTATTCCCGTTTTGGGTATAATTACCCTCTTGAGTATAGTTCCCTTCTTGTTCGGTATTGCCCGTATGGGTAATGTTCCCTTCCCAGTTCGTCTGACCAATGGCGATGTTCGCCAAATTGGCTTTCATGTTAATGGTGTCGGACTGAAGGTTAAAGGTCTTCGTTAAGACATTGATTTCCTTCTCCGCATGAAAGCTAATACTGTCTTTGGTGTAAAAGGCCATCTTCTCCTTATTGACAGCAATGGTGGACCCTTCCTTGTTGGTATAGGTGAACTGATGTTTGTAATCATCGAAACTGAAGATACTCCCATCAGTTCCTCGAATATCGATGCGGCCTTCTTTGGCATTGACTTGGATATCAAAGCCCGACCGTTCCCCATTGGACTGAGAGGTCCGTAGTCCCACTAACCCGTCGTGGGTACTGACCCTGGCTGTATAGAAGTTATCCGGGTTAAAGGCCACGTCCTGAGCCAATCCAGGGTTAGCCCCCCAGCCCCACAAAACCGTCTCTAAGCGGAAACGATCCGTATTGTCCCCAAAGATGTCCCAGTAATACTGGTTCTGACCTGTGATTTGAAACACCCACACCTTAGCCCCTTCCCGGACATCCGGTGAGGTAAGTCGGTTCCCATTCCCAATGGATCGCCAGACCGCTGGTACGGTGTTTGACACCAGGGTTTTACTGGTAATCATCTCCCCTTCTTTATTCTGGCTGGTTTCTTCCTTCTGTTCTGTTTTAGCCAGGGTTCTCCCATCGGCGGTAGGAGAATGCAATGGAAGGTGGATCATTGCTTCGTGGGTATTGGTGTCCTTCGTGGCGGCAACCGTCCCTACACCCAACCATTTAACCACGTTCACTAAACTCATACTCGCGTCCTCATTATCTAGAGACTCACTTCACTTAAAGAATTCATACCATGTTTATATTAACTAAATTGATCCTAGAGAATTACATTCCTCTGTTAAGCAGCGGAATCAAACGGGTAGAATTGGATCTGAATCATTTGGTTAACCTGTTGATCGCTCAGAACGGTGTCGGGAAAACCAGTATCCTCCGAGAAGCCAATCCCCTGGCTCCTGAAAATGCCAACTACCGCGGTATTGGACGTAAGTACGTGGAGATTAAACGGGGATTGGACCATTTCGTTTTGGATTCTAAAACAGACTTAGGCAATGGTCACAGTTTCAAGTTTAACGGGAAAGAGTTAAACAAGAATGGAACCTTTACGGAACAGAAGGACTTGGTATGGATCCATTTCCGGTTAGACAGTACTATCAGCCGTATTCTGTCCGGGCTTAAACCCAACAGTCTGTTTTCAGCGATGCCAGTGGCTCAACGTAAAGACTTCTTTATGTTCATCTACCCGAATGACACGAGTTACGCCTTAGGGGTCTTTAACAAGCTTAAGACAGAACGTCGTGAACTGGCGGCTGCAATTAAGAACCAAGTCATGCGGTATACGGAAGAGAGTGCTAAACTCAAGCAGATCACCGAATGTGGTCCGGAAGAGCTGGAACGTCGAGTTAAGACGATTGAGACTGAACTGAGGGAGTCCTTGTTGGTACGAGGGGGTTTGGAGCAGGTGAAAGTAGACCCTGAGCTCCAAAGTAAGATTGATACCTTCAAACGTCTGGCTGAGCAGATGACATTGAACCGAGTCAGCGGGTTCTTTGAGACTGAGGCTGAACTCAGACAGGGAATCGAAACAGTTCAAGCTATCTTGAGTGTTCACGAAGGCCAAGCCACTGCCATTCAAATGGTTATCAGTGAGCACGTAGGGGTTTTGGAAGGAATGGAGGAGATCAAAGAAGATCCCTTTGTCTTCCATCATCAAGCGGAACAACTCAAGGTGGAACTCACTGCTCTCCGGGAAGAATACAAACAACATGGGGTGCTATTGGGTAATTACCCTTTGTTCAACGATGACGCCTATGACTTTACCGGTTTGGAATTGGTGTACGAGGCCTTGGTGGCTCAATTGCGTCGGGTGGTGAATGCCAGTACTCCTGAGTTAACCGGAGGGCGGTATAAAGAGTATACCGTCAAACTGGAGCAAACCCGTAATCAACTGAGGGCCTCTAAGAATGAGCTGGACACTCTCACCCACCAGTTGAAACATTATGATGCCATGGAGCTGGTGACTTGTCCGGAATGTACCCATGAATTCAAGGTCGGGATTACCGCGAATGAACTGCGTGCAGCACGGGTTAAAGCGGAAGCCCTTAAGTTGAGTGTGACTAAACTGGAGCAGGATGTTGAAACCCTGGAAAGATTAGTCGAACAGGACAGTGAGTGGTACCACAGCATGTTAGCCCTACATCAGTTCTGCCGGATGAATGGTGATGTTAAGTGCCTTCCTGAACTGATTAAAGCATACGACATGGGTAAGTCGGATACCAACATCCTTTTAAACGCCCTCAGGGCCTTCATGGGGCGTTTTAACTGTAAGAGACGTATCGATGCCCTACTGGAAGAAGAAAAGCTCTTAAACACGCGTATAGGGCTGTTACAGAAGGATTCGGTATTAGACATCGCTACCTACTTAAAGAGTCTGGAACACGACCTGGAAGTGGAGAACAGTCGTATTGGTTTCTACCGTCGGCGTGTTGAACAGCTTATAAGGAACCTAAAGACCATCCACACCTACACCCGAGACCTGGAGACCCTCCGCTGTCTTAAAGACGAGATCTTCAAAGGGTTGGAACAGCAAGGGTTGGTGGAACTGCGTAAACGGGTTGATGAACGGATTCATTTGCTAACGGATGAGAAGGATGAATACCTCGCCTCCATTATCAAAAGCCGTTCGTTGAGTGCGGTTGTCGCGTCTATTTCGGAAGACATTGATCGTTTAAAACGCCGTCTGAAGATTGTGGATGGGTTAATGAACGGTCTGTGTCCGAATAAGGGGTTGATCGGTAAGCTGATGACGGATTTCATCAAGACCTATTGTGCCAATATGAATGCGGTGATTCAATCAGTGTGGAACACCACCCTGTTTGTTAAACCCTGCCATAAGGACAACGGGGATTTGAACTGGAAGTTCCCGGTGGTTACCGGTGATGATGAGCCCACGCCAGATGTCAGTGATTGCAGTTTGGGTGAAGCAGGTATCATTGACTTTGCGTTCCGTTATGTGGCCATTCGTTACCACGGTAACTTCCCTCTGATGCTGGATGAGGTGGGTACCACCTTCGATGAAATCAAACGCGGTCGTTTCTTCAATTTCATTCACGAGTTAACCACCCAGAAGGACGCTAAACAACTCTTCATGATTAGCCATTACATTACTCAATACGGAATGTTCACCAACCCGAATGTAATTGCGATGTGTTATGAAGGGTTGAGTTTACCGGGTGAAGTCAATCAACACAGTGTTATCAATTAATTTTAAACCTACATTATTCATTTGCAAGGAATACCTCTAATGAACGTTCAACTCCCACGATCGGTTACCCTGGATGCCTATCTTCAACCGGACGGTACACTTATGCTGGGGCCGGGTCAGGCTAAAGTAACCATTAACTACCATTCGGATCCTCAAGAATCCATTAATGCGTGCATTGTCTTTGGAGGGGCAATGCAAGCGATTGTGACTTTTGATGAAACCGGTCAGACCCCTGTGAGTTATACGCTGTTGAATCCAGGGGGTGATTACACCGTTGAGCAGTCGGTTCTTAACATCTTGTCCTATTTCGGAGTCAGTGCTCCGATGAACTAGGAGTCATGAGTCATGAACAAAGCTGAAGTGATAGAACGGTACCGCGAACTGGTCGAAGACCTCACCCTCCCGCCGCATCAGGTGATCCTGTCGGCGGGTGCCGCCTTGGTGGTAATGGGCATCCGAGAGGAAACAAGTGACCTCGATGTGGATGTCCCTACCAGCGTGTTCAACTGGGCGAGTAATAAGTTCGGGGTTATCGAGAACGAAACCGTGAATAAACGGGTTCAATACACCCCCCTGGTCGATCTCCATGAATACGACGAGAACACGGGAGTGGTGTGTATTGAGGGGGTGTGGTTGTACAGCCCTACGGAGTTACTGAAACAGAAACACTGGCTCACGAAGCTGGCTGATCGAACGGACGTTAAGACCCAACAGGATCACCGTGATATCCGCCAACTGGAAATTCTCACTCAGTCTCAACCATTCACTGCACGCGCATTGTTGTAAGGTTAGGTTACGGTATGTTTTACAGTCAATTGGAAGTGGTAGAAGCCGTTCAACGGTTCTCTGAGGCTCATAACACCCCATTGGATAAGATCGCTATTGGCGGAGGTGGGGCTATCATGCTCATGGGGGGTCGTGAAACCACCTATGATTTGAACATTTGGGTGGAGAGTCCGTTCTTTGAACGCATTGCTGAAACCCAGAACGCTCTCCTCAGTCCTATGAGAGACAATGTGTTCCACATTGAAACGGTTATTGATTCCATGGATCAAACCGATCACGTCACCACACGTCGCCATTACTGGGTGCGTAAACGTAACCTCTATTTCCCCACTGTTCCTGTTAAGCTGGATCAATGTCCTGAAGTCTACATCTTCGATGCGATGTCACTGTTGATTCAGAAACGAGGGAGCTACAGTCGCCCTGAACGAGGACTCCGTCGTAAACAGGATTACAGCGACATCTGTTTCTTGAATGCGTTGCTAAAGGAAGAACACAAAGTCAGGGCTTAACCTTAGGACAGTACCAGGGGATCACTCCCCTGGTACGTCTTCCTCCTTATACGGTTTAGGAGATTACAATGGGTAAACACTCACCTGTTGAACGGATTAAATACCTCCATGAACAACTGACGTATCACGCCCATCTCTATTTCGTCGAGAACCGGAACGAGATCTCTGATGAAGCGTATGATGTGTTGGAGCAAGAACTCAATGAGTTGTACGACCGATACCCTGAAATAGCGGCTAAGTTCGATTTCTATAATCGTCCCGTTCCTATTCATGAACCCTCCGGGGAAACCATTCAACCCGTACGGTTCGAGGAACCCATGCTCAGCTTGAAGAAAGCCTTGAGTGTGGAGGAGGCGGATACATTCCTGTTAAAGTTCCCGGATGGTACAAACTTCTTTTACGAAGAGAAACTGGATGGGTTGGCCCTGGAGTTGGTGTATGAACAGGGACAACTGGTCAGTATGAGTACCCGGGGGTCTGGATTAGTCGGGGAAGATGTGACGCATTCCATAGTTCTCTTCGATGAAGCTACACTTCCTCGTACCTTAAGGACACTCCCTGACCGCCATAAACCCCAGGGGGATCGATTGGTTATTCGGGGTGAAGGGTACATCAGTCTGGAACGCTTCGATTCTCTTAATGAAACAGGGGGTAAACGGTCCAATCCCCGTAATGCCGTGAGTGGGTGGGTGCGGTCCCTCCCTCAGAACCAACGGGAGGATATCCGAGGAACGCTGTACTTCGCGGCGTATTACGCCAGTGATCGATTGGGGACGAAAGCCTATTCCGAATTGAGGCAGGTTCTCTTAGGCCTAGGGTTTGGTGTTCCTGAATCCAGGGATTGGATTGCGGTCTCAGAGAACCGGAGGGGGAACATTCGTCCGGTGGATGGGATTGTGATTAAAGTCGACAAGTTCAAGGAACAAGACGCCAGTGGAAATGGGAGTAAATTCCCTCACTGGGCGATTGCTTACAAGTTCCCTGCGGAAGAAGCGTTGGCCCAGGTTGAGGGCTGTATCTGGAATACCTCTCGGTTTGGTCGGGTAGTACCGGTGGTCCAGTATACCCCTGTAACGATCCAAGGGGTTATCTGTCAGTCTGCGTCGTTAGATAACTACGGTTCGTTTATGGACTTAGGGTTATCAATCGGGGATCGGATTGTTATTACCCGGAACAACGATGTGATCCCTCGGTTGAACCGGGTGGAGGAGTGTGGGGAAGGAGACCTCCTAGAAGCGCCTACAAGCTGCCCTAGCTGCGATTCTCTCCTAGAGGTAGTGGTGGGTAGGGACAGTTCCGAACTCGTCTGTAATAACGTCGCAGAGTGCCCTGCGCAGATCGTTATGCGGTGCGTAACGACGTTCGATAAGTTTGGACTGGATGTAGACGGTTTAGGACCCGTTAAGGTCAGTGAATTGGTTGAGAAAGGATGGGTTAAGCAACCAGCTGATATACTTACCCTTCCGGAAGGCATTAAGGATCAATGCCTCACCCCGACGACTCGAAGAGGTTTGGAGCGTGTCCTTCAGGAACCCGTTCCTTTACATCGCTTCTTAAAGGCGTTGGGTATCCCGGATATTGGGATCACTTTGGCTAAACGCCTAGCCAACGCCATCCCTGAAGGGAAGATCGAAGAATCCCTTACCAATCCTAAGTTCCTACAAAGTGTACGAGGGGTTTCAGTGGGGATTGCTTACCGGGTCGTGAACGCGTTCGACTCCCCGGTCTTTAAGGACAACTTCCACGCCCTAAAAGGTTTGTTAACTCTCCAGTACACCGGAACGCAGGACGACTGCATTAAAGTCTGTATTACCGGCAACATTGGACCTTCCCGAGGAGAACTCTGTAACCTGTTCGCTAAGGAAGGGATTGAACTCAGTGATCGGCTTACCCAGGACTGTGCCTTCGTCATTGTGGGTGATCGTCCTGGTAAATCGAAACTGTTAATTGCAACCGAATCGGGTATACCTATGCTAATTGCAAAGGATTATTCGAGCATTGGCTCCCTCATTCAGTTCATTAAAGGACACCGAGAATGACTGTTAAAACTGACACCAACGACCAACAACACACTACCACCGACCCGGTAGTAGCAATGAAACTCAAGAAGGCCGAGAAGGCTCTGAAACACTCCAAGGAACTGGGTAAGAAGATGAAACACGACAAGGAACAGTTGGATAAGAAATCCATTACCCAACCCACTGAGAATAAAGAGTACCGTTCCGCCCCTGAGCCTTCTAAGCCCAAGGTGGTGGTTGACGGTAAGGAACTGGTGGCTCTCGATACCAAGCCGTACGGCGAATGGATCCGTTCCAAAGAAGGACACGATATTTTTGGGAATACATTCTGGTCAGTAGGTGTAACCGCGGAAATCGCCCTCTTCTCTCATTTCAAGACAACTTTTTGCGGAGTTGAACTCGATCTCTTGGTCGACTCCTATTCTGAAGTTACGCTGGAAACCCCTACTGACGTTCCTTTCCTTAACGTCAGTAAGCGTAAGGGGAGTGCTGTGGTAGTCAACTCGGTGGTTAATCGTTGTGAGTTTGAAGGGGAGAATTGTCTTCTGAATGTCGAGATTAACGACTGTGTGGTTAACAAGAGCAAGGTCGTTCGTACACGATCGACCGAATTGCGACCAATCGACGAACTGATCGACTTCCCAAAAAGAGCGGATGTATTTAGACGAGGGGTCGATCAACGCGCCCGGTACAACGACTGCCGTTTCATCGAATCCGAGATTAAAGATTCTCCCATCAATGGCAAGGGCTTAGTGAAAGAGTCGTATGTGGATCGTACCCACATTACCGCTGGGAAGTTTGCCATCGTTAAATCGCATCTTACCACCACCACCCTCACCGCATCCATGCTGTCTCTCTCGAAAGCTTACCTTCATGGTTGTTACTTGAGCGTTTCTGAAACGCTGATCCTTCGCAACTTCACCCTCCGGAATAAGACGCTTTACATGAGGTCACTCTACGCGCCTAATAAACTGGGTCTTACGGAGATCGAACTTCCGTTCCATCCTCAAAATCTTATTCTGCACCGCACCTCAAAAACACAGTATGTAATCTCCATCCGCTCGGGTGGTTCGTCCGGCCTTGAACTGGGGAGCGACGTAACTTGGGAAGAACTCAGTGAAAAACTGGGTGAACTCTTGATAAAAACCCCGATGGTCAATAACGAGATCTCTGAAGACGGACTCCTCTTCAAAAGCATCTTGAATTATGTCCTGAAGTCGGTGATTTCTCGGATGAAGATCATCAAGTTGATGGACGATGTGATGGCTGTTAACCGTAGTATCACATCAGATTTCGAGGATCCTGAGTCCGTCCCGTATTGTTAGTACACAACACCTTACTCCCCAGGTAATCCTGGGGAGTAAGGGTTTAATTGCCTACTTACCTGTAAAAGGGAGGTTAACGAATGTCCAAAACAAAGAGGAATGACCGATATGTCATTTATACCGATGGGAGCGCGTTAGGGAATCCAGGTCCGGGCGGTTACGGTGTTTACGCTAAATACAAAGGGGAAGAATTCTCCCTGAGTAAAGGGTATTACAAAACCACTAACAACCGTCAAGAACTCATGAGTGTGATTGCAGCACTGGAAGAGTTTGGTCCTAATATCAAAGTGGACATCTTCACTGACTCCCAATACGTCATTAAGTGTGCTACTAAATGGATGAGAGGATGGATACGGAACAACTGGATGGGGTATAACTCTGGGCAACCGGTTAAGAACCGCGATCTGTTGGAAGTCCTCAATGAACTCTTGAAGAAGAATAAGGTAAAGTTCCATTGGGTTAAAGGTCACTCTGGGGATGAAGGGAATGAAAAGGCAGACCAATTAGCCAAGGATGCTGCCAATAATCCGGAAGCCCACGATATGGAATACATGAAAGTCTTAGGGTTCTAATCAATCAACCGTGGAGATTAACACTATGAAAAGCTTTATTGATGTATCAGTAGTAGAAGATGGGGGTAAACAGTTCCTCTTCGGTATTACTGCGAATCAAAAGACAGGACGACCCGAAGTCGTAGGATATACCGATCCTGATTATTTCAGAGAGGGTGCTGACCGTGTGTTTGAACAGCTTATCCGGGAAGAACAACGAAAGGAAGCGGATATTAAACTCCAGTTAGCCTTTATTAAGGTGGTCAAGGAACATCCCGGTAAACAACTGCAACTCACGCTTTGCTACAGCGCAAATGGACCGTCAGCTGGAGAATTTTATTGGGTGGAGGATCGGTGTTATACGGCTGACGGAGTGTCCTTCCTATCGAATGCTCCGGTGTGTATCTATCATAAGAACTGTCTGGATGGTACTGCGGCAGCTTGGGCGGTAAGACGTGCACTCCCCTTGGTTGAATTGGTGGCTATGAGCTATCATGATGATCCGTACGAACTCTTTGGCCCGGGGTTGGAGTATCTACAAGGGAGAATGGTCTATTGTGTTGATTTCAGTTTTAAGAAAGCAGTTGTAGAAGCGATTGCTAATTTACCGGATACAGGCTTGTTGATCTTGGATCATCACGAGAGTGCTCAACGGGAACTGGGTGAACTCGTCGTTGGTTATTCCGGGAAATCAACGCTGGGTGATCGGGTTGAGATTATCATCGATATGACACGTTCAGGCGCTAAGTTGACGTACGACTACTTCCACCCTCAACAACCGACGCCTCCGGGTATTCTGGCGGTACAAGATCGGGATCTGTGGAAATGGGGGTACGAAGGCAGTAAGGAATGGACCGCAGCTGCCTTTGGGTATCCCCTCACCGTTGAGAGTTTCGATAAACTGATTCATCGGGATTACCAAGACGTGGTAGAAGAAGGTCGTACCGTCCTTCGTAAGCAGGAATTGGATGTCGAGAAACTGCTCCCGAGTGCGCGGCCTTACACGTTGGAGGGGTACAACTGCTTGATTGTTAATGCCAGTTATTTCCACGCCAGTGATGTAGGGGATAAACTGAAGGGTCGAGACGGTATTGACTTTGTAGTCACTTACATGGATGGTAAGGATAGCCGGATCTTCTCTCTACGGGGTAAGGATAAAGTGAACCTAGCGGAAGTGGCTGAACGTTTTGGAGGAGGCGGCCACCCTAACGCAGCAGGGTTCACCTTGAGCTTCAACGATCCTCGTTTCTCCCAGTCACACCTGTTACTATATTCCGGTACTTAAATGGACACTCACACACTGTTCTTAATCATTGACCTGGTAGGTAAATCCGTTTTTATTGGTGACTTAGTGACTCGCGTGGACGACCATCGACTTATGAAGTCTATCCGATATTTGGAGAATCGGAAGGTGATTAAAACAGTTACGGTTACCCAATGTTTACGTAACTAACAGGTATTCCATTTGATGGGGGGTGGTTAGTATACAGGCTAACCACCCTGTTCTCTCTATTTTTTTTTTCGGGATAAGTGGAATGAATAATTACGGGTATGTGGATGTGTCCTTGGTAGGACCTGAAGTAGAGGAAATCTTTGGCTTGCTCTTGGAGTGTGGTATTGCACCGGCTGCGGAGTATAACCTGCATTGTACCCTGATGTACGATGAACAGGCAGAAGAACCGCTGGTGAAACTGAATCCTGATGCGAAATTCACCGCCTACGTGACAGGGATTGATGTACTGGGAGATGGATTGGTGTTTAACCTTACCAGCAAAGACCTCGCTGATGAACACCGCAGGTTGAAAGACGGTGGATATACCCATTCCTTTGATGCCTTCTTACCGCACATGTCTGTCACCTATGACTTCGATGAATACGACATGTTGAAAGTGAAGCAAGCTTTCGCAACCTGGGGTGGTCGACAACTCACCTTCAGTAAAGAATCGTTCGGAACCAAATAAGACCCGATACTACCCCTACCCTTGACCGGGTAGGGGTAGGTTTAAGGGAGTAAAAAATTAAGTTAAGGAATGAAACAAACCTACATTACCAGGGTGAATAGACAACGGGATTGTTTGCAGGTAAGTGACTTTCCCTTCTAAAGACAGAAAAGGGTTATAAAGATGAGCGTGACTACTGACTTCAATGCCGCCCTGGCGAATGTCTTGAGTGACATCGGTGAAAAGACAGACCGTGAGGAGATCCTGTCGATCATCTACCACCACCTCTTCGACGAGACGCGTTTCAATAAATCAAAGCGTCCGTCTGCGCTGAAGAAGATCAACGAGGCGACTCGTTCCCGGTTTACGATGAACGACGTTCGTCACGCCGGTAAGAAACCGGAGAAGTTGATCGTAACGGATAAACTGTCCGGTCATGTTGACATTCCCGTCCGTGTGATGGGTGAAGTGAATGAACAGGCCTCGCAGGCAGAGACTGTTCCGGCAACCCCCACTGAAACTGATGCAATGACCCACCTGGAGAACACCATGAAAGAAGAAAACCAACCGCTCGCCCAACAACTCCTGGAACGATCCCAAGGTGCCCGCGCCGCCTATGAAGAACAGGCGGGGGCTTCCAGCTGGTCCGACAGCAATGACAGCGACGAGGTCGTCGAGGTACTGGGGGTGACCTTCAAGGCCGATAACATCCTGTCCTACACCATCGACGCCTGGCTGATCAACGGCGGTCTCCCGACTCACCTGAAGACCGAACTGGAAGAGCTCGTCAAGAGTCAAGACCACTCGTCCCCGGCGGGTGCGCTCCGTGCCTTCCTGGACGACCACCCCGAACTCAGCCAGGAGTTCATCAATCAGTACAGCAAGGCGGTAAAAGACATCAACGCCACCGGCGTGGAAGCTGAAAAGGCGCGCCGTGATGCGGCTAAAGCCCAACGGCAAGCGCCGGGTACCTTCAAGGAACGTGTCGTCTACACCCTCCGGGGCGGTCGTGAAGAAGGCTTCGGTTCCGGCGCGGTGGCGGCTGCTGCGGCGATCATCGGCGGTGGTGTCGAAATGGCATCACGTGGGAATGTGAGCATCGGTTCGGTTGTGGGTACGGGGCTGGGTGCGGCGGCCGGTTACTTCGCGGCTGAGAAAGCAGAAGGCCTCATGAAGAGCGAACCGGGTCGTTACATCGTGAGTGGTTCGATCGGTCTGATCCTGGGTGGGGCGGGTTCCAACCTCGGACGTACCACTCAAGGCCTTCTGGGCTTCGGTCCTCAGCAGCCCCAAGGCGAGCCCGTAGCGACGGTTTCCGTTCGGGAGCAGGTCACGGCACAACCGGAACCGGTTCCTCAATCCCAGGGCATTCTGGCCACGGTAGCTGCCCTGTTCTAAGCAATACGGAATAACAGCGAACATGATTAAACTCAGTTAATCGACTGACGGTGCTCGACTACGAGGGGTTATTCCCTCGTAGTTGGGTATTCGTTCTCTATTTTTTAATACACCTACATCATTCTTGTGTAATGAGAGTGTTTATTTTTGTTAGAGGTAAGGTTGTGAACACATCCAACACACCACATAAACCCCTCCAGTTCAGCCATCAGTTCTTCTACACCATGGGGTATAAGGCTGGGTACTACGGAGCTCCACTCGAATTCAAGGATTACTCCTTGTCTTCGTGCCAATTCAATTGCCTCTACTTGGGGTATATCCACGGGTATTCTGAGAAGAGAAAGAAAGGGATTTGGAATTTCCTTAAGAATGTCTACCTTAAAGTGCGGTATAAAAGAACCCTTATTGGGGATTCCCAAGCCCAGTTTGAGAAGGACTATGGGCATATCCCCCAGATTCGTTATCACCTTAATCCATCTGAATAAGCGAGGTTGATATTAATGGACGCATATGTCAACGATCCAACGCTCCCTAACTTCGATCAAGAGATCCGAGCGCTCCAATACCTTAAAGACCATTTTACCCGTAATCCCAAGAAGATGAAGAAGATGTGTCTGAGGATGTTGCCTGAACTCCCTGGGTTCATTAGGGACGCCTTTATTAACAACATTATTCTGGGGAAAGATCCTATTCACTGGCTGGAACACGCATTCGCTGAAATGGACCAGTATCCTGTCTTAATGAAACAGTTCATTGAGGAAGGGAACCATGGGATGATCTTTGATAAGGGAACCCTCTATGGTTTCAGCCTGAAGACCAACCCGAAGTGGTTGAGTAACCAAGATGGGGAATGGGACCCTGAGGAAGAGCAGGCGATTATCGATCAGGCGCTGAATGCATGGATGGTTAAGGAGCGTCGTCGAAGCTTCCGAGGGCGTATTGTGCTCTTCCAAGACTTTGGGTTCTCCGGGATTACGTTCCTGGTCGATCACGCTTTTACGGATGAATACTGGGAGGAATGTCAGAAACAATGGGAACTGGAGGATAAACGCCAGTTGGATCAAGAACTTAGGGCACTTCTTTCTAAGGCAGGTTGTTGAGCATCACAGTCTGCGGAACAACATCTTCTCGCAGGGCGAGGATTACCTCAAAGCCCGCAAATCCACCACTCAGGGTCTTGTTACCTTGAACATCAGCTGTAAGGAGCTTAAGTAATGCAATACACCCAAGAGAGTTTGGCCGAGACTCCAATGGAACAACGTATCGAAGCGATGCTGTTCGGACTCCAAACCCTGACCTTCCAAATGAACACCTCGATCGTCGAGTTCTACATCGGCGAGGTCAAGCTGAAAGCGCAGCCGGGTGCTCTGGTCGCTGACATCGTCGTCGAGCGCGATGGTGAACCGCTGGTGCATTACCGCGCCCGTTCCGAAGGCACCACCATTTCGATACCGAAGTCCAGTGTCAGTGAGCAGAAACTCATCGAGTACCTCGAGAAGTTCTCGGTCATGGTGATCTACGCTATTCACCGTGCGTTTATCAAGGAACATTGCGATAACCGCACTACCCTCATCCCTCCCCAAGAGTAATCTTACTTAGGGGTAGGCAACTACCCCTTCCCCGATCCTGGGTTATTCTCTGCTGGATCGGAATAATAAACGGTGAGGATGCCATGAAACCTAAAGTCGAACACCCCAAGGTTCCCTATACCCCCTTCTTAACCTTTCCCGAATACCTTGTTGCTACCGATGTGAAGCTACAGGTTAAGGTGTTTAAGAAGGAATTGGAACGGATTAAGGACGATCCCACTCACGAACTGAATACCTTGGTCCTGTAACCCGCTTAACCACCCCCACTCTGTAAAAGGAGTTGGGGTGGCGGGTGTTTATTTCTTTTAGTTTAAAACGTATTTATTCTCAAACCTACATTATTCATATGAATTGAGCAATATGATTATTGTTTAACCCAAAGGAGGAACACTTCATGACAGACCGTTCGTTGAAAACTGACCGAGATGATGAATGCGGCGGGGGCCCGCTCACGCAGTTTGTCGACTACGTTACGAACAAAGACCATATACGGAATCACGAGAAATACTTGATGGGTCGGTATGCTCGTGGGACTGAATCGGGACTGGAAGCGTGGATTAAATTCCAGTACGTCTTCGGGAGAGCGTTCGGTGAAGGGTACGTTGGGGATCTCAAGTTCAGGGTCTATTACGATTTCGATACAGGGTTCGAGTTGTTTTACGTTCCCTTTGCGTCCGGTCTCCGTCTGGAAAGACAGGGGGATGCACCTATGGTGTTCAGCCCAGATCCCAATCAACCGGGTAATGAGAAGGAGTTCATCAAATTCCTGGTTGAACATCAGGCTAATCGTCAGAAATAAGAACGGGTATTACGATGACCAAATCCCCTGGGAGTCCTGAGGAAGAAGTTCCTATGATTCTTCCTAACGGAGAGTTCAATCCTAAATGGAGAACGTGGTACGGTAACCAATACGGCCTGAAACCTAAGGAGGTCAGTTATCATCAGGTGGAACGGGTTAAGAAGATGCCTGAACCAGATCTGGTGACGAGGTCAGGTAAACTGAATCCTGTTTGGATCACCTGGTACCGGGTTATCAACAAGGTCACTACACCCACCGCTCGCAATGCAGGTAAAGCGATTCTTGCTTTACGAGCTAAACAGACTAAGGAGGAAACGGCATGAGCACACGACGTTTAATGAACCGTCCGCCCGTAAAGCCACTGGGTCTCCAGTTTGATCGGGAAGCGTTGTGGTTGGCTCGTATCAGCTTCATGATGACGATGGAGATAGGGACATCTCAAGGGGCTGAATTCCTAGCTGCTGAACGTCGGTTTAGCAAGGATGCCATTGAACTCACTACTCGTTTCCTCTCGGGTAATAAGAACTGAATGTCAACTCTACGTGAAATAGCTGAATGGGTACGTGAGCAATCCTTAAAGACCCAGGAGAGTCAACAAAATGTCCCTGTCGCACCAATTCAAGAAATACCCGTTGGCAACGAGCTTCCGTCATACAGAAGTTCCGTGTTTCAATACGAAGATGTACGACTTGCCTCAAGTTAACGCTTCGTATGGGAAATCCCAAGTCACACAGTTCTTGCTCAGACGGGCGCTGTTGAATAAAACGAAGTAACGTTCTGGACTAAAGAGAATAAGGAGTTCTGCGTTCATGAAACACTTTATCTTTGCAATTCTGCTGTTCCCCGTGGTAGCGTTCGGTGCGGTTAACCGTGAGAGCGCGCTCAACGGTCCTGAGACCTACACCTGTGAAGGGTACACTGACAACGTTGTTGATACCGTTGAGGGGAGTAATGAAATCATAACGGACAATCCCATCCAGTGGGAGAGGACCGTAGTGCTTCGAACGACTCGGGGATATGTAATCAAAGCGAATTCACTCTTCAAGGAAGATCAAATCCTGATGGTAGAACCTTTGATTACGAAGAAGGCGGACTATGCCGACAATGATTTCATCATGTTGTTTAAGAAGTTCAACGATGTAGGAACCCCCTATTTCCTCCTCTTCGTTACTGATGATCCCACCGTCAGCAGTGAAGAGGAAGATGAGAACCCCATTGTCCGGGTCGTCACCATAGCACCCTGTCGTGTGAATTAACTTCCGGTGCAGAACAGGAGGGACATCCCTCCTGTTCATCCACATTAAGATAGGACACGCCCTATGACAATTCGTTTAGACATTCTCCACCGGTTTCATCAGATTGAGGGGATACGGGAGACCATCATCGACTTCTCTACCCGACTGTTCGACTACGAGTTTGCCTTGTCGGGAATACCCGCCCACCTCAAAGACCAATACGAAGTCCCAAACTCGGCAAACGCTTATGATGAGCTCTTCGCGGATACGGATCTCTGTATTCTGGCCTTGGATGAGGATACGCCCATCGGGATGCTGCTGTCCGCCTACGAACGCCCCAATGCCATCGAAGTCTTGTTTGTAGAAGAGAAGTACCGGAATAAGCACGTCGGTAAGGTTCTGGTTGAACAATTCCACCGCATTAAGCTGGGTCATCCGATCTTTGTCACCGTAATGGCGTGGAATCCCTCCGCGCGTCGCTTCTACGAACGGAATGGTTTTATCTTTAAGGAAGATAGCCAACATGGAGAACAGGCCTTAAAGGGTGTACGTTCTCTCCTGGATTAAACCCTTACTTCCTACTCACTTCCTAGCAACAATGTTGGAGTCTAAGATGACTACGATTGTGTTCAGTAACCGCGTCCTCCCTCCTGTCTTCCGTTCGGTCCACGGGGTTTATGAATCCACGGCGATTAAAACCAAGGACGGACGACTCAAGTTGATAACGGGTTTCAGTTTCGGGAAAATGGGTGAAATCATTCGCGTAGGGTACATCGATCCCCAGAAACTAACTGATCCCCGGGAACTGAAAGCTTACCACGACCAGGTCTTGGAAGTCATTGAACTGTTCGAGAACTTACAGTTCTGGGTTAAACAACAGATTCGAGAGTACGAAAGAGGTGGGTATAAGAGCGTACCTGAATACTGCTCCTTCGTACTCCAACAAGAATACCCCATCCTGATCCACGGTAAGATTAAGGGCGCGGCGTTGAAAGTCGAGTTATTTGGTAGAGACATCAATGAAATGGTTTTCTCGACCACGCTGAATAACCCTGATCTCGAACGTATCTTCCTCGATAAGTTGGCGGTCATCGTTGACGGTTTCCGGAATCACCTTTCTGACGTGGATAATAACGTCACTCTGGATCAATTGTTTTAAGGAGAACGGTATGAAATGGATTGTTTTGATCACCACGCTCCTGGTTTCTCTGGTTGTAAAGGCCAACGAAGATAGCTTTGTCTGTCACCAATACGGGTTTACCCAAGACCCTGAGCGTTTCCATTCCCTGTCCATGAGTCCCCAGGTTAATACGTTCGACCTCACCGCCGACCGAGTAATCTACCAAGGGCGTTTGTTTATCGGGGTGGAACCCCGAGACTACGACTTTGATGACACGGTCGTAACCTACCTGAATGCGGAACGCAATGAGATTTTGTACTTCTACTTAGTGGGCGAGCAACCTGAAATAGGGATCAGTCGCTTGGTAGAAGACTCAGATACGTTTTTCAGCGATAAAGCGCTGTTTACGCACTGTTCATTCATCCCTAAAGGAGGAAGCGACGTTGACGATGCTTCCCAACATTCATCTCGTGTTAAAACCGGAGGAATTAGCGGACTTATCCCCGTACGACATTTTTAAAGTAAAGGCAGTCAAAGACACGGGGATTGTTATCGCCCACGGCGCCCTTTGCTTTTTCATTAAAGGTATCCTTCCGGGTATTAAGACAGGGGACACTTTGTTCTTGTACAAGGACATGCTAATTCCGAAAGAACAACCTCTTTACATTTAAGGTGACGTATGACAGTCGAATTTATTCCCACACCTTTGATGATGCAACACATTACCTCAGGGTATAGTGAAATCAACCAACAGGGACGTACGGCTCTAGAGATCCAAGAGAAATCGAGTGGTGTACTGGAGCTAATACTTTTCAGTATGCAGCGGGTGAGCGATGCCTCGCGGACCTACGGGTACAGGTCCAAAGACTACCGAGAGGTCTCGGTCCGAGAAGAACAGTACCAGGCAGGCCTGGAGCTGCTCTATAAAGACCTTCTCCAGGCATTCGAAGCGAGGGTCGAAAACACCACCTCCACGCTCAAGAGTTTCAAGGACGAAAATGGGCTATGGTAAAGGTTGAGGTTAAACACGGACTCTCAGACTCCCAGCGAGCGGTGTTGAAAACCCAATTGCTGGATGTGGGGGTCCGTGTGGTAACTCTGACGAGGGGAGGTGACGAAACCCTAATAGGGTACGTGTATACTTTCAGTGGTAATAACCCTATTGGGGTCCAGCTTCGTTTACAGGATCCGTCACTTTCCCTGACGCCACAACAGCTAGCCAGTTTTAAGTTTGCGATACGGAAGGGGCGGTTTGTTCTAGAGACACGCGGTAAGAAGAGGTGAATAGTGAATGTGTTCACACAGTGGATTAAACGGGTCTTCAAACGTCAACATGAGCCTCTCTTGAGTCAAGAGGAGACCAACGCCCTCATTAAGGATGTAACCACGGACTACCTCAAAACTGCGGTATCGATCGTGTTGAGAACTGTTCCCCATACCACGTTGGATGGTAAACCGAACCCTCGCTGGATTATGGGTGTCGCTCCAGGGTTCCCGGATTATGATGTCGAAGCACTGATCGGGGTTATTAACGGACTGCGTAAGGAAGAAGACGACGTCATCGATGACTATGTCTTCCACCGGAATGAGTCGGCTAATTACCGGAATCTGGATGAAGAACTTCAACCGTTTATTAAGCCCGCTGTACGGTTCAATGAGAATAACAAAATCGAAATCAAGTTACTGGGCGGTTGGAAACCTTTTAACCCCGCTGTGTCGGGTTCTGTACGGAGAAAAATGAATGAAGACAAACACTTCACCGCCTGAGTACATCATCAGTGAGAACGGTGACTGGTTCCATTTCAGTGGGTATTGGGGGGTGTTCTCCCGGTGCTTGTGTCGGATGGGTGGGAAGTTCCATGAGGCTATCGATGTCTCGTTAACCCCGATTAATGTCTGGCAGTGGGAAAACCTGAAACAGGTTCGTATTCGTAAACACCGCACCGCTGAGACCAATCCCTTTGCCTTTGCCCATTCGTTCCCCAAAGTGCGTTATGACCACCTGGTAGAAAAAGTGGGGGAGACGGTTGCGCACCTGCTGGTTCACGAGGATCTCTTGGCTGAAATAGACATGTCGCTGTTTCGCCACATGGATCGTGTGTGGGGATGGGGTGGTGGTGTCCCCTTTATCCTGGTGTGTAAAGAGCGAGACCGTTACCCTGAGCTCCTGGAACATTGGTTCACTGTATTGGATAACGAATCCGCGTACTTGAAAAGCATGGATGAGGACATGATGCAACGTTATCTCATCCATACTGAAAGCTGTCGGGCTAAAGCCCACTCTCACTAATTCCGAACACCCGCTCCTATTCTTTACCTCGGAATGACAACTCAATCGTTAATGACCTATAAGGAACCTGAATGACTACCATCAAAGTCCAACAAAAACTGGGTCTGGCTGCTTTTGCTATCCTGTCGGACCAACTGAAAGCAGAAGGTATTCACGTGATTAACCCGGTAGAGGGCGAGGTGGTTACCGCTGACGATGTGGTTGGTAAAGTCCTGGCTGCCTTCAACCTGGGCAACAAGATTGAAGTGAACGCGGACGTCCCCGCTAGCAATAAAGGGGTGAATTACCGGTTCGAACGGATTGGGGGAGCGTACTACCTGGTCCGGAAGTAGCTAACGACTCGCCCTCCTGCCTTATTGGCAGGAGGGTGTATGTCCTTTATTTGTTATGAGGTGGTTATGTCAAGACAATCGTTGTTGGAATATGGAAGAGGGTGGTTATGCGACCAGGGTGGTGAGGGTAAAGAGGAATGGACCGGGGGTGACGCGGTGTTCTACTCCATGAGTGTCAGTCCTTTAGCTTATCCCACCACCACCTTTTGGACGGGTCGTTTCAATATCCACATGGAGAACATCACTGTTCGGTTACATTCGCACGATAATGATCCTGAATTGGTGTTGTTCTTCAATAAGCTCAATCTACTGGAGCAGGGCGTACGGGAGTATTGCAAGGCGTTCAGAAAGGTCCTCAATAACCCGAAGAAACCCCTAAAGGAACCCGTCTATAAGCGACAGTGGCTCAACCCTGAGAACATTGAAGCGCCCTTTACGGGGTATTATTTCTATTGCATCGATCAGGATAAGGCAGGCCGGTTCTGCGTTGGGGATTGCCACCGGACCATTGTGATGTGGATGGACATTCACCACAATGACGGGAGGGTCTTTAACAAAGCGTTGTTAGAAGTTCAACTCAGCGCTCTCCAATGCCTGGTGACCTATTTGAAGGAGGCTCAGGTTAAGATCAAGAGTCTTCGTAAGCAATACAAGGTCTTAGGTTGGGATAAACCTCAGGAGCTCCAGAGTGACACGTCCTCTGAGGACGTTCTTCCCGATCCCCAGTAGAAATTAATAAACCTATATTACTCAGGTGTAATGCAATTAGGTATGGTTTAACAGGAGTACGAAGATGTCTCAAACGCTACTGGTACATGGTAAAGATGCCCAAGGAATCATTAAACAGGTCTTGAGTGAGGTGTATGACGCCGTCACTTCGACCATGGGTCCGAATGGTCAGTTGGTGATGATCAAGAATGGGGTCTCCACCAAGACCACCAAGGATGGGGTGACGGTAGCCCGTTCCATTCGCTTTGCAGATGAAGCCCATGAATTGGTGAACCGGGTAATTACCGAGCCGGCTACGAAGACCGATGAGGAATGCGGGGATGGCACTACCACCACCATCATGCTGACCCATGCGCTCTATCACCTGTTCAAGGACTTCCCAGGTTTCCAACACCACCGGAACATTGAAGACTTGGTAGAGCGGGTTATCCAACGTTTGGAATCCATGGCGATTCGGGTGGAAGTGGATGACCCTCGGTTGTATCAAGTGGCCCTGACCTCGTCTAACCAGGATGAAAAGCTCGCCCGACTGGTTAGTGAGCTCTATGCGAATAACAAAGGGAGTTATCCGGATATTGAACTCAAGGAAGGGGTCAACTTCGAAGACCAGATCGAACAAACTACAGGGCGCACTATCCGTATGTTCTACGCGAATCCCTGGTTTGCGAAAGGCCACCAAGGGGGTGTGACAGAATTGACGGGGTTTACGGCGTTCGTTATCGATCGTCGGATTGACAAGGAAGACACCCAGAAGTTGATTGATGGGGTGAATCACCTTGTGAAAACTCACAAACAACACCTGGCCCTTCCCATCCTGCTGATTGCACGAAGTTTCGAAGAAGCCGCTAACTCGACCCTGATGCAATTGAATGCGGCGCACCCAACCCTGGTAGAAGACGGACGTCCTTGGTTAATCCCGTTGAGTACGCCGGTAGGTGGTGCAATTGGGACCTCTGAACTGCAAGACATCGCGGTCATGCTGAACGCCCCTATGCTCAGTGACGTAGCGGACCTGACCAAGTTGGATACCCATTCGATCAATGGCCAACACGGCCAACTGGAACTGGGGGGCAATCGGTCTATCCTGAAGAGTACCACACCTAAGGATGAAGACCGGATCGAACAACATGCTCGGGGTATTGAGGAACTGTTGGAGGGGTTTAGCCTCAGCGATAAGTTCTCTGTACGCGCCCGGTACAACGAACGGCGTATTCGGACCCTACGGGGTAAGTTGATCACCATTTCCGTAGGCGGCGAAACCTATTCTGAAGTCAAGGAACGGGTAGACCGGTACGAGGATGTGGTGAAAGCCATTCGTTCCGCCTTGGAGAACGGCATCCTTCCTGGCGGTGGCGTATCCCTGGTTAAGGCGGTCTTCGGTACGATCAAGGAAGGCCTCGAAGATAAAGACCAGAGCGCTGAGTTTGCTAAGCGGTATATCAACTCAGGCATTGCCAATGAGTTGATGCGACTGTCCACTATTCAGCATAAGCTGTTGTTCAAGGACACGGCGCTGTATAAGGAAAATGGGAGTTTCCATTTTAATGATGATTGGCTCAATACACCGACCGTCATGAATCTGGCAACTGGTGAGATTGGTACCCCGGAGGGATTGGGTATTTATGACACCGCGTATGCCTCTATCACTGCGCTGAAAGGCGGACTCCAAACCGCTAAGATCTTGGCCACTACGAAGACACTGATCCTAGGGGAGAAGTTGTCGGCGGTTAAGGTGCGGTAAGGGGTTTGTAAAGGAGTAGGGGGAAGACCCCTACTCCTTTATTTTTTTTTTAAGGAAATCGATGGATGACGAAGCATTTGAAGGAGGTAGACATCCTATGCAGTGAGTCTTGTAACTTCTTTTGACTTACTCCCATTGGACCACCTTTAAGAGGATAAAGCAATGGCTTCAAACCTTCCAATCCAAACGATCTTCCTCGACAAATTCGTCGAGTTCAACAAAGACCGCTACAAAGACCAGGCGGAAATGCTCGCCCTCTTTGACGGCCTGACCCTCGCGGACATCACGATCTCCGACATCACCGCCGACGGCGCCAACCCCGAGCTGCAAAGCGCCACGGTCACCTCTGTGAGCCGCAACTTCAAAGGTGTCGAACAAAAATGGCTCCCGGCGAACATCAACACTCCGTTCGCCTTCGTGGTGGTGAACAAAGGCGCTCCCCTGACCGGCGAAGACCAACTGGCCGAGCAGACCACCCCGGGTGCCTACGTTTACCTGGTCGGTGAAGGCGAAGAAGCGGTTCAACGCGTGGGCCTGGTGCTGGCTTCCACCACCACCACTGAAACCCAAGCCGCCGACGCCCTGGCGCTGTTCAAGGCCAACTTCGAATACGTCCTGGACGACGCCGATGTCGATACTGCCACCGCCAAGGTGCTCAAGGTAACCACCAACCCGTTCACCCGCGGCGAGCTCGTGTACGAAATTGGTAAGGCTCCGATCATCGAGATTCCGGAAACTGACTACGGTCGTCTGGAATTCAAAGAAATCGTTCAACCCGAACCCCAACCGTAAGCTAGATAACTACCAAGTGGGCTAGCCCACTTGGTAGTTTACCTCTCTTCGTACCTCATTTCAATTCCAGTGAATTTCAAATCTACATCATCAGTGTGAGCCAGGGGCAATAAAAGTTCACGGATGAATGAATTCTCTTGCAACTGGTGCTTTAAATGTCATTAGGAATATTCACCATGAGTATGAGTACTGCTAAAAGGGGTAACTTTTCTACGTCCCCCGGCAAGGAAGACGATGATCTTCCTCTGCACGAGATCCGGGATGCCTTTAATCCCGCGTTTGTGAAAACGTTTGACAAACTGGGCCTCGACCCACAATTGATCAAAGAGTTTATTTACGCGCTTGATCTGCTCGACAACATCGTTAAGACCCCCAACTTCGTATCGGGCAGAATTCTGAATAACCGAGATATCGAAGCGTACGGCGAAGAAGCGGTCTTCGCGTTCAACCGGAATAACAATATCCCGTACTACTACGTGCGGTTGGGTATTACCGTGTCGGAAACGGTGTACAAATTGCAGGACGAGTTTCTGGAACGTGATTATCCCAAAACGATCCTGAGTATTCTCCGCCCCATGCGCACGCCCGGTATTGACGTGACCGTAGACGGCCATCCTTACAACGTAGGGATTACCTTCAAAACGCCTCATCCTTTGTTCGGTTTGGTGAATTACCAAGATCTCCGGACTGGGATGAACACTTCAGTCCCCTTCCTACTCACTCGGGTGGGACTTTGATCCTCTACCTGCTCCACTGGGCTTAACGCTCCGGTGGAGCGGGGTAGGGGTTATTACCGCTTTAAATTTTTCAATACACCAACCCAAAAAGGTAATAACCATGCCGAAGAATGAGAACAATCCTGATAAACAAGGTCTTACGTCTATCTCTGATGAAGACTTGGATAAGGCACTCAACGAACTGGACAACGCAGGGGAAGACGTAACTCCGGTGTCCGAAGAGACCACTACGCGGCATCCGGGTACGTCGGATATCCTCAACCGCTATTCACATCCCGCCCTTCAGCCGAAGAAGGGAACCCCTGAATACATCGAGTGGAAAGCCGCTCTCAAACAGAAGGAGGACCGATTAGTGGAATCCTTGAAGACTTCGGTGACCCAGGAACATGAAGAGAATGTCCTGAAAGGGAATACCCTGGGTACTAAACCGAAGACCAAGCAGGTAGAAGGCCTGTTGGAGATGGTGGTTCGTAAGAAGGCTGAACTCACCCAAGAAGACACCGTAGACGCCGCAGAACGCGCATTGGCAGCGCTGAAGCGGGTGCGGGAATATAACCGTAAGAAACGTATTCGACTGTGGTGTATTGTTGTCGGGCTCTTGGTGGTTGTGGGAAGTGGTCTCTATGGGGGGTGGATGTTCGTCCAGAAACAAATGCTCACCGGTCATTACACCGTGGTCGCGGAGTGCAAAGTCCCTTACGGGGATTTTGAAATTACCGGTAAGCGGTACTACCGCTACGCGTATCAATCGATTCTGGGTTACCACCTCGTGGATGAGGGTACGGTCGAAGAAGTCACCGAAGTCAAACTCCCTGGGGATAAAATCATTATCCTGGGATTCGATGCGAGTAAAGGGAACTGGTGGCGGATGAACTATGACCGGGGAGAATTCGGTACCGTTAAACTCAAACCTACAGATAAGTACTGGTTCGTCGGCGAGAAAGACCGTACCACCCTGGTACCTTATCACTCGTTCTGCCATTAAACGGTAACCTTACCGAGGGAGTCAATCCCATGCTGAATACTTCAGACCAACCTGTGGGTCTCTTGTCCAGTCGATTGTACATCGATCCCAACGATGGTTCTTTCTTTACCGGTCATTTGGAAAAGTCCCACAAGAAACGGTGTCACTTAGTACGCCACAAGCTCCAATACGCGATCCGGTATTATTCATCCGTTAAACTGCCCGAGGGGTGGTTGGTGGGGATCAGTGACCGGGAGGCAAGCCGGTATTACTTCTTCCCTACCCAGGGAAAACGGAGGAGTATTCTGGTTCCTTTACCCAGTACAGCGTACCGAGAGATCTGGTTTAACCTGTTTAAAGGGATCTGGATGACTGGTACCCGGGAGGCTATCTACCTGCACAGTGTGGCGTATCCCCATCTCATGGAGCTCTTGAACGAATCCTTAGTCCCCAGAGTGATTTCTGTTGAAGGTGAATGGAAAGGGGAAGGGTATATTGCGTCTCTGGAATGGAAGCCTGAAAAACCCGGTCGGTTGATCGTAACAACGACCTTGGATAATGCTAAAGACCACAGTGTTCCGATCCAATGGCATCCCATCGATGCGGTGGTTCGTCTCATCCGAAAGTAAGAGGATTACATCATGAAAGAAGAAAACCAGAAGAAGACCAACAGTTTCCAAGGTGGCGATGTTCGGGTAGTGTCTTCTAAGACGCATCCCGGTAAATCGAAATTCCTCCCGGTAAACCTCATGGGACCGGATACGATCGAGAACCCTGACCAACTGGTCCTCCAAGTTCATCACCGTCTGACCGAAGGCCAGAAAGCGTTCTACCACACCCTGGAAACCTACGGGCTGTGTAAGGCCTACAGTTCGTCACCCGATCCCCGTACGTTGGTGATCAACATCGCTACCGGTCTTCCCCACACCAAGGAAGAGAAAGACGCTCCTCGCCGCAGCATCGAGCTGGACGCCGGCATTATCCTCTATGCGGTTATCAGCGAACGGGAGGGTGGGGCCTTCAAAATCGTCATCGTGGGAACCGCTACCCATACGTCTTATTTGGTGATCCGTGAGGACGTTGCCTTCTCGTTTATCATCGATAAGGTGTCTTTGTCGGTTCAGGATGCGGTAGTCGCCCTGTACGCCAGCAACCTCAGCAAAGGTCGAGGGCTCTTCGAGAACACCGCTAAACACCTTCCGGACTTCTTCTACAAGCTGTTTAAAGCGGTCTTCCCGGAAATGGTTCGTCTGGAATTCACGATCACTCACATTCATGAAGACAGTGTTCGCGTTGCGCTGTACTGGGATCCTAGGGGACCTAACAAGAATCTCATTGCCTGCAATGGGTTTGTCTTCCCGTTGGACATTTCCCAGTTCCCGGGTAAACAAATCTCCCGGGGGTATAACCTCCAGAAGAAAGAAACCCGTCATGTCGCTCACAAACAAAAGACATCTGACCTGTCAGTCAATACCCAGCGTCTGTTGGAAAAGTTCTCGAAATAGTCTGTGAGTACGAGGTGGGGGGTAACACCCCTACCTCTACCTATGCTGTAACGCGCTGTAACACCCTTTAAAGAGTTTTTAACATGAAAGGTACCCTACCCCATTACCAGATCAGAATTATCGCTAGAAGTGCCTTTACAGACGATTTAAAGGAGAGACTCAAACCACTGTATGAAAACCTCTTTCACCACGAACTCCATCTCGTCATTGGTACTAAAACAACCCGTAAGCTGTTTAAACCCTCCGCCCGTAAAAATCCCCACCCCTCCGTTATTGAGAAACGGTACGAAGACTTCTTCAAAGTAACCGACAAGATAGTACTCGTTACTCACTTGGGAGAAGCCGTGGGATATCTGGCGGTGGTTAAGAACAAGATCACCTCACTCTTTGTTGAAGAAGACTTCCGGAAGCTAGGCTTAGGGCGGATCATGGTGTCCAAGTTACAACGGGGTGGACATCCTGTGAACCGGTTCCTCTACGTTCAATGCTTTACCCAGAATACAGCTGGTATCAACTTCTACCGGAAAGTTGGGTTTAAGGAAATTGACAGAGGAGAGATCTACACGGTTTTGTTAATGGAATAAACACCGTACTAGGAGTAGCCCATAAGGGCTACTCCTAGGGGTGTATTTTATTTTTGTTTCAAAAGAAGCGGTAGATATCACGGTAGCGTCCTGCTTGGTAGTAATCTCCTGATCCAATGGTGGAGGAATTAACACCCCCTACCAGGTAAATCCCACTGTCATCCGTGAGCATCTCAAAGGCATACCGTTTAGTTACCGTGGTCATTTGCTTGTACCAACGGTCTTTCAGTATGTCGTAAATATGGAACACGATGTAACCGTTTTCAACACCACAGAGAATCAGGAACTGTTTCCACGAAGTCCCCCCAGTCCAACTACTGGCAATAGGTGCTTCTGTTACCGTTCTCCAGGTGTTGGTAACGGGATCGTATTCCCTGACCAATCTTGACGTACCCGCGGGGTCGTTCCATCCCCCGAATACATAGATCTTTCCATTGAACTGTCCGATGTAATGCCCATTGAGCGCCATCGGCATATCCGCTTTACGGGTCCAGACGTTGGTGGTGGTGTCATACTGGTGGTTGAGGGCTGTGGGTTTATTGGTACTCCCCATGTAACCCCCCATGCAGAAGATCGTCTTATCATCCAGGGTAATACACCGACCTTGTCCTCGGGCTCCATCCGGGAGGTTATTCAAGTTCGTTGAAGACCCTGTTGAAGGATTCAATTTCCACACGTGACTCACATAGTTCCCATTATTACCGGTAATACCCCAGAAGGAACTGTTGCAGTAACACCCGCCACTCCAGGCCCATACGGAGATATTCCCGGTAGTGGCCCACGTACGGGTGGTAAAGTCATAACGGGTATACGTCTGTTGTTGACCCCCACCGGCAAACTGACCTCCGAAGATATGAATCTTCCCTCCACCGATACCCGCACTGAAGTTAGCAATACCGTTGAAAGGAACTTGAGTCACCCATTCCATTCGTCCCAGAATGTAGGGGTTATCATCAGAAAGGGTAAATAGTTGACTCTCTAACATGAAGCCGCTCCTAAAGAGAGGGAGTTAATCCCTCTCTTACTGATTTCAGTTCAACACAAACAAAGGACCCGGAACGGAAGGGAGTTCCTCTGCGACGGTGGCTGCTTCGGCTCTATCCATAAGGGACCATATCGTTTCCAGTCCTTCCTGGATACGAGAAGTCACTTCATTGGACAAGTCAATGGTTTCTTGAGCGGTCAGAGAAAGCGTTACACCTTCCTTGGTACGAATAGAAGCGGAGAAGGGTTTCTCCTCACGCAATGCTTCTTTCGCCTGGATACTCAAGGCCGTCAAATGGATTCGGTGGGTGGATTCGATCAAGAGGGTGTGGGCCGTCTCCCCGAATCGCACTTCCATGCCTGTGTAGAACGCCGCTGCAATCACATTCTGGATTTCATTCTTACGAATGTCCTTAGCGGATCGGAGGCGTTCTGCGACTTCCTCAGGGGTAAAATCCCGAGTGGTCCACTGCTGGGTCCAATACCCATCAATCTGTTTAGGGGGAAGTTCAACCGGTACATCCCCGGCGGGTGGCTGGGTCAATTGAACGACAGCCATCAGGAAGGGTTCTCCTTCCAAGGCACTGGCTTGTAGCTTACTGGGAATGGGCCAGTCAGGGAACTTCTTCCGAACATCCTCAATGTAAAGAGGATATTCCCCCGTACGCGTGTCAATCAAGGCGGTGCTTTCATACACCACAGTTACCCTATCCATACTCATTCTCCTCATTACGTGATTTTAATCCGATACCCTTGGGAACCGCCAAAGAGGTAGAGGGCTTGGTTGTAGTTCACCCCCCACGCACTCGTAGCAACACCCGAGCCCAAACTTCCCAATAGCACCCACTTGTTCAACCGAGGTTCAAAATACTGAATTGGTTGATCATTAACACTCCCCGCAATCGCGTAGAGTTCTCCATTGTTCCCCAGTACAAAGGCTGCACCAACTGGGATACCAGGAAGAGTCACCGTTGTCCAGGTGTTCGTAGCCGGGTTATACTGGTACATCCCAGGGTTGTTCGCCCCCGCCACTACCCCACCAATAACACTCACCTTCCCTTGGTAAACCATTACCGTAAAGTCAGAACAATCTCCACTCTCAGCGAAGGCCTTAAGGACAGTGTGGGTATTGGCAACAGGATCGTACGCGATCAAGAAGCCTTTATTCGTGGTGGGTGTTCCTGACTGTACCCCGCAGATGTACACCTTCCCATTGAGATAAACCGCTCCACCTGTCAGCGGAGTCAGGGGCATATTAGGTAAACGGGTAACGATGTTCGTAGTGGGATTATACCCGTACGCATCATTCGCAGCGCCTCCTAGGAAGTAAAGAACATCCTTACCATCAGAAACCAGGATGGAGTTCTTCCGGGGGGGATTGGTAGGCCCTGTTGGACTCAGGGTTTCAAGTACCCGGGTTTCAAAGTTAACCCGACGGAACTCTTTGGTAGCGGTCTCTACCCCACCGTAGTAGTAAATATGGTTTCCATGGACACATCCCCGTCCGGTATTGAATAACAATGAACCCGGCCAGTTATCCATCGCCTCACTCTGACCTTCAATAAACGGGTACGTCCCCTTGGCATACAGAATAGGGCGCCATCCCTGGGTAGGGACTTCAGAATCACTGGCAGAGTACGTGACATTCCTAATGGTGTACCACCCCCGATACGCTTGAGTGGTACCGGGTTCATTACCCGTAATGTCTTTACCCCAGTTGGTATTCCCGTCAGTATTCCCACCACTGGCCGCTTGATTCATCCCCAGTTCTGCATCCGTGAACCGAGTGGGCCAGTTGAATCCATTGGGATCCGATACATGGACGTTATACAACAACCGGTCCCATTCAGACGTTGCTGTATTGCCATCACTCCCCATGGTCAAGAGACCTACGGTGTAAATAACCCCCCGGTACCGTAGCTCATAGCTCCCTGTCCGTAGACCGGCTTGGGTCAACAGAATACGCCGAACATTATTCCGGATCGGCATTTGAGGAATGTAACAGGTTTCATTGTGGTTCGAAAACTTCAACCACGGTTTGCCTTCATTGATCACTTTACCAAAGGCAATCCCAGTGAGTTTCGCTAAATCCTCGTAACCAAACAATTCCGTTGCAGGAGTAATCCCGTACCATCCTTGGGCAGGACTACCTGCTTTCAGTTTAGAAGGCCCCGGATAAGGATCGTCCGGAAAGGCATTCGCGGTCGATGTAAAGAGTAACGCTTCTATCATGATGACTTATACCCCAAAAAGAATACCAGGGAGACCCCGTAGAGCCCCCCTGGTAGTCATACTGTTAAGGAACAACAGCCCCCAACGCACCAATCCATTTGGTTCCATTCCAGGTAAAGACGTAGACCAGTTCAGATCCACTGACGGATGGGGGAGTTCCGTTATGCCACACCAAGGGTGTTGCATCCTTACCAGCGAAGGTCACAACACCCGCTCCGCCGGTGACATTAACCGTCAGGACCATCCCACGTACCGGGGCTTTAGGTCCATCAGCAATCACCATTTGCTTACCCCCCGCCGCGGTGTTATTGATCTGGATGTACTGATCCACCAACGGATTGATTTCCCCACTGGTCGTAAAGACCTTAATCGGCAAATCATAGCGGTCAAAGGTGAGATCCAACTCCTTCCATTCAGGAATATCCGTACCGGCACGGAAGACCCGAACGTACTGTTTACCATCCTTGGCTTGGAGGTCTTCAATACCCTTCGGAAACTCAATAGCTTTCCATTCGGTACCGTCACCTTCTGCATTGACAGCCTGGGCGTAATACGACCCTGGAACCGCATTCGGTACGGGACCAATAGGGAGGGGGACCCAACGGTTACCCAACCGGACAACCCGGCCTTCAGACTCCATGGGGGAATTGACATCACCCGCCACCAAACGCCCCCACAGGACCCAACCCCGATCAACGGTCTTGTAGAACACATTGAAGGTCTCAGAGACTGCCCAGTCACCGACTCGACCACTGAAGGCATCCGAAGGTGCGTCTACACCCGGCGGCAACGTAAGCCACCGGCTGCCTTGCTCACCCTGAATACCGGGTTTCCCTTGAGGTCCGGGAGGACCGTCACCCCCGGTCTTACCGGTTTGACCGCGCCATTCACCGGTTTCACGCCAGGCGTTAGTCGACGTACTCCAGATGGCTAGGGTGTTGGACTCCGCCAGGTAATACGCATCCCCCGCAACCCCCGCAGGAATAGCCGCTTGTAAAGCTGCCAGGTTCGCATAATCCCCTTTAATGGGTACCGTAGGACCTTCGGGGCCTTGTTCACCCCGTTCCCCGTTCTTACCCGGTTCACCCCGGAAATCAAACCCAGGACTCCACTCGCGCTCATCATTCACGAAATACGTTAAATGATTCTCCAGAACGAGGATAGCGTCACCTTGCTTATAACCACCTGACGCAGGCAGTTCCGCCAAGGTGGGTACCACATCCACCATGTTCAACCCAGCACCGGGAGCGCCATCACTCCCTGGCATGGACACCGGACCCACGTTATCCCAACGAGTTCCGGTATTCACCCAGAGGTCTTTATTCAGGTCAACGTAGGCTTTACCTTGAGTTTCCTCGTTAATCGGAGGAGGATCGGCATCCGCAGGTGTCAGGACCTTAATGATGTCCAAGGACTTACCATTCAGGCCATCCTTACCGTCCTCACCATCCTTCCCTTTAAAGACACCCAGATTCGCCCATGCATTCGAAATGAATCCATAGATCGCGTTTTCATCACGAACAGCATAGACCCATTGATCTTCAGGATTCGCAGGAAGATCCGCTACTGTGTCAACCACACCCCGAAGAACAATGTTGGTACCGTCACGACCATGGAGGCTGGCTAGGAACTCCTCTTCACTGCCGGTGTTCCCTTTGGAAATCCAGAGTTCGTACGTGGACTGGCCATTGATACCATCTTCCCCTTTAAAGGGACCCAGGTCCAACCAGGTCGAACTCGCTGCACTCCATACGTACAACCGAAGGGTGTCTCGTGTCACATACCCATCTTGGTTAGCCGGAGGGTTGGGTAAGTTGTCCAGATCAACACGAGTCCCTACAGTCCCCAAGACATTCAGGTTCTCACCGGGTTCGCCTTTCATGGCCGCCCAGTAATCATCTTCCGTCTTACCTTGGTTCTCGGGTTTATTCAACCAGACCTGAACACTGTTCAGACCACCCGGTCCTGCATCACCCTTTTCCCCTTTAAACCCCCCCAGCTTCCGCCACGCGCTGTTCAGGTAGATGTACAGGGTATTCTCATCCTGAACCGAATAAACATCCTGTTCTACACCGGGGTTGGGGAGGTCATCTATGGTCGCTACGGTGTCTTTAACGATCAAATTACGACCGTCAACACCGTTTCTACCATCTTCTCCCTTGAATTGACCCAGAATTACCCAGTTATTCTCAATCCACATACGGACTGTATTGTCCGCACGAACCGACCAGGCATCCTGTTCAACCGCGTTACTCGGGAGTTCACTGGCCAGGTCTACCGCCCCTTTCACCACGATACTCTTACCGTCGGTACCGTCCTTACCGTCCTTGCCCTTATACTGACCGACATCAACCCAATCCGTACGGTCTGCAATGTAGATCCACAGGTGGCCCGTATCCAACGTCACCCAGCCATGTTGATCAACCGGGTCTTTAGCATTCAGCGCATTACGGTCAGCCACCGTTCCCTGTACCTGAAGGTTAGCCCCGCGTTCACCCCGAATGGCTTCCTGCCACTCTGTAATGGTTTTGTTCTCGTTACCGGGAATCTTCTTCCAGGTTTCGAACGCATCATCTCCCTGAGCACCTTTATCTCCTCGTTGGGAAGCCAGGAATTCCTGAAGGGTCTTTTCTTCATTCCCAGGAATCTCTTTCCACAGCTCGAAGGTACTCTTGCCGTCAGGACCTCGAATGTTCAAACTTTCCCAGACAAACTCACCCGCTGTTTTACCCGGAACCAGAACATGGATATCATTCCGCCACAGGTAGGCATCTCCGGGTTTATTCCCTTCAGGCAGTGGGAGATCGAGGTTGTCAGGCCAAACGCCCAACAGGTTAATCCCCCGTTCCCCTTGCAAGGAACCCGAAGACGCCCATTCGTTACCGTTCCATACCCGTAGGGCAAAGTTAACGAAGTACGCGGTACCGATCGGAAGCTCTTGGGTATCAATAGCTTCCAGTTCAGCTTCCGAATTGAGTTTACCTTTAAGAACAACCCCTTGAGTTGAGAGGGATTCTAGACTCTCCTTCAACCACCGGGTACGCGCATCCAACACCCGAGCTTGGAAGTTAGCCGCACCCTCGCCGTTGTCTCCCCCGCGAACTCGTACGTCAGTCACCAAAGCCGGGAGGTGTTCTTCCCATCGAGACTCCTCGACAATCGCTGGTAGTTCACCCGGTGTTACTGTTTCATCGCCAATAGCCATTTAAGAAATTCCTCTGATTAAGGGGTAAAAACAAGATGGGTGTTCAATTGACCCACCCGCACGGTGGTCGTTTGAGCGACCCCTTTCTTCAACACAATCACGACCCGGAGTTTCAAGGTCTTAGGTGCGCTGGCCAATTCAAGGATTTGGGTATCGAAGATTCCCGAGAGATCCCCTTGACGCAGAGGGTAATTCAGTTCAGTGTTCTGACCCGAGCGCACAGTTTGGACTTGATCGTTCTGGTAGGTTACTTCCAGTTCCAACCCTACTTGCAAGACTGCTTCCGCATCGGTTTGAATCGCCCAACGACCCTGAGCTACCAATTTCATCCCTACGGTCAGGTTTGTAATAGGGAGATCCTGTTCCATTCCCAGGGTCGGTTGATCACCGGTAGGCGTGCCCGTAAAGGACATTACCTGGTATTCACCCCCCGAAGGGTTGGTTTCCTTGGTAATAGCGACGGTCAAACCGATCAGTCGATTACCCCCAATACCGGTATTCGAGGCGATCTCAACCGTGGTAATGGTAGCACCTCCCGAATCCCCAGCACTACCATCATTACCGATCAACAAAGGGTTGGGGTTAATGCTCCCGAAGAAGTGGGCGGTCTCCGGCGGTGTCGTGCTGAACGGGATGTAACTGGTTGGCAAGGTAATGGTATTCTTGAACAGCTTGCTCACCGCAGTGGCGACATGGTTACCGATGATCTCGGCTCCTTTGGGGCTTGGGTGTACACCGTCCCCCAGCATGCCCGCCAGCGGCTTATTGACATTACCCGGCTCTACCATGTCATCCCAGGGGTTAACCACGATAACACCCCGTTTAGGCAGCTCAGAGAGCATCCACAGGTGCACTTGGTAATGAATAGCCAATTGTTCATCACTGAGCCCAATAGCGGCTTGTTCTACCGGGGTTTCAGCGATCACAATGACGGTTTTGCCATTGGCCAGCAATGTGGCGTAAATCTCGGAGAGGTTATTGATCGTTTCATTGAACGTCTGGTTACGCAGACGGTCATTCCCCGAACCCAAATGGATAATGACATCGAACTTATCCAAGGAAGCCAGGAGTTGGGGAAGACGTTGGGCTTGTTGGGAGGTAGTATTCCCATCGACACCGGCGTTCATGGCATCCGGGAAGGCTACGGCTCCCTCGGTCTTCGCACTGGTCCAGAAGGCCAGACCAACGTTACCTTTCACGCACTGGTAAGCCCGGCTATCACCGTATACCACGATATTGCGGTTAAACGGCAACCGGTCATTACTTACCGCATTGACTTTGGTGGTCAGGGTATTCACTTCTTCTTTCAAATAACGGGTACGAGCGTCCAGCACACGTGCTTGCTTGTTCGCATTGCCGGTGCCTTCTTCGGTGGCTTCAACCTTGTCATCCGGCATCAGAGCCAGCAAAGGTTCAACCCATCCCGGTTGTTCATTAATCACTACGGGATTGTCAGCCATGAGAATAAGTCCTGTTTAATACGTGAGGGTGCCGTCGTAACGGAATTGTCCGTTAAAACGAGGAATGGCGTCGTAATGGCTTTCTACGACAGCGAGAGTACCGGTAACGGTGTTGGAATCAATGATAGCCTGAGTGAACTCCCCGTCGAGGGTAATTTCATCATCCGTCAAGTCGTAGTAGCATTTGGCTTTGATCAGGGCTTTAATGTGTTCAGGGTTACGACTCCCTTTGAACACCAATACCGCACCTTCAATGATATCTTCGTCTCGTTTGACTTGGTAAATACCTTCCACCCCCTGGGTTTGTAAAACGTCCCAATCAACCGGATCAGGGGTTTCCAGCATGGAGACCTTATTCTTCACATAATCCGCTGGGAGGTACCGTTGGTTCTTACCGGTCAGTTTACCTTCGGAATCGATGTTGACCACCCGAGCAAATTCACCACCTTCTACCTCAACTTTCCTGAGGTCAGAGAGGGTAGTATTGTCCAGGGTGAGTTGTTCTAATACACTAACAATGTTCGGTTCATCGGAATAACGTTCTTTATTAAAAGCGATGAACCGTTCCAGAAACAGTAGATCGTTTGGAAAGGCCATGGGCGTGTCCACAGAAGTAGATAGAGGGTTCGGTCATTAGACCATAAAATTGGTAAATAAAATAGTACCCAAACCCATATTCTTCACTTACCTGGTTATTTAACTTGAGGTTCTTTTCAAACCTACATAATCAGGGTGAAGCACAGACAGAGACCGTTTAACGGTCAAGGAGCCTTGTCAATGAATACCCATCAGGCCAAACAGGGGTTAGCCCAGCGTGTTGAAACCCTGCGTCAAAAAGCTCGTCGTTATGCCCGTCAGGCGATGTGTTCCCTAGAACCGTCTTACCGGCAACATTACCGTCAACTGAGCTACGAAGCCAGCCGTATGGCAGATCGCCTTCAACGTCAACTGTGATTGGTGTTTACCCCCCTTCCCCCACACACAGGTGTGAGATGAGCAACGTTATCGATATGTTCAGCTGGCGGGACTCGAAGAATAAGCGTTCGAGTCAGTTCTCAGTGCTTCATCGTGAAATCGAAGCACTGTACGTCATTCAGAACCGCGCGCTTCAGGAGATCGCTTCAGCGGATACGGTCTTGGCGTATGAACAAGCTAAACTCTTCCTGATGGATGTCAGGATTGAAATCTACACCAAGACCATTGCGTTGAGTCAGTGTATCTAAGGACATTTAACGTCCAGTGGTAATCAAGTCTATATTACTTGGGTGATTAGGTACACAACATTCATTCCTTTTTAGAGGTTTACACCATGGCTAAACAGTCGAACTTCACCATCGCTAACTACAACGCCGTCCTGGAAGCTGTTAAAGCCAACAACGGTTACGTGATCGACACCCACGGTGGTAGCCGTGGACCTTATCGTGCTGCTGGTATCGCCGCACTGGTGAAGGACGAAAGGGTTACCCCGGTGCTGCTGTGCCATGGTTCCTACTTCTGCCTGAACTCGCTGCACAAGGAAGCCGATGGTTCGGTGACCCTCTCCAGCTGGTCGGTCGGTGTTACCATCTTCACCCACCAACACGGTGGGCTGGAAGAAGCGATCCAAGCCTACAACAAGGAGCAATCCGAGTGGGCGTTGTCGGGTGGTCAACTGATGCATGTACGCATCTTCGACTACACCGACGAAACCGCACCTGTGTTCGGCGAGCCAGTTGATCTGGCAGGCGAAGTCGTGGGTGCGCTGGCAGCACAAGAGCCGATCGCCAAGGTCGACATCCCTGCTCAATAACGAGCAGTTTTCTGTACGTAATCTGACTTCATTAGGAGCAATGCCATGAGTAATGTAATGCACGTTAGCACCATCGCCGGTCGTACCGCCCTGACGGTGATCACACCCGACGACCTGCCGGTTACCAACTGGATGGAAAATGTGCTTGCTGCACAGATCCAGAAAGTGGTTGACGAAGGTAAGGGTTGGCCCAACGACGCCGAGTTCAAGGTGGAGGTTACCTACCACACTTGGCCACAGGGTTGGGACCGGGAAGTGTACACGCACTTCTTTACCAACCGCGCCGAGCTGGACTCCTACATCAAGGACCAGCACGAGTGGGCCCGTTGTGAGGACAACATGGTGAAGATCAAGATCTACAACTGGGACCTCGGTCCGAACTTCATGGAAACTCGTGAGTTCGGTGGTCCTGAGTTGTGGAACAGCCCTCTGAGCCGTCCTTACTTGACGTAAGGCTAGCGCTACCTCCCTGCCAGTGGCAGGGAGGTAGTACTCCTTTTATTTTTTGCTTCATTTCCATTTTTATAGTTCACTCAACACAACGAGCAAAGTAATGCCTGACACTAACAACGGTCCTGTGGAAATAAAGATGGAACGTGTGCAGTTCAAAAGAATAAAAGTAAGGGGTCTTCGTAAATTCTGGTTACTCATCAAACGCTTACTGAGTAAGGACACCGATTATAAGAACACTTGACGAACGCATGGCTAAGTCAATGGAACTAAGGGTAATTAACTTCTAGTTGTAATCAGGTCTATATTACCTTTGTGTATATTAAGGCGTGGTTGCCTTCCTATTTTTAAGACCGAATAAACACAAAGGATGTTATCTATGAGTCAAGTCAAGAAAGCGATGAAAGGTGTTCTGAAAGGTAACAGTCGAACGGCCGATAAGTTTGTATTATGGATGCCAGTTGAGCTACGCGATAAGGTTAGCGAACGCGCAACGGCCAATGGGCGGAGTATGAATGCTGAATTTATCATGCTCATACAGGCTGCGATAGCCAGTGGGAACACAGGTGGAACCCAAATAAGGACTATTCCATCGGTAGGTGACCCTGTTCGGGTTGAAGGGCTCCCAGGTGTGGTGACTGAATTGATACCGACACCGACTGGATTAAAGATCCGGGCAAAAACCTGTGAGGGAGAGGATATTTATTCGTTATGGGAGATTGTTTGATATGACTCGTTTCGAGAACTCGGATAAGGAAAAGAAACCCAGTGTTCCTTTGCAGAACAAAATCGGGTTTGCGGGGATAGGGCCCGACGATGAGCCCATGTCGTGGACACTCACCCTCCCCGGTGAAAACTCGGTGGGTTACGCAGAACCCTTTCGACCTGAGAAAGAAGACCTGATCCCCCAACCGGTCTCTTTCGATTAAAAGCGTTGTATACCCCTACCCAGCCCTTTTCGGCTGGGTAGGGGTTAATCTCTTTATTTTTGTTTACTTCACTTTGGTAACACACGACGATCTGACCAGTTCGGTGATGTCGATCATCGTAGCTGCCACCGTCACGGTGATCTTATCCACCTCGACCACCCCACTCAGCAATCCTTTCAGCTCATCGAGTCGCTTATTGAGGGCTTCCTTATCGGTGTCGTTACTGTAGTGGTTAATTTGACCTTCCACCTTGGCAATCTTGCTCTCCAGTGCTTGGCGGGTCTCAAAGATGCTCACCCAACTGTTGGACATTGCTTCTTCACAACGACCGATTTTGCGGACAAATTCCTTAGCGGAATTGAGGTCTTTGATCGTTGTCACTTTAGGCAGGCCGATAAGTCCATTCACGTATTGCTGGATACCAATAACCATGCCGTCCGCTACGCCAGAATCCTCACCTTCATCCGCCAGTTTCTGGTACTTCGCTTTACGCTCATTCAAACGACCCACCGCGGCTTCCAGTTTGGCGACCTGGCTGCGCATTAGACTGCTGTGAATGATTCTGGAATCAAAGACTTCCTTGATCACCTTTTTAACCTGTTCAGGTTGGTGTTCCACCGGGAGGGCTTTAATGTCGTCAAGTTTCTTAACTACGGTCTCCTTAGCACTTTGGTCCTCGATCTTGTTGGCGATCTGAGTGGCTTCTTGGAGAACAGGACCCACGTTGGTCGTTGTCACCTTAGGACTCGCTACGGCGTCTATCGCCTTTTCAGCGGCCTTAGCGGATTCATCTACCTTATCCAGTTTGTCTTTAACGTTCTTCTTGAAGAGACCCCCGAAGATCGACTTGAACAGGTTCTTGATGTATTCCCAGGCTTTCTTAATCCCTTCGCCAATCGACGACAGGAACCCCTCATTCCCCGCCACTTCATTACGGGTCAGGTAACCCGCGGTATGGAGAACGGACTGAAGGTAACGCTGATTCGCAGTCAGGTCCATTCCTTCAGTTCCCATGACCGTATCCGAAAGACCATCGAGTACTTGCTCAATATGTTCCATTTCTGGAACACCGTCCATCAGTTCGTCTTCGTATTCAACCGTGTTGGCTTGCTGTTCCATTATTTGCTCCTTAAGGGTTAAAAGAGTGAGAGAACACTCCGGGAGGTATACAAGGAATGGGTTTCAGGTTCATCCCCCATATCAAACATTTCTTGGCCGGTGATATTACCCAACAACTCATGGCCCTGTTCTTTACTCATAAGAATGTCCACTTGTTCCTTAGACCATTCCATGATGTTAATACTGCGGGTCATAATGTTGAGTTTATCCCCGGTGTCCATATCCAAGAGTTTAAAGTAACAGGGAGCATCCTGACCGGTACGCCAGGTACGGGCTTGGACCTGTTTCACTTCATACTCTCGGAAAGGGGCATTCAACAGAATGGTCAGGTTCGCCATAATCAAGGGATACCCTTCCTTCAGGGAATCAAAGATCGCAATCAACGCACGGAGAGTGGGGTCTTTCTCAAAGCGTTTGATATTGGTGTCTCGTTCGTTGCTGTTTTCACCGTATACTGTCACATTCGGATACCCGACCTTCGTGAGGTATTCCTCGCAGAGTTTAAGGGCATCCACGTAGGAGGTAAAGATCAGAGTCTTCTTCTCCACGTTATCGATGAGCTCAGGGAGTCCTGCGTGCGCAATGGTGTCTTTAATAGCGTTAATACGGGCTCGTCCTAAAACGTTCCCTAAGGCCTCTCCACGCAGTTTTAGACCCAAGTACTTAACCGCGGACTTAATGTTCCTGAAATCCTTCAGGGTGGTCCCTTTAAGGCCCTTCTCGATGTCTTCTTCCACCAGCTTACAGAACTGACTGTCTTGGTTATCCGTAAAACTGTTGTACCCCCGGGTTCTGAACCGGTGAACAATCTGTTTGTACTTCACCAGATTCTCAACCGCTTTAGCATTCCCCTGGATAGACAATTCATACGACGTCATAACATCGTTGTAGAATTCCAGGAAGCTCGGCATATGCTTCGTATAGAACGCAATCCGTTCTCCAATGTAAATCTGCATTTGGAGGCGAATAGCATCCAAGGTGTATTGATCCGAATTCGGGATCTTCACCTTAACCAGTTCCATAGGAGGAGGATCGCCCAATCCCACCAGTTCAGGAATGGTGAACTTCATACGTCCAATACGTCTACTCAGCAAATCCATTAACGAGGGACGGTTACGTCCATAGGACGCCATAAAGAACTCCCGAGCCTTCTTATCGAAGTAGGGATCGATCATACAGGTCGTTGGGAAGATTTCACTCCCCTGAGCCTTTAGCGGCGTCCCTGACATCGGAAGGTGATGCCCGAACAGTTCCATGTCGCACCATTCGATCAACTTCCGTGTACGGGCTGCTTTAGGGTCATTGAAGTTCTGGGATTCATCCAGAATCATCTTCAAAGCGCCTTTATGCTTCTTACTCAGCGCAATGAGGAAGTTCTCCAAGTATTTCCCCATACCACTGGTCATGTAATCGTAATGGACGATGTAGAAGTCATACCCTTCTTCTAAGACCTTACCGCTGATACTGGTCCAGATACGGGGTGGAACCTTAAAGTGCTGGAGGGGTTGTTCTACCCAGACTTTATCCACAATGTTCATAGGGCAAAAGACAACCGTCGGAGCCGTATTGATCAATTGAGACCACGCCAAGGACGTAAAGGTATTGTGGGTCACGATGTAGTCATCCACCACATACAGCTTCTCGTCATTATCCAAGGCAATGCAGCAAGTCTCTTGATTCTCCACTTTCTCCCAGTACGCCAGCTTCAGTTGCAGGTCTTCATACTGGGAGAAGTTATACATTCCTTGAATACGGGGATTGTCTCCAATTAACCCAGTCATCATCTTGCCGACGTCTCGGTGCTTAAAGTCAACCTTATACAAACCGTTAACCAACACTGGCTCCGTAGCTGTTCCTCCAATGGACCACATCAACCGACGGAAGTTCTCCATCCCAATCCGGTTCTCGTGATACGCGGATAAGACGGATTCACTGATTAAACACCCCACGTGTTCAATCACCGATGTGACTATATTAAAGCGATCCCGATACGGGAGCTCCAATACGTTGTCCCCTATTACAACGTCGGTATTGACCAGCTCCCTTGCAGCGACTTCAGAAGACGTATCGCAATGGGGGTTGCATCCATTGATCTCACCCACTAAGGGGAAGTACACATCCTCTTTACGGGCTTTATGGAGTACTTCCAACGTGGTTAAGATTTCATCGACCCCATTCACCGTGGTTTTCCACAAATGATACGGATGAGAGTCAGCCGTTCTACCGTCTTCGAAATAGAAGCGATAAACTTCCGTGATCCCCTGGGGGTAAATACTCTCCACACACGCGGTATCACCCCCGGGGGTCACTACGATATCCTTGACCTTTAGGTCACCCAAGGCTTTCCACCCATTTGGGACTTTAACCCGGGTTGAGAGAGGCATGGCTTTTCCTGAACCCGGTTTAGCATCCAACAACATCCCTTTCAAGTGATAACTGTTCACAATGATAGGGTATTGCTGAAGAAAGTCCAACTGCTGAGGAAAGGGAACTGTGTTGAACTGATTCAGTTTCTTAAGATCAAAAGGTTTACCTCCCGGATTAACCGTATCTTTAATCCAGGTCTCGGTTTCAATGAGTTCCTTCAATTCACTCAACGCTCGTCTGCGGGTACGGAGGTTCCGTATTTTGAGGAGTTCCCCCACAATGTGGTGCAATTCTACCAGGAAGAAGTTATGCACCTTAATGGTGTCCCAGGATTCGCGTCGAATCTGATGTTTCGTTAAGAGAGAAGTGCTGTAGAACTTCTCAATGTCTTTGGCTAAATCGTAATAGGACACACCCGTAATGTGTACGTAGTCTCCCGTTTGTTTGATCTTAACTGAAAACAGTCCTAACATTGAAGTCGTCCTTAAAGAAGGGGTTTAAAATGCGTCAAGTAGAAGTAGGATCCGCGGTCTATAACAACCTGGCTCGTCTATACGACCACCTGTGGGGTGGAGAATTGGTTGAGGTAGGCCAACGGGTAGAAGGGGAAACGGAATATCGAGATGTGCTGACCCTCGGAGATGTCGAGATCCATTACTTCTTTACCCTCAATAAAGAAGGTAAAGAAGAAGCCTACGTGCGGTATACCCGTGACAACGGTACCCTCACGTTCCGACTGAACGAGAAGTGGACCCAATACCTCTTCAATGACGAAATCTTCACCATTCCAGAAGAGATCGTAGAGGGTATGGGGAGGGTCTCTATAGAGTTCCCCAGTAGTTGGTTACAGGTCGCGGCTAAACACCCCGCTGATGATGTGCTTCAAGATGACCTGAAAACCACGGATAAACTGGTGATTAAGCTCTCCAATAAACTCCGTCATGCCGTGGATGTTATCACCAAGAAAAGCAACCATTTGGTTGAATGGGTGGGTAAACGTGACCACGACCTCTACCTCACGTTCAAAACCAAGAAAGACGACCTTTCTTACTTTACGGTTCGGTTTGATAAAGTCTACCCCGAAGTCCCTAAAGAAGGGATTACCCTCGGGGAAGGGGAAACGTTGGAGATTGATAACCCCGATAACCGTCAGGAAGTTAAGGACCTTATTAAGACTATCGGTGAACTGGAACACCAAGTGAACCGACAGATTCAATATTACCGCAAGCATGCAGACCTGACTGACGCGGGTAAAGCACTCTTCGAGCAGGAAGTCCGTACCCTTCTATTTGCCGCCAGTCACTTCAGCAAACGCATTTATCCTTTCAACAGTGTGCATGGTAAGGAATGGTTGGATAAGGCGGCTAACGAGATCCTGGAGCGCCTGTACGCCTATAAAGCCACCACAGACGTTCCCTTCGGGTTGGATGTGAACAGTTGGTTCGTGTGGAGTTATCCACTGGATGGAAGTGAGCCGGTTAAGGTCACGGATGAATCGGTTGACTTTATTGAGTGCGTACTTAATCGGTACACGGAGAGTTTTGTTGATATCCTGACGGGTTTCCTGATGGATTTGAACCACACGGAAGTCATCCGTCCGTATCACTACGTGGTGCCTGCTGACCTCAGTGACGGATACTCGATCGGCTCGATTCGTCGGGTAAAATAACGAAAACGACTATACTCCAGGAGAGCCGTTGGGCTCTCCTGGAGTAGTCGGTATTACGGTACACCCAATCGAGACTCTAGATCCTTAATGTATTCATCCCTGGCCACTAAGGCCGCTTCCAGATCTCGAATACGAGACAAATCATTACTGTCATCCGTAATCGTGTTCTTGCGGGTGGTTTCAAACACATCATGCTCATTCTTCGAGACATACCCAATGACCGGTACAGTTCCCAAAGTGGATTTCCCTTCCACTCCGAAATGGGCTTTGATGTAGGTATCGAAATGTTGCATCGCCAAGACAAGGTTATCCTTCATCTCAGGGGGTAACGCACCACAGTCGGTGACAATACACATGCGTTCGTACGAATACCCATCTACCAACGGGAAACTCTTCAGGTAGGTAGTCAGCACATAGACCGGAGGACCACTCCGCGGTATTAACGACACCACCACGGCGTTTTCACTGATCGCCTTTTCCAGTACCGCAGGGTAATCTGCTTCGCTGAGTCCAATGGGTTTAAAGACCCGCTCGTAGATCTTAATCTTCAATCCCTGCATTTCAGGGATCGTTCGAGTGGCCTCTACGGTGTAGAACGTATTGGGATTCACCACGGTTGAGAAGGGTGCGATAGCTTCAAACCGTCCGGCTGCACCAATGGCTGGAATGATGTTTTGCTCAGCCATTCATTAATCCTCCTCTACAATCCCGTCTTGAATCATTTGCCACCGGGTGAACATCACGTATTTCACTTTACCAATACGCTTGGCCACACAGACCTTATCCAAGCGAGTCAGACGGCTGACCCCGGGAGGCAGCAAAGAGAACGGCGTAACCACTTCAGCGGCTGCTACCAGGTCCTCCATTCCACGGATAAACGCCATAGTAGCCTCACCCATGGATCCAAAATCAGGATCCAGGGAGGGGATCAATTGGTACTGGGGAACAATTGAACGAATCTTCTGCATCCCTTGACGGTTGTTCTTTTTAGCTACAAACCCAATCTGAACCGATTTATACAGCATGGGTAGGGTTTGGAAGGATTTTATGATGAAGTCTTCTGGTATTGTTGGGACCAAGTACTGCTTGGCAATATCGATTTCAGTCTCACGATCGACAATGGGGGAGAACGAGCTAGCACCGGTGGTGCGGTCTACAATCCCAATCATGTCGAAACGGGGGATGGCATAGAACTCCAGCGGGTTGAAGAGATCGGGGATCTTTTCTTCCCAATCTTCACGAGGATACTTCGAATCTTTCAAGATTTCATCTTGAATCTGTTCGTAGAGCTGATCTTCCGCCTCGGTACCATTACCCCAGGACAGGATAGACCAGTACCCCATGTTGAACTTGCCGGTGTTAATCAGGTCAAGTATCTGGAATTCTTCGACGTTGCGCTCTGTATAGGGCCAGCCTGCATTCCGAGTCGCTTCATGTTCACGTTGCGCGATGACCGTCGGGGTTTCCCGTGCGAACCGCTCAGCAATCTGCTGATAGTTCATGGTCATCAGGTTGTCCATCTCGTTTAACGGGATGGGGTGGATAATCGTAAACTGAACACGGGGATATTGGATCAGGAAGTACGCGTCAGCCATCCACAAGTAGAACGGCTGCTTATCACCACCCACGACATGATAGCCACGAACAAAGCTCGGTAGCCAGATCGTGTTATTGGTGACCATTTCACCAACGTCTTCAATCACAACATTGGTGGTGAATTGGGCTTTGAGTAGCGCAAGGGTGTTAGGACGACTGTCAGTGATTTTCCCGCTTAGAGCTTGTTCATACAACCAGTTGGACACACCGATTTGAGCTTCAGCAATCGCTTGCGGCATAACAATCTCTGTTCCATCGGTTTCGGAATAGAAATTGACCAATACGGTTGCACTGGGAATGTTCGCAGCCAGGGTAAACTTACCCGGGTCTTTGGCGTAACTGTTGGACTTGTTCGACAGCTCGCCAATAGGGGAGGTTGTGAGTAGACTGTTGTCGTGAAGCTTTGCTATACTTGCGAAAGAAAGGAACGTGGTACTCATGATTGGCTCACCGTTGATGTAAGGAATACGCCCATGGTTTTAGGTATTGCAAAGGAGATGGCGGATAGATTCATAGAATTCGTTCTTAAATTCTTCAAAGGGGAGTCTGCTGAAGACCAACTGAGCAAAGCCCTTAAAGTTTCAGTACTTACTATTGCCCTGCTACTGTTTGGTTTGTTTGCATTGTTGAGTAACAACCTCAACCTGCGCATGGATCTGGCGGATGCTGAAATTGGTCTGGCTAAGATTAATATGCTCTTCGACCCTACTGTGGGGGAAGGGGGACCTTTAAAAGAGTTCGTTCGTATCAATGATGCGTTGAGTCGACAACTAGACAGTGTTAAGAATCAAAATATCATCTTGTCGAAACGAACCATTACTGCAACGGCTGAAAACAAGGTACTTAAGGAACACCTACTTAAGGTCCTTGAAGAGAACAAGATTCTACAAAATAATAACCAAATGCTGTTGAGAAAATGTACACAATAGGGACCGGTTAAATTCCACAAGGATGTGTATCCCATGTACACGCACCTACTAGAATGAGTTAACGTAATGGAAGCCATCACACCGTCTGTCAACTGGGTTATGTACCTCCTGGTAGGACATAACAGCAAGTTAAAGAAAAACGGCTACTTCCTGGGTGGTCATGGGTATTCTTACGATATCCAACAAGAAGGTAAGCGTAAGCTAACCAAGGATGTCCCGACGTCGGCGGGGTATTATACCGGTAATCCTCAGAAGACCAATACGGCTGTAACGATTCGGGATATTGTGTCGTTGACCGTAGTGAATGCGGAGAGTGAGCTGGAAGCCCTCTTGAAGGGATATTGGGAAGTCCTGAATGCCCTTACCACCGATCCCATCCTGAAGAACCTGTGTGTCATTACCGAACACAAAGTCTTGGAAGCCTTGAGTAAGGTGGACAAGAAGAAAGTCGAAGACGCTGAAGAGTTCAAACTCGGAAGACTGGTTTTAAGCGCAACGGAGCGAGCGGTGTTGTTAGACATCCTCACCTGCTTGGAAATAGCCAGTCAAACAGACCGTCGGGTGGTCTTCGATTTCCCAGGTGTTGCAGAAGGGGGTCAAGGGAATAAGGAAGCTGCCAAACAAAGGGACCTTGCTGAAACGATCAGTCTGTTTGGGTTTAAGAAGGAAACCAACCTGGAAGTGGTTTCCCGTAAGGAGTATGAAAACCCAGAGGTGGAATTCAACAAGATCGTCAGTGCCTCTCGGTGGTATTTCAATACCTTGGATCCTGAAGCGTTCTATAAAGAACAACACGGGTATCGAGTGTACGGGTTTGGTAAAGTCGAACGGGATAAAACGTACTACGGTAAGCTCACCCCGGATGTGACCTACTCCAAACTCTACACCAAACGACCCCTTCGTTTACTGGATAAGTTGTTTGACTTTACGGTACAACGGATTGCCAATCCCGAGGGGTATTTGTCAGCAGGGGATCTGAACCACATTGTTACCAAGGATGTGGCGCGGTTAGTGGATCATTTCCCAGGGGTTCCTAAGGAAAAGGAACTGATCTCCCCTTTCACCAAACAGAACACGAAACCGGTTCTGATTGAGCTTATATCCCCGGTCTTGATGTCGTATCGGATCAGGGATTTCTTAATTGGGATGGATATTCTGTTTGAAGGGTTTATGAACAAGGATACCGAGAACAGGTATGGGTATCTGACGTTCTACATTATCACGGATTTGATTTACCAGAAGGAAGTCAATGGAAAAGGGGTGGAGAAGCTTAAGCTGGATCCAGCCTTTACCCAGACTCGGGAAACGATCAGTTTAAAGGTCACTCATCCCAGCGCAATTAAACCGGTAACCATCAAGCTGTCCATTGGGTACGACACTCCGGATCGGAACGCTTTTAATTCGATTACGGACCCTAAGGTTAAGGTCTGGTGTGTGACAGACACCCGGAACAAGGAAGGTTTGCGGTACGCGACGATTGTGGAGACGGATGAGTTTATCTATATCCATACGTCGGCGATTGCTAACCTTCGGGTGTTAACCTTGGCGGAGTTAGGACGAAGTACTGATAAAGCGTGAACATTATACCTACTGGGAGGTGTGAACCTCCCAGTAGGTATACGTATGTTACTATTTTGCTTTGGTTACAATCGTCTCGGTCTGATCACGGAAGACGGCCGCCAGTTCGTTCAGGAGGGTCATCATCGCTCCGCAGATGTCCGTAAACTCCACAAAACGATTAACCACCAACTCCACTTCGGTCAGAATCTTCTCATCCACGACGAGATCATTGGTTTTGATCTTCTCAACCAGGAGTTGTCCCAGTTCATAGACCCGAGACAATTCCCGACTGGCCATTTCAACATCCCGAGCGCCCAGTAGCTTGGCCGACACGTTGTAGGTTTCCAGTACGTTGTACAGTTCTTCGAAATTGACGTAAACTTCACCCAGGGTACACGTCTTGCGGTGGGGGTTGGATGGGAGACCTTTAAGGAACTGTTCGGAACGGTCCAGTACCGTATCGAAGTTGGTAATGGTCCAACGGAAACGGGTTTCAGGACGACCGGTCTTAATCAGTTGTTTAAGCCAATCGTATAGTCGAATTGCTTCAGTTTTCATACTACTGACCAGATAGACCCCATCCGTGGCTACGAATTGGGTATAAGCCATCATATTACCGAGGCCGGGTGTGTAGGTCTCCGGGACAATGACTGGCAACCCAGCGTTCTTAACAAAGAGAATCTCTTTCCGCTGGATCGTTTTACGGAACTTTTCAACGTCCAGAGTGATAACCGACTTTTCGAAGGCGGCCAGACGGCGGTCTATAGAGGCACCGAACTCAGAGAAGAAAAGACCCACACTTTCCCCTACACTGAGTTTTTCAGCCCCCAGGACTGAGAGAAGCTGGGGATTCTTGATCCGTTCGATGAAGTCTTTCGATGTAAAGGAATGTTCCATAACTGAAAATCTCATGAGTATAGTTTGGGGAATGGGTTTTTACGCAGACCCATCTAAAGCAGGGCGTTGCCCTTTCAGCTAAAGTTCATAAAATACGAGGAATAAGAGGAACATGAGTACGCCTCTTCTGTTTACCCAAGAGTTGGAATCGTCGGATACGTTGATTGTAAATCTTCCGTTTTCCCCTATTTTCGATATGTTAAACACCGAGATCTTGATGAGTGCATCAGGGGTGGCGTATAACAACGGGGGTCTTTGTCGTAACAATGCGATCGTCGGTGGGAACAACACCCAGAAGACCGGGATGACCGTACTGGGTATGGCACGGGTCTTGATTCGGTTTAAAGGGTCTGTTGTCTTCTTCTTTGATATTGAGGCCACCTTCTCCGTAGACCGTCTGGCGGAAATGATAGACCGAGAGATCGGTATTCACGGGTACTTCAACGAACAGATACTCGGCAAGCGCTTCTTCTACTTCTCTCGGAATGATTTGGTAAATCCCTGTGATGGCACCTTTGTTCATGATAAGTTCAAATGGTTGAAGGGGAAGATCGCTGAACAGATTAAGGCCAAAGCCGATATCTTCATGAAGACCCCGTTTACGGACAGCAAAGGCAACCCCGTTAAAATCATTACCCCTATTCTGTGCGTGGTCGACTCTATCTCTGAAATGCCCTTCCATCGGGTATCGGAACATTTCCAAGAAGGGGATGTTGATCAAGGCGGAGAGAAGAAGACGCGCGATCTGGTGATTGGGAACCTCCGTCGTATCGTCTATGAAGACGCCGATATCTTGGGTGGGGTATCGGGTTGTTACCAGATTTGGGTTGCTCAGGTTGTTGATAAGATCAACATGACTGGGCGTCCTGAGGAGAAGGAATCTATTTTCATCCGTCCGGGTAAGAAGCTGAAAGGTCCTAAGGCCATGATGCGTATTCCGCAGATCGGTCACGAGATCCTTAAAGGTTCAGTGCTTAAAGGCGGAAGTAATGGTCAAGAGTGGTTGTACCCGAATCCCTTTGGTAAAGATGTTATTGTGACTCCTGATGCCAAAGAAATGCCTGACTTGATGATTTATAATAATCAACCCTATCGGAATAAGGCGGGGATGTCAGGTATTAACGCGTTCTTCATTGGTTCCCAGTCCATGGGAATTCAAGAAGGTCTGACCATGTACCATGTACTGAAGACAGCTAAGTACTTCGGCCTGGAAGGGAGTGACCGCAGTCATCACTGCATTCTGTACCCTGATCTGAAGGTGGGACGTACCACTGTATGGGAAAATACCATTGAAGACCGTAAATTCCTGCGAGCACTGACCATCATTTACCACTTGTGGTTCATGCAAACCTTCTGGCTGACACTTCCCCACAAATACCGTCTGACTCCTCAGGCATTGTACGACGGTATTATTGCTCAAGGACTGGACTGGAACGATATTCTGGAGAACACAGTAGACTACTGGTACACGAATCCAGATATTGACAAGTACACTGTTACAACGTATGAACTCATTCGCATTGCACTGGGTGAACGTAAACCTTACTGGAAAGAGAAAGGTGCACCTAAGGCTATTATTTAAATAAAGGGTGGGAGGGTAGCCTGAGTCCTCCCACCCCGACTTTGTAAAGGACCCCCTCATGGAAACAGCACCGTGCCCTACCACCATTCTCATTATGGCGGACAGTAACTTTATTAATCTTTGCCTGGATCCGTTCGACTACATCAGGCGGTTGAAAGAACGGGTGTCTGCCGTGCGGGAGGATAACCCGTTGTTGTATACCGTCAGTGGTCGCTATGGTGTGAGCGCGATTGACAGTGAAATCCCGGTGATTGAAGTGAATGACCGGAATAAGACCCTCTTCAGTCAAACCTTGGAGAACTGCTCCATGTTGTTTGACGAACTCCTGGCGATCAGTACGGTCGAAAGTGATCCCTTTATTAACTCCGCCAAAGAAGTGATTACATTGGCCAACAAGACGTTTACACATTACAAATACCCGAGGAAAGTGTAATGGCTGGCAACCGGAAGGCATTTGAAGAACATGTGTATAAAGCCTTTGGTCCTCTGACCAAAGGGGGTGGCAATAAGAAGATTTATGAGAAACTCTTTGCCACCATGGACGATGACGCTTTTGAAGACTTCGTCCAGTGGTTGGAAAAAGGGAATCCGTTAGCGATTTGGGCCAGTAACTTTGTTCCTGAAGAGAAACTGAATTTCGATAACCTGATGAGACTCTGTAAACAGTTCGGTATTGAAGTTGAACACCAACTGGTTATTTACGACGAAGACACCGGGATCAAGTCACTGACCGCTTATAAGGCGATTGTAGGACGTGCTGAAGTCCGTAAACAACGTCAGATGTTGTCCAAGAAGTTCAGTGCGGCTAAGAACGACTACGAAATCGATGACCTCACCGGTCAACCCATGGGGGACAGCCGGAGTGCGGGGATCAGCGGTCCTGAGGTTACCGTACTGCGTAACCTGGGTTTGAACATCATGGCGAATGAACTGTACAACGTTAAAGGCGGCGACCAAGAGGCCTTTAAGGCGTACAAGAACGATTTGTTGACCACCGGTAAGACCACCACCAATGGGAGCCTGCGTAAAGGCTCAGGTACCAAGGTGTTGAGCACGGTCCACCACCTCATGCGTGGTCGTCATATCGACACTAACTTTAACCAGAAGTGATCTCTCCCCATGGATAAACTCATTCATTTGTCGAATACCATTCAAGAAGTATGGTTGGACCTGTCAACCGGAGAAGCTCCTCCTCCCATTCTTCAGAACTTCTCGTCGCTTATCAACCGTCCTTTGATCTGTTTTAATGAAGCCTATTCAGTCTTCATGAACCAAGTGGGAAGTAGTAGTGATCTCTTCGACAGTTGGGTCAGTATTCAAATGATGGTTATCACCCGCTTGGGCGAGCATCAGGTGGCGTTCAGTCAGTTCAGTCAAATGTTCAAGGAAGTCTTTAAGACCATTGAAGGGGGTAATGGACTGGATATTTCCGACGAGAATGAATATAAACGCTGGAGTTTCTTGATTGCTTTAGCGTTTAGGGTGTATACCACTCATTTCATTGTACCCCCACCTAAAGGACGTAAGGCATGAATCGGGTATTAACCGCCTACGCGGATGTGGACAGTCTCTTCGATTATCGGAGGGGATTGATTCAGAAGTGGTTAACACGAGACATGGCTGTTAGTGATGAAAACAGCTTGAGTGATGAAGCCTTTGCAGCGTATCAAGAGAAACGCCGGCTTCAAGGGGACACCCTGTGGGAACTTCATATTGAGAAGAACTACAGGGAGAGAAGGATGGATACGTTTAACTATCCGTTCTTTGGGTTCACCCGACAGATATTCAGGGAACTCTATCAGAAACGGAGTTTACGGGATTGGGGGTACGGGTATTACCCCACAGGGTTCCTGTCTAATTTCGTCAAGGTGATTATCGAGCATGAACAACTGACCGATAAACCTATCGAGATCAAAGGGGTGACCCTCACGATCAACTGTTTCCCTTATGTCATGGATACAGCCCTTAAGGAGGAGTTGATCGAGCACGTTAAGACTCGGTTAGGCTACCGGGTAGAGGTGAAGACCGTTGATGACGACATTATCAATGCGACACCCTCCTACTATCGACAGTTCGATTATGTCTTCAAATACGACTTCCTGTTGAATGAAGACTATAAGTCCTTCTTTGAGAACGTCGGTAAACCGCCTATTCCTGATACGGCGTTTTTGGTTCCAGATCTCCTGGTTCAAGAAACCGAGTATTTGGAAGGGAGTATTTACGACCGTATCTTCGCCCAATCCATTGCGCTGGCTCCTGTATTGAAATTGATTCCGATCAACAAAGGTTTCTATGATTACTTGACGGAATAACCCCTTTATTAACTGGGTGGGGATCTCCCCACCCAGTTATGTTCGCTTGGTTAAATTTCCTCACCATCGATATCCACCAGCTGATTCCCCTGCACCAGCTCTTCTTCCGTAATGGGACTCAAGGTAGGATCCAGAGGCAGGGGTTTAGAGGGATCCAGTACGAACTGCGAGAACTCAAAGGTGGGGAGTTTAATCCCTCCACTTTGAATACGCTCCATAGCCTCCAGCATTTGGTTAAAGGCCAGTCGGTTGCCTTCATTCTCTTTCTTCTTAGCCCGCTCTTTACGGTCATCCCGTACGGTCTTCTCAATCTGCGCAATAATCTGGGTGACCCCTTCCAGCAGATGCGCGTTCTTCGGATTATCCAAATACGCAGACATAGCGTATTCCAGAATGAAAGCCCGGTTACGTTGTACTACCTTAACCAGTTCTTCCTGTTCGATATCCTCCAGATTACCAGTCATTGCCTTACGGAGTTCTTCCAGAACCGTTTGCATTTTATCCGTATCCAAAGGACTGGCTTTCTTCTTTTCCTTTTCGGGTGTGTCGTCAGGCGTTTCCATGATTTTTCAGACCTACATTATTCGTTTGAGTGGTTAGGAGTATGTGTAAATGGCACTAACTAAACGGGCTCTATTCAGGTGGTTAAGCTGGATACCTGGTATAGGTAACCTGTTTAACCGAAAACTGGATTCCCTCACGATCGAGCGGCTGACTGAGATTAATCAACGGTTCTCTAAGGCTTCAGTACGGTTCGCAGCTCAGATCCAGGATCTATACGATTGCTTAAAGCCCCTAAATACGTCCTTTGACATCGATCCGAGGGTCTACCTACCCTTACCTATTGAACTGTCAACAAAGTCCTCTAAGGACGCTCACAGGCTGGTAGAGAGGGTACTGTCAGGTTACTCGTGGAACCCTGACGAACACTTCGTGAGTAACATGATCGAACACTACCCCAGTTTCCTAGACTGGTACAGTAACGGTTACAGTCTCGACGGGTATTACCAGGGAATGGTGAAACTCATGGAACTGTATTGTGCCTTATTCCCCGTTATACCGAATGAGGACGATCCTGTTGAATGTCATCCTGTCGTAGAGAACTTCTTAACCAGCCGGTGGTTTAGGCTGATGGTTATTGACCTGATCAAAATACTGACTCTGGTACTTATCCAACGTCGGGGAGGTTAAATGGAAGAAAACAGAAAGAGACCCAAAGCCAGCCGGTTGGAGAGTATCTCCCACAAGTTTGTACGGGATGAAGAACTCAGAGATCCCCCCGCCCGGTTATTCCGGGCAATTCTGAACAAAGTGGTTCCTACCCCTCACAAGTGGAAGAACTACTTACGGGATTATCTGGAGTATGTGGTGACCACCCGAGATCCCCAACGGGCTAAGACCGAACGCATTACCCGGCAAGGTAACATTAAGGCAACCTATTTCCAAAGCTATACGTTAACCTTCCAGAAACTCTTGGAAGGGTTGTCTATCCTACGGATGAAATCTTGCAGAATCATCATCGAGGTTGTTGATGAACACGGTGAAATACTCACAGTGGAAGAAACTATTCGCATCGTAGAGAAGAAGCGTTTGGAGAAACCCATTGTGGATGAACCGGAAGAGTGAATGCAGGAGTAGGTGCGCTAACGCACCTACTCCCCTTCCCCCTTTATTCTTTATTTTTTGGAGTGCCGCTATGGGTATCCTTGACGGGTTCAATCTGTCTTCGGGTATTAATGCCTTTAAGAAAGAAACCGAAACCGCAATGCGGGGGGTTAAAAGTGAAACCCTAACCCCTATTGATGTCACCGCCAGTCGCCTTAAAGAAGGGGTGGCTCTTACTAACCCGAATGACACCACACTCAAGTCAACCATCACCGCGTACCGGAGTTCGGTTGTAGAAGCCCTAGACGGTGTTATTGGAGCCCTGTCAGGCGGTTTACTCAATACGAAGGACATTACCCGAGCCATTCGTATTGATAGCAATGGGGTCAGTTTCAGTGATGATGACTTGATTACCGCGGCAGGGAGTCAAATGGGCGTTAACGTCTGGGGTAAGAACGGCGTTAAGCAACTCATCGCAGACACTCTCACCGCAGAATTCAATCGGCTCACTGGATTGAATGTGGGTCAAATTATCCAGGTCGGTTATGGTGACAAAGGTTCACCCTTCCGTATCAATGACAGTTGGAGAACTCAGCTCGGTAGTGCCACCCTCGATATGCTCAGGGATTATACCGGTATTGATGAGTTTGTAGACGTCAGTGTTCAATCGGCGTTTTACAACGCCATCCTGTACAACTCAGCGATGTACGGGATGAGTGACAGTTATAAAACCCAATGGGATAACTACCCGTATCTCTCTCTGAGACAAGATGCCTTTATTGAAGCCATTCAGTACATGATTACGAATGGGGATGTTGAGAGTATCAGTAAGGTCTTTGAACTCATTAATACCGAAGGGAAGAATACCTTACTGAGTAAATACCCGGATTTCATTGAAACCCTCTTTACGAAGTTCTCTTTCGACAGTCAAGTCCACAGTGAAGAGCACCCCGCCATTCGTACGAAACTCTTAAACGTTTTAGAAACGGTAGCGGGTAAAGAGTGGTATTACCGGGAGACCCAATTCGGTAAAGCGTACAACCTGGGGTTGGTATCGAACATCAGTGACGACATGGTAACCCTGTTAACGCCTGTTGAAGAGTTGATTCCCCTCTTAACCACTCGGGGGATCTTTCAGACTGAACGGGCAACGGATGTATTGAATCAATCCTTCCCGAATGCCCCTATTCGCATTAAATAACCCTAACGAAGACTCCCCTACCCCAATTAAGGGGTAGGGGAGTTATTACTGAATAAGTTCTTTTTGTATTGATTAATAGAGGGTGTGATTTCCGCTTAGTAGACTCGGGGGCGTGAAACCCCCGAGTTTACTGGCTTTCTATCTTGCAAGAGGGCGTGTTGCCAAGCGAAGCAGATCTGCCGCTATCGAGTCATTTATCTTAGCCGCGATGTTGTCAGAACGAATACTGGTCTTAATATCCGTGACCACACCCGTCAGTTGACGGTTCAAACGCGACCACCGCAGAATGGTATCCAGGTAGTCCATCCCTGTGATACGACTGGCAAAGTTGTTGAACGCACTGTCATCCGACAGAATACGACTGACCACCGCATTCGGATTAGTAAGATCCAGGATACTAATGGACCGATCAATGGGAAGGGTGACCAGGGGTTCCAGATCGGTAATCTGTAAACTGGCCGTCATATTCAACGGTTTACGATCACGAGTCCACCCCGCATCTCCTTCCCCCAGGGTCAGATCCAATTGAGTCACCAGACCGGTACGGATGATTCCACGAGACTTACAGAAAGCTTTCACGTAGAAGGGGGAGGTATGGGTTCCACCGCCTGAGGTATTACCGGCCACTAAGGGCAGTAGGAGGGAAATCAATACCCAGATCTTAACAATCTGCTCATACGGGTGTGCGTAGTTACACACTGACTTAATGGTGTAGGTCTCCGTATGGAGATTGCAGGTGGATTCAGTCCAGTGGTCAGGGATCTTGACGTAACTGTTATTGGCAACAGCCAGGGGGATATTTCCAATAACAGACCCTGAAAGGGCTCCCATAGCCGCGTCTTTAACAATGTTAATCAGTCCATCGACAATGGCTAAGCCAGTTTGACCTTTAGCCACATCGAAGGTGAAGTCATTGGTAGTGCGAACAATGGAATTGAACTTTTCCGCCATAGGCGATTGCCCAGTGCTATTAGAGAAGGAATCCCGAGTAGCTCCCCCGTTCCCCTCTACGCGGAAGGTGATCCCATCCATACCACCGGCTACAGCGGTTTTAACGAGGTCGTAAATATCTCCCATCCAGGTACGATCGTTAGGGTTGTCTTCGTAGTAGAACTGATCCCCATTGTTAATAGCGGGATTAGCGGTTACTGAGGGGGTAGCGGGAGAGGGGCGTTGAGGCCGTTCGTTGGGGTTTACAGGAGGAGCTGAAGTACCATAAGACTCACCCGTTCCCATAGGCTGCATGGTGGAGGTGGGTTGTCCGTCAGGTCCGGTTGGGGGTTGTTCCAGTTCAAGGTTGGCAATTCCATATTGCTTATTACGTGCAGGGTCGATGTCTTGATAAGCGCCTCGGTTGAGGTAGGCACTGTCTTCTTCAACGTAGTTGGGTTCGTTATCACCCCGGTATTTACCGACTGTGCTCATTTCCTTTTCAATATACTCTTGAGAAGGTCTGCCAGCGGTTACTGAACGATCGAAGGTGACTTCTTGAAGGATTTGTTTGGCTCGTTCCAATTTCTGTTGGGGGGAGTTAATTGAAGTGTCGTTGTCCATAGAGGCCAGACGCTCCAACATTACCCGGTGTTTACGCACCCCTTTATTGACCAACCGCATGAGGTCAATAGTCCCATCCTGGTTGACGCAATCAGGAAAGAGGGTAGACAAACTGGAAACGACTTTACTGTTGTCGTAATCGGGTTTAAGACCGTACAGGGGATCGGTCTGTTGCTGGTTCATCTTAGGTAGGATGGGATCGATGTACCCCAGTTTCACCATGAAGTCATTCAGTACACCGGTAGCCACCATGGTGTACGCCCCAACCGCAGGCTTAACAGTCCAGAACTGATGCTTGGGGGAATCTGCTAAGAATGCCAGGAATTGGGTGCTGATACTCAACAGCTGCATAGGCCAAAAGGCAATAGAACCGATGGCTTGTCCCATGTAGAACGACAGACTGGGCGCCCGCCCTTTGTTCGCAATGATAGCCGCTGCGGGAGAGAACATGTTTGTAATGAATGACAACAGACCAGCGAACTGAGCCACGCCTGGGGTAATGGTTAAGAGGGTGGCGTTGTTGTCGTAGATCTCTTTATACATGGAGCCGAATCCCCCTTCTGGGGTGACCATTAACCGTCCGTAACGAGGATCGGTCGCAGGGCTCCATTGAGGCACAGGGTTCACAAAGCGGTTATCCCCTGTTGCACTACTGAAAACGTTGAAATATTTGTCCCAATCGAGGATGTCTAATACTTCACTCGGTGGGATACCGCGGGTTAACAGACGGAACGATTTCGTGATAATGTCCCGGTCGCGTGTCGTCACCTGAGCCATCGTGAATAAATTCCTAAGGTTAACTAAAAGAGGCGGGGAGTACATCAGTACTCCCCTATTAAGATGGATCAATTCAAACGGACGGTTTTATCGGTTCCCTGATTCACCTGTTTGTCTTGCATCTCCGCCATCCGACCCAGTACCTTGTAGATCTCAGCCAGAATACTGTTCGTATCCGAACTGTTATCACCCAGTTTACCCAACGAGGCCTTAAGCTCAGCCACCAACGCAGAGTCATCACTACGGGTGGTCGTAAGTGCCTCGGTACCCCGAGGGGACTGAGGAACAGGTTCAGACGGCGCAGGCGGAACCGGTTGAGGTGCAGAGGGAGGTGGAGAACCCTCATTAGACCTCGGAGTCGAGATCGGAACATCCGTAGCCGGGTTACCAAAGGTGGGAGTAGGCGTAGGTGGAACGTTCCGTTGCATCGGTCCTACCACACCACCGCCCAGTCCGGTGGTATCCTGTCCATTCACGGACTGCCCGCCTTGCACAGCGTTAAGGAACTTGTTCGCTGCTTCAGGGGACTTAAAGGCCGCGTGGATATGCCCGCCCGTACCGAGTGCCGTTCGACTGCGGTATTCATTGATGACTTGGAATTCCTGAGGGCTTAACCCTGCCCGACGAAGAATATCCGTTACAATGGCAACCGCTTGGTCACTTCCTTGTGCACCATTCACCAGGGTGAAGTCTAACGCCAGGCCTTTAGGATGAGCGCCTTTAGACCCCTTATTGACGTGGTAGGCGTCATTCAGTGCAGAGAAGTACCGGAAACCCGGAACTGTCTGTTGAATGATTTTACCCAGTTCTTCCACAGCAGGGTGGTGTTCACCCCCCGCAATGGCTTCAGGGGATTTCAGGCGCAATCCACTGCTACCCGGTGTATTGGTGTTAACGATCATCCCACCGTTATCACCTGACCCGTATTGTCCCCCTCCGCCTCCCATGGTTCCATTCAGGGACGGCAGACTACCACCCACAACGCCCGGAGCCGGTCTACTGACTTGAGGACGCTGGGGTTCGCTGGGGGCTTCTTGACCGTACAGGTCGGACCCGGTTTGGCTCCCTAACCCACTCCCAGCCGTTTTATCAGCTGTGGTCAGTTCACCACTTTGTAGTTTCTTCAGGTAATTCAGATAGAGCGCATAGCGCTGAGGCATTTCAGGTAACGGATTACCTCCATTCAACCCTGTTGCCGCTCTACCGAAGTCACCGGTTTGGCTAATACTTCTCAAGAGCTTAGAGTTCCTGAAGAAGTTCACCGCAATGGCTGCCATGACGTTCGGATCGTTACTGGCCAGCTCTGGTCTGTTCTCCAGATCAATACCCAGCTCTTGGCCAACCCTCCGGTAATTAGCGCGACCCGTCAGCTGAATAAACCCACGCCCTCGGTAACGGTACCCATCACCGGCTTCCCTGTTCCCTAAGGAAGCACCTTTACCCCCACCGTACACGGTATTGGCGATGGCCACTTCACCGGCTTGTACGAGCGCTCTCGCTTGTTCCATGCTCTTCACTTCCCTGAAGAGTTGAACCAAGCGTTCCGGACTGCTGTACTTCATGTTCTCAGTGGTCCGGGAATAGCCTGAAGACTCGTAGTTGGTAAGGGCGAGCATTTCAGCGATTTCACGAGGGTCCGTAAAGCCTTGTTTCAGCATCTCACGGATGATCAACTGCTCCGCCAACGGCTTAGGAACACTCACCCCTCGATCCGTTCCTTGGTTCGTACGTACACCGGTCATATCCAAATGACTGGTGTCCGAATCACCCGTAATAGGCGTGAAACCAAAGGCATTCTCAGGGGTTCTGAACCGACCGTCGCTGCTGTACGTATTCCCAGCGTCTCCGCCAAAGGTACCGTACATCCCTCCTAGAGCAGAATCTCTCCGAGACCGGAATTGTTCCGGGGTAGAAACATTCGCTTGTTGGTCGGTGAACCCACCCCCTACCCGGTGAGGACTGATCTTCTCAGCCCAGGTTTGGGCGTTGGTCTTACCCGCTTCCAATTCAGGGTCTTTGAGTTTAGCTTCTACCGACGCTTCCCCCAAGAGGTTCAACATCCTGTCAACTTTATCCGACCGTCCGGGAGAGGTTTCCCAGGCGAAGGGTGCTGCTCTCACATTCCACACCGAGATGGTAAAGCCAAAGACGCCATTGACTTGGGTTTGAGTCAGTTCCTTGGCGATCTCATACCGTGCGGTAGCGGAAAGGGTTCTCCAAACCACACCCGGTAGCCCCCGACGGTATTTCCTCATCAGGGTCATGTAGTTGGTCAGCACCGGCAGGAACCGATCCCTGAACCACTTGCACCAGGCATCCGCGTACCGATCATCCACCCGGAAGGCGTCCTTGAACCGAGCGAAGAGTTCACCTATGTTGCCCTTGAACACCATGTCATCCCCTTTCGCCATAAACAGGGATTCACAATGACGTTCCAACTTGAGGACGGCTTCGACTCGCCAGGGGACATCCTTATCGTTCCCGTAGGTAGCCACCCGGATAGCGGTAAGCATATCCAAGGCTTTACCATCTGGCATCAGGTCTTGGATATAGATCTGGCCGACAACCGCATTGGCGGTATACGCTTTCCCTAACCGATCGATTTCACCTTTAACCTCCTTCAGGCGATCGGTGGCCTCCATCTTCTCCCCGAAGTCTTTCCACTGGGTACTCCGGTCTTCCAGCTTCCGTTCCAGTTGAACCCGTTCCTTCTGAAGGGACTCCAGACTTTGGCCTTTAACCGTAGAGACGGCAAAGGGATCAATGGTGGGATCTTTAGCCCCGACATACTTCTTAAGGGCATCCAAGAGGTTACCCACCCGGATGATCGTCATTTGTTGATCAAGGAGAGGAGTCTCTTTGTCAATCTTAGCTACGATCTGGTACGGGGAAGGCACCAACCCACTGAGGGCACTGTGGGCTTGTTTGGCCACTTTGTACACGATTAAGTCAGACGAATCGTCATAGTCCTTCAACGATCGCAGTTTAACCGCATCCAAACAGGCCAGGTAGGTCAAGTAAACGGGTTTGAACCGTCCATTGAACCAGGTAAAGACTTCACCAATTTCATTACGGTCTTGAGGATTGCCTACGAAGAGACGAAGGACTTCCTCAATAGGCGCTTGCTTAGACAGCGACGCGCGCCCATTCCCAATCACCACATGGTCTTTTAGCAGGTTCTCAACGTTGAGGATTTTAGCCGCCAGGGGACCGTGAGGATCTGAGAGACCGTACTGAACCATCCGTAGTTCAATTTGCTTCCCTTTACCTGAACCAAACAGGGAATCCCATCCCCATTTAGAAGTCCCCAACATCACCCCAAAGGGACTGTACATCGAAGACCCCAGGGCATCCGTAGTAGGACTCTTTCCTTTGACCTTTTCCAAAATCCATTTCGCAATGGTCTGTCCACCCAGTAAGCCCGCGGTGGCACCCACTTGTTGGTAAAGACTATTACCGGCTTTACCCACTTTAAGGATTTGGTCGGTGGTACCGAGTTTCTTCGTTTCTTCGTCAGTAGCGACCTGGTACATTTCGTACGCAGACAATGCACCTGCGCCAATCAAACCGGCGCGTCCTGCACCCAGTTTACCCAAGTGTCCGAGTCCACCCAGACCATTCAATAACCCACCGAGTCCACCAGCGACGCCCTTAGCGATAATCGTCAACAGTTTAAGTCCCATACGACCGAACTTAAACAATGCACTGAACCCGCTCCAGAGGACCTCAGAACCCAGGAAGCTGGTCAGCCACTCGAAGCCTTTCTTAACACCCCCTACCAAACTGCTCAGGAGACCGAAGATACCGAACTTCTTCTTCTTACCGAGTTCTTTCTCATCCTTCATACCGAAACCGAAGTTTTCAGCAATCGAGATGATGGCGTTCTTAACGGTGTTGTCTTTCTCTTCCTGGAGTTTTTGCGCACGGTCGGCCAGGGAGTTAGCTCGGGTGGCATCATTGGACGACGCTGACCGACGGAACCGATCGGTGTTGTCCCCTTCCCCCGCTTTTCCTTTAGCGGCTCTAAAGCTCTCCAGGGCGTCTTTAAGCGCTGGATTCTTTTCCATAAGGGCTTCGGTAAGGGTAAGATCGTTTCGATCTCCTAGGGACCCTGGAGGGCCTTCTGGGCCATCTTGGGAACCTGGTGCCGGGGGAGTGAAGGGATTGGGGCTACCATCCGGTGAGTTATACCCCCAATGTTTCAAGAGGAGGTAATAGATCCGATCCACGGAATTGACCACTGGAGAGTGATCCGTACTGAACGGATTCTTAACCCGACCCCCCATGCCTTTCGCATACCCACCTGCGCGGTCTTTCAATTTACCGAAGAGGTCCAACCCGAACTGTCCGGCTTGTCTAAGGCCCGCGCCCAGCTTGTTGATACTGGTCCCCATGGAGGTTTTAAGTCCACGGTCGTATTCTTCAGCCGTGATCAGGGTATTCCCTTCCTTGTCATACACCGGGCCATCGATCTCATCCCATCCCTGGAGTTCAACGAACCCGTCTCCACTCCGTTTGAAGTATTGACCTTTACCAAAGCGACTCCCCAGCAAAACCGGTTCGTCTTCACCTTCAATGTAAATATCCATCCGGTACAGACGGGTACGAGCTTTATCCCAAAACCCTTTAATGCGGTTAACAGGATCCAGCCAGTTAAAGGCTTTCATAAAGAGATCCCGAACCTTATTCAGGCCTTTAAGGAATACTTCCTTGTTGTCTTCGGTAAAGAGTTTACCCGCTAAGCGGCTAGCGCCAATAACGGCTCCATTGGCCAGGTCTTTAATACTCCCAGTAATCTGATCCCACCCCTGAATGATCTTCCCGGTGAGCATATCCAGATACTCACCCTTAAAGAGTTTAAAGGATTCAAGGATCGGGGTATCAGACCCTTCTTCGTACAGGTCTTCCGTGTTCTCGGCTCGATGAGCAGCCGCTCGGGCACGCAACTTGTTATATGCCATCCCTAGCGCCAAGCCACCTCCTACCAATGCAGCACCTTTCGGGTTGTAGATCGCCATACCCGCCAATCCACCCAGTAAGCCACCCAGTACCAACGGTTGGTTATCCAGGAGTTTGTCTATTCCCTTATTAAACAGATCCCCAAACGACGTACTCTTAATCCGTTCCAGAATACTCCGTTTTTGTTGCTGGAGGGTTTCTTCAGCTTCAGGAGTGGGTTTCTCGTAGGGTTGACGTTCCAAGATCTTGGTGAGGATATCGTTCCGGTTCCCTCCCAGTTCTACCAGTTTACCCAGCAGGCTGTTCCCTTGAGTCACCTGGTCGTTCAGAGCGGTGAACATCGAAGACGGATCCGTAAGACCCGAACGACTTACACCTCCCTGTTCAATATGTGCCCCGAGTTTATCCAAAGTTTCCCGTACACCCTGAAGGGTTTCATTCAACTGAGCGTTCTCAGCTGCAATCATACCTCCGGAGTCTCGACGCCCTCTTCCCCGTCTGCCAAAGGAACGGGTCTTACGCACCGCTTCTTCCAGAGGGTTGTCATACACCATAGCACGGTCAGGGTTATCAATGAAGGACTGGAGGACGTTCCGGAAGGTGTCCATATTGACTTCATCGTGGCCATTTTCAGACTTGATGATGCCAGCTTCTTTCATGACGTTGTAATACCCAGACGAACGCAGCATATCGACGCGCTCGGCAATGTCCGGCATAAACCGACCCAGGAGGTTGGATTGTTCCGTTAACTTGGCGGCGCGTTCTCGGGCTTGTTCTGTAGGAAGACGAGCAATAGCGCTCGCCCGGTCCAGGGTACTGCCCTCCTTAAAGGCCGTAAAGGCTTCCGGGGTAATATCAAAATTCCGTTGGAACAATTCCCGGATTTCATCCGCTACCTGACGGTTTACCCCTTTGGTCTCCAAGTTCATGTACAGGTACGGACTGAACCCTTTCCGTTTATCCGCATTCTGAACCAGTTGCATCGCCAATACACGGCGGGCTTCGTTGGACAATTCCTTATTGGGGTCAATGGAATCCACCAATCGAAGGGACGTATCCGCTTGGGACTTGAATTGGTCTTTATCCATTACCCGGTTAAAGGTATCCGCTACCTTTTGGTTATGGCTGACCAACTTACCCCGTACGTAGTCATAACTCGACGCTTTAAGGGTATCATCCCCCGTACGGATCTTTTCAATCGACAAGTGAATGTGGCTGAGCAGTTCGGGGATCACTTCATTCAGGGTACGGGAGGACTGTTTGTTCCAGATCTCCGGTTCGTGGGCATCCATTAACCCCCGACGTTTTAGGCTGTAACGACTCCCGGTGGGTTGGTACAACTCATCCAACAACCCCGCCATGCCTTTATTCGCCCCTTTCTTCAGGGTATTAATAACCGTCCATTCCACTTTACCCAAGGGCTTTTGACCTGAACGGAGCGTACTGAGGTATTGTTCGTAGTCCCCGTCCTCGTCAAACGAGGATCCCCAGTTGTGGTATTCCGAAAGGGTATTGACCATTCCTTCCGCATTACTGAGGTTATACGACGCTATGTTACCCAAATCCGTGAGTTGCGCGTACGCGTTATCCGCCCATTTCCCCAGTTCCGGGAATTGTTTCTTGAACTTAGCAACGTATTCCTTTCCCTTACGGGAATTGATCATCCGGGGGAGGTTGCTAATGAACATTTGGGCCGCAACGTTACCCACCATGGTCCCTACGTTGAGCGGCATGCCTTCCGACATCTCCGCCGCCATGCGCATGGCGCCAATCAGGTCACCTGCACCTCGGATTCCGTCCCCTCGCGCATCCTTACCGAACCGCTCGTTAATAAACTCACGTATTCCTCCAAAGGAGCCTTTAACCGTATTGAAGACCGATTCCCGAATGCTATTACGCATCGCTTGACTGTGGGTGGTCTTTTCGTAATCACTCTTAGCGGAGTTCAGGGCAATGGTCTTCAGTTCAGCAATCATCCGGTGATTACTGGCTTCCATGAACTTGTAGAACTTCGCGCTGGTCAAATAGGAACGGGCCAACAGGTTCACCTTGAGGGTATCATTCCTCAATTGAACTTTACGTTGGTAATTCACCATTTGTTCCAGCAGTTGGTTACTCCGCCCAATACTCAGGTTCAGGGTATTCAACCCCCCAATGGTGCGGCCACCTACTTCGGTCATCATGGCGGTAATACTTTCACCCACCCCAATGACCGTTTCCCGCTCTAACAGGGAGTTAGCGTCTTCACTCCCCAGTAGGTCTTTCACATCATTTTCGCCCACATTTTCCATGGACGGGGTGTCACTCGCCGACGACGTATATGGCTTCCAACTGCTGAAGTCATTTTGACTGAACCGAGTCAGCCCACTGGCTACACCCCCGGTGATCTTATTAGGAGCTATTTTACCTAACTTATCACCACCCCGTTTAGCCAAGTATTGGAGGTCCACGACTGCATCGTAGCTTTCACGTTTAAGTTCGTCTACGATCTCCCTCCGACGACGGTTAATGTCCGACGCCGTAGTAAAGGCAGTCCCCCAGGTCTTAGGGAGGACCATCTTCAGGGTGTTCAACCGAGCATCGGTGTCCCCTACTGTCTGATTCACTACACCTGACAAAAACCCGGTTGCTACCGAACGAATGAACCCCGGTTTCTTCCCATCGAAATCGGTATCGAAATCAATATCCCCAGTAAAGGGATCCTCTCCCCAATCGAAATCATCGAATGTATTATCCGCCATTGTTAATGCACTCCCGCATAAGGAAACCGTATGAAACCGACTAACATTACCCTCTTAGACCCCCGGACGATTGTTCCGGGTGTCTTTAAACCTATTACGTCTACAGACTCATTTGAAGGGATGACCCAGAACCTCAATGATGACGGTCTCTTCTCCCTTGACATCTTCGGTAAACTGGGTAGTAAACAACGTGATAACACGGAAGCGTATATCGACGTTAAACTTCCCATCTTCAATCCCACTTACCTAAAAGCCCTTATACAGATCAAAAGTCTGTATCATTCAATTTTGAAAGGGTCGGAATACGCGGTATGGGATCCCGAACTGAAGGATTTCATAAAATCGAACATCCTGGAAGGGGAAAAGGGTTTCGCCTTCTTCCTGAAACACTTCGATGAAACCGTCTTCTCCCTGACCCCCTCTCATAAACGCAAACAACGGGTAGAACTGGCGAACCAATTCCGTAACACGGCGTTAACGGATAAGGTCCTGGTCATCCCCGCGGGTCTCAGGGATATCCAATTCAATCCAGATGGTTCCCACACCGAACCTGAAATCACTGAATTCTACCGCGCCTTAATGTTCCGGGTGAGAGTGATCCTCGGGAATAAGGAAGATGCCCTGAACCCCCTTTACGATACCGTTCGGTGGGGGGTACAGAATGCTTTCTTGGAATTGGATAATTACCTCTTTGGTTTACTCCAGGGGAAAGGGGGTGTTCTCCAGCGTCGTATGTCCACCCGAGGGGTTCACAACAGCACCCGGAACGTCATTACCGCCCGTAAAGTCTCCAGGACACGTTTAGACTTCGACGACGGTGTAGGTCCTAACTCTGCGGACATGGGACTCTACCAAGCCCTGCTGAACTTCCCTTATGTCTGCATCAATGCGTTAACCAACGGCTACCTTTCCAACATCTTCACCCCCAGCTCTCAAACCGCTAAGCTGGTGAATACCAAGACCCTGGAATACGAATACGCTGAAGTCTCCCCTGAGGTGGTAGAGAAATGGACCACCGCCACCGGGTTAATGAAACTCTTCAACGGGTTTGCCGATCCCTCCTTACGGAGTAAACCCATTGTCATTGAGTGGAAATACTTAGCCCTCATTTATGATGATGGGACTGATGTGTGTGTTCTCCATGACATCAACGATCTCCCTCAAGGGAAAGACCGTAAATGGGTGAAACCTATCACCTACATGGAACTCTTCTACTTGAGTTGCCACAGTGTCATCGAAGAACAGATTACAGGACAAACCCGGTATCCCATTACGGGGATTGGCTCTATCTTCCCGGCTAAGGTTAACCTACGTACCACCACCAATGCGAGCCAGCGGGTCATTCGTAATCCGATTGATTGGAGTGTGCGGGAAACCTGTAAACGGTTCCCTAAACGTGAAGCCCACCCCGATTACTTCGATGCCATGTCCGTAGACCCCTCTAGAGAAGCTTTGCTCGACAGTGACCATGATTAGATAGTGATGCATGATATAAACTCACTATACAACTCCTATTGTATGCGGAAGTGTTCGCATTCGACCATAAGGAGTTGTAAAGATGCTAACGTGTTTTGGAAAGAAATACGTGTTGTCTACAACCAACACGGTTTACAATGTCACCGATAAGACAGATGTTCCAGTCCATCGGATGACAGACGGGAATACGTTCTTCATCGCACGGGGCGATGAAAACGAACTGGTTAAGATCAAACTGGGGTTAATGATCCTCCATGGAGAAGGAAAGTTCCATCTTCCTCTCTCTGAATGGGAACAGGTGAAAGTAGGTTTTCTGGATGACGATACAGGAAACTTTGCAGCGGATAACCTTTACTTGGTCTATCCTGAAGAGGGCATCCCTTACCCTGAACTCTCTGGGTACTACTACATCCCTGGGTTTGAACTCAACGCAATCAACCGAGACGGTGTGGTATACCGAACAGTTAGAAAGAATCTTTACCCACCGTATCTGGGTGGTAACACCGTTCCTAACAGTTTCTACCCCTTTGTTCGACTGGATGTGGTCAGTGGGGATGAACGCAAGTATGTCCACCGGCTACTGGCGGAGACCTTCGGTAAGCCGCCTAAGGGCTACCCCAAGCTACTGGTCGACCATAATGACGGTAACAAGATGAACTTCAAGCTCTTTAACTTGATTTGGGTTACCGCTAAGGACAACTCCTTCAAAGCGTACAACAATCAAGAAGCGAGAGCGGACAATAATCCCTTGGAGGTTTTTGACAGGGAATTAGGTCAAGTCTTTAAGTACGTCAGTCAAAATGAGTTTGCGAGAACCATGGAGGTGGATTCTTGGTGCATTAGTCTGGTACTCAAACGTCCTCGTTCAGTGTACAAGAACAGGTACGTTCTTCGTCGGAAGGGAGATACACGTGACTTCCAAGAGATCTGGGACTATAAGCCCCCTGTGGGTAAGAAGATCCTTGCCCGGAATGTCTTCACCGGTGAAATCACGGTGTATAATTCATTGGCGGAGGCCTCTAGAGCAACACAGGTAGGGACAACAGGCATCCTGACGTCCCTGAGTAACACCAACCCGAGATCCGCCTTTAAAGACCTTCAATTCAAGCGGGAGTCTGACGAGACCCCTTGGCCTGATTTGAATGAATACGAACTGGAATGCATCCGGCGCAAGATGCACCCTGCTACAGCTGTGTATGAAATGTTTGATTCGGTAACCCAGGAGACGTCGATTGTGTATGGCGTTGATGCAGTTACCCGAATCACCGGAGCCAATCCCCGTACCGTTATCGTTTGCGCACGAGAAGGTAAGTTGCTCCATTCCCGTTATCGTTTCAAGAAACTTACACGTTAACGAGTTTATATCCATCACTTAGTCCGGCTAGGCACGAAAGTCCTAGACCGTATTCCTCTGAATTGCTGGGAGTTCACAAAAGTCTGTTGGCTACAACGTAACTGGAAACAGTAAGCGTGAATGCGACCGAAAGGTAGAAAGAACAACAGACCTGACCTACGCTAACCAATAACGCTAAGGGTCGTAAACAAGGGACAATCAGCCGCTAAGACGCTACCGGGTATTAAACCCTATGCGTAAAGTTCAACGACTAAGGGAGTTATGACCCTGTACACCTACCAAGGAAGGGGGTGGAAGTGGAGGAGACCTAAGGGGGAATAGACCTATTCCCTACGGTCAAGATATAGTCTGGCCCTGTTTAATAAACAGGCAGGCACCTGAGTGTGCCGGGTCCTAGTACGGACTGACCACCGCGGGCGATCAATTGTCGAGCCATTCTGTTGTAGCGGAAGACAGCAAACAACAGGCCTACGAACTCTTTGGGAAACGGGAGTATTACATCAGTGGTACGGGTCGGTTTTTGTACGATCCGATCAATGAACCGATTCTCTTTATGTTTAAAGCAGCGACGAGCGGCTTAGAGGATATTGAGGTATGAGCAATCCAATTACGTATTCCGAGTTCTTTAAGCACTTTGTGCTGCGTAAGAAACAAGACGTTGTAAACCCTAAAGTCCTGGGTATTGGTGAAGTGATCCTTCCTAAGGGGAGTTTACTGCACTTCGTACCGAAGACGATTAACGAAAAGGGACCGGGTAGTAGTGAAGCGTTTATCAGTAACTTCCCTAAAGAGGTCTTTATTGAGTTTGTAAGGGACGGGTATAAGCCGGTGATGGGGCATGGGCGGACAGTCGCCTATGACTACCCTAAGGCGGTTAAGGCGTACCGGGCGAGTCACTACATGTACAGCTGGGTGCGAGAGATCAGCACGGTGTACAACAAAGAGAACGTGTTGGTCGTTAAGAACTACGGGATGATTCCTCAGGGGTTCGTTTACCGTCCGAGTATTTTCGTGAATTATGAAAAATACTACAACATGATGCACCTGCTCATTGAGAACATCAATGCAGAAGCCGAGAAAGGGGTGCGTCGGCAGTATATGCGGATTGACCTGCCGTTGAACCTGCCGTCCCTGGTTGAGCTTGAGAAAGACTACGGACGGTTTATTGATGGGTTTAATGATGGGCATCCTGTCCTGATGCGCAATATGTTGGAGAGTACGAAGGCTGAGAACTGCTATTGGCTGTTGGACCTACTGGGGTTCCTGTTTGGCCAGTATTCGTTCAGTTTGTTCGGTAAACTCACCGACCAGGCGTATAAGGATTTGCATATCCTCTTTACGTCACAAAGTAAAGTCATTGTAGTACAACTGGGGCTGTTGAAGGGTTGGTTAGATGAAACAAATCCTAAAGACGAGAAAACCTACCCCTCTGCTCGGAAAGAGTTTGAAAGTCTGAAGACATTGACCCGCCATAATGCGGTTAAACGTTTCTATTTGGCTTTGATGAATCTTTCTCGTGGAGGCGTTCCTGAGAATGTACTCATTAAAGAGGAAACGAAAAATGTCATCCCAATTGCCGGAGAGAAAGGTACCGTTGACCAAGTGGCTGCGGGAACGTCACGAGAAGAAGAAGAAGAAACATCCAATCTTCCAGAAACCCGAGACCATACTGGCTCGGGCACGGTTCCCCGTGCTGATCGTCCTGCTGGTTCTATCCTTGATGTTTTCAGCCGAAGTGAAGGACCTGGCGAGGCACATGACGAAGAGCAAGACACAGCGGGAGAACGAGGTGCTGATTCAAATCTTGAAGAGTGGACATCGCCGGTAGATGATGAACTGCTGGAGGTGGAGAAAGTCCAAACCGAGATCAATACCAACAAGAATGTGTTTAAGACGCCTGAGAGTGGTGTAAAGCGGGCGTTGGAGGAGCGGGCTAAGGAAGGTACGCTGACGGTGGCTGAACATGATTTCTTCATGCGTAAAGCGACCCGTTATCAGCACATTGAGATGGAGAACGGTCAAACGTTCGAAGAGTTCATTCAGATCAAACCCGAAGAGGTTAAAGACCTGGGTGGAGAGATTGAAGGTGAGTTTCTCCCCGTACTGGATGAGAGCATGTTGCGGAGTCGTGCCAAATCCCTCAAGATCGAATATCCTCAGAAGTTTTTACACCGGGATATTGGTCGAATGGTGTTGGGTCTTCAGAACGCTGGCTTTGCGATGAACGACTACCGGCGTGAGAAGGTCGTCAGCGTAGAAGGCAGTTACGAGGTCCACAGCATTCAGTTACACGAAGTCAATGGTGATCAGGTCACTGTACATACTCGGTTGCCTACGGTGCTGAAAGACGGCACCTACGTCATTGATGGTGTTAAGCAACACATGCAACTGCAACGTCGGGAGAAACCTTTCCGGAAGATCAGTCCTCGGGAAGTGGTGCTGTCGAGCTATTACGACCGTAAGCTCATGGTGAGTCGTAGTCCGAAGATGGTGGATAACCTCTCTACGTTCATGGTGAAGCAAATCTCCCTCCAGAGTAAGCGGAAAGGGTATACGGTCACTAAAGGCAGTACGTGGGATCGCTCCCTTAAAGCCCCCCGGATTTACAGCATTCTGGCTCGTCAGTACAAGTACATTACTGTCGACGGGTTGGTATTGGACTTCCGGTTGAAGGATCTCCTGGAACTCCACCCTGAGTTCAAAGCCTATACCCGCCCTGATCGGTTCTTGATTGGGGTAAAAGACGGATTACCTTTGATCATTGATGATTACGGTAACCTGTACAAAGGGGAAGAGGAACTCGGTACTGTTGAAGACTTGCTCGGTATTGATGTTCGTAAAGCGCCTTTGGAACACGTGGTGATTAACATCAGCGGGTATTCGTTTCCGTTGGGAGTGGTCCTGTGCTTCTACTTCGGTATTGATGAACTGTTGCGGGTGATTAAAGCCACGACGCGTTCGGTACCCGTAGGGACTCGCCCTAAATTGACGGAGGATGAATACGCGATTCAGTTCAATGACGAATACTTGATCTTTAACCGTCGGGAGAAGCTCACCACGTTGATCTTCGGTGGAATGCCGAAGTTGAACAACATCAGTAACTTCAGTCGGAGTGATTTGAATAATAACAGTATTTGGAGTGCGTTAATGGGAGACCCTCGGGTTCGCCCATCTCAGTTCCAGGAAATGAAGAACCTCTTCGATCTCTTTATCGATCCCATTACGAAAGACCTCTTGAAAGAGATGAAGCTGTCTGAAGACTTCCATTACTTGCTGATTGATGCGGCTAAGGCATTGGAAACGGATTACAGTCGACACGAGGTGGAGATTGAAGAGCAACGCATTGTAGGGTATGAACGCTTCGCGGGTCATCTCTACACGGAATTTGTAAAGTCCATTCGTCAATACCGGAATAAGGGGAAAGGACGTAAACACAAACTGGACTTTAATCCGGACGCGGTTATTATTGCCATTGGTACTGACCGGTCTACGAACTTGGTGGAGGAAGTGAATCCAGTTCACCAAGTGAAGGACCAAGAGGAAGTGACGTTTGGGGGTACGGGTGGTCGTAGTGAAATCACCATGGTCAAACGCGCACGGACTCAGCTGGAGAGTTACAAAGGGGTCATCAGTGAAGCCAACAAGGACAGTGGTAAAGTGGGGTATGTGACCTACACCACCTCTGATCCGGGTATCGCTGATTTCCGAGGCAATGTTGATCCCAAGAACAAACGTACTCCTACCGGTGACGGTTCGGTAACTATGAACCTGATGTACGGTGGAACGCATGACGATTGAGCTGTTGTGAAAACAATAGATCACTCAGTCCAACCAGGGAGTAATCCCTTGTTGCCATTACCTTTAATTGCGGGAACCTACTGAGAGCCTTATCTACCAAACCCGAGCAGGAAACCAACGGGTGGCCAACCATAACGGGTTGGGGACGGTAATAACGATAAGGATTGGGGAACCCTACGCAGCGAAGCACCTACGTATTGTCGAGAGGACAAGATAGGGTGAACGTTCAACGACTACGGATGAAATTTCCGGTAGAGGTGTCAGGATGATACTTCCAAAAGTAAGGTTGCCCTGTATGCTTGAGGTGTGAATAACACTGAGTACAGGGATGAAATATAGTCTCGTCATCTAAGGGAAAACCTTAGAGCGTGGTGCTACGCGCACCGGCGGATAGGATATCCGTGAAGAAACGGTCAAACGAGCAGTATTCACATCGACTCAGGCCTCTCAAGCAGTGATGGCTAAGAACTACGAGATCGTTACCCTGAGAACGGGTTACGAGAATGTACTGGCTCACCGGACCTCTGACCTCTACAGCAAAGTAGCCGCTGAAGATGGTAAGGTCACTAAAGTGGAGAACGATCGCTTACTCGTCGAATACAAGGACGGAACAACGGACTCGTATCCCTTGGGGTTGGTGATTGGGGAAGCCAGTGGGGAATATCATCCCCACAGCCGTACCACAGATCTGAAGGTCGGAGATACCTTCCGTAAGGGAGATGTCATCGGTTGGGATGAAAACTGGTTCGGTCGAGATCCCTTCTGCCCAGGGCAAGTCGGGGTTAAGATGGGTAAAATGTGCCAGATCGTTATGGTGGAAGATCAGGATGTGTACGAGGACTCTATTGCAATTTCGAAAGAATTGGCGATGGAAGCACGTACCCCATTCATTAAACCCAGTCGGTTTGCCGAGGACGTGTCAAACAACCTGGTAATGCGGGTTAAGGTAGGAGATTACGTCGAACAGGACACGATTTTATGTGATATCGAAGAGCCTCACTTGGTGGAGGGCGAGGAGCTTCCTGAGCTCGAAGCAGACATCAACAAACTCGGTATCAAACAGATCCGTTCGAAGCATCATGGAAAGATCGTACACATCGATGTTCGGTACAACTCTCCCTTAGACAAGATGTCTGACTCGTTCCGTTCGTTCATTGTTCAGAAGGATAAGGAAACGAAACGGAAAGGGTTGGTGGAAGGAACCGGTGTCGAGAACAATGCCATTTCCACGATGTTCAATCTTAATCGTCCCATGTTAGGTCCAGGTAAGGCGTTCATTACGTTCTACATCGAGTCGTTAGACCCGAGTACCAATGCGGATAAGTATGTCATTGGGAACCAGATGAAAGCCACTGTGGGTCGTATCATGGAAAGACCGCTTAAGACCGCCAGTGGGATTGTCATTGATGTGAAGTCGAGCTTTAAAGGGATGTTTAACCGAATGGTGCTCAGTTTGAGGAACAAGCTGGTTGCTAACGAGTATGGTTACCAAATCACTCGCCAGGCCATTAAACTCTACAGAGGTAAATAACGATGAACTTCCGGACGAAGAACGGTTACCGAGACCTGCAAGCGTTGGTTAAGGAACTGGGTCTTTATACCGGGCAGATTGACGGTGTGTGGGGGAAGGGAACTTCCTCCTCCACTGAAACCCTGCTCCGGGGGTATGCCGAGGTGGTGGGTAAGAATACCGGAGGTATCGGTCTCCCCACCACCTCGGATGCCAGTGGTTATAACGTCATTACAGCGCTCCAGCGTAATCTGGCCTTCTTGGGTCTCTATTCCCTGACTGTGGATGGTATTTGGGGGAATGGGACCTTGAGTGGCTTGGATAAGGCATTCGAGGTGTACAAGGAGCGTTACCGCACGCCGACCTACGACATTGCGTGGAGCGGTAAAGTCAGTCCTGCCTTTACGGCGAAAGTGAAGGATTGGTGCGGCGTTCATGTGCCGAATCACCGAGCTCCTCATTGGCTGATGGCCTGTATGGCTTTTGAGACCGGCCAGACATTCAGCCCGTCTATTAAGAATGCGGCGGGTTCTGAAGCGTATGGGTTGATTCAATTCATGAGCCCAGCCGCCAATGATTTGAATGTTCCGTTGAGTGTGATTCGATCTATGGATCAGCTGACTCAATTGGACCTGGTCTTTAAGTACTTCGAAATGTGGATGAAACGGGGTAAGCGTTATACCCAGCTGGAAGATTTCTATTTGACGATCTTCCATCCGGCCTCAGTAGGTAAGAAGGCTGATGAAGTCCTCTTCCTTCAGGGGAGTAAAGCGTATCTCCAGAACAAGGGGTTCGATGTAGATAAGGATGGTAAGATCACCCTGGGTGAAATTTCTTCTACATTGTACACCACGTATTACAAAGGTCTGTTGCCTGAAAATCGTCACGTTATTTCGTATTGATTCACCTTCTTTTCCGTAGGAGAGTTTCCCTGTGAAAGCAGAACTAATCAACAATGTCATTGCACTGGCGAATACCGCGGAGTTCGTTAAACAGACGATCCGTAAGGTAGGGCTGGAGTACATTGCGCCGCTGGATCCCAGTATTCAGGCTGAGAAGATCAGCAAGGCCCTCACGAAGCGTGTTGTTAAACAAGGAGCGAACCAATGATCAGTAAGGACAGCCTGGCGTTGGCAGAGAACATCGCCGTCGCGCTCCCTGAAGGCACTGTAGTCCCATCCACCCCGATCCTTCAGGGGTTGAATACCCTGAGTTATGGGGCGTTCCCGTACGAGGAGGACTTCCGGGATAAGGTGGTTGAAGTGACTTCCGAGATCACGGAGCATTCGGCAGCGATTGAGGCGGGGAGTGACAAAGCCGCTGAGACCATCCGCGGTGCGTTCGAGATGGTGAAGTCCTACGGCGTCCCGATGGCGGACGCCATCCAGGAGAAAGTGGGTCTGCTGTACAGCCGAGGTGATCTGAACTGGGCGTCGTTGCGTCATTTCAATATCACGTACATCAATGTCTCGGATCCGTTCTTTGACTCGGCTATTTATCCTACTGAAGTCAAGAACAAGGCGTTGTCGTTTGACAGTGTGGGTCTGGATGTCCTGAAACGGTTGGAGTTTGAATTCGCAACGGAACAGGAGATCCGGGATTACGTGGCAACGTCTCACCCAGAGATTAATGCCATCCTGGATTCCAAACTCGAAGACATCGTGTACGCGTTCTACGCGATTACGATGCTGGCCGATCTCAAATCCCTTTTCCACTACAAGGGTGAGGCGACCTTTGACTTCACGCGTGTGAAATCGGTACGCCTTAACCTGCTGCTGAAGACCTACGTGATCTTGACGAAGATGTACAGTCAGGAAGACCCGGCGTTCCTGGTTAAGGGGTCGTTGGAGGATTACCGGGAGTATATCAACCTGCTGTGGAATGGGATGACCCATTACCTCATTGCGTTGAAGAACACGGTTCAACTTTACCGTAACCGTAAAGCGGCTATCTACGAGGCTGAAGCCTCTAAGTTGGTGGACTTTAAACCAGTTGATGCCCTGGACGTTACCGTTAAGGGATTGAGTGGTAATGTCGTCGTGTATTACAGTGATGAGGTCCTCAAGACAGTAACCGGTAATGGGGGGAGTTTGAACGACTGTGTGATCGCCTCGATCTATGGGCGTCTCACCGGTCGTCCGAATGGCTTCCTGGACCTCATCAATAACCCTGACCTGGTTAAAGACTTGACGGCTAACTACTTCGAGGGTATTCACCGTCCACTGAACCAAGATGCCCGTAAACATTTCATTAACAACAGTGTTGGGGCTATTGTTCAGTTCCTGAATGAACGGGAAGAAGCTCGGGCGGCGTTGTATGAGCATTTGGATGCAGAAGGGTCTTCGGTCCGTACCCTCATTGAAGAGAACCTGAGCGGTGACCTGGACGTTCTCTACACCCTCTACGAGAACGACGTCCGCAAGAGCAGTGGCGTTGAACCTGTGAGCATGGAGATTGAGGCTCAACGGGCGAAAGAGGTCATCTTCCAAACCAAACTCGTCCCTAACTTCTTGAAGTTGTTGGGGTGTGAACTGGCTGCGGAGATCATTGAGCTGACCTTTGTTAAGCTCGGTGAGGAAGACAACCTCAACAGCAAGCGTGAACGCCTCCATGGGGCGTTGATTGAACTGCTGGTGGGTGAACTGCTGGGAGTTTAATGAATGGACGTTACTTCTCTCGTACGAGACCGAAGTAAGATCCGTAAGGCGTACACCCTCCACGACGATCACAGTGTCACTGCAAATCGTCCTCTGGAAGTTCATATTCCCAAACGTTTTACTGAACATGGGTTAGCGTTTATTGGGGATAAGGTGACCACTACGTTAGTGGCGGGTGTTGTCATCCCGGGGGAGTGTTACTCCCCTTGGGTGGCGTTGACGGATGTCACGATGGTCCCTATGAACGTTCGGGAGACGGGTATTGACGGCGTTCAGTACCTTATCCTGGAGTTTGAAGAAGGGGATACCCTTATTGAGAACCTTCGGTATATCCAAGACCCCAATAAGCCCTACTTCTATTTCACTGAGTTTGACCTCTACGCGAAGATTCCTTGGTACTTATCAGACAATGATGTCACCTCCTTGTTTGATAACGCTAAGATACAATCAGGCAGTGAAGTTGGTGATACGCCGCAACACATGCGGATCTTTAATTCCGTTATGATGCGGGATCCGGATAACTTGGACAATCCGTATCGCAACAGTCAAGCCATGCTAGACGGTCGCCCTCCGGTATGGGTAGGGTTGAATAACAGCTCAATGCTGATTGACGGCACCTACTTGAAACTCACCGGAGGTTTCCTCCAAGACAACACGGTGGCTGCTATTATCAAGCAAGACACCAAAGTAACCGATCTGGAAATGATCGTTAAAGGGGTCCCAGATGAGTAATACTTTAACCTTTGAGAATACCCTGCTGGCAAACAGTGGTAAACGGGGTATTCTCAAACCCATGGACAGTTCGGGGTACTACCGGATCAATGCGGGAGGGTTCAATATCCCTAACCGTTCCGGTATTACCTACCGGGTGAATGACTACATTCGTGAGTGTGCTCGTCCAGGCAGTGATTTTGACCGTCGGGTGAACGAAGGCCAGATGTATTGTGAAATCGGCCACCCACCTCAGTATTACAAGATCTTGGTCAATGGCGAAGTGGTTCGCAAGCAGATCACGGATCTCTTCGAATGGATTAACCGCCTTCGGACCATTGACTTTGATAATGTCTGTGGTCATATTCGTAAAGTCCATTGGATCTTTACGGGTGGACCGAACGATCCGGTTTACAATGACATTGAAGTGATTCCGTGGGCGAAGAACCCACATCATAAGCAACTGCTGCAAGAAAGTCTGGATAATCCGGATATCAATACGGCGTTTAGTATCCGTACGGTAACCAAGCCTCAGAACTTTGGCGATAAAACGCGCGAGGTGGACTACTGGAGCACGTATGACGCTGTCATAGAGCAGGGTATACTCCGTGCGTGTAAACACCTCACAGCGGGCTTGGAGAGCCTTCTGGACGACTATTCCGCTGAGGGTGGTGAAATGGAGTTCACCACGACCATGGAAGAGCTCTTCTTTATCTGCGATCAGAAGATGCGTTCACCTGAAGTGGCGGAACGTTATGCGGGTACGGAAAGCTTTGTTCGAGTACAGGAAATGCTGGATGATCTCCGTAGACGAACACCTGCTCAATCCAAACCTGCGCGGTTGATTGTGTCCAGTTCGTTGGATGTGTTCCGGTAAGCCTGAGCCAGCATGCCTAGCCTTGGGGTAGACCCCAAGGCTAGGTTATTAATTTTAGCTGTTTGTTTATTCTTATAGTCCGTTGCGGCTAACCATTTAAACCAGAAGGAATTTCCTTATGTTGATTGAAAAGCTTAATTTCCAAACCCTGGTGCTTCATCTGCGTGAGGTGAAGGGAGGGTTTAATGTTCTCCAGGTATTGTGGGAAACCGCCCAGAAGGAATGGGAACGTTCCAAGAATGCTGATACAGACATCCATTTCATCAAAGGCGTGTTTACTTCCACTCAGAAAACCGATGCGGTCCGGATCTATGTGGCGAAGCTGGCTAAGCTGTACATGAACACCGTGGGGGTACTGCCGGGGATGTGGTCCAAACATACTCTGACCCATGAGCATATCCTGACCAAAGCCACTGTGGACAAGATTTGCACCATGGAAGTGAACAGTTCCGAACAGTTGTTCGAATTGGTTGCCACCCGTGTATTGGGAGTTGATAAAACCCTGGTGGAGTATATCCTGACCGATGAAGACAAACCCCGGGATCGCGCCCGTATCCTGATTAACTACCTGGGGTACCGTGTGGATGAACCGGGTGTCCCGGAAGAGGACTACCCTGACCTCATCAGTAGCCTGAGTGAGTTGATCGGTAACAATGGGTTTACAGATGAGTTCTTTGAGAACCTGTTGAAGGAAGCAGAAACCTACTTCGATAGCGGATCGGTTGACTTCCAACAAACCCCGTTGGATGTGTTGGAGAACTTCCTGCACCAACCCTGCAAGCAATAAGGGGTTTTGCCCAAAAGATTTCAAGTCTATATTACTTGGGTGAGCGACATCAGGACCTACCTGACGAGGGCAGTACACCACTTCCCTTGCTTTGTCTTGGTGTCGTCACACCACCACTTTTGGACAGTAAGAGGTTGTTATGTCGATCAATAAAGAATACGGCGAATGGATGGAAAAGGGTGTTAAGGGTCTGGTAGACTCGCACGACTACAACAAGGCCACCAACCACATCACGTTCGATTCGGAGAAGGTGGAACTGCCTAAGGGTGTTACCCAAGACAGTATTCTCCAGCACGTCAATTTCTTCAACGATATCAGCGCGCAGGTTGAAACAGCCACCTCCCAGATCGCCCGGAGTCAATTCGAAGACAACAAGGAACTGACCACCGTCGACGGCACCCTGAACCTCGGGGGGTTGAACATCAATTCCCAGCATCACCTGAAACAGAAGGTGGGTGAAGATTATTTGTGGGGGCAAAGCACCACCGCAGTCGATTACACGCATACCGAAGAACAAGCCGTTTGGTTGGATACCCAACGTACGGCCAGCCAGGAACAGGCCGCCAAGCTGTTCGAGTAAGCATTCCTTCAATAAAGCTAGTGACCGTTAGTGTCACTAGCTTTATAGGGACTATTTTTTGATTTAGGGAACGGACCCCTGTTGACCGTTACCTTCCTAAGACCTCAATGGAGACAGAGAATGAAGTGGTTAAAAGCGTTGCTTGACCTTCTCTTTGGGAGTGGGGAAGGTCAGCGTGAGACGAGGGACGTGACGTTGGAGAACCTCCACGAAACCTTGTTACCTCGGGTTAGATTCCCTTTGGAAAGTCACCACGAAGACAATTATAAACCCCTCTTACTCCCAGAGTCTTCTAAAGTGATTGGAGAGAAGGAGCAGAAACGGAATGAAGGATAACTTCACGTCGGTAGGTAAACGAATATGAGTCATGAACGGTGGAACACGGCTCGTTTTGAAGCCATCAATTGGGAGGACAATCAACGCGGTATCCCTATTGGTATTAAGAACAACCTGTATTTCCGGTTTGATTATACCCGTAAGGGTGAAGGCTGGGAGGTTACCCTCTGGAATACAGAAGGGACGATTGCCCGGATTGAAGATAGCCCGACCGGGTTCTCATTCTCCAGTTACCGAGTGGATCTCGTAGATGCCGAGTTGTTGGCTGAGATCCATACCCAATTGAAAGATCAGATCAATAAGGTTAAACCCACTGAACTGATCGAGGTAGGGGGGTTAAAGCATCTGAATCACATCGTCTTTACGGAACCAGATGCGGAAGAAGGGTCTCTCGCGCCTTATGATCCAGCCTAACCGATTTCAAGACCACGAGGGGTACCTATGCTAAGTAATCACATCATTACGTTCGAGATGGCACTGGAAGCTGAACCTTCGGTGATTCGGACATTTGAATATAAACCCTTGAGGGTTATGATGGGACAGCTTGAAACCTTCATTGTCATTGAACAGGGGAAGGAGGATGTGGTGTATGCCACGATCGAAATCCCCAGTGACGGTGATATTAGTGTGAATATTGAAGGGAGTCCGTTTAGCCGTAAAGACACTGAAAAAGCCCTCTCGCTGATCTTTGAACAGATCTCAGAGAAACTCAAAGCTACAACACCCCCATCTTCCACTCTCAACTAAGAGGTTTATTCCATGATCATCCCTAAACAAGTGGCTAAAGAACCGCACGAATTCAAGAAGTACGGCGAATTCACCTACGGGGTTCATTCTCCCAGTGTTGAAGCCTTGATGCCTGTTAACGAGGCCACGATCTTGGGCCAAGAAGCCACCCTCAAGATCCTGAACGAACTGGATAGTGCAGTCATGGGTTCTGTTCGTTCCCTGAACAACCAGTATGAACTCTTCCGTCAAGGGATTGCCTACGGTCTCCCGTACCGTATCAGTACCGACGGGAATATCGAGTTCGCAGTGTACCAACGTACCAAGAAAGCTGGGGATCAACGCCTGAGTAGCTGCTTGTCCCTGGCCCCCGGGGGTCATATCGAGAAGGAAGACATTTCCTACTACCCGGAAGCTGATAAGTTCTACGGGGAAACTTCGGTGATCGATTGGGCTTATACCGTGGAGGCTAACCTCCGGCGTGAATTCCTGGAGGAGATCGCCTTCTACTCATTTAACTGGGGTGATATCACCGAAGAAGTTACTCAGAAGGCGTTTCCTATTGGGTTCGTGATGGATAAGGGTGAACCCGGGTACGTTGGGAATATTCACGTCGGTGTCATCTGTCTAGTTCCAGTGGTGGAACACAACGCCACGTTCGATATGTCCAACGAAGTGAACAACAAAGAAATTGGGTGGTTTACGGTCAAAGAGTTGGTCGCCCAACATACCGGCGAAGACGCCCACATCAAGTCGGATGACGGTGAACTCGTTCGCTTCGAACCCTGGTCAGGTTTGATCATCAACCGGATTGACCAGATTGTGGATATCATCAAGGGGCAGGGTCAGTGAGAGGGGATTCCTTCTGTACCAAAGCAACCAGTAAGACACTTTTGGACACGTTCTTCCAACTGTTGGAGGTTCTTAAAGAACAGGGGAAGGATCAAGCGACCACAGTATACCAGACCGAAAGTCGTAACGGGTTGACCGCTGTTATCAGTCCGAATGGGGTTTGGTTCTACCATTTCCCATCCCGGGAAACACCGGTGGCTAAACTGACCTCTACGGGTGAGTATGTCTCTTTGGGGATTATCAGTCTGTCCACGCGAGAACGGATCGCTTTCCACGAGGAAGATCTCACCGTGGTACTTAAAGAGATCATTGCTCACTATCAACCGCAATAACCAGACGCTCAGTAGGTAGGGGTATCCCCTACCTACTGGTTTCTTTATTTATTTGGAGGAAAGAGAATGGCTGTTATTAATTTGGCTTGGAGTGGTGGGGTGGAATCTGTGGCGATGTATCATAAAGCCATGAAAGCCGGCCATACGGTGAATCCTTGCTTGGTGAATGCCACGGGCAGTGCATGCGTGACCTTGGTGGAATTAATGGCACTCGCTAAAGTGGAAGATTATTTCAGAGATCACACGAATGACTATCCAGGGTCCATTGGAAAGACCTTCGTGATGATGGACACGAGTATGGCCGTTCCTTCCATTTACACCATTGATAGCAACAGACAGAGTCCATTCGTTCATATTGCTAATCAATCCCTGAATGTGGTATTGGGGATGATGCAAGCGTCTCGGAGTAACATTCACCTATTCCCCAGTACGTGGGTAGGGTTCATACAAGAAGATAGCTCAGAACACACATTAAATATCAATGAATGGAGCGAAGCAGATTACCAGGTGCTGCTGAATCTTCCCGCCACACTCGGTAAATTGGCGGGCACGGACATAGGTTGTCGGCCATTCATAGCCCCATTGTGGGATGTTCCTAAGCGAATCCTTTATAACGATCTTCCCGGGGAATTGAAAGAGCTAGTACTCCCCAATCTCATTTCACATTGGTATACTCTAAAAGAGAATGATGAAGTGGTCCTTACGGTCTCTAAGGAGAAGGAAGTAGAGTGGGAAAGGGCGGGTATCCCTCTACCGACTCAACGCTTTGTCTTTCGTTTGAAAGACTCCACCCCTGCGATGAGGTTATTGGTAGGGTTGCCCACCCCTAAAGACCTAGAGATAGAAGATGATCTTGGTGGAACACTGCATGAGATCACCCAGGGTATCATCAGGAGGAAATCCGGTTACTGGATGAACGATTATGAAGAAGTTAAGGGGGTTTATCTGGATGTGATTAATGATATCTTACGGAGTAGAGAATAGCCTTTAACACTGGAGTATTCGTTATGGCTAACAACGATGTTAAAATCGACCGTAAACTACTGGAATCCCTCGGTAAGGTTTACGATCATATTCCTGAAGAACGCCGTCCGTACGACCCCAGCAGACCTGAAGGGGATGCGGGTATCCTCAAGACGTATGAGAAACCCAAGCGATTCAACTTTGAAATAAAAATCGGGAAATGACTATGAATTTCGCTAGTCTCTACTCCGGAATGTTTTGTGTGGTGGAGGGGTTGGATGGAACGGGTAAGACCACTGTTGTTAATCGCATAACGGACTGGTTAGTAGAACGTGGTGTGGATGTGGTTAAGACCCGAGAACCGGGTGGGACCCCGTACTGTAACCGTATCAGGGATTTGCTCCTGTCGCTGGATGAGGGTGGAGAAGGTCCTTGCCAAATGACGGAACTCCTGTTGTTCAATGCCGCTCGGGTACAACACCTTGAAACCTTGGTTAAACCCAGCTTGCAAGCCGGGAAGTTTGTACTCTGTGATCGGTATGTGCATACGACCATAGCGTACCAAGGGGAAGCCCGGGGATTGGGGGTAGGGAAGATCCTGGAGTTACACCGCTTGCTGACCCAAGACTTTTGGCCTCACTTTACGTTCATTCTGGATGCACCGGTTGAGGTGGTGTTGGACCGAGTCCATCAACGGGGTGGTATGAACCGTCTGGATTCTCAAACGGTTGAATTCTATGAAAAGGCCCGTACAGCGTATCGTCGTATGGGGCAGACAGGCCGTGATTGCGCACTCATTGACGCCACTGTGAGTGAAGACGAGGTGTTCAATCAAATGACCACCTATCTGGAACGCCTGTGTAATAAATATTAGAACACATCGCTACTGCCTAGCCGTAATGGGCTAGGCAGTAGGTTGTCGT